TGAAGTGGCGAGTGATTATGATTGGGGGCAGTTGTGTGTGAGTGCGTAATGGTAGATGTGTGTGTGGTTGTGTAGATGTGCGAAGAGGAGGGTATGGTGGTCCCAAGGGCAGGAAGCATTTTGATGTAGGAATTGTAGGATGTGTAAATGACCTTGAGCAGCGGCTTGTGAACTAGTATAACAATCTACGGGGCATCCATGATTGACGGCGTATTCTAAACAGGGTAGATGATTATAAGTAGTTGCCACAAAAGTCGTGGTTCGATCCCACGGACAGTTGTGTTCATGAAGGTATTGTAAAATGGATAAATGGCCATTTTTAGCAGCCGCCCAACAAATCGTTTCATCCATAGTAAAATGATGTTGTGATACAAGGTAGTCAACACAATCAAGATGACCATGAAGAGCTGCCTCATAGAGTATATCATTATATTCGTCATCCGTCATATTAGTATTAGTATTAGTATTGGCCGTGAGTAGTAATTTCAGACAGGACAAGTTACCAAGTTTAGCAGATTGTTTGTATACTTGTAAGTCGATAGGATACCATGGACAAGAGGAGAGGATCCAAGTTAAGCCTTCTAGGTGATTGGCGAAGGAATAAGCAAGATAGAGAGGTGGAGGTGGATTATGTTTGTTCATGATACGCTGATGAAGGAATTGAACAATGTCAAGGTGTTGATAGTGAGCAGCAGTCATACACCATATGATATCATTTGTTTCAGCCATATGTTGATAAGCGTGAACAAAAGTAGGATAATGGTGATGTTCAAGTGCCATATCAACCATGACTGCATTATTGAGGTACCAAGAGGGAATGATAGTACATTGATTACGAATTAGACGATGATATGCTTCATAAGAATAATCTAATGTTGCTTGTATGAGGGGTATGTCTAAATAATCATCCACGTAATGTAGCTTCTCTATTTCATGGGGTAAAAAATGAGGGTGATTATAGGTTTGGAATAATTGGTGAAGTAATGTGATGGTAGTAGGATCTTGAATAAAGTCATGAATGGTTAATGTATGTTGATCCTGACATGTAATGCCTATAGGTGAATGAATACCAAATTCCATAATGTTTCCCTTCTTTGTTATTTTTTTCTTTTTTTTTTCTGTGGTAATATGGTATTGTTATATGTTGCCTCTTCGAATGAACGAGAAGTTACCTGTTGTCATGGGGATAAGGATAGTGAGTGAGGTTATGATGTGAGATGTGAAATGAAAAAAATAAATAAATAAATAAACATCAGCAAATGAATCCAGAGTTATTGGTGGTGTCTCCATTAGGTAGATATACGTATGAGGGTATACATGAATCATTGAATGTAGCTTATTTGGAATGGGTAATTGAAGTAGAATATTGGATTCATGATGGTAAGTTGAAATATCGTAAGCATGTTCCTAGTACAATGTGGTATCAAATTGGTAAACATTTTGCAGATCATTTTTCTCAACTTCAAATAACCAATGAATATATTGTTCAAAAAGAATATGAAAGGTTTATGAGACATTTACATGTGGACAATATACAAAAAGGTAATGTATTATTATTTAAAACGATTCTTGTGGTCATGAAAGCAACACCTTGGCATCCTGAAGAATTATCACGTTATCGATTATCATCCTGTTTACCTTCCAAACTATAACAAAAAAAAATGGTGATGACAAGTCCCGATAGGCATAGAAAACCTTATAATGATATATATATATAACAAAGCAAGACACAAGAAACACAACAAATGGAGGAATGTTGTTCATGTATGGAGGAGGAGAAGACCAATATTGGGGAATTATCCTCATCTTGTCGTGAATGTTTGGTTCGATTGGTGGATAGTAATAAGAGGTAAGAAGAAGAGGAGGAAATGATGATGATAATGATGATGAATTCACATAATATTGCTAGTCCAAAGGTGTTGTATGAGGTGATAAAGAGTTTGAAAGCGAGAGGAATGTTGGAGATGACATGGGAGGACATTTTGAAGACGCCACATGATGAGACTTGCGCTGTGACTGATTTTCATGAACTGGTATCCATGATTCCAAGACAAGAAAAGTTGGGATTAACCAAATGTCATTATTGTTTGAAATAAATAAATAAAAAAAAAAGAAAAATGTTTTATTGTGGTGAGAGTCGAATAGTAGATAGCCATTGTAAGTATTCAGGGGATCCAATGACGGTGTTGTGTGTAGTGTTATCATAGTATGGTTTATCATGGATGACGGTAATGGAATGGAGAGGTTTCCATTTATCTTTTGAGTATTGGTTGATGGTATTATCGCTGCGTAGTAGGAGTACATGCCAATGTTGTAATTGTTGGTGATGAGGGATGCGTAAGTTATGGAGGAGATGATTGGTTCGGGTGGAGAGTAGTTTGCCTAGTGTACCGACATCTGAATAATGAGAAAAAGGGCTGATTAATAGGACTTGATCAACGGGTGTTGGGGTGATAGCTAATCGAGCAGCGACTTGGGAGGCAATGTATCCGCCCCATGAGAAGCCCCAAAAGACAATTTTGGTAGTAGGGGGATAGATATGTCGTAAATAATAGTAGAAAGTGGAAATGTCAACAATCCATGTTTCCATATCACCTAAGGAAGAAGTACGATAACGGAATCCATGTCCCGGATATTCATACATGTATAATTCAACATGTGGATCAGGACAAATACGATTTTTAATTTCAGCAAAACGATTAGCAGATCCTCCTTTTCCATGGAAACATACCCAAACTTCTTTCTGCCGCTGTTGTTGCTGTTGCTGTTGCTGTGTTGTCATGATGATGTCTGCTGCTTTAATGTGAATGGCAGTTTGATTGATGATTCGTGGATCTTTATCGAGTGATCTAAAGAGGTTTTTGAGGTTTGTATCTAGGTAGCTCATGATCATGATCCAAGGTCGATATGTGGTGTGAGTAATCATGTAGAGGTAAAGAATCAGGAGTAAAAACATGAGAATCACAGCACATGTGAACAAGGTATTCATGAGGTGACGATAATGATGATTATGTTTCTTTTTCTTTTCTTTTTTTTTAAGAATTATATTCGATTATTATTATTATTGCATTGTGGATTGCTACATTGTAATTGACGTAGACATATACGGCAATGAATGAGGGGGAAGAAGCAACGCCATAAGGAGCATATAGCAATAAAGAGTAACAATGTGAATAAAGCAATAATGAGACCAAAATAAGTCCAATCTTCCCAGGATGACATGTTTTCTTCCTTTTTTTTTCTTTCTTTCTTTGTTTCTTTTCTTTTCTTGTTTTATTCCCTTTTCACAAATACCATGGATATGATCATTGGTAATAACGTCCATTACCCCATTGTCCGAAAAGAAAGAACATCAAGTTTTTGTAGGCTATTAGGAGATCTGAAGAAAGTTCCGTGTTGGTATAATACACGTCTCGATTTGGTAATGTGATAAGAGCGCCCATGAGAGTAACAACTATAATCCCTTCTATTGTACAGATGACTTTGTAATAGGTTGGGTGTTCTCGTCTACTAACATGTTGATTTGATGGTTCATAACCCTCAATCTGGAGTTGATTATTACGTGATAGTTGATTTGGTTGGGCATAATCCTCAATCTGGAGTCGATCATAATGTGATGGTACAAAATCAATCTGATCCGGATCATTATGTATATCTGTTTGTAGATAGTTGATGTACGCTTGAACAATAGGGGGATGCGCAACAAGAACAGATGACTCAGGGGAAGTAGATGAAGATGGTATTGACTCACTATCACTATTGACTTTTTCGATCATCATTCTGTCCGAGTTGAGTTTGGATTTGTTCAATTCAATCCAATAGCGAATAAGTTTTTCAAATTCTGGGAAGAGAATATTCCCTCTACGTTTATACAATTGCAAAAAAGGAAAAAGATCAATTGCGGCTTGAACAATCGGTGAATTCTTATTTAACTCACTAGTGATTATTGCTTGAGTGATTATGTAAAGATTACTCGATTGATACAGACATGTGATAATATAACAAAAGTACATCTCCAAGGAATTATGATCAACGATATTATAAGCTAGAGTAATGAGTGGATATAGTGGTGGATACCTTATCATACCATCGTGTTGTGCAAAATGTACCATGACTGTTTCTACTAATGAATTTTCTGCTTTTCGTGGTCTTCTGCCCCCAAATACGAACCCTAAAAATTGGTTGATGCCAGTGACAATAGGTTCAAATACATTCTTATATGTATCAGACCAGAAAAGTCTTACAAATTTCGTCATGTTTCGTTCTTGATTTGGACGAATTTCAAGTGCATGTGATGGTTGAACTGGCTGCACTAAGGTCAATGGTATATCAATCGAATTTGGTTGGTTTGGTACTCTTTGTTCATGTGTTTCTTGATTTTTGTTACGTTTAGAGAGTCTCCATGGTTTATCAGATTCACTATTATGGTCAGATTTTCTTTTACGCAACACAGCAGATGCTACACCAGAATCATTACCATCAGACAAGTTTTTTGTGGGGTCAGAATCATTTCTACCCGAACCAGTAGATGCTACACCAGACAGTTTTTGTGTGGTGTTGGATATATCTCTAGTTCGTTCATTGTTGGTTATTCTTTGTGGTTTTTGTGTTCTAGCAAATGAATTGTGTCGTGTTGTATTTCTTCTGTTATTCCATTTGCGAAATAGCAATAATAAGAGTAAAGCGAAGATGACGCTACATACAACAGCAATAGTTGCTATTTGTGGACCTGTAACAGCCATAGTATTGGTTTATTTTTTTTTTTATATTTGTTGATTTGTCTTTTTTTTTCAGAGGGAGAAGGAGGGATAATAATTAAAAAGAACAAAATGAAGAGAATACGTTGTAATTATGGATATGTAGATTTGTATCGAAAGCATGTATCAAAGCATATACATATAAAATGTCATTCAACGTTTATTGTAGAATCGTATATTTTATTGCAAACAGGGGATCACCCACATTTGAACAAGGTGTATGAGTTGGGGTATCAAGATGACTATTTGACAATGAAGATGCCACGTTATCATGCGACATTACAATATAATATGGATGTAAATTGGTTTCAGATTTTTTGGGATGTGATATCAGGATTGGTGTATTTGCATAATGCGTTGCATGTGATTCATTATGATATCAAGTTGGATAATATATGTATGACAAAAGATCAAAGGGGGATATTGATTGATTATGGTCATGCTCGAATGCAGAGTCATAGTTCATTATGGGTGGAAGAGTATCATGTACGTTATCGACCACCTGAATTGCAAGAGGTAGCTGGAATGATTACCCGTCATTGTAATTCAGATATTTGGGCATTAGGGATATTATGGTTGGAAGTATTATTACAAAAAGAAATTATTTTTACCTTGGGATTATTGTATAGTTATTATAAACCTGGTTGGTGGCGATATAACCAATTACGTAAGATTATGTCAAAAGAATATTGTCTATTATCATATGAACAAATCTATTGGTACTTGACCAGAGATTATAAAGAGGTCTATTTACAATTTTTAGATCTTTATTTTCCTCATGACAAGTTATGGAAACATGTGATTCGACCAATGTTACGTTATGATCCGCAAGTTCGTTCTTCCGCAACAATGGTGTATTGTAATATGTTATCGTATCATCGTTCATTGGGATCTTTGTCGACCGCTATTCCACCACCATTAATCACTATGCCACGACATGCATTGAGAAATATGGGGCCAATAGTCACTCAGGAAGAGATGGAAGCCAATCAATTAATTAAGAGTGTCATGTATCATCAAGGGAAATACAAGTGCGAACATCCAAAAGTGACACTTGAATTGTTATCACGACTTCAATTGGTGTCTCCTTGATGCAATTTAGGTAACCTCCTTGATGCAATTTAGGTAACCTCCTTGATGCAATTTAGGTAACCTCCTTGATGCAATTTAGGTAACCTCCTTGATGCAATTTAGGTAACCTCCTTGATGGAAACAAAAAAAAATCAAGGTGTAACATAGACAAAAGTACCTGATAGAGAGATATTGTAGGTTGCACTTGAACCGAATACCATATCGAAATACAATTGATCGAATTCGGTGGATTTACCAGTTTGTGGGGCGTCACTCGTTCTGAGATCTACTTTTTTGATGGGGATGATAGTATTTAAACTGACATCGCTCAAGAGGGTAACATTGATACTGGCGGGTATTCTTTGGGACGCTGCAGTAGCATAGGCATTATGATTGGTGGGTAATGTGATATATATTCGTACCGTATCAGTCGAAGTAGTAGCAGCTCCATTACTTTGTATGACATCAATCACATAATAGACTTCTACAAACTTGCCTGTTTTTCGGTACCAGAAGAAGGATGCTTTAGCTGGTAGATTGGTATTGAGTACATATGCAAAAGTGGTGGTGGTTTTGGTGTTACCAGTAGCATTGAATACTGAGACTATAGGTGTCATGGAGATCCATTCACTTGGTGTTCTAGCTGCATTGGCGTTAATGGTATTGGTTACAGGTAAGAGTTTAGTGGCAATAAGAGTATTGACTTTACTCTTGAAGCCTGGGAATTCATCTAGATTAACTAATTGTATACCTAGAAATACAGCAATAGTCACAACAAGTAATGTTAAGACTCCAACAGCCCATCGTAAGTTTGTATCTGAAGCTTTGACTTTTTTCGGACTAGTGTAACCTTCTTCACCTTCATCACTCATGGTAATTAATATATTTTTTTGTTCTTTTTTTTTATTAGGTATGTTTAATTTTTTCCCAGGAAGGTAATACTTTTAAATCTAAATGGGTTGATAACCATAAGGTTTCTTGATTGGGGAGAATGACTTGCCATAGAAAAACGGAGTAGACATGAATGTTTCCATCATATATTTTGAGAGCGGGTATCATAGCAGCATAAGAGGCTTCATTATAGATTCTTTTTTCACCTAATGCTGTTAAAAAGATACAATATTGAATATGTCTTGCTTCAGGGTGCATTTGTGAAAGATAATCAATTAATTCCTGCCATGTAGAAGGCCAGATAATGGTATGTTCAGGATTCATGATGCCCATTAATCGACATTCTTTGGATTGAATAGGTTTAGTATACCAATGACCCATGAACAAGGAATAAGACCAACAAAAAAAAACAAGAAGAAGAAGAAGAGTGTTTTTTTGTTATTTGGTAGTTTTGTTTTATGTCTTATGGTTGGTATGCGCACATATTATGAGAATGAGGAAGGATCGAGATCGGGTACACTGACGTAGAACATGTGGATGTAGTATGGGAATTCAGGGGTGGGTCTGGGTCCATGTTGTGTTTTGTTGCGTTGTTGTCCAGTTTGGTAAGGGAATGCCGGTTTGGGTGGAGGTGTGAATGGTGTAATTTGTTGATAGATACCAGTGCGATGAAATAGTAGGGTAGAATGAGGTGATGTAGTGGTTAAGCGACATGAATTAAGTAAATTATGTAAACAAACTTGTCCATGTAAAGAGGAAGAAGTGCAAGACGAAAATGGAATTTCATCGACTTGAATGTCTGATGTGCCTAGATTACGTCCAATTTCATTTGCAGCTTTACATTTGATGTTCATATCTACACTATGTCCTGCATCAGTAGTCATATGTAGATGTAACGTGATGAGTCTCTTGTCTTTATCAATGTCCATGTGATATTGTAATGGTGATCCACGACTTCCAGCAAAGATACAAAAGGTTTGAATCATGTGGTTCCATTCAGCGCTGGGATAATGGAGTGAGATATAATCTGTGGTGGGGAAAGCGATATGGTGGAATTTATGAAGCGGTCTATAATCGCAAATGGGGATATCTTGTGTCATGTATTCGTGTTGTAGATTGATAAACTTGGCTCGATCCGAGGAGAATTGTAAATAGACACCGTGTTGATGATTATGTTTACTAATCATTTGTAATGCGTCAATGAGTTGATCAATGAGGAAGAGGTGGGAAATGGAATGGTTATGGTTCATGGGTTCCATGGAGGAGAAACATGATATGCATCCTAGCCCTTCCGGATCAGAAAGGTCAAGTGAGATATGTTCTTCGGCATCAATTTCAATTCGTACTGTGTCTGACCATAAAAGACATCCTTGTAACATGGAGAGAAAGGAATCCACTTGGAGTATTGTATGTTGTTTCATGGCAAGTCTTCTTTTGGTATTCCCGAATGTGGTGGTTTCAGTTTTTGGATGAACGCATCTTTCACTAATTTATCTGCTGCTGCATCATCTTCTTGAATGATTCGGCGACTCTTCCATGCATCAAATTGTGCGGTATCTGTAAATATGGATCCGGGAATTTCTTCAGTGGGTCGCTCAGGTAAAGGGTGACATGGTTCTTCCCTCTCTGGACATAACCATGCCGTAAAATTCAAAGCATCTTCTTTGCTTACTAAGGAACGACTACTACAAGAGGAGGAGGAGGTATACTCATGATGATGATGTTGATACATGGTAATACCGACAAGTGGTGAAGGTAATACCAGGGGTTCAGGTAAATTCATAGGTTCAGGTAAAGGAACAAGACTATGCCCTGAATGACTTGCTGTCTCTACCTCACGAGTTTCTTCATGTAAGATCTTATCAAACTCATCCATGATAATTTTTGTTTTTTTTTTTAATCTTCTCTCTTTATTAGTTTACTCGGAAGTTTTATAGACGTCACAATAAAAGGCAGATTCGGTGGACATGATAATGACAAAACTAGTTTGGGATACAAATTGAACTTGTACTACTTTAGGTTCTTGGAGTAATCCTTCACGAATTAATGGCGTAGGCGTAATAATGGAAATAGGGAAAATAATATAGAATGTTGCTCCTACAGCCACCACAATTTGATGTAATGGATCTGTAACCAACTGTTTAATAGTTCGTGAATCACTTGTAGTTAATTTTTTTTGTGTATTTTCAGTCCATTTTCCATTGTCAACCTCATAGACTTTAGGGTATATATATAATATTTTATTCCAATAGCAAATGGGAGGATTACTTATCGATAAAATACGTTGAACTTCAGTACATGTTTTCAAGTTATGATTCCATGAATAGGTATATACTTCATTAGATTCAGAGGCGATAAATAACCATGACTCATCGACAATCAATTGGGATACATTGAGTAAATAGGTGGAGAAATAATTGTACAATGTACCATCTTCTTGGTAGGTAATAAAATAGTGTAGGTTGGAATGGCCAATGGAAAATGTGGTAAACATGTAGGTGTCTTGTTGTGTGACATAGTTTCGCATGGTCCAAGGTGTAATGAATTTTCCAAAATGATCGAATTGACCGTTGATCTCAATACGGCTACCAAAAGGATGTTGTATTGTAGTTTGTAAGGTCCATTCCAAGTTGATATCATTCCAATGGAAGATGGAGATGGCGCCACATAATTTATGTTTAAGATTGAGTAAAGGTGTGGAAGGGAAGTTACTACTTGTTTGGTCTTTATGGTAGACACGTCCTTCAATATTGTCTGTAGGGTAATAGGAGACATAGAGTCGTTGATTATCATGACTCAATGCGATAGCTCGACCTACTTTGGTCACATTGGCTTGTATGTTACGTTGAGGTAAATAGACAATACTCAAGTCCATAGGCTTAGGAACTATAGTCATGGTGCCCTCTGATTCACCTATGAGTACATTGGATAATCGACTATATCCATCAGGGGAAGAACATAATAAATTTAATGTGGAATCATGATACCAAAAGACGAAATTCGAAAATGAAAAAGTCTTATCCATGTTCTTGGTTACCATATCTTTAATATCAGCATCACTATCATTGTAATTTAATTTCCATACTGGTGGTGAAGTAATGGAGAAATCATTATAATACATCAAGGTAGAGATAGATGCATCTCTTAAACGAAAATCACTTACAGCTTTGGGTGTTGGTTTACTAAACTGATCTGGTGGTGTACTTTGTGTTTCAAAAGAATAAGTAATATCATGGGCAATCGTATTATTATTCTTTACATCCATGACGGTGATAATGATAATTCCAATGAGCATTAATAAGATTCCAAACCCAAATAACCCAAAACTAATGTACTGTTTAGTTTTACGAAACATCTGAATCAAAGGAAGAGGAGGATGGAGAAGTGGAAGGATCTCTTTTTTTCTTTTCTACTCTTCTTCCTCTCTTTTTCTTATTGTTGTTGTTGTTCATTGGCGGTTGTGATTGAGGTATTGTTACACGAAATGGATTCATATGCTGTACCATATGATTATCCTCCTCCACCTCATCATTTTCATCCTCACTTGTTGCAGAAGAAGAGGAGGAAGAAGAGGATGAGGAATCATTATACTTATGGTGACGACGATTCCTATCCTCTGATTGACTTGGAAATTTAACATGGCCCCAAAAACGATCCATAATCGATTGAATCCATAATTCAAGAACACGATTTCCATGTGAAACATTATCAATCAGGATATGTGGTTCCATGGAAATTCGATCAATAAAAGTGGACCAACACAAGGCCCAAAAATCAGTATTGAGATCGATTTGAAAATTGGCATGCCAACTAAAGTTTTGGAAATCGCTACTACATTGGATATGTCCAGGATAAATGATTGTTAAATAGAGGGCAGAAAAGTTGGTTGATAATAATTGGATAATCTTTTGTGGTGTAATTTCACATTTTCTCATAATGATAAATTGTTTGAGTTGACTATCTAATTTAATAAAAGTTAATCGTAAGGAAGCAGTTAAGCGTTCACATAAAAAACTTTGATGATTCATGATGGAGTTCTTTTTTTGATGACTTCTTTATTTTTATGACGTTGTCGAGTTGATCGAAGTTTGGGTTTCATATTTGGTACCATGAATAAATTCTTCTTGCGTAATATGTGAAAGGCAATTAATTGATTAGCGTATTCACCTACAGTCACATTAGACCATGGAATAATGGTATATGCATTGGGCTGATCCGATTTGATATATTCAATGACTGCCTCATCATGTGCATTCATACTTTTTTTCGTATTATTTCTTTTTTTTTTCTGTTATTTTGATTCCTTAATTATTACTTGTTTTCCTCATCATGATCAGAATGGGTTTAATGAATTGGGATAGTACTGAGATAAGATAATAACAAAAAAAGAGTTACTAATCAATGACTACTACTATTGATATTACTGAACTTAATGAAATGGAAGTGGAAGAGGATGAAACGGAGACAACAAAAACCGCAGTAACAGCACCAGCACCCATCATTCCACTCTATAATTTCCAACGTAGTGAACCATTTGTCGAACCAACTTCATTGATGGTGTCAACAGCAACATTGTTATGTACAAAAGAAGTTTATCCACCAGATATTTCAGTGGAACATATGAAGCAACTCATTTATGCGGATCGACAATTACCACATCGTTACTGGAATCGAAAGAATTATCACCCCATGCAAGATGCTGTATTATTTGTAGCTGAAGGTCATAGTTATTATATTTATGGGTCCTCTCAAAATGTGATTTCGCTGACTAAATTTATTAGTTGTTTTTTCACAGGGTTTAATGCGACCAAAGAATCAGAACGAATGATTAACAGTAAGTCTCATGCGACACGTGTGAATCAACCAAGTTATAAGTATTACAATTGTTTATGTGTGGAGGATATTCAAGCTAAATGGGATGAAGCAAGAGATCTAGGTACTGAATTTCATCGTAATATTGAGTTATTTTTGAATGGTATACCATTTGAGCAACAGACCATTCATCCGGAGAATAAGGTGTGTGTTGAGCAATTTTTAAAGATTTATGAGGATAAAAAGTTTTGGGATTGGGATATATTTTGGACAGAGCAGCCTTTATGTTATCCACCAGCATTATTGGCCGGATCTCCAGATATTATTCTCCAAAACAAATCAAACCCTAAATTGCTATCCATTATTGACTTGAAGCGATGCGATAATATTGATTATACTAGTTTCTGGAATGTGACTCATGGATATGGGCCATGTGGACATATTACTAATAATAAGATCAATACGTATGGTATCCAACAATCAGGTCTTAAATGGATGTTACAACAATACGGATATCAAGTGGAACACATGTTTTTATTGAATGTTCATCCAAAACATAAGAAAGGACGTATCTATGTAGTACAAGACTTTTGCAAAGAATTTACTGAAATGATTCGTTATCGTGAACAATTATTAGATGAACATCACATTCGAAGGCCTTTACATGTAATGGGTTATTATGATCATACTGGTGATAATGGTGAAGCAAACTCTATCATGCGACACGATAATTTGATGACCATACCAAGCCATTCCACACCTGAAGTCATTAATTCTGCAGAACTGAATGAAACCGTATTAATACTATAGCCTGTCGTATCAGTAGTCCATCCTAATTTCACTAACCAATCTACTTGCCATTTGGCCATGTATTCCGTACAATGAATAAAATCCGTTATAGCCATTAAACCACTCTCATTAATACCTTCCATATCCTCTTTATGGGAGACATTACGATGTTTGGCACTTAATAGAGATACATATTCAATCATGGATATATCAACTTGACCTTGCAATCTCTTATATTCAGCCAAGGTCATTGTGGCCTTAAAGTAGGGTGACCAACGTTGAAAATCTTCCAAGGTCAAAGGGTCATTAAATACATCCTTGGCAAATTTTTTAAACATGTAAAACCTTTCATCATTCTTCTTCTTCTTGTTTTGATTTTTTTGGGTTGCGACTTTGGTTTTCTTGGCTAATGGCGATTGTGTAAAAACACCTAAATCTACCATTCCCCCCTCCTCAATTTGCTTCTTCTTACGAATCTTCTTCTCCATTATAGATTCTAATTTTTCTTTATGTATACTTTTCTAGATTGGACCTCGATTGTGCTTTTCCCTTGATGAGAAATAGAAATATCCACAATGAGATTTCCATCGGAATGAATGAAATGATCTGATATCATAATGCGACGTTTATCATTCATATACCATCGAATAATAATATGATTATCTGCTGTAATATAACATACTGCATTACATGAACCAAACGATTTGGAATCATTCGGATGATCTCGTGATACACCATCACACAAGAATTGATTTTCATACTTGATTCGGGTGATACTGGGCTTAAACATGGCGAACAATTTCAATACGGTATCTTGTAAATAAATTTCCACCTTTTTATGAAACGTAATCGCATCTTTATGGCCATGTTTAGGTGTTATTAACTCTAATGTAAAAATTTCATCTGCTGAAGAAACACAACTCACTTCAAAACGACTTCTACCCATAGCTTCTAATAGAGGGCTTAAATTGGAATTCCTACTCTTATCTAATACCCATACACCATTAAACAATGCATAAGACATTTACGTTTCGTTTTCTTTTTTTACTTTCTTCTTTTTCTTCTATGCTTTTTGAGTCAGAATCATGTTTGTTATTTTTGAAAAGTTTTATTGCCTCATGAAGCTACACCAGCTTTGGCGAGATGATAGTCTACCAATTTACGATTCAGTTCACGATTACGTGGGTTGAAGAGAATGGGTTTACATAGGTTGACACCCAAAGCATGAACTTCCTCGTCGGTCAACTTGACTTCACATGTAAGGTTCAAGGTGGTAGAATCATCCCATTGAATGTTACGGAATGTGACACGATACCAGTTCTTGTCATACCGAAATAATTTACTTTCATCAAAATGGGAAGCATCGAATGATTTGAAACGGGTGAGGAAATGGGTAATATCAAGTTCATCAATATCTTCCTCCATGACTTGAGAAATGAAATCTCCCAATTGTTCAGGGGACATGTGTCTGAAATACCCTAAGAACCACCACGTCACATAAGGCTTCTTGTACTTTTGATATCTTCGGAACAACTTTTCTACACGTTTATGTTCAATACCATCCAACTCAGATAACTCAGCTGATGAAAATCCAAACCATGGCTGTACAGTGTAACAAAAATCAGCCATATTCATTCGTTTCACTAAAGATAACACTAATTCCTCAGCAATACGACGACGATTCACTTCCTCCACATTAATCACATTCGATAACGCATGTACTAAATCCTCCATTTTATTTATCCCAATTTTTGTCCATATAGCCTGCATTACAAACTCACTCCACAATTTCTTCAATCACCAAATCATCCTCATCCTCATCCTCATCTTCAAGTTCTTTGTTTACCACTTCTTTCTCTGGATCATCATCATCCCCATCTTCCTTTGCCACTTCTTCTTCTTTCTCTGGTTCACATTCAGGATCCTCATCATCCTCATCATCTGCGGTATCCTCCTCCTCTTCTTCTTCTTCTTCTTCTTCTTGTTCATGTACGAATTCATCCATCTCTGCACGAAAATCGATATAGGCTTTATCAGGTTCTGTATCGGTTAAGAATGGATGATTCAAGGCATTACGGGCTGATGTTCGATTGCTAGGTAATGTGGCTAACAATCCCATGGTAAAATGAATTTCAGGGTCTTTCTTATCTAGTTTCTTTCGTTGCACTTTTTGATACCATTTCTTGATATCCGCATGTGATGGGGCATCAGTGGATTCACTTAGTAACATCCATAGCATGATACCACAAGCATATTCATCGACCAATTCATTATAAGGTGGCACTTTGGGTGATTCTGAATTCCATTCTACCCTATTCCCAAAATAGTCCATGGCTTTCGTCTTTTCTGGAGCATCATAGTTTTCACGCCCAGCTCGAATATAATACCCCTCTTTACGTAATGGTACAGCCAAATCAAAATCAATGATAGTCAATTCTTCACGTAATGGATTCCACACCACATTTTCAAAACACAAGTCTCGATGAACAATACCTCGCTCATGGATATCTGCTACCGCCCCCAATAACTGTTTCATAAACTTACTAATCAAATATAAATTACCCTGAATCGCTTTCGTCGCATTAACTCCACGATAATACGGCGTAATAAACCCAAAATATTCAGGGTTATCAAACATTATGGCTTGTTTAATCTGCATGACATGATCGACCCCAATCAAATCACGCAGAATCTGTATTTCACGGGCAATAAGGAATTGATTATCTTGTGTCATGGCTAAATGTTGATTATGGCCAGTCACTAACACCAACTCATTACGTCCAACATATACTTTACGACCAGGACGATTTGAAAGCATCATGGTAGGTACAAAGGAATGTTCATGATTTGCCACCACATACACTAAGGAGGATACTTCACTAGGAATACTTTTTAAACAAAATTCATGACCATCACCTGGTACATCCTCATCATATATATATTCATCTACATGATGTGATAAAATAGTTATTGATTCATTTTCTTCTTCTTCTTCTTCTTCTTCATTTTCATGTTTTCCTTCAGTCCTTTCTGGAATATCTACTCCTTCAATAATGTCTTCCACTTCGACTACTAGTCGTTCACTATCTTCATAAAGACCAATAACATCTTGTGACCAACTACTACTCATCTCTATTATTTATTTTTTTTCTTCTTTCCTTTACATTTGATTTTTTTTTTCATTATCTAGATGCGTTTATTCAGCTACCATCATAACTTTGGGCATATGTAAACGTAAACTAGTTTTTTTGGTAGAGATGTGATGTGTTTCATATCCTTCACCTTCACCTTCCAACTCTTCTCCTTCTTGTGGTGGTACATAATAATCATGATCCATACGTAAATGGGCAAACTGTGGTACATAATGAGACGCTAATCTCTTCTTTTGTTCCTTGACACGTGCTTTTTTCAAGATAGCTTGTTTACCTATATCTATAAAATGTTTCTTATTCCATTCCCTCCATTTAGGATGACCTAATTTCAAATTCTCAAAATATTTCTTAGGACCGGACCAAAAAATACTAAACTGCTCAGACAAGTCATCATGGCAATTGACGTTATCATATACTATGGAATACCGAATTCGTTTACCTGTAGCTGGATCCTTCTTACCTGTAACTTGTCGAACTAAATCAATAAAGGCATGTTTATCGTCTGGCTCTTCAATCAACTCATCATGTATTTGTTCTAAAGGTCTCTTATTTAAATGATATAAAAAGATATAATCCGCATTACTACGAACACTAGGTGGTAAATGTCTGACATGTTGTGTCGCAATGATAATCGCAATATAATAATGTCGACCATTTGAAAACAAATCTTCCATAAATTCAGCACTTCGAAATGCCCTTGTACCCGTAACATCATCAAAGATAAATAGACAATGATATTTCGCCGGTAACTCCCCCTTATTCAAAATATCATATTCATCAACTTTACTTTGATTGTATTCTATAATCGATTTCAATTTGGATACACCATGTTTATCTGCTCCAAATACAGTAGCTCGACTATCTAAACATTTGGCCCAATTATTTCTAGTCTCTCTATTTCCTGACCAAACACATACTTTATACTTGTTCAACATTTTGGATACGGCCTTCATTCCAGAACTCTTCCCTGAATTTCTCTTGCCCATAAAAATAATAGTAGGAAAAGGAGCTTCCTCCAAATTTAAACGTAATGGTAATAAATAAACATCAGACATTTCTTCCTTGTTTTCTTTTTTTTTTTTGTAATTATGTTTATTTTTATTGGGATGAGAGTTGCGGTGATGAAATGATGAATTGGCAATGAGGGTTTTGAAATGTGAGTCTCATCAAGGTAGACAAACTGGTATCGGGTGGTAATTGTTGTGTCATGGCATAACGCGCCCTAGTCACTAGACTCGTAATTTCAGCATTGTGAGTTCCTTCAGGTAATTGTTTTGGATCAGTTCCAGTAAATACCCAAGGCTCAATTGGAAATTCAATACACGACTTCTTATCCTTCCATTGAGCACAAGTTGCCTTCTTTTCGGAAAAACATCCCAATTTGAGCTTGACATTCTTGACATCATATTCAAAAAAGATTCGCCCTTCACCATGATCCACCTTGGTATACAAGCAATTGCCTGCTCCTTCTCCCACGACATAAATCGTTACAGTATGAATCGTCGTCGACTTATATTCAGTCATATGTCTAACCCTAATATGAGGGAAAGGTTTAACCCCATGATCCGTAATCTGACGTAATGCACATTGAAAACGTTTCACCATGCTTGTATCACTAATAGGCTGTTCATCATATCTTCGTTTCCTCTTACGTGACTTCACCTTGCCTTGCACAATATCTTCTTCAAACGAGGCTTCATTCTCATAGGATAAGGTGCCATGAGGAATCGCATACCCTTGCATTACATCATGATCAGCCTCCACCCATAGACCATGATTCCGAAACACTTGAACAAAATCTCCATGTGTCGTCTTGAACAATTCCGTATCCAATTTCCCATTCCACATGACAAATTTAGGGACATAAAACTTGGTCACTGTCAAACTACCACTTCCCATACACATCATACAATTCTGATGATTTTCCTCCGGATTGATACACTTTTCCTTCTTGTAAGAATAAATCATACGCAGGTTGCACGATTCATAAATGGTCTTGCTACTCTTATCCTTGTAAATAGCATCATCCAAGGTTAATCCCCTCATGTCCACGCCTTCCTCCGAGGTCATCAAGGTACGATAACTATAAATCAATTGCTTAGCTTCCATAAATGAGACTTGAACATGGGCCACCATATGCACCGATAAGCATTCCGAACCATTCTTCCACTTGGGACCCGAAGTAGATACAAAGATTGGGATAGAAGCTTGTCCAGCATAATACTTGCACAAGACCTTATCCAATAAGCCAGTAATTTTCACTAATTCAGGTGGTGTCAAGACCCGATTCTCCGCATCCAAATCAATGACCAATCGAAAACCTTCTCCAGGTGCATTGTACGCAATCTGATTGAAATAACCAAACTTTTCTTGTTTCAAATCCGAAGCAATCATGGCCAATACATTGAATCTCTCTGCATAAGGAAAGTAAATATTATGGCCACCACAAATTTGAGTGAATCGTGGATAAGGGCATAATGATTTCAAATTCGAATATAAACGATTCTCATTCAAGTCCACAGTAGTTAATGCCCAATTACGTTGTTTGAAAAATGCCAATGACTTTAAGTTTTGAGATTCCCGAATTGAAAAAGGTTTATATTGCTCTTCCATTTCTTTTTTCCAAAAATGTATTCTCACATTCAGTTACCCCTTAGGAGACAATCGGAATATTATACTTTCCGGCCCTATATTATTTTAGTTAGTCAACTTCGTCTTCTCTATTGGATCATTTATCATCCTAATGTATCCATCTCTTTTGTGATCGCCACATGTCTTTTACCATGGACTATCAACTACCTAACCTGGCAACATCGATACTTATTCCGTCCAACACCACAACTACATAAACCCTTTTATCCATTACCGGGAATTGGACATCGTTGGTTCTTATTCTTCCCCAAGTTCACTCAATTCCATTATTTACCATGGATCATTTTCATATTATTATGGCTTGATTACCCACTTCGAGTTTTATTTGTGATATGGAGTATATACATAACCCAACACCCATTACATCCACTTGGACTCCATCATTTACCGCACTATCTCTTTGTACAACCTCAACAACAATTACATTGGAGACATGCAACCATCATCTACCTTTTCCTATTTTACACTCACCCTTTAGCCTTTCGTTCCTGATAATACCGCGCAATGATTCGTGACAATTGAGGTTGAGCCACTTTCAATACCTTGGTATATTGACGAGCCGTTAACTGATACTGTTTCAAAAATTGCTTTACCTGCTGCGTGATACGAGGAACAATATCATTACAATAATAACTTGGTAACTGCAATACATGCTGCAAAATACTCGCATGGTTATCATCAATTTGTAACATTTGTTTATATAATTTTACAACCTCGATGGAACAATGTAACACTTCTTGTTCGGTAATACATACCATATTTCGTTGTGGTTTCTTTCGATATGGCGTTGGAGTCTTGGTCATTCTCCCCTTCATCAATAAAAAAGCTGCTTCTGCCGCAGATATTCCTGATGGTTGAATTGCCCATGCATGTTTTTGTCCATAAGAATAGGTATCATTATAATAAGATTGTAAAATGGGTACAATATCAGGAACATGGCCTGTAGGACGAGCTGTTTTCACACATAATGGTGCATACTTGTCATCATACTCAAAATATCCAGGATCACCTGCATACATATGTATTTTTTTTTTTATTTATCCTTCCATAAATTACCTCTTACCCTTTCCTAGTAATACCTTAAACTCAAAAAAAAAATACAGAACAAGAAACATGATCTGAAAAAACTACTCACCAAAAAAAAGGGAGAGAAATGCAGTTCAATATCCCACTTTCTAAAGAAGATTTATATTCACAAGGTAAAAATTTAGCAGTTGTAGCAGCTGGTTTAAGTGCTGCTGGATTAGCAAGTCGTCTCATTACTTACAAAACACGTAAGCCCATTCAACTCAGTATTCCTGATATGGATGCTATCTATCAAGATTATGACCTTGTTCAAGCCCTCAAAGTCATGGAACATTGGTCTAAATTGAACCCTTTTTATTATGAACAATTAGTAGTGTATTTGGATAACATGCTTACCATTGAACGTGGTATTCTAACTAAGGAAACATTTCCTACTCAAAAGAGTCTAGATATCGCGTATCAACATTTTCGACTTGCTGTCAAGTACCTTACCGATTTTAAAGAAACCATTTTACAATATTGTGGTACCGATGATGTACACGCATTCAAACCCTTTCAAGACATTGTGTACGCACGAGCCCAAGAACACTTTCTCCAAATCCTTCACAAGTGTCGCAAATTTGATGCACGACAATACTTACAACATACTCAACAGCGTATTGACCAAATTATCGCGACTCATCAATCATAGGAAATCACGTAGTAGTCGAGTTGCATACTTATTACGACGTGGTGGAGCTACAGGTCTTGTCGAAACTGCTTGATGTTGTACATAGGCATCAATAATATCACTATAAGGATGTTGATGAGATGGAAACCGAAAATGATTTCGAATCTGAAATAATTCCAATAAACGACGTTTTGTTGTCAACTGATTACGTCTTGACCATTCATGTCGAATAGAAGGTGGCATACGTATCCACATAGCCCGTGCTGATGTCGCACTAATCAACATATAATTCCAATTCAATTCACGAAATGCCAAGGCTAGAATCGCTTTAATCTCTGCCATTTGTGCAAATTGATTCGAACCTGTATAGTGATGTAAATTATCTTCCAATCCAATCGGTTCACCTCCTCCTTCTCCCCCCTCATCATAACGTTCCTTCCAACGACGAATCACATTGATCACAAATTGTTTGATATGTTGATAATGAGCAATGTCATCTTGATTCTGTCGAAATCGATGAACGGTAATCTTCCAATTAGGGTATACCAATTCTTGTCTCTGTCCATGTACCCCATGATAATAGGCTACTTGACTATAAAATTCACCACTACGATCATCACGAGTTACTAAGGCTACACAAAGAGGTGAATAATCAATACCAATAAACATCTTTCTTTTTTTATTATTATACTTCTAATTGAGTCATCTTATCCGACAAATCAGATAACGCTTCACGGTGTTTCTTGGGAGGTTTTCTTTTTTTCAATTGGTCTACAAATTTGATTTTACTTAGATAAGCAATACGAGCATAATGATTCTTCTTTTCTACGGGTAATGATTTCCACAATTCACCAGCTTCTTTATTCTTTTGCGCCATATTGGAAGCTGTCATGGAAGGTACCATCTCTCGAAACATCTTCTTTTGACGTTCACTCCATCGACTCGACAAACAAGTCCCTATCATAGTATTTAATTCCTCCAATCCGACATTCTCCAATTCTTGCCCTATCAGCCCTTGCAATGTCTGTCTCTGCTCATCACGCAAACCATCCCACTGCTCTTTTGTAATGTAACTCGTTTTTTTAGTTAATTCGGCACAAAACACATTATATCCTGTATCATATTTTTTAGTAATACCCTTGGCCTCATTAGTCTCCTCCATGTCTACATTATTTCCTGATTGTTGATACTGGGACCTAAATGCAATACCATCCAATTCCTGTTTCTTTTCTTCAGATAAAGCCATCCATGCATCACGTTGCTCACTAAATGGACGATTCATATATCGAACCTCCATGAAATAATGAAATCCATTAATGTATTGTTTCCCGTAATTGTTGCTGCTCATCTATTTTTTTATTCCATAGGTACCAAAAAATTATAATAATGACGAGTAAACACATCATGACAACAATCCATTCCCAAAATGAACCCTTATATTCATTATCATCACCCGTCACATATTGACACCATTCATCATCCTTGGTTTCTTGACATTTCTTTTTCACTTGATCATAATAGGACATGACTTTATCCTTTTCAACCATCACTACATCCGCTTCAGACCAACTCTGATAAAATTTCCTTGTTCTGGCCTCATTATACCATTGTTCAATAACTTCTTCCACATCACGAATCATTTCTCCATGTAACTCATGATCATACTCTGAATCCCATCGATGTTCTGAATCCACAAACTGCAATGTACACGTAATAGGTACAATCATGGATTTGATAGGGAATGGAATAGAATGACGTCCATGACATACACTTATCATATCCCCTTGACAATCCACTTCACTATACATACGTGGTAATAAATCCACCTTTTTCATATTCCCCTTTATCACGCGCAATATTTCATCACATGCCATTTTTATATTACCATTACCCCCCTTGTTTTTCACTTGAACTCATGAAAAAAAAAAGAAGAACATAATCCATTATGAAATTACGTATTGTATTCCTCAATGTCATGATGCCAGTTCCCAAACCTTTACGTTTTATCGCCCAAGAAGAACGTCTCACCCAAATTGCCAAATGGATTACCTCTTACCATCATGAGGTTGACGTATTCATGTTTGCAGAACTTATCCCCATTCATTTAGAATTAGAACTTCGTAAAACCTTGATCTCTTTAGGCTTCTCACACTTTACCGAACAACGTATCAATATCAACATTGTTCGTGCTGGTATTACCGTATATAGTAAACACCCTATTCTTGCGACCAATGATATTTCTTATCGTACTGATTGTGAAGGCTCAGATTGTTTAGCAGATAAGAATATGTTGTATGTACAATTGGATGTTCATTCATCTACTTCAGTTCATCTATTTATGACACATTTGCATGCATGGCAAACTCCAACTGCCCATTCGATTCGTCTTGAACAGCTCCAACAATTGCATCACTTTATTGATCAGCATCATATTCCTCCCCATGAGCCTACATTGATTATTGGCGACTTTAATATTCCCAATTCCCAAAATCAACATGTCTTACAAATCCTTCAAGCTACCAATATACCCTTATCATCATCATCATCATCATCAACCCAAGAATTTACCATGGATCCAACTAAAAATCCTTTAGTAGGGTTAGATAATATTGAATATTATACCAATGCTCAATACCCTCATGGATGTGTTGATGAATATTGGTCTATGCATCAATGTCCTTGCTGTCCACAAGAATGGATTGATTATGCCCTTTTACTCACCAATGAGTTCCAACCCATACATCTATCACAAACCATTATCATTCCCCAAGTTCCACCTTATCAAACTCCCATTGGATTATTACATCATACCTGGACCATAGAAAATACCCTTTCAGATCATTATCCAATACAGGTCGATTTAGAATGGACACCTTCAGTACTACTAACACGACATATTTCACCTACTGTCACCAATCATGTATTCTCTGGATGGCATGCTAGTTATACATGGATGACACTATTAGTTATTGGTTTACTATTGCTTTGGGGTATTCTTGTATGGGTCATTCTACCACGTTATTATTCGCAAGTATGTGCTTGTCAAACACAAAAAAAAATGGAAATGAAGAAATAAAAAATAAAAGGAAATAGAAAAAGAAGAGGACAGGACATGACAAGCTCACTCGATAATTGCATTTCCAACCTTGAAGTCAATTTCAATAAAAACTTTCTTGAATTTATCTTAGCTCAAAACAAGGGATTACAAGCACCCGACTTTGAGGAAGATGTGAAAGCACAAGAACAATTAGAGATTGCAAATGAGGCTTATCAGAAATGGTATAAGATCATTCAAGCAGATCCTACGACCAGTGTTGCATGTACACGTTTCTTTGCCAGCTGTAAAGATGCCTCCAATTTATTACTCGCTCGAGATGTACAATTTTTCACTTACAATGAAGGCATTGATATCTTTGCCATGATTTTTGATGCACCAGGTTATGATTTCGTATACCGTTATAGTTTATTTGATCATACCAGCAAAGGAATTTTTTGGAATATCTTTGTTGATATTTATCGTCTATCCATTATGAATTCCATTTATAATAATATTCCAGAGGTACGTAAAATTCTCACCATTCTTCTCAAGGATAATCAAAGCATTTCTGCTGGTGATCTCATGGGACACGTTAGGAATTGTCTACAACATAACAAGGAATTTCAACGGCTATTCAAACGACTCATGAAACAAGGGGAATCGAAAGTCGCCTTCATCTTTGAATCCATCCAATATGTTCTCTCCGCCATACAATCCAATGTACCTGATCCTTGGGATGATTGGGTTAAAAAGACAAATACCAATTCTTCTTCTTCTTCTTCTTCCTCTTCACCTATCAGCTTACCAGATCACAAGTCACGCGTGTATGTATATCAAGCCTTTTCGACTCAAAATTATGATGATTGTTTGAAATGGTTACCTGCGAATCATATCGAATTATTGAAGACTGTATGGCTTTCAGATACAGAGCTTCAAGATACAGTGAAGAAATACTTGTGGTCTGAGAATAGCCATGAAATTCAGCGTGTGATGGAAGCTATGAAAGATGGGGATGATGCGTCTATGCAAAAAGTTATGCAAGAATCAAGTCTATTTTCAGGTCATGCAAATGATGAGATATCTCAACTCATGAATGAATGGGAAAAGGAATTGTGTTTAGATGAAGAGGAGTCGAATTAATCCAAACAAACAAATAAAATGGATATACCAGAGACTATTATTTTACATTATGAGTTGGAAGAAGGTAAACGTCATTATCGACAACATCATATTGTCACACCACGTGCTCGTGCCCAATTCACTCTTTCCATTTCTTTTACACCTACACCATGCATGCTACCTACTTATTGGCATCGCTACCAATTAACACCCCATGATATTCAACGCTTCCAAAAATGTGACCCCAACTTATTATACCAACATCTCACCTTCTACTTGCTCCACCATCATTGCTCCATCGAAAAGCTATTTGATGTCTCCCGTGATAATCGCAGCATTTTTTCCTTTCGTTGTGGCAACTCTAAACCATTACTCACCATGTTCATGTCACTCTACATTGACTATATGATCAAACATGAACCTCAATGGCCGTATACACAACACAAGATTATTCCTCATAATCCTTTACATACTCCACCTTTACCCACCATTACGGCGACTATCCCCATGAATCCACCTGTTCTACCACCACATCTACCTTCACCCTTTCGACAACTCACTATCACTCATGGTACACCTTACATGATGCAATTCCCCCACCTACAAGAAACTATACCCTTTTTCCCCATGATACAAGAAGATAAACATCGATACCTCATGATACGGCTCCATGAACAACAACAACCATCCACTCCAAAGAAAACAGTCAAACCATGTATTGTAAGTATGCCATGTTACATTCATTATCAATCCATCAATACAACTTATGTACTCGGTTATGAATCTTTTTTACTCAATGTCGCCAATGATGCATGAAACCAGTAACGGTCAAATAGAATATAAGTAATCAAAGCCCCCACAATGGAAAAGACAATAATAAGAATCAAAGTAGTCGTATCCAATCCACCACTCTTAAGTGAATCCGTTTGCAATATATGCCACACTTGAGGAAAATCAATCTCCGCCTCCTCCGTTAATAACTCTGGTATCAACATCATCTGACACTCAATCGTATCCGTCATCATCTCCCTCGTAATCGAAGGGACACATAAACTTGGTTTACTACTCAATTGTAACATAATACAATTCACACAAGGCTCTGTTGCACTCTTTTCTCTTGTGACATACATACATTCTTGCCAACATTCATGAGGTGATGTACCCGAACTCGTAGCTGATGGTGGCTGATACGTATATCCACCTGAACTATTATCCTTCACTTGAGTAAATACTCCTGTAATATGATTAATACATTGCATTCCACGTTCATTGATCCATGAAAAGAAGCCAGATTGATGAAGTTTGAATACAGGTTCTGCATCATTTACATTATGACAATTACTCATATCATAGGATGTACCACCTACATAACACTTCCAATTTTCAGTTAATAACCAATTTGTTTTATCACTTGTGGAGGCACTCAGCGCTGGCATCATCTGTTTGGTTTCCTCCACATATTTTTGTACTAGACGCTGACACGCCATGTTGATGTTTTTCTTTTAAGTGCTGTACCATCTCTTGAATCTCCATCGTTTCATAATCTTCACACTCACATCGCAAGGCACCCGATTCTAATATATATACATAATAGTCATTACCACCTCCACGTACACATATTGCATAATCTGGTTCATGCTTCCCCCAAAATGTTCCACGAGGCTTATGATTCACAATCTTAAATTCCGTCTTACTCGCTTCCCATTCCTCCCATATTTTAACTACCTTACGAAACCATGCTTCACGACGAACTCTTTCCCTTTTACCCCTTGTCTCCACATCCACCCTATCCTTAATCTTATTCGCCTCGACCAATAACTCATTCACATCATCCTCCTCCTCCACTTCATCCCCATCTTCCGAATCACTCGTTTCCTCCTCCTCTTCTTCGTCATCTTCTTCCCCATCCACATAAGAAGAATCAGATCCTTCCTCCTCTTCTTCCTCTTCTTCCTCCTCCTCTTCTTCCGATGCAATACGTCCATCTTCATCTGTAAATTGTTCATCTCCCACTTGACAATTACGTAACCTTGGAGGCGCTTGATACTCCTCTACTTCCCTTCTTCTCTTCTGTGACGAACGAACCGGTAACGCTGACCACATTTCCTTTTTCTTTCTCTTGTTTATTTGTTTGAATTATTCCCTCTTGTGATTTTAGATCGGAATACTCTCAAGCAAGATAGAGAAAATGTCCCATGTATTTGTATTCTATGATACAGAAACAACTGGATTAAAAACCCAAATTGATCATATCATTTCATTGGGTGCAGTAGCTACCATCTATGAACCCTCTAAGAAACTCTCTGAAATTGGTAAAGTCACACAAAGAGTCCTCTCTGAATTTCATCAATACATTACTACCAATCTACCCATCACCTCAGAACATATTCACCATATTTCTGCGGCCAAACTCAAGGCGGAAAATGCCCAGCCATTCACCACTGTTCTCGAACAATTTAAAACCTGGCTAACCACTTTTCAAAAACCTATCATCCTCATTGCCCATAATGGACGGGCCTTTGATGATAAGATTCTATATTGTAACATGTTAAATAGCGATCCACCCATCCCTTTTGAAGAATGGATGACTTCCTCTCGTGTTTACGGCTTTATTGACTCTTATAAATTACTCAAGAAACACAAATCCATCTACGAATCACCCATTTGCCATCCCACGACCAAGATTGAATCCTTTCGACTCAATATTGTACATCTATGCTGGTGCGGGTTTGACATGCCAGATCATCATAATGCCTTAGCTGATGCACAAGCTCTTTCCCGCATTTTCAACACCAAACCATTCAAAAAATATTTCCCGGTTTCAGTTCTCTTGTCCAATGTGTTATCAACCAAGGATACGTGGCGCAACCTCAACCAACAAACCGGCATTGAATTGAAACGTCAACTAGAATCACAAGCCCCTAAACGGAAAAGGGAATTCGATTATACAGACGAATTTGTCGGAGATGAAAATTGGAAATGCTGTACTCAATGTATCACTTTTCTCTCCACATTGGAAAAACATGAATGCCCCAAGAAAAAGAACAAATGCGCTTAAAAGAACAATTTACTCTATTACGTGAATTATTAGATCCTTGGGTTATCATTGCCGTCTCTCTTTTCTCCGCCTCTTTCATTGTTACCATGACGCTAGTGTCCAAAAAAGATACTACTATGGCGGGCATCTCCGGATTACTCAACATCTTGGCCTACATTTGCATTTCAGTCTGGGTACGTAACACCAAACAAAAACGTGTTGAAGCCTATATCGCTACTAAAGTACCCATTAAAAATGTATCCGTCAAGAACTTCCCAGCCATCCCACTAGACACCAAAGCACAAGAACACATTACAAATTACATAAAAGAACAATACCACATTCTACAAGATATCATGACTCAGATGAATGATAAATTTACTCAATTGAAATCCATGGTCGATCACTTACCTCAGGGAAAACATACACCCCAAAAAGAAGAACTCTACGTTATCCTTCACTTGCGTACTTCTATTTTCCAATTTATTCACCAATTCACCCATACACGCGATCAACTCCAACTCTTTTGTAATGCATTCAAAATCACTGAACATCCACACCAAACCGACTTGGAATCATTTCAAACCTCCATCAACTCATACCAACAATTCATCACCACCCATTTCAAACTTGAACAAGTATACTAATTATAAATTTGCTGGATGCTCCTTTTGAAACCACGTAATTGCCTTGCTAACTTTTGCAACACATGCTAGATATTCTGGTGTATATTGGACATAACTAGATTTATCTTTATAATGTTTACATCCAACAACCTTCTCCAAATCTTTGTCATGTGTTTCAGGTCGATAATTATATTTGTTAAACCACCACCAATCTCTTTGCCAATATTTTATAAACCTCTTATACTCACGAATACACTGTAACAATGTTAAAATATTATCTGCATCCAATTTTCCAAATAAACCTAATCCCAAAAGGTTTGATTTTTCACTCTCTATTGCATTTCCCACTGCTACGTCTATCTGTTTTGAAGTAGGAAAAAAGGGACGTGGATGAGTCAGAACTAGATATTTTTGTGGAAACTCCTTCCAAAATCGCGACTTTTTCTTACCGAAATCCTCCCCTTCCCATAACTCATTCTCAAACTTCAAATAGTTCAATTCCTCCTCAGACATATCATCTTCAGATTTGGGTTTAGAGATTGTTTCAGCCGCCTTTTGCAGTCCTTTCTCTGATCCACTTGAAGTGGTAACTTCTGATTCATTCGAAGAGGTAACATTGTCATGCACACCTGCGGGAACATTGTCATGCAAACCTGCGGTACCAGATAGAACTTCATGAAATGTATCTGAATCTGAGCCTGAGCCTGAGCTTGAATCGCTCTTGACACTACTGGATTCATGGGTAGTTATCAACTCGACAATATCTGTATCAGTATTATATGGTTTCTCTGTGCGTGATACTCTCTTTCGTTCCGGTGTTATTTCTTTTGGTATTATCGGTGCTGGTGTCCCTCTTGATGCCTTGATCTGTGCAGTACCTCGTATATCGCAAAACTCTTCATATGAATTAGGTATAGGATTAATGTTTCTATCTTTAGCCCATTCTTGTAACCATACTCTATATGCATTTATATCTTCAGGGTTCCATTGATATGGAAAAGGATCCATGACTGTGTTCATAACATCGGTATACTTTGCAATGACAGTATATAATTCCTCTACTACATTATTAAATGATTCAGATTTTACCTTAAACCACCCCAGAGTCGTATCCAATTTTTCTCGAATAAAATGTTCGATCTCACGTAAATCTTCAGTCTCTGGTATTGGAAGTATATACTCACGAAATGCCTTCAAAACGTCCCTACGTGTTTCCACTTGATATGTATCCCATAATACTCCATTTTTAATACAAAAAAATTTAACATAATCTTCTGATATTTCACTCCTTTTTTCATATTGTCTTGATACTACCTGATGTCTAGTCTCTAATTTTAGTACTCGATTTCTAGTCTCTGATTGTGGTACTCGTTTCCTAGTCTTTGATTGTGCTACTTGCTTGCCGGTCTTTGATTGTGCTACTTGCTTGCCGGTCTTTGATTGTGGCACTTGATCTCTGGGCGTTAATAATGTTACACCTTTCATGCGTTGTCTTTGTAGTAGAACTCCATCCACATTCCAGTGCATGGCCAGTACTATGACAATGTATAAGAGAATCATAACTATTGCACCATAATTCATAGTTGTTTACTTTTTTTCTTCATCTTGTCAATTTATTCCGTCAATCTTTTCATTAATGTTTCATATTTTTCCCTGGTATCGTAATCAGTTTCTTGTATTTTTCCCAATTTATCTGTAATATTCCATATTTTCTCATTAATTCGTTCTTTAATCTCCTGGAGAAGAAGATTTGCGTGAGTATCGGGTGGATAGTTTTTGTATTGTTGGTTCTTTTTCATCCTTCTTTCATCCATAAATTTCTGCCACTCCCGCTTAGCTTCAGTTAATTCCGAAATATCATTGGTATTAAGATCACGATTTTTAAACCATTTCAACCCGAAAGTTTGTTTGTTTTCTTCTGTTATTGCCGATTTTACCGCCAAGACTAAATCACTATTCTTGAATTTTCCCAGTGTCAAGTAGTAATCCTCAAACCTTTTTATAAACCACTTTTTCCATTTCCACAATTCTACTACATCCCATATTTGTGTATTATATGGTTGTAAATAGTCCCTCTCTTTCTTGGTATAACCATTCGCATCGATCTCCCGCCCATCTTCTTCATCAGTACTAATTTCTGGCGGTGCCAACACTACTGTGCTGACTGTATGAAATAATTCTTCTTCAGCATCACTCTCCTCATCCCATGGCCCCGAGTCTCCTGTTTCTTCTTCCTCCACTATCGTTGATAATTCTGACTTTTCCTCTGGTTCACTTTTTTGATGTAAATTGGGTATTATTGGGGAATGAGGTTTGACATTAGAATAGTCTGGTTGTTTTCGTTTTTTGGTTAAATATGGAGCGTCAATTCTTGATGTAGATTCTTTAACGTTATTTGATTGTGCGGCATGTTTAGTAGATGTTTCTATATTATTTTCCCCCATGCTTTCGACAACTTGTGCATTGGCCTCATGCTTGTATGGCCACGATAAACTGATACCCAAGATAATTACATACACTACTATCGTAATTAGACTTCCAATCACACTGCCATCTTGCATTTTTATTTTTATTGTATTACTACTATTTCGCCATTTAATTTATACTTATTGAAGAATATCCTATCTTTAATTGTTATTTGTTCGCTCTTCGTTTCCTTCCGGATATTCGGCTGGGGTCAACAAATTCCATAAATTCATTCTGGTTCCAACTATTATTATTATTCTTTCTAGAATTTTTCCACTTGTTTATTATTTCGATAAATTTTGTAATTACATATTCCGCATTAATAGTATTGTCTGTTACTGTTATATTGAACTGATCTATTATTGTCCGACAAACTCGTCTTAACAATCCAACTTCATCACCATAATCTCTTATTTTCATGAACTTGCTTTCAAAGTACGCTGTCACTTGTTCCTCAATGTCTTTCAGGGTTAGTTTAGCCCAATCAAACGGTGCGTCATTGTTATCTTTTACCGAATTAAAAAGTGGAGTTAACGCTATTCGTAACTTTGAAATTACTTTGTGCTGCTCCACTAATTCTGCAATATTATCCTCATTCATCAGAGCTTGATATTTTTCAAAGGTATAATAAACCTCTTCTTTTATCGTTATATCTACATCATTTACTTTACGCAACCCTGCAATAAGTAGTTTGTTAATATTTTGTTTTATCTTTTCTTTCAGTACTTCCACATGAGTTGCCGCTTCGTATTTTGAAAGACCTGCCCAGCTCGTACCCACAAAATCGTTCCATGCTATGATAGCGTTGTTTAATGTTTCTCTAGGCTTTTCAGGGTCAAGTTGTCCAAACCAGTTTAATCCGAACTTGAGCGTGTTTTCTTTTTGAATCGCTTCTTCCACAGCTGTTTTTAAGTTTTGTGTATCTTTTGGTATTGCCAGGTACCACCGATTAAACACATTTCTAATATTATCACGTGTTTTGCCAATGCTTTCCCAAGCCCACTTTTGTTCTGTTTCTAAATATTCTTCCTCTTCTTTCGTCAAACCGCTACCTATGGGTTCATTTGGTAACTCTAACGCGGGTGTAGCAGCATCGCCACCCCGGACTTCCTCATACTCACTAACCCCACTATCATCACTATCCTCACTCGTGGTACTGACTTCGTCGATTGACCTTGGAGGTGTTGTATGTGGTTCTTTCATTAATGCACCTCTCATGCCGGCTGATTTTGGAACTGTTTGTGGCGTCTGCGGAATTTGTGGTTTGATTGGTGTACGTGATGCATGGGCTGACATTGGAGCCGTTCTCGGTGATTGACCCAATCGTGTACTTATCATGTTGGCTGGTCTTGAAACTACTGCGTGTGGCGTTTGCGGTATTTGTGGTCTGATTGGTGTACCTATATTTGTTAAGTTTGTAACTTCTCTTTCTGGTTTTCTCACTGGTGTAGGTTGTCCAGTTGTTCCTGTTTGATTGGCATTAGTTGTTTGTTCTGTATTGTTTTGTGATTTTGTGATGCCGGTTCTATGTTTTGACCTTTTATTCGTTTCATTATTCACATTGGCAGCTTTATTTTGTTTATATGGCCATGATAAACTAACGCCTAAGATAATGATATAAACGACTAGCACACATATACTTCCAATTACACCATCACCTGGCATTTTTCTTCTTTTATTTTTTTTGGTAGTAGTATATTTTACTCTTCATCACGATAATTGTCTTTAAGGTGTTTCTTAAGTATTGGCCTTCCATTCCAATCTGATCTTATAGGTGCATTCGATAATTGAAGTACATCTGGAATAGTTATCCTTTCATACGTAATCGAGGATGGTGATAATTCTTCTATTTCATTTAGTTGTTGAAGTATTCCCCTGATTCGGCTATGTACCACAATAAGAACAAATGTATACCATACCAAACACATAAACGTCATAATAAGAAACCACCTCATCCTTATTTATTTATTTATTTATTTATTTTCTTTTTTTAAACCACAATACCTTGGAATCATACTCTTGGAATCATTTGGTAGTGTGATCTTTTGTAACTTTTCTTCCAACTCCTCCAAATTTTTTTCAATTGCCTTATAGGTTAATGGAATATTTTCCACAACCACCGCCTTACCCTCCTTTACCTTGAACGAATATCGAATGTTGGTGACCGGCAATGTAGCATGCTTCATATTTTCTCTCCTTTTTGTTTCCTCATCAAAATATAATTACGGCGGAAACTGGTTTATCATTATACGTGGCTTCATAATAACTAATGAGAATTGTATCACCTATATGGAAAATATCTTTATATTCACGACGTAAACCAGCATTCAATCCACCCGATACAGAAAACATGGAATCCTTTGTTTCAGGCCATACACATTTCAATGATTTCAATTCATCTTTACCCCCTTTCAAATTAAACCCCACAATCATTGCCCTTCTTCTAAACTGCACTTTCCATTTCAACATGTCATAACTTCTTCCCTGCTTGTACATGGCTTTACCATTCTTTAGTATGGCCCCTTCCTCTTTATCTTCCACTATCCATTTCTTAAACTCCTCATAGGCTCGCGGCCAACTCTCAATCACATATTGCTTATGATATATAATCGGACACTCTTTCCCCGGAAATAATTCATTCCATCGTAACACAATCTTTTCATGTACCTGTCTCAAACGTGCTACTCGTGCTGCAAATGGCATATTCTCCACATAACAATCAAATAGATAATATTTCATCTCCTTCCACACCTCCATCTTACCATGGATAATATTCATCGACTCATAAAAACGATCCTTCCCTAAATATAACTCGCCATCCAAAATAATATCATTGGGTAATACCAACTTCATCCATTCAGGTGTCACTAATACCCTAACTTCCTTTTCCTGTAATGCTATCCTTGATCTCATCACCCCATTATACCAAATACCTCGAATACCATTCAATTTTTTAGACATATACCATCCCACTGGATTCACCACATAATGTCCCTCTTTCCCCTTTTCAAATACCACACCTTTCCCCTCATCTATCCCACTTGATAATTCACTTGTAAACCCTCGTTTTTTACTCTTTTTTTCACCAACGAAATGATATGCTAACATTGGCTTGAAATCCAATACCTCAACTGTTTCTTCTTCTACCCTTTTTGGACCTTGTTTCTTCAACATCATTTTTTTATTATTATAGTTCATTCTTATGTGCTGCTTCTTTATCTTCATTAATCTTATCGTGAATCCTTTCGTTTCTCTTTTGCATGGCTGCACTGGTCATGGTATATTGATATGATTTATAAAATAATAAAATGATGAGCAGCATAATAAATATCACAAACAATTGACCAATTGTATTCTTAATAAATACGCTCCAAATTTTGAAAAACTTAACAAAAGCCTCTGATAAACCACCTATCGTATCATTCTTATTTGTCAACTGCTGCAAAATACTAAACTGTGCACTTTGCTTCAATTGATCCACAATATTATTCACTACCTTCATCGTCCCTACTTGTTGCAATGTAAATGATTGCTTCACATTATTCACATACACTGAATGAGAATTACCTCCAGCATTACCTATACTTATCTCTTGTAACACTCTTGCCTCGGCCACTAAATTCTGTTGTAACCGGGTTGAAATGGCAGCTGACATGACATTAGCCAAATCTGTAGTGATATTCGATTTCAACTTATATAAACTACCCAATACTTTACCAAAAAAATCCTGTTGATTCTTCATATGACTTTCAATACTCGCCTTGAACGATTGCTGAATCTCGGTATTCGATGTGGTGGAGACTTGACAACTTACATCCGAACTAAATTTGGAAATTTGTGACACCTCTTGCACTACAATATCTCTACACATGAGTGCACATGGACTTAAATCGGATTCATTATTGTTATAGTCTCTGACGAAATCTGGATTGATGGTTTGAAAAGGTACCCCCATAATTTGCAACGTGGTCTCTAAATTCTGACGATCTGCCAATACAGTACTCAATACATTCTGACACAATACACATGTACTATCTGGCCCTGTTAACTCATAATAAGAAGTTTTACTACTATCAATACTAAATGTTTCAGAACCTTCCAGCTGTGAGATACAAGAGGTACTTGATTCCATAGCCACTCTAACTGTCATATCATTGACGATACGATTATTAATAGTCAAATAGGTACCTCCACCTCCAAACAATCCACCTATTACACCCGCTCCAGCTGCTGCCCCCGCAAGTATCAATGCCATTTTTTTTTCTTTTTCCCTATTATGATTATTAAATTTCACCAAATAAAAAGAAAAAATAATCACATTCACCTATAAAACATGGGTAGTACTGTGAGTCGTAGCGTTATTACAAATCAATTAAATGAAATGACCGCCAACATCGTCACTAACATCACCATGAATTGTGCCGGCCAAACCACAAGCACCCAAGCACTGCGAATCAATTGTCACACTACTTCCTTTAACTCTGCTTACGAATCCAATTATGCCTGTCGTAACTGCATACAAAGCGTACTCAACAAAAAAAAGGAAGAATATGCACGATATCTTAATCTAGCACGTGTTGATCAAAACATCAGTTATCGCCCCAACATCAATAAAGATTTACATTATGTCGCTGAAGAATTACGAAGCTGTGGTGTGAATTACTGCAAAGCATGTGTTATCGAAAATATTTCCCAAAGCAATGTTGTGAATACGTCTGTCGAATGTCAAGCCACCAATGATATCCAAAACCAAGTCGCCCAATCACTAACCAGCGCTATAACACAAAAACTCAGCACAGATTACGATGTATTTGGTAGCATAGCCAACATCATTGGAGGTAATGACTCGCAATCCGTAATTAATAATATCAGTAACCGTGTAAAAAACATTGTCACCAATAACCTACTTACCAATGTGAGCAATGTGTCCAAAAACAACCAAGTGCTTGATTATAGCTTTGGTAACTCGGCTACTATCCGTGGTATTACACAACAATCAACTTACAACTCGGTAGTCAAATATCTAGCTGATAACAATGTATTTAGCTCCATCATGTCTGATTCTGAATGGGAAACACTTCAAACGTTACATGATCAAAATAATATTACTGGTACATTAGCTGCAGGTTTCCTTACAGCCAACTCTGAAATTACAGAAGTACTTTCCTCTGCTATGGGATATATCATTATCGCCGTCATGATTGTCATGTGTCTCGCTGCATTCTATGTGTTAAGCATTACAATATGGGAATATCGAAACATTAGCATTGGTCTTACACGGGATGGACATAAAGTTGAAGAAAAACTACTACATTCGACACAACCACATCTCACGTCTTATTATCACAAACCTCTATTCTCCTTTTCCTCTAACCCTAAAGAGATTATATTACCAAAATATTTCAACAAATAGATACAAGAAAAAAAAAAGTCAAAAAAAAAAACAAACAAAATATGGTATGGTCTAAGTCAACACAAACATGGGCTAAACTCTTTCAACAACATTTTCATATGAAGGGTAATTCCTTTCACTCCATGTTTGCCTCTTTACGTATTTCTCAACCATCATCCTCAATGTTACCACCACCATCCATACCCGAGATCAGTACTTCATTAGCCATTCAACCTTTTAATCCTGAAGATGCAGAATCATCTAGTAATATGGCGAGACAAAAACAACCTCCCAAACCGAAAAAACTAATTCGAGATCATGAAGACATAGTTATCCGTAATCCAGATCCATTAGTACAACAATTCTTAGGTGATCGTATCCCAGAATATTTAGCACTGATTACTGATCCAACTTTACGCCAAGTATGTGAGCGCTTACTGCCTATACCACGGAACCAACCTCAAGGTTTTGTTGACATTTCTTTACCACATCCACATTCGAAATCCGTTTCCCCTTCCATTCTCAACCCTAGGACGGCCTCACCAAGTCCAGTTCCTTCATTATTCGATACCATTGACCATTATTTACGTTATCTGGAAACAACTCAACCTATTACACCAGATATCAAACAAGCCATTACAAAACTTATTAAAAAAGGCTAAAATAAAAAAAAACAAGAATTAATGATTCATATTGATCGTTTTCCACGTCATTCTACAACAGAGACCATTGTTATTATTACCCATCATCATCATGATCACATTCAAGGTCCTAAGAAATCATTTCGTGGTATTGTTATTACTTCTTCCATGACCCACCAACTACTACCCTTTGATAAGAAACTATGTATCATTCCATTAGCTTATTTCCAAAACTATGAAACACCTATGCATACAATTCAACTGATACCTACTCATCATTGTGCTGGGTCTACAGGGATAATCCTCTATGATAAGTCAACCCAGATTTACACTGGATATACAGGTGATTTCCGAATTTGGGATACATCATCCATTTCTACCTTTCTTCAACCCTTTCTAGTATGTTCTACCCTTTATTATGATGATTCGTTTGAGAAACATGATGATTCCTATACGCCTATTCCCTCATTATCTCAATCGCAACACATGTTACAACAACGTATCTTTAGTTCAACGACGCCTCTTTCTATTTACATCAATCGAACTGGTTTGGAAATTTTATTGAAATCAATGCGACACCAACTTACCGTTACATTACATCCTTCCCTTTCTCACGCTATGAAACGTGTCTTGCCTATTTTGTTCCCACCTGAACTGTGTCGAGGTCCATACCAGATTATGTTCACAGGAGATAAATCCAAGGCTGATATTGTACCAGAATGTACGTCATGCTATATGGATAAATGTTATAAATTACCACTTTGTTTCCATAATACTCCAGATGAATTGAGACAATTTCTACTTCATGTTCCATCTCACATTGAATGTCTACCTCTAGGTTACCATATTCCACTACCTCCTAAAAAAGAAAACATCCAGCCCACATGAAAAACCCATTATTATGTTTTTCCAATTGTAACGGAAATTATCAAACTCTCCTTACCCAACTCATCGATATCAATCACTTGTTTGAAGCTGTTCGAACCCCTGAAGGACATCATCAACTTATCCCTCAACCCACTACTTCCACCTTGGTCATTCTAGGTAACTGGCTACCCAAGAAGAAATCCAAAACCATCATATGGCGTGACCTCGAACTCATCTGTAAACTCTTACTCAAACTAAAACACCATCTCATACTCATCTGTGGTCGACGAGAATATGAATTCACACTTCAAGCATGGAAAGGTAAACCCTATTTCACAAAACACTCTACTCCAACTGATTTCTTTGAACATGTATGGATGCCCCTCATGCAAACCACTCATCTCTATTATATCCATGAAACAGAATATCTCATCTCTTATGCTCCCCTTACCTCCCAACTCATCACCAACATGGACCCTTACCAAAAACAAGCCACCGCCAAATCATCCACCTCACACTACATCGATTACATTTGGCAAAAGGGCATGAAAGCACGAAATATTATTACTATGGAACTATTTGATAAAGCATTTGAAGAACACTCCCTTATTACCGCTCCAAACTATTATCTAACCAACCATCTACCCAAAGTCACTACAACCCTCGACATTCCCTTTCGTATTCGTTTTATTGTCTCCATTCCTGTACCCCATTTCTATTCTACCTTACTACCCAAACATGCTAGTATAGAAGGTGTCCGGTTACATGAATCAGCACAGGTCATGTCCGCTACACCTATATTTGATTCTATTTGGCAATCTTATATTCAACCCTATTTATCCCCCTCCAAATCAGCAGCTGTTGATCATACACCACCACCTCTACTTCCTGATGCATATTGTCTCACCTTTAAGAAATCTACCACTTCATTGGAAACGCTGGCTATCTCTTGTGATCACACGCCTACCATCATCAAGTCATAATCCAAACTAGAAGAAAAAAAAAGGAAATCAAAAAAGAAAATATATCATAATAAATGTCTAAAGATACGAAACCATCACCATGTCAACGCTCCATTCTACCCATGATTCTTTCTTATGAACAAGGTGTTCCTACTTTACCCCAATTCTTTCGTGATGTAGATTGCCCTGGAAATGGGTCACAATGGACGCCTACAACACGTCATGTGGGAATGGGTTATTTCAATCCCAAGTCAATTTGGTGCTCCAATAATCAATGGGCAGACACCCAAAACTGCCCTTTACCCTTGATCCAAAGTATGATTATTCCTTCAAACATGAAAGTAGGGTTCAAAGCGAAATGGGATGAGGATATAGCTACACGAGTAACTGAACGTGGTCAAGTATGGGTAGAAGGAGGCGTCTATTCTAATCTAAATGATAAACCATTAGTATGGAATCATTTCTCAGATGGTATTAGTGCATGTTCTGATTATGATAGTACAGAGTTTGGTCGTACGAATACCATAAACAATGATCCTTCCACTATTGCAGCAGGTAATGTTGACTCTCTCTACCAATTCAAATCGAAAATGAACCGGAGTATTGTCTCTTGTGGCTCCCCCTTTTTACCTTCAGTGAGCATCTATTACCAAAATGGCCGTCGATGCGATGAAATGACCAAAATGTATAGCGATAACAATAAATATTATAGACAAACAGGTTACATGGTGAATGAATACAATAGTACGGGAAGAAAAGCGCTCACTCCAGCTCAAGGCGCCCTCTCTCAACTCTTGAAATATAGTACAGATGCATTGAAAAAAGATTTTACTCAAAACTTGAATCCCCTTACTATTTGCACAAGCACTACAGGTGATCGTTACCAACAATTAGACAGCTACTTCATGAATGGACCATCCAACTCTAACAATTATACACCCGGCACTACTTTGATCTGGGGTGATACCATTAATAGTAATCCTTGGGGTAGTCGAAATTTTGTAGGTGACTTGATGCTCTATAGTGACTGGCAAAACGCCACAAACGGTACTACACCTGGTGGAGCTGACTACCTTTTTGATCGTGTGTGTGCTATCTATCGTCGAGGTAAATGGGTCGATCCTTACCCTAAACTCACTTATAATATACAAGATATTAATGACCCTAGAACAGCTCTCAATGAATGTGCAGGTCTTGGTCAAAATGTTGAAGATCCCGCAACCATAAGTACAACAAGTCCATGTGATTGTGTACCAAATAGTCTATATCATTATTTAGCCCACATCATGTTTCGCACTACCATATTCGCCGCCGTCCACGATACACACCCCGGTATCGAAGGCTGCTCCTGCCCTAAACCCTGGCGCATTGAAGGAACCATCGCTGAAGTCAACATCGCATTCAAAAACCACAACTTTGGATGGGACTATGAAAAAGCCATGCTATGTGCTGGAATGTGGGATGTTACTATTGACAATATCTCTCTTAAAGCCTACTATCATGGATCACCATTATGTGATGAACATATGATTTCGTATTGCAAAAGGAATATTGATGATCGATTGAAGACTGCTTGTACCTGTGTAACTCAAGCCCAAGCGCTACAAGACATGTTTCAAGATTCCACCGCACTCTCTCTCCATTGCTTAATCAACTCTTGTAATGATGCACGATCCAATGTCTACAAAACTAGACTACAAAAAGAACTTCGATGTAACCAAAATGTATGCGAACAAAAGATTGATATTGATGGATCAGCTATTAATCTAAATAGTACTTCCAATGTCATATGTACCAGTCAAACGAATACCAATAGTACCATTTTAAGTGTGAAACCAAATTCAGGATCCATTTCCATCACCAAAAATGCACCTCAAGTCAGTACTGGACCTGGTATGTGGGATATGACATTGTTAGGCATCACTTCCTTTATTGCTATGGGTATTGCTATTTTTGCCTTATTAGTTTATTGGTACATGAGAAGACAACATCGACTAAAACTTGAAAAATTACAATTTCGACACTATCAAGATAAAAAAACATCATGAAGTGGCAAACTTCACTCCTACTCTTTACACTATTTATTGCCTTGGGAGCTGCTACCTTGTGCGTAATCCTCATAGGGTTCCCTAATACATTCCCCAGCATCAATGATCATATTCAAGCAGAGGTGATGCTCGCGTTACGCAACTCCCCCATCATTCAAGCGATAGACTTACAACAAACAGAAGAAATTTGGCAATATTCATCCATCACAAATACAACCTTTAATTTATTAGTCAATGCTGCCCCTATCTCCAATATCGCGATTGATACCACTAACTCCCAATTCTTAGGTAAACCTTATGGTGAATTCATCGATCTACGGTTTTTATTCATCATCACATGTCGAGATGCCCCCCTCACAAATGTTACGTCCATTACATTCAATGTGACTCTACCCGTACGCATCTATGCCCCACATATGACCCCCTTAATTGGATCATGTGATATCTCTGGTGTTCCTACAGTAAGTGTTCGTCTATTCGCTACACTCCCCAATACTCAATGGTGCGATACCATGACATGTCAAATTGTTACACCTTCCACTACAATCACTACATCTCCACTCATCTTCTCAGGACATGTCATTTATCAAACCACTACTGCCATGCCATAATTCCTCATTTTTTATTTGGATTCATTTTGACCCCCTAATAAACTTTCCGTAACTCGCAATTCCACGTCGATCATTAGTCACCACACAATACAAATAAAATAACTCCTTCCAATTCTGCTCCACTTCCAATTGATTGTCATGTATCGCCTTTCGTATCTCCACTTTCTTCGCTGGATCAACACGATAAATTCTGGCCAAATCTTTTCCTTGTATCCTATTTCGCTCTAACCGAAACCAAGCTGCTTTACGACCCACAAACTCTTTGATCCCCCCTACTAACGCCGGATCTTGACTCATATAATAGGAACGACCACGACCAATACGCATCACATAATTCTTCCATTCTTCATCATGAGCCACTACCGCTGCAGGAAGTACTCCCGCAACAACCACCGCTGGAACTGGAGCTGGAGGAACTACTACACGACGCTTTCGTCTTCTCTTTGATACTTGAACCTCTGGATTATAATATTTTCGAATAAAATCACAAATGGTCTGTGGTAAATCACCAGCTTTTAACTTGTTGTACAGATATTTTTGACTACCTTCCACCAAATTATCCGGCTCATATCCATGCTTATTCAATTTACTAGGGATCTTACCATGCGTAGAAATTATATACACCGACTTTAAAATATTGAAATAAATACGTTCACTCAATCGACTCATCCCTCCTCTGCTTTATTTTTTTTTACTATTCCCACTCCAAAAAAAAAACCTTATTATGGGTGGTAATTGTTCTTCACTACTTGGTGGTCTTATCACTGGAGTTAATATGGCAGCTACCTTTAATCCTGTTTCGTTAGGACTGAATGCTGGATTTGGTATAAAAACCCCTAAAGTACCTAAAAACAATTGTCGAACTGAGAAAGTCGCCATTGTCAATACTTTTCATCAAGTGATATCCTATTCCATTTTTAAAGGTGTTCAAAACTGTTCCAATCAAGTATCGAGTCGACAACTTATATCGATTGGATGTTACCCCAATAATACAACAAGTGTATATGAAGCCAACCCTGTATGTCGCCAATGCTACGAAGACAATTTTGCAGGCATTTTACAACAACATCAAATGCAACGAAATTTATTATACAAGGATCCAACTATTAAACTTTCCATTACGGATGAATACGAAGCACTTGTAACCCGTTTAAATCTTTGTGGATTACGCCATTGTAAAGCCTGCGTGTTGAGTAATACCACTCAGTCGACCATCTTGGGAAGTTCTGAACATGCGATTACGGTAGACTGCATCTCTGAAATCACCAATAGTAATCAGTTTGTCGAAGACTTTTCAGCAACTCTAAAACAGTTTCTTACTGAAAATACAGACATTCTCAATGTAGTAGCTGAAGCTGTGGGTGGTAAAAACCCGGTAAATAAAATTGTTCAAGATGTAGTCAGCCGTACCACTCAAGTCGTAAACCAAACTTTTCTCTCCCAATTACTTTCCAACATTCAAAATAACCAAATGATCACTCTACGCATGTCTGATGGTATTATTAACGGCATCACCCAAGAAAGCGTCTACAACTCCATCACCAAACAAGTCACTGAGAGCTCCATCGCCACCCAAATACTTAGCGATACCCTCATCAATGCCATCTCTGACGTACTCGATAAACAAATCACACTTGATTCATTAGGTAATATGGTGTTTCAACCTATTGCTGTAGTGATTGATACAATTGGTGTGGCTACTCGATATATAGTATATGCAGGTATTGCGCTACTTATTGCTATTGGTATTCTTATTCTCTCGTATTTGGTAGGAGAAGTTCGAGGGCAATATCTTCATGTAGATGCTTTTTTACCTTCTCCATCCTCCGATCCCTAATTCCCCTTCTTAAAGAAAGAAGAAATCAAAAAAAAAAAACATTAATACAAGAACATGTCTCAAAAGCGTCATAAACCTAGTCCAGCGATGCGATTACGTATTGCTTACAAATGTAAGTGGACCTGTTTTGAATGTCATGAAATGTTAAAGCCCAGTTTTCATGTTGATCATCATATTCCATTGAGTGATGGAGGATCTAATCATATTGATAATCTAGTACCTTTATGTGGTACATGTCATGCTGAAAAAACACAAATTGAAAATATTATTCGAAATGTGGAAAAGAGTAAAGTATCCAAATACTTTTCATTAGTAAATCCATCTCCCCCAATATCCGATGCTTTACTCAAAAGTTTTAGACTAAAAAAATCACAACACTTGTAGAAAAAAAACAAAAAAAGGAAGGAAAGATGTTGCAACAAAATTATAAACCCCAATTACTGGCTGGAATGAAACCCAAGGTGACCACAAAACCACCACGACCACCACCACAACCACCTGTAGCACCTTTACCTTTACCATCCAATGAAGTAATAACCCCACCATTAGAAAGAGAAGAAGAAGAAGGAAGAAGAACTAAAGGTCCCCAACTCAACAAAATGCAAACAATGGCTCCAACAAATCCTACCTTGCCTATTCCCCAAGCTCCATTAAATAAACTTGTTCCTTATGCATCTTCTGTTTCCTCATCAACCCAATTAGAAAATCCACCACAACAAAAACCACCGCAGCAACCTAAACTTGTATCTTATTCCTCCTCATCAACCCAATTAGAAAATCCACCACCACAAAAACCAACTAAACTTGTAGCTTATTCCTCCTCATCAACTCAATTAGAGAATCCACCACCACCACCACAGCAACCTAAGCTTGTATCTTATTCCTCAGTCACCAAAGCAGAAACTCCTTTACCATCCGTGAAGCCTAATGTATTGCCCAAAACAGAAGTAATACCTTCGCCTTTACCAGCCGTGAAACCTAATGTATTACCCAAGACAGAAGTGATACCTTCTCCACAGATGAATGCAGTTCGACCGAAATCAGATACATTAGGTCAAAAGAAGAAGAAGGGTCGTGGATTTTTTGCAAAGTTGTTTGGACCTAAATCGGTACCTTTACCTAATGAGGCGGCATCACAAGCTATACCACCACCACCAGCACCTTTACGACCATTACCTCTTCCCGGCCCACTCATGGAAATTCCCACAGACGAAGAACTTGCCAAAGCTCACGCCATTGCACAACCCAAACAAAACCCAGCTTTAAAACATTTTGCACCCGCTGAAGTATTTACCAACTCGCAACACGAGATATTTCAAGGGTATTTCGCTGAACCATTATTGTATTTTCAAAACCGATTATATGAAACGGATAGCTACATCAACGTTTCAGATGCCCAAGTATTTCATGTCAAGGCAAAAGCAGATAATGCATTAGCACATTTACCTCACGCTACCGAATTTCACTACTACTTGGGTGGCCAAATTCGCTCTACCATATCGATTGAAAAATATGCGGATCGTATGGAACTACGGGGCTTATCAAATGTGGAACGATTCAAAAGGGGTGTTGCTATGGCTAGACATGCCCGGGCCAAATACGTAGCGATTGATGACAATACCGGCCAAGTCGCAGTAATCATGGATGAAACTCAATTTGCTCGATTGAAACCTAAACTTAGTCGAAGCATTATTCCTTATGAGAAACATGATCGTAAATCTCCATCTTGGGTATTTGCCATTTATAAGTTGGAATACCACGATACCAACTATGTGATCGACCAAGCCTTTGGATATGATAAGAAGGAGGCAGATATTGATTTTGTGAAACCTAAAGAAGCCATTGATTCTAAAAATCTTACCGAAATGAAATGTTCATGGGAAGGTAAATGGTTTAAATTCGAACCTCATCAATATGAAGTCATCAACCAATATGATCGCACCTCTGAATCGGCTGGCTTACTCATCATGGATTCCACTGGCGCCGGCAAAACATGTAAAGTCACCAATCTCATCAGCAACAATTTCCAACACCATCAATACGAACTTATCTGGGTCACCCCCAACTCCCAATCACGCACTCAACTCTGGGAAGGCTACATCAAAGATATGTGCTCTGTTGCTGCTCGCAAAAAGCTAGACCTAGTTCGTACCAATGCCCTCAGTAACGGTAAAACGGAAGAAGAAGCCAACCAGTTACGTGACAAGGAAATTGCACGTATGACCGACGCTAACAATCAGAATGTATTTGCAGATTTGAAGAAAACATATGGCATTGGCTTAACCAAGACGGATACCAGTGTATACAAGGAAATCGTGAATGCTCTAGCCGCCAAATTAAAACTCCCCAATCGACACATTACACAAGCTGCCCAAACCAAGGCCAAAAAGATTACAGGTAAACTATGTCTTGTCATTGATGAGGCACACAACATCCTAAGTCGAAGCGATAAAAGTCCATGGCACGAAATCTTTGAACATCCAGGTTTCACACAACAGGATATTTACGGTCCCGATTACATCAAATACCGTTTTATTGATGATGATAAGATACGTGGGCGTGACTTGTTAGCCTATGTCCTTTACCAGGCATATCAGCAAAGACTCACCAACAATAGCACTATCTTTGCCGGTCAAGATATTGATTTCCGGTTTTTCCCTGTCTCTGCCACCATTATGAACAATGACCCTAATGACTTATTTTGGATCGTAAACTTACTCCATAGAGAACCACAAAATCGCCTCCCACTCGTTCGTGATCACAAATGGGACGACTACATCAATAAAGATACATACCAATTAACCCCTGAATCATTATTGAAGCTTGAACGCGCCTTAGATCATAACACTACCTATGCTCCAGCAAATAAAGATCCAACCAAGTTTGCCCAAAAAGTCATTTCAGAAGTCATTAGTGTTCCCCTTTTCCAAATTCACTATCAACAGATTCTCCATCACGTCAAGACATTACAAGCTCAGGGTGTTGATCATGAAGATATCTACCAACGCTTTTTCCAACTCTCCATGATGTATGATTCGTCTAATCACCTACCACACCAAGATGTCATTGAACGCTGGTACGCCGAATTCTCACGCACCCGATTTGATGCTACCCCTGAATCCATCAAGCGTCTTCGAGAGACCATTTATTCCCAATACAAGACAGATACCCAGATCACCAATGAGGAAATTCTTCACCGTAAAGATTCACTCGATTTCTTCAATTATGATGGCGTTACACGTACTTACAGTAAGAAGACAGATGAACAACTCACCAAACAATTACGTCAAGGTATCGTTAACCCATTCCAACTTACACATGAAGAAATGGGGCTCGCACTACATCAACCTCCTCTACTCCTTGATGAACCACCCATCGCTCATGCCAAAAATTACAAACTTCAAACAAGGAAGAATAACAAGAATGTAGACTTGAAACAATCAGTACCTAAACCCAAACCAGAAAGGAAACCAAGAAAGAATAAGAAACAACAAGTACCAGAAGATGAAGTAGAAGATGAAGTAATAGTAACTAAACCCAAACCAGAAAGGAAACCCAGAAAGAATAAGAAACAACAAGTACAAGAAGAAGTAGAAGGAGAAGTACCAGCCAAACCAAAGAAGGGGGGAGCTGGAAGGAAGAAACAGGAAGTTAAAGATGGTGTTGTGTATGGTGAAGCCAATATCATTGGTAAACGTGCAGATAATATAACGAATAGGCCAAATTATGATGTACCCAAACAACATTGGATTGAAATGTTTTGTCCTGTCGTATACCAATTCATGACCCATATTCGTAAAGAGCATCAAAAAAATCCCAACCAAAAATATTCTCTTACTTGTAATACTACCTCTGATGCAGCAAAGGATTTATATGGTTCCGAAATGATTGTATGGGCTCTCCATTGTTTCCCTGAATGGTTTCAAGATATGACAAATGATCTATCCGCTTCACCTGACCCCACCAAAATCTCATTCGTATATATCTCATCTCTACAAAAGGATCCTGCCCCCAAAAACAATAATAAAAAAGCAGCTCCTGCCGCCGCCCCTAAGAATAAGAAGAATAGGAAGGCAGCAGCAATACAAGAAGAACAAGAAGAGGAAGAAAATGAAGCACCAGAGGATCCACGGGCTAAAGGTATTCGTGACAATTTCAATGATACAAAACTAAATCCTCATGGTGAACGAATCAAATTATTTATCTATGATGCCAACAATCGTGAAGGTATTGATTTGTATGATGTGCCTATATTGTATATGATTGAACCATGTCGTACCCGCACTGAATTTGAACAAACTTCAAGTCGTATTGCCCGCATGTGTAAATCCAAGAACCAAAAATTCTATCATGGATTCGGCGCCATGACCCGCATCGTCCTCTTATGCTCCACCTCCAGTGATGGCCAATTCATTTTTGAAAAAGTTCATCGAGAGACATTACATCTTGAACGATGCAAAGGCGAAAATCTATGTCGTGTCGTCTTTAACATTGCCAAACGAAATGCCGTAGATTATGAAGGTAATAAACATTTAGATCGCAACAATATCCAAATTCCTTTCAAAGTACACCGCCGTATCAATCGTCATAACGTCATCTACTATGAAGGAATGGCTTTCCCCATGAAACCTGAAGATAGTTTCCCCGTTCTCGTACCCCACAAAGCTGTCGTCCCCGCATTCAATGTTAACGATGTCATTGGTGATCAGGGCAATCAAGCCGTCATCCTATCCAAAGATGTGCAAAATGATACCTATAAAATCAAATGGCATGCCACCAATAAAGAAGAAGTTATCTCCTCAGACCTCATCCTACTTCATGAAGGATCAAATGGAGCGTTCCGTTACTATGATACAGCAGATACCGTGGCTGGCATGTTTGATATCTCAAGTATGTCATCCGTTTTCTCAGGCATTGACCGTCAAATCCTAGAATTCAATCAAACAGAAATGCAAATCAAACGTGAATATACACCAAAAGAACTTCAAACCATTTGTGATACTATGAAACGACTTCATGAAGGCTTTTCAGGTAACAATCAATTTATGCTTATTACTCTCTATAGTATTCTTCGAACTTTACTTGACAAGGTACATAGTGTTGATGTAGCTATTCCTACCAATAATCTGGAATTCTTCATGGTATGGAATGGTACTTCACTTGGTCACCGTCATGAACAGTTCATCGCCCATATGAAATCCAGTACCAAACAATTCTGCATAGCTTTCTTGAAAGTCAGTAGCGCCTCTACTTACGCCAAACATACCAACATTCTCATCTATGAACCCCAAACCAAGAAACTCTATCGCGTTGATCTCCTTGGTAAATTAGGCATGGACATATTCAGCAATGATGCCTTGGATGCCGCCTTGAGTACAGCTTTCGGCGAAGGTATCACTGTGGAATGGATCAATGGCTCCAAAATTGAAGGGGATCAACTTTTAGAAGCTCGCAATGTTATTACCTGCCCCAAATTCAATCTATCTCCCCTATTACTCAGCTTCTACACCATCTATTTCATCACATTCAAACTACAAGGTAAACCTATTTCAGCCTTACCTAATGCCATCATGAGAGATTTGAATAACCCACAGAAACCATTACTCACTCTTCGTTTTGTTGAACTTGCTACACGTTTACAAGAGTATCAAGATTACATTAAAACACAACCTTTCTATGAACAAGATCAACCGATGTGGTATAATACTGTACGTGCCATCAAAGCCTTACTCAATACATCACCTCCTCCTCCTCCTCCTCCTGTTATTCCACAACCATCACGACCCAAAACACCTTTTCCAAAATAAAACTAGTCTTTTATTACGCTCTCACAATACAAAAAGAAAAAGATAATAATGGATTGTTATAAATTTCTTAAGAATTATGTACCTTCTACTATTCCACAGCCTTTCTTTTTTAGTGGTCCTGATTGTAATGGTATGAAATGGTCCATGTCTTCGAGTGTTGATTTTCAAGAAACCACTAATTCTGTTCTATTCAACTATGATAATAATTCACTACAACGTAACTCTAACATCGCTAACACATCTCATAGCGTATTTGAATTGCGCCATGGTCGCCACTTTGTTGCACATATAGATCTATTCAATCCAATTAGGTCCATCATAGTTCCTCAACACTATACGGTGACGATTACCAAAGCCATTGTACCCAAATCAGAACATCAGGCGGCATTCGACATGTTTATCTATTCAGCCAATATACAAGTGAATGATAGGGAAATATTATTTAGGTTTAGTGACAGTAAATCTTACCCTATTCGGTATGTCGAGACAATCACTACACGCTCCATTACGTTAAATGGTACCGTACTCTTTAACGCGGGTGATAACCCATTTTTTGAAGAAGAATGGCTCAAGTACACCTACCAGAAAAGACGAGTTAATGTTGATGGCGCCTATGAAAACCTGCCCTCAGAGGATGTGGTCGAATATTTTCCCAATAGCATAAATTACCCTTTCATGGGCGACCCTCTATTGCCTCAACGTGATAGCGACCTCACCAATACACCAGTCTATCTTGCTCCACCTTCCTTTGGCACCCCATACATTTACAATGTGAAAAAGGAAAAAGTCCTCTCATTCATCAAATCCATTACCATCACCTGCAACAAGACTGAAGAACAACATAAATACGATAGTTGTGTCCGTCGTGAACCATGGTATATTGGAGATATCCCCTTTTATTTACCCATATCTGAATGCGAAACATATATCACAAACCTTTGCACCACTACACCCAATGATATAGCATGTACCTGTCTACGCGAAGAGAAACTCATCAATAACCCAGAATTACCTGTCATCTGTTTTGGCCCCAAATGTCTTGAACAAGGATTTATCTTTCGACGCATGATGGATCGTGACTGCAAAGTGGATATCTGCCAACAATTAATCAATGTTCAAGGTGCTAACAATTACATCACTGGCTCCCATCATATCACATGTGGCCACCAAAACTTCTCCAAAGAACAACGGGACATTATCGAACGATGGGCCCCTACTTTAGATCAAGAAGCCAAGACCAATGAACCCTATATTACCACAACACCTATACCCGAACAAGGTTTATGCAACTGGCATGTTATTTTATTAATTGCCTCCTCATTCCTACTCTGCATGTGGCTCCCTATCATCATTGTGTACATTCGAAAACGTCAGAAAATCCGTCGCATGAACGCCCCACAACGAACTTAATCCCAATTCCTCCACCAATAACTTTTCCACACTATCTCGAAAATGCATCACATCAAATAAATCCTTCACTCGACTTTGATGCTCCTCACGTTCATCACTCTGCATCACAAACGATCCATGCGTGCACCACCCAAAATCAATTAAACTGACTTGTCCACGACCATCCACCAACACATTCCTACAATGCACATCACCATGCACAAAATCTTGAGGCGCCAATTCCTCCATAATGATCCTTAAAACTTGCTTAATCAACCTTCGAAATTCATCACGATGATACTTGAATTCCACCCAATGTGCTAATGTATCACCACCATAACGACCGATCAATTCCACTACCATACTTGGACGCTTCTTCTCCTCCAAAGGATAGACACAACTCCACTTTTGAGGTGATTGATAAATGACACGATGCTCATCATAAGGATACCATGACTTTCCATGCCACATATCACCTCCATCAATCTCCCGGAATCCATTCACTCCAGGATAATTTGGATGTACTGCTGGAGTATTCACTCTGGCCCAATTACGAGGTACAGGAATAGGAAAATGATATACATTGGCTGTTCGCTCACCATAGACTTCAGTGTACCCTAAATTAATTGTCTTGGTCACCAAACGTTCACCAATGCGACGAATGACACTTGATCCTACACCCATATGCATAATACTCATGTCATGTAACACACGTTTATTTAAACTCTCCCATAACTGCGATGTACACACATTGGAAGTCCTTGGAATCACCACAATCTCTACTTCAGGATACTTTTCATTAACCTCAAGATACTCTCGAGATCCAAAATAATCATCCCCAATAAATAATTTATGAAACCGTAACTTTTCATACGCTACAATTTTAGACTCCCCATGATGCTCCACTACATGAGATACCCACTTACAACTCTCCAACAATACCCGACGATGATCAAATGACATGATAGTTGCCCTCTTTTGCTTCACCGCCAATTCATCAGTGGTCAATCCTACTATCAGACGATCACACAACTTTCTCATACCGCGTAAAATACGAATATGTCCTTCATGCAGGTAATCAAAAGTCCCCGTCGTATATCCTACTATCATCTTTTTTTTTTCTTTTTTTCTTACATCTTTTAATTTTTAGAAGAAGGATAAAGAATAAGCACTTAACTGTTCAACACCGTCTAGACCTTGTTGATCTGATGGTTGTTGCTGCTGCAGATCTGTTAAGAGTGGAGCAGTATCAGTACTACCTCCTCTCAATCTAGCCCATTTCCTCCCTGCCCACGAATTTGGATCATACCATGCCAAAGCAATGAAAATTAACAATGCTATAGCTAAAAGTCCAAGTGGAACTCCAACGCCAACGCCAATACCAATCTTTTCGTTATCGGTCAATGACATTTTCTGTCTCTTGTTTTTTTTTATTGGGGTGTATGAAAAAATATATTCCCATTTTTTTTTGTTTTTACCCTGTAGTAGTACCAATGATCTCATACCATGAAGCATTACTTATAGCTCTGCCACTTTGATACTTTAAAACTGCTCGCTTATCCCTTATCACAAATGTCCCAAATGAGTTTACAGTAACTACTTGCCCTGTAGAGATAGTGGAACCCGACGATGATGATGACGATGATGATGATGTAAATGGTCTCTGCCAATCGACATAATACAAAAAACTGGTCGTCAATACAAAGTGAGGATATTTGATATCTACTACACGCTCAGCAAAACGTAATTTAGTAACTAGAGTAGGAGTTGATTGCCCAGATACCTCATACGTATATATAATATTATCCGCATTTGTCGTGACCATAACATAATTCGATGTCCACCACCTCACTACCTTTCCAAATCGTCCATCCGTAGCCACCTCCTTATTCGTTATTCGTGTAATGTACATATAAGGATCTAATGGATTTGTAACAGCTTTACCTTGATCATTAAATAACATGAAAAATCCTTTAGGCATATGTTGTTGACTTCCTGGTAGTGCAATCAAGGTATCACGAATATCTCCATTAGGCCATCCCACAGCCAACGATAATCCATCAGGCGATACATCAAATGATAGACTATGACCATTATAACTAACACTTTCTTCATACTCATATCCAGCAACCAATAAACTTACCAATTTAGGATCGACAATCATTCGTACCAAATCAAAGTCTACCACATCATACACATAGATAATTCCATGCTTGGTCTCTGGGCTATACTCTTCTCCAAGAATATAAATCAAATCATCACTACCCCCCATTCTCATCACATCACCAAATCGAATTCCTCTACCAAACAACTCGTCCCTCATCAATTTATAGGTTCTTGAGATGTCTCTTGACACTGCATAATTCGTAATCACCTTGACCTGCGTTGGCCATCTCAACTCGTTTACATTCCAATCACATGCTACCAATACCGTATTCGTTGTTCCTACTGACATTACATTATACACCTGACCTATTCCTGTTGTAAATGTGGCTTTCAAAGTATCCCTAACTAATTCATGTCTACCTGTTGTACTGTTTAGCTGCCATTCACTCTTATAGACTCTCAATGTTCCTCCTGCCACATACATCCATACCTCCCCATTCTCCAAATACCAAAAAGTACTCCCATAGTTTGTCATGTGCGGTATTGCATCCCCAAAATGTGCCTCAAAACTCGTGTTGTATACATCCTGAATAGTCACACTTGTCAATGCTGGAACAATTGACGGATCATATATTGTCACCACATCATTATTCGTATCTGATTCTCCCACATTCACTACCTTATCAACACCCCCTTTCACGGTCGTAGTATTATTGGCAATATATTCCCCCTCTTTCACTGCAGGTCCACTTGAATTCCTATCCTTCACAATCATCGATGTTACCACACCTACAGCAATACATACTAAAGCTACACCAAACCATACCCTCTTATTCGATGTAAATACCTTTCGAATACTCATATTTTTCTTTCTTTTCTTTTTTTTATTCCATGACTTGCGATATAGGAACCGTCCTCTCTTCATGACCAATCTCCTCTAAACCAGCTTGAAAACGAATACTTGGCGGTAATATCATTATCAATGCCCCAATAATCTGCCCCTTTTTATCCTTCATTGGAAATGTATGAACCAATCGAATCATACCAATCTTCATTAACATGGCCGTTTTAAACCTTCCTTCCAATGTTTGGATATAATACCTCTTTAACATTCCATACCAATAATTAGGTAATGCTTCCACTACATCCATTCCAATCACTTGCTCAGGTAAAAGTGGTGAAAATATACCATGACGATCTGTTACATAAGCAAACTTCATGATACCCTCAGACATGGCTACAATATGATAATCAATATCCGCCACATCCTCCCAATCCACTAATTCATTTACCTGATTCGGCGTATCAATCAATACAATATCTTTAGTTCGATTACTCAATATGTGACTCAAACGTTCAGCACTTAACCCTTCATTACCTCCAGCTCGATAACATGAACAATCTTTACATTTCATAGGTACCGACATATTCTCAAAACAATGCACATTAATCGCCATGTTTCCTCTCTTCTTTTTTTTATTTATTTACTTCTTTTGTAACTCATATATCTTGGTCAAGACTTGGTCCACTGTAGCACATGGAATCACAGCATCCACTTTAAGTAAAGAGGGGTGAACCAAAGGAAATTCCAATACATGTCCTTCCACCTCGACACTAGAGATTAATGGTCGATTTACTGGACTTGAAATATCAATCACTATTCCACCATAACGTCGAATCACTTCTATTTGAACTTCATTTGAAACTTGTCCAATCAGAGCCGATTCCTCCTTACCAACTGATTGTAAAAATTGTTCCAACTTCTTGCATACCAAAGGTGAATCAATATTCCTCGACACAAAATCATAGGTATATCCATCTTCCATCACTTCTCCATAGCCTTGCTTCATAGCCACACTTTCCAATGGCGATTCCACATCATAGCTCTTGATGAAATATTGATCACGTAATGCAAGTTCCGTAAAATCAGTAACTAATCTTGATTGTCTATCCACAATACCAAGAATAACCCCCTTAAGCCTTCCACCCCAACGGAAATAAGTTTGTATCCACTCCATCTCTGTTTTTTTTTCCCACTTTGAATTACCCCGATATCCAACATCGGAATTCTTCACATATTTCTATTTTTTTTGGACTTTCCGCCGCTTCATCATGTCTTGTACATTGAACAAAATGAAACAAGATCTGATTGCACAAATTACTTCCAGACCAGGATATGTACATCTATCATATGGCAATCGTTATATTCTAGATACAGCTATCCGTTTCTATCAATCTCAACCAACCCATGATCCAACTTATCATCGGCTCACCACACAAACGTTCATGGACATTGCTAATGAATTTCTCCCTAACGTCCAATCGCACATTACTCAACAACAACTTTTCATCATTGACCATATTCGATCCATCTCCCTCTTGTCCCCTATCAAGTTCCAATTTATCCAATACCTTAATCATGGATGCTTTGGTGTAGCCTTTCTTGTCCTCTTTCAATGTCAACCAGTTGTTCTCAAAATCTCCACCAACTCTTTATATTACCAAAATGAAGTCGACCATATGCGACTATTTTACCATCATAATCTGGGCGTTGTACCCATTGAACACTTTACCATTACATATTTGCAAACCACTTATTACTGCATCCTCATGCAACAATTGGATGGAACCCTAGAAGACTTACTACTTCACTCTTCCTCACCCATCACGCAAACGGAAGCGGATATGATTGTCAAACAACTTCAAGATATGCTCCACTACATGTCTCACCACAAACTATTTCACCATGATTTGTGTCTATCTAATATTGGCTACCTCAAAACCCCCTCATTCACACTGAAACTCATTGATTTTGGCTCTCCCTATCATATCAGCGAACAGAATCATCAACACGGCCTAGATCGACTCGCCATGACTCTTACCCTACAAGAATTCATTATAGAAAACCCAACCTCACCCAATGTAGACATCGCCAAATACATGTGGAACCAATTACAAATAAATGAGTCATAACAATTTTATTATGTACATTTTTCCTGTTTTTTTTTGGATTTTCCGCATGGATGGAAATAAAGCAACATGAATCATTATGGATCGGAACTTGTCACGCGCTTCCCGTTTTTTATCCCGGGCGAATGCAAGTCTTCAACCAAAGAAGAGTGATCGATTTACACGGCATACCTATACTTCCATTGAATGTTTACGCAAGTATTTTCGAACGTATCCGGAGGAATCTAAAGTGATAGCAGCACAAATTGTCAAGATTCTCGACACGGCCAAAACGGATCCAATCATTCATATTGCTTCTCGACGCCATCATCCACCCTTCATTATCCTGGACTTTACCATTTCACATGTCAAGATTCGAATCTCTGTTCCCCGCCATGAATTTGATGCTTGATCTTGTTCATTTCAAGTTGGCTGCCTTGGCCAATAAGGAGGCATATTTCAACCTCATCTTTTGAATGGTACTCAAATAAATGGGGAAATCCATTAGCCATTGATCATCTTGTGTCCCCATTTCTAATTGCTGCTTTAATAAATGCAAGAAGTCTAAATCAGTTTGCATTTTACTCATGCGGTGACACGCTGTATTCACTTGTAACGCTGCAAACCGATCATGTTTCTTAGTTTTCAAAATATATATAACATGTTTTTGATGTGTAAGTTTCGTAGTTAAATCAGCAATCATAAAGTCTATTTCTTCTACATTCATATTTACTGTAATGCTTTCATTTGTCATTTCCCGTTTTTATTTTATTATCATCGTCATCATTTCTTGTTTTAGTTCCTTAATGGTCATGCGTTCATCCGGATTCAACACCACAAGTCTTTTCACCAACTTGAGGATCTTGAAAGTGATCACATCTTGTTGTTCCCCTTTTACTTGTTTGATTGCTTCTTCCAACTTTTCCCAAAACTGGCCTTGATTATGAATAAAACCGATAAATCGAGAGTCGCGATGAGAAAACCATAATAGGCAATTGAAAAACATGGCAAAGATGCAAATGCCTAATGACCACATATCACAAGTCTTTGGATTATACACCGTATCTCGCGCAAATATCTCATATGCCCCATACGATTTCTTGCCAATTGACCCCGTAATAGTTAACACTGAATTCGCATGACACGCTTGTGCAAAATCCCCCAAACGTATTTCCAAATCTTGAGTCAACATGAAGTTTTCCAATGATAAGTCCATATGCGCAATCTCGAGATGTTCATGTAAACAATACACTGCATCAATCATTTGGTCCACCCATTTCAACAGGAGCTCTTCCGAACAACGGTTACGCTCCATATAGTGAATGATATCTATTTGATGGCAATAAGGAAATACAATGACACGTTCTTCTTCGTGTATGCTTTCACACTTGAGTATGAAAGGGGATAAAGTTCCTCCAAAGTTCATAATTTTCAAGTTCATGAGCATTTCCACCATCCATGTATCACCCGATTCTGCCTTGCGTAACTCATGAAAGATTTTAGCTACTCTTGTCTCATCATGAAAGAGACTAGCTAGAACCCCCCGCATAATAAATTTGGGGAAGTATCCTCCTCCTCCTCCACCCGCTTCTCCCCCCTTCAGGTACTTGTTCACAATCCCTATCTCTCGCGGCGTGGACATTTCTCTCCAACAAGGGATACTCCTGAATTATCCGCTTCACTCGTTCTAGTGCCGAATCGGAAAACAATAATTTTACCTCTTTCGGATAATTCGTATACAATGACATCATCGGCTTTACATGCTTTAATGTATTTGTATCTGCCGCAAACTGGGTACGTAAAACTAGACTCTCAAATTTAGGATTACTCTTTAACCGACCTATAGCATCACTCGTATTCGCAGGTAACAAGGTAATCGGAACCCTCTTTTCAGACTGAATCATCTCTTTCGAACCCGGATTATTTCGAATACACATTTTATTCACATTATGTTTTTCCATTTCCTTTTTTTTTTTCTAGTATTCACTCAGAAATTACTTGAATCTTCCGTTTTCGTGTCATGTCCACACCTTGCTTCTCTTGATCCATTACCGCAGATGACCTCACAAACTTCTTTACAATCAATTGTACATGCACTTCATCCACTGATTTGGGTAATACCAGATACGTTACATTCACTACCGAAGTTTGTCCCATACGATGACAACGATCCTCTGCTTGAAACATATCGGCAGCTGTTGGCAATATCTCCGTCATAATCACATTGGATGCCGCCGTAAAATTGGTTCCCGTTCCAGACGCTTTAATCGACAACAATGCTACACGACATGATTCCTCTTTTTGAAATCGACCTTGTAATGCATGTCTTTGCTCTGCACCAACACTTCCATCAATTATGATATACTCAAGTCCCAATTCTTCACATATGTCCATCAATGCTTCCTTCATCTTCATGTGATGGAAAAACAAGACAATCTTTCCATGTTCTAGTTGATTTGATAATACTTCCTTCACATGGGTAATGACATGAGGTAATTTGTGTTCACAGGTCATGGTGATCGCCTCAGTATACTTACTTCGATCAATAACCCTTCCTGAATACATTTCCTTCAATATCTCCTCGACAAACATTCCTTCCACTTCTGGTAAATCATGTCGATGCCTGACCTTCATAGGTAATTGGGTACACACATCCTTTTTCAATCGCCTGACCATGAATTGGGATACTACGACTTTCAATTCTTCTTGATGCACATTCCCTTTAAACTCCCATTGCGGGAACCCACCTTTGAACATGACTCTCTTGGGATCACAATAACGAGATGCAAAATCTTCACGTGACACAATAGTTTTCTTGGTATCGTAATGGAAAAATGGTGGTGTACCTAACGGATCCAATACTTTCATTTGCGAATAAATTTCACAACTCTTTTCAAATGGCGATCCAGACAAGATAATACGATGCAGCATACTAGGCGAAATATCTAATACAGCTCGAGTTCTCTTGGCTGTTAAATTCTTTACGGAATGACATTCATCCAAAACTAACGTGTTAGCCCACTCTTTACATTTGGACCTAACCTCCTTATTTGATAATATGCCATAAGGTATGATAATCACCTTTACTCCTTCATCCCCCCAATCCGATTTGATGACTTTTTTAGTACTCTGACATATCATAACACTCTTTCTATCCCAGTCCATACGATTCAAAATCTCGTCATACCAATTGTACATAATGTTTGGCAAAGTAATAATCAAGGTCTTGTCATTCCAATATCTCGCAATACCCAATGCAGTGAATGTCTTTCCTGTACCCATTTCATCCGCAATAAATACATCATTCCTTTCGACCCCAATCTTGACCAATGTCTGCTGATATGGCCTCATACAGTCAAATATCATGGGGGTAATCTTATCACGTATCTCCTCCATTGAATCCACCACTTTGCGTTTCATCTCAAACCTCTTTAACAAATCAAATACAAACATGGGCGTTGAAGTATTGTGAAGTTCCCACCCTTGGTCCGCTATCATTCCCCATAACTGATCCGCATATTTCGCATGAACCTCTACATGCTCAGTACGAATATTGACCTCATACACTATCCCATGTTTCACCATTGCCCCCAAAATCATATTCAATGAAATACGAGAAATCAAACTGTATATATCCAAAAGATAGGTTGATCTAGTCGTAACTCCATCTTCATACATGGGCAATGCTTGATATTTCACACGTACTACTAATTGATTCATCTTATGTTCTTCTTCTTCGTCTTCTTCTTCTGGTTCTTTGATTTTTCTGTATTTTTTTGTTTCGATTGTTGTAAAATGAGATCGGAAACATCTCCACGTCTCCATTGATCCTCTTTATCTTCCAACTCCACTTGCAACTCCTCCACATTTTTCTCCAAGGCATCAAACCTTATCGTTGGCGCCGGTGTAGGATTCTGCTTCTTCCAATTCACCGAAGCATTCAATGGAGGTCTATAAGAAGGATTATCCGTCAACACATCGTAATTCATGTAATCATCAACCATATCCTGTGGCGCATTCACTCGATAACACCATTCAAATTGGAAATCAGATTTAGGTCGGGTCATAATAAATACTCCTAAAATAATACTTATCACTGTAAACAATAATAACAACCATCTCAAGAGTAAATTAGTTACTGACATCCAAAAACGATCACTTTCCACCATCCATGTACCTGCAAATAGTACCAGATTACATACAGATACAATTTGAACCCATACCAAGAAAAACATCATCTCCTTATATGTCCATCGATGATCCTTATCCAGTGTTACTTTTTTAAACTCATACGGTAAATCCATCACGTAATCCCCTTTACTTTTTTTGTTTTATATTTCTTTATTGAATAAAAAAAAAAACTATGAACCTTGCACCTGATTATTTTGCAACAACTGATCCTATCCATGGAAATCAGAACTCTTCTACTACGATGGCAACAACAACAACATCAACACATGAAGGCACTACTACTACAGTTCAACGACTTGCATCCCTATTTGATATTTCCATCTTTTATATCTTGGGTAGTATTTTATTAATTATTCATTATAGCTTTATATGGTTACATTCTAGATTAACACACGTACATTCTAATATTCATTTAGCTAATATGATAGACTTGGCAATCTCCCGATCAAATCAAGAAGATCACAATGTACAAACTACCACTACTTCTCATGTGGATTCAGAGTGGTGATCAATTGTTAGCAATACCTCCATCACATGTTTCTCTTTCGACTGTATTGAAAGCCTATGCCCAAACCACACCTATCCAAGCGATGGAGAACTATTTTGGTTCAGAACACCTTGGATTTCCTCAATTGGTTCATGATTTAGCTTATCATCGAGGATATGATTGGTTGGAATGGCGCAATCATTCAACCCAAACCGAACCGCCACTCTCATTGGAAGAATCTTTACAATATGATTCGGCTATCAAGACCCTTTGTCGACACTTTGATACCATTTTCAAACCCTGTATCCTCCAGCTTCCCAATGTACATGATACGATTATTACCAACTTGGTGAAAATGCTTCACGACATTCCTGACCCCACTAATGACATGTATGATAATCTCATCAAAACCATGAAACTGGAAGGGTGGAAAGAGTCCTTATCGCCACAGGTGCATCAATTCATGACCACGTACTCCTCTATTCCTCTAGGGACACTAGTTCAAATTATTGCCCAAGCCTCTATATTGGATCTTCGTCATGTAGTGTGCATCTTATTGATTCTCTTTGTGGACCATGTGAATATGTTTGATACGGAAAAGATGTTTGCCATGTTTGCCATTCCTCCAGCGAATAATGCGTCCGCTACTCAAGCGCTTCATGATATTCTGACACGTTCTCAAGCCATAATAAAAACACCATGATTCCCAAAATTATTCATCAGACATGGAAAGGTCCACCTGACACTCTTTTAACACAATGGGTTGACTCACACCATACATGGACTCGCTTAGCACAAGAATATGGATTCACGTATATGTATTGGGATGACCAAGCCATTGATCAATTCATTGCTACCCATTTCCCTTGGTTTTTATCCAAATTTAGAGCCTATACGTATGGCATTCAACGGGCCGACACCTTTCGTTACTTTGTACTCTATCATTATGGCGGCATCTATTCAGACTTTGATAATGTACCCACCAAGGAATTCTTCACCGAACTTTACCCCAAACTTCAGAATGAACAACTTGTTCTCGGCATATGTAAAAAGGATAGCGATGTAGGCACACAAAATCTTACCAATGCATTCATGTGGTCCATACCTGAACACTCCTTTTGGGTTCATGTTTGGTACCTCCTATACACCCCTTTTAAATACAATCCTTATAAATCAGTATTACAACGTATTTATTATTTCCATGTATTATTTACCACTGGTCCAGGTATTATTTCAGATGCCTATCATTCATTACCTAATCACAAGAAATACCGTATTCACTTATCCCCATTATTACAAACTCTTGACGGACCTTATATTCATACAATCACCGGTAACTCATGGCATAAAGACTCCACTTCTGCTTCAGTCATCACCTTTTTCAATCGTACTATTAGACCTCCATCCATCCTCACAAAATAAGAATAAAAACAAATATAATATACTATTAGCCACCACCACCTTTACTTTGTTCCCATTCCGCAATGAGAGGTATCACGTGGGGTTGAAGAATAATGTTTTCCAAAATGGCTCCACCATGACCATGATTCACTTCATGGACTCCATACGTACGTAACGAGCTGAAGGCCACACTATTGAGTTTACATTGTTGCTGTGGTAAATTGTTTTGAGCCACCCACCATTTGTAAGCCTTGGTAAAATCATTCTTACTCATACTCTTCTTCTCATCCATACTCAATACAATACAGGCTTCACTCACAAACGAGTCAACAGGATTCATCTCGCGTAAACACCTCTTCTCCATTTCCTTGAATTTTTGAGGCAACACCGATTTGAACGACACATTGTGGAAACGCTCGGCCGCCATCAAGTAACATGAATTGCACACATGCAGAAACTCTGGAATCTCTCGTAGACACATTTCAAAGAGATTGGGATTCATATTCTTCACAATGTACGCAAACTCGATATTGATGATACGACGAGACAAGTTATTGCCCACACTATGAAATTTGGAAGGCATCAAATTACTTGCGGCCGCCCCATGTGATAACCACTCCATCGAAATCTGATCCTTATTCTTGACATTGACCACCACTTGTTCATGAGAGACAATCGAGCAAAACGTAGCTTGATCCAATGAAAAGTGATTATCTATATCCAATGCCAAGAACAATAGACCAGTATAAGCAGTAGCCAAGGAGAAAGCTTCAGATGGCTTATTTGGTAAATATCCAATGTCTTCAGGGTTATACATCATGGCAATCAACTTGAGAATCGTACTCTTACCCGTGGCACCAATACCCAAAAACCATGGGAAAACACTCCAATTATCAAATCGTTTACCCATATGAAACAATCGTCCCAATAACGCAAAGATGAAAAACATTTCCCTGTCTGTAAATCCTTGTAGTGTGAAGATGGACTTGATATTGGGCATTGTAATATTCAACGGATTACGTAAATCACCACCCATAAATTCCTGAGTCATACGTACATCATCGAAAAACAACTTGTGATACTTGATTGCCGTCAAATTACCACTCAACTCATTAGTAGAACGACATCCTGGTGGTGGCCGGAACCAAAAAAATTGTCTCAATGGCAATACATACAACCCATTAGTAAACGCAAAAATGTCTCGATTGTACTCCAAAATAGGTAACCTCTCAAACTTCAATTCCTTTAACATACTATGTAAATAAGGAATGACCCCTACGTTGCTTGACAGGATATTGAACCAAAAAGCGTTTTGTGTCTCTGGGAAACATGCTTCACAAATGAATTGCATAATCGATTGATGTCTCTCATAGGCATGCACGAATATGCCCTCCTCATTGAACACTGGCTTGTACAAATAATTACCAGCCTTTCGATATTGTCGATTGAAAGCATATTCCAAATAAAAGTCTAATAGTTTTTGCCTGGGTTGCTTTTCCACCCCTTGATTTTCAGAAGAGGGGGGTTTAAATGTTTGCGAGGTCATACTAAGTAATGCACTACGTAGACCAGGATCATTGGAATGACGCAATAGACGTATCCCCACAATCACTTCATACGAGGTTCGTAACGCCATGGAAATCCGTGTAATCATACATTTCAATTCACGACCCACTTGCGTATTGACATCCAAAAAACCTTGACGCGTTAAATGGGTCTCCACCAATTGTAATTGTCCATATAATTGTTCATACTTGGATGACATGGCCAACGTATCACTATACACTTTACCAATACGTGTCAAGGCCTCCATATCACCCTTGTTATTAAAACAAAAAAGCTTATGGAAATATTGTAAAAAAGTTAATAACTCGGCTTGAGTTCTCTCTTCATTTAAGGGGAAAGTAGCCAAGTGACGTGTCATTTCCTCCCAATGATGATCCGCAAACGTGACCAATTGTGCTTCCACTTCCTCCTCTACATAGGGCCGTTGATAGATCATGTTCATCACATCATTTACAGCGCCAATACGAGTACAATTCACTACCAAACGAGGATCATTCTTCCATGGCCCCGTTGGATTTTCAATCAAGGAAGAAGACATGTAGTGTCAAACCCTAAGCGAGTCACAGGTATAAACACAAACGACTGGAGATATGAAATGTCAAATCCCAATCGGGAGATATCCGTCACCGTAGATGATAATGGTTTCACTACCAACTGTTTCGATGAATGATGATGACTCAATTGGTGTGTATTGGAATTTGTACTATGAGGACGACTCGATGGTAATCGGCATCTAATAATTCTAGGTGGAAATACTTGCAATTCTACAGGAACACACCAAAGACGAATCTCTTTCTGTTCATATGGTACATGATATCTAGGCTCCCCTTGCATAACTTCGACCTCGACTCTTGTTAATGTTTTAGGTTCTGGAAAATGAATTCTAGACAAGGCTTGTACTACATAAAATGATACTACATGAGCCTCCTCTGATTCACCCGACACACTTTCCATCAACCCAGGAAATAAAGATTCCATCAACAACAACAACAACTTTACTTTTTGAAAAATCAATATTTATTCATCATCGGAAATACATAACATATGATATAAAATACTTGGATCCACTTTACCTTCTAACCATATATATTCAAAACATTGCTTTACATAACCTATCAACTCATTCCGATTGTAAGTAGCTCCACGTTTATGTAATCCATTTTGTACCTTATTTACCCATTTCCATATCCACTCTTTTCCTTCCACTTCACCCAATTCCTCCCTTGTAATCTCCCATGTCTTATTATTATTATTATGATTACTCTTTTTCATCATCATCATCATCATCGTATCTTGTGGCGTAACATAGTCATGCACACCTGCGGGAACATAGTCATGCACACCTGCGGTAACCCATGAAATTTGTAAATGCTCCATCAATCTCTTCACACATGCATCCTTCTTCCAACATATCTCACTTAACGTGACACCCTTTACACAAATTCCTTGTGCCCAGAAGAATCGATAATCCAAAACACAATCGAAATGATCTGGATAAGGTAATCTCTTATTTTGCATCTGCCAAAATATAACTCCCAAAGCCCACATATCATCTGCCTTGGAACACTTGCCATCCTTTAATCGTTGAGGCGATTGATAAGGTAATGTACCACAATTCATTCCATATTGGGATATTCCCTCTATGCGGACACTACCCAAATCCGCTAACAATACATCATTTTGCTCCGTCATCAAGATATTCTCAGGCTTCAAATCACCATGAATAATTCCACGTTCATGCAAATAACATACAGCCTTCACTAATTGTCCAGCTATTCGAATCATCTCCTTTTCATCATTAATTAATCCATGCTGAATGTACAATGATAAATTACTCTTGTACACTGGAAAGACATGACCTACTTCACGAACCTTATTATAACATAATAAAATTTGTGAACGCCTTGGTTTATAAATATATGCACTTTGACAATGATGTAACATATACCATTCACGCCATACATATCCACGATTTATATCTTCCTCCTCTTGTCCCCATTTATACACCTTATATACACCACTCACACCTTCCACCACATTACGCCCTAAACGCCTCACCACTTCCTCCGGTACTAATGTCTGCGGCTCAATCCTATCCTTTTTTATCGACCTAGGATACACTATATACCTCTCATGACACTTACTCCACGTCATAAAACTACACTGTAATACACTAATCGAATATGATAAATCATTCATTTGTTTTTTTTTTTATTTTATTTTAGTCAAGCTTCATTTACATGTCTGTGCGCGCCTATTGAACCGCCATACGCTGTAACTTTTGAAGCGTTTGCAACATTACCCTTAATTTCTCCATATTCTCCCTTTGTGCTGGTGGCATCTCATCTGCAAATGTCCCCATCACCAATTCCATTTCTTTCATAATTTCAGTTGGATCACCTTGGCCACTCTTCATTAGATCATCTATCTTTTTCAAGGCCTTGTCCAGCTTATGTACTGTTTCATTACGCTTGTTTGGTTTAAGCTTATTGAGTTCTTTTGCAACATACCCATGCCATGCCACATCATTCATACCCTTCCCTAGATCTAAAAGTCTTTCTCTCTCTACCACCGAAATTTTACCACTTTGGACAGCCTTGTCTATCATATCTTGCATTCGAATACGAATCTCCATAGCATAACGAATAGGATCTAACTCATCTTTTGCCTCATTACTCATACTTGACAACCTTTGTAACCAAACCCTCATCTCATTCACCGCAGCTTTCTTATCCTCCTTCTTCAATAATCCCAAACCTTCCAGCTCCATTTGTATAGCTAATTGATCCCCTACAATGGGTGTTAGACTCATGGGAGAATGCGATTTTGATTTCGATTTGGATTTCGATTTAGATTTTGATTTAGATTTGGAATTGGAATAAGGTACAACAGAATGAACTGCCTCTGAACTAGTCCTCGAGTTGGATCGACCAACTGGTATGAAATGAGATAACCAACCTTTAGCCTGTCCTACTTTTGCTATTTCAGCTGTTGTAAGCTCAATCTCTTCCATTTCCAGACAAAACTTTTTCCAATGTAACAACTTATAAATAAGTTTTGCTACACCATTCAATGTATCATAAGGCTCAGACATATCTAAATATTCTTGCATCGCATTCACTTCGTTCCCCTTTATTAATGCGAGAATTTCAGGAATCTTTTTCATCATATACTTAATGATTGTATTTGCCCACGTCCCATATTGCTCATCATCTAAATGGTCGTCTACAACTAACCAATTAGCTATTTCATCCGCATACTCTTCATCTTCTTGTTCGTCCACATTTTTTTTGCCCTTACGACCCTTCTTTGCTTTTGTTGCTTTTTTGGCTTTAGGGGCTTTATTCGATTTACGTGTCAAGGTTAATTCAGGATAGTATTCCTCTATTTTCGCTAACAAGGATTTACTAATACGCTTATTCCCTTGAGGGTTAGCCACAAGATCCTTGATCCATTTGTTTGATGCTACCCTCGCAATCAATTGGGCTACAGCATACCACTCGGCCTCATCTTCAGTAAGATTCGTATCATAATTTTTATCTAACCATTCGACAATAACATCTTCCTCCTCTGCGGTATAATTGCGGTAAAGAGGTCTTTCAATGTCGTCATAATATTTACTTAAAATTTCCCTATGCGCTTTAGTTAGGCGAGTAAATAAACATTTAGCATTCGATGCCGCTTCTATTTCAAAAATAATTTGTTCATCATCTATATCTTCAAAGAAATATCTCTGGAGTAATTTGCGAATTCTTCGTAATCGTTCTTCTTGTGGTAGTACTGGTTGTGCTTCAGCTTTCTTGGACTTCCTCTGTGATGGTTCCTTTGCCTTTTTCTGCGATGGAGCTTTTGCCTTTCTCGCCTTTCTCGCCACCTTGATAGGTACCCAATCAGGGTCATTTAATTTTCGAAATGCCTCATACGCCTTTCTCCACTTACTAGGTACACATTTATCAGGATCATCTGGATTACAATACTGTTTACAAAATCTCATCCCTGAGCCCTTTTTCTCAGCTCGACTCTTGAAAAAATCATACCCTTGCAATACGACTCCAGGATTGTCCTCCATCCATTTCCTCATCTTACGAATACCATTATACTCTTCCCAATTATAATACTCGTCTACCTCTTCTACCTCTTCCACCTCTTCGGCCATGTCCTTTTTTTAACAAGGTGTATTTATTTTTTTTCCATCTTCATTTTCAAAAACATGACTTCATTATGCATCATATTACGCAACTGGAGTAATACCATTATATCCACAACTCCATTGATTCGCTTCAACTTACATTGCTTAATCATTGGTTTATAATGGTATTTTTGGCGATCACACATGGGAGATATCAGCTGTATCAACTCATTTGTTTCTTCCACAATCTGAATTCTACACATATGGCACCACATTGCATACAGCTTATCCCAACAACACTCACATACATTCTCCTGACACCACTTGAGAAATACTGGCATATCAATAGAGGAGAAACATGTCGCCAGCGCAAACGCCAATGTCTTCCATGTCATGATTAGCGGGTGAAAACTTACTGGAATCATACGTAATGTCAATTGAATCAAATCAGCTTCCTCTTCTGTTAATGGTTCTTCGGTTTGATATTGTATCTCTGGTACTGGCTGCACATAAACATCCGTTGGCTTCAATACACGTTGATACATGTCTCGAACTAAAGGTGTCATACGACCTTGCTTTCGAATTGATAAACACATGTCTATCACCGCTTGTTTTAATAACTCAGATTGAGGAATCCTATTCCATTGTGCTATCTTATCTTGCAATATACCCATATCTCTATCAATCATCACTTGATAATCCTCCATACTCTTATTTGTACACTTGATCCCCTTTTTTTTTATTTATTCATCAAGACTTGAAAAAATTATCACAAAATATGGTCTAGTCATGTCATGCTAAAATATTTATTTACACACTATTATTATTAAATTCATCCACTAAAGGTTCAAGGTTGTCTTGATAAGGTGACATGGTACTCATCACAATACTATTAAACATACGCTTATCTTCCTCGAATCGTACAATTATACCTTGCAAATCACTCATTTGTTTTTGAATGTGTTCATGTACCCTACCACATCCATTAGAGTAATTTTCCAACATCATCGTATATGCATGCTCACGATCTTTCAATGAATCACCCCATTTCTCCTGAATGTCTAATGCCTCTCTAGCCAACGTTACCTTTTGTGTCTGGGTATACAAATCCTCCATTTTAAATGCTTTCAAATCAGCATCATTCCATACATTCTGAAACTCCTTGATCAATTCCTGATTTCTCGCTTCTACTTTTGACAAATCATCCAGTGTCTGTATTACCGTCTTGTAGCGATCCAATAACTCATCACCATGAGGCAATTCCACCACAGGTTCCGGTTCAGGTAACGGCGAAACCGGCTCTTTTTCCTCTGGCATGACAACAGAAACCTTTTCTCGTTTTGGTGGTCTTTGTTTTGACGCAATCATTGCTATTTGTAATTTTAAATCACGTAATGATAATTCAACAATCTTATGCCATGGAATTCCCATATCTTTTGCTTGTTGTCTTACCCTATTTCGTTCCTCTTCCATTCTTTTTCTCTCTCTCTCTCTCTTTTTTTTCGTCAATATTCACCTTATTATTCCCCTTTCGCGTCTTGGACCAATACAACTGCTGCTGATACACCAAAATATTATGCAATGTCTTACTCCCTGTATAATACCAAATCCTCTTTATTGGCACATCATGCACATTCACCATCCATAACTCTCTTCCAAAACATTTATACCTTGACTCAAACCGGAATAATGGTATCTTTCGTTCATACTTGAAATATTGACTACCTTGTTGATTCCGTAATAGTCTTATCATTAGCATACATGACCACAACAATACTATCCATATCTTCATAACCTAGTTTTTTTTTCTCGTTTCTACCTACATCCATCCCACTCTTCATTCTAAAATAACAAACACACAATATGACTGACCTACTTTCCTCAGATGATGATAACGACAATGAGGAACCAGAACAATCGCCACTTCATTTTCTTCATATTAAAGGCCAAATTTGGAAAGGTTTCCCACATGATATCTTAGCTTATCAACACCCAAACAAAGTAATATACCTTGATTGGACAACAATATGCCAATGGATTAAAGTGAAATGTCAACAAACCACAACTATGTTTATACCCAATGTGATTATCCAATGCGATACAGGTCAAATAGTTACTCCTACTTCTTCTATTACTACGTCAAGTCAACCCATTTCCATGGTTTCCATAGATTCATTTGTTTCTGAAGTACAAAAACGCATCAACCAAAAACGTAAACATTTACAATACAAGCAAGAGATTCTTCGTCTCATAGGATTACATCATTGTATCCAACCTTCCATCGACATTGAACATCAATGCTTACACGGATTACTTTATTCATGTCCTTTCACTATTCAGTGTAACTACCGTCTTGGGAATTATAAAATCGATGCCTACATACCTGATCTTCGTCTCGCCATTGAAATCGATGAACACAATCACAAGGGCTATAATGCAGATCATGAAAAGACTAGAGAAAGGGAAATACGTAATGCCAGTATTGTACTCTTACGCTTCAATCCACATCAGCATAAAAATCCATCTGAAACACTTGTCGCTGAAGTTTGGAAAAAGACCTTATCTCCAGAGATGAAAGCTTTTGTACGCCTTATTGTTTGACACTCCTTCACAAAACTCCTCATTTCTTCAAGAACAATGACTAATAACATAAAACCCATTATAATTACACTTATAGCTTCACCTGATAAATACGTTGAATAACCATCCATGATCGTATGAAGACTCACAATGATCACTACATACAAAATATCCAACGTATAATCCCCTGTTAATGGTCTATTACGCATTTTTTTTTTTATTTTCTATTACCCTTGTTTTTATTTTCACTATCTCGCTTTACCATCAAGACGATTACATCAGAGTTACAAAGAATATGATTTATTACGACATCTTTTGTAGGTTAACCTTATAAACTTCCAAGGGGTAATGACAAGCTTAATGGGGTAAAGAGGGTGGTGAAATAATCGCATCTGCTGAAACATATTTGGGTATTTTCGTTTTGGTCTTTGTCAAGGTATAAATATGTTCAGCTACATCAGGTCCAGTAAATAATAAATCCACTTGCAATTCATCACATACTTTTTGTAACATTGTATACCATGCTACCCAATCTTTACTGGTCACCACAATACACTGCTTATTCTTAGCCAACACTTGTCCCATAACCTCTCTAAATTGCTTTTCCAATAGTTCAATAGGCATGTCACGACTCTCATTATGTCCTACGCCAAACACCACCCAATCTGCTCGCTCCACCCATTCCACTACCTGGAATTCATCACAATTCGGGTAAGCATATTGTCCACGACTAATACGCGTAATCAAGGATGGATGTTCATTTGTGAGAATTGAATTCATGGTACTTCCAATAAAAGCACAATTAAACACTGAAGTATTATCCTTGGCATTCAATGTTTCCCTCAAATCCGGTTTACATGTCACATAATTATCCAAATGATCATCACCTATCAAAATCACTGTACTTTGGTTTGGCTTTGTACCCCATTCCTGTTCTGGTGGAGCATATACAGTATTCCTTATCATACCTGTAATACGTTGAAGATATTGCATTTGTTTTTTTTCTTTTCCTTCTTTATTTTTTTTTGTTCTTCATTACAAATTTTTAGGAATGCTGCGTTCGCCCAACAACACCATACTCAATAAAGAGATATAAATGATTGGCGTCTCAATTAACTCTCTTGCCAATATACATTCCAACGCAATGAAAAATGTTGTAGGCACAGAAATTAATGGCTGCCGCAAAAACGTACTATAACCTAACCATGCACCCAAAAACAAGAGATAACCTATGGTATGATGCCATAACGCAAATAAACATACTAATATACCTAATACAATCATTGTTACATTATCATAATCTACTGACTGAATTATATAACACATCATTCCAGTTATAAAACATAATGTACTAAACCACTTATGTTTTTTAGCAACTATCGAATAACGTACACCTAATAAACCTACATGCATTCTTTCCCTCTTTCTTTTTTTTTCTTTCTTTCTTGTTTAACCTTTTAGGTTGTACCAAAAAACCGCCAGATTTTATTACGGAATAAATAAGTTCTGAATGGCAGAGTTCAAACATAATATTTCTTGATAAATTTCAAGGGCAGTTTAGAAGGTTGATTTTATGGTTGCCATGAAGGCGAATCAGTAGGGTGATAACAATGTGAATCCGGTGCACGAAAAGAAGGTGATTCAGGTCGATATAATGCCGGTGGAATCAAATTCAATAACACATTCATATCCGAACGATGAGGAAATGTAGTAAGCCGCATGTAATTCATATAGTCCGAACGCTCTCCAATGCGTAGTATCATTTGTTCCACATGATTCATAAATCGCATCACATGATAAAACTGATCCATATCAACAGGTGAAGCATACTCTAACGGCTCACTCAAAATTAAAAATTGATGTAGATCCTTTTCACCACACAATATAGGTGTAGCCACCAAAGCAAACTTTCGATAATTTGACGCAAACCACAAGAACATATCATAAGTAACCTCCAGCAAAGGAATCACCGTAAACTTGGTATGATTAGTAGTATCCGCCTTATAATACGTTATCTTTACTTCTGGTGTTTCACATGGTTCAATATGCATGACTCTTTGCACCTCTTCCACATCACATTCCACCTTGACCCGCTTCATTTGACTCCACTTGATCACATGAATCATATGGTACCATAAATAATACAATGCCTTGACTTGAGATGGAGCATGTAAAGGTAAATCCATCATTCCTAATGAATCCACCACCAATCCTCGTTTGATTACCCGTCGTTCATCCCACATTTGTTTCGTTATGTTACCACAGGTGTTCATGACGATGTTACACTTGACTGATGACGGAACCTTGGTATGATATACAGAATACCCAAACTCATCCAACCTCATCAATGTGGGCGCTTTACTCTCACTCATTCTTACCAACATATCACAACACCATTTCACATCCATTTCTTCCATTTTTCGAAAGGAATTATACGTCATACTTTTTACAATTCTAATGTTTTTTGGTTTCTGACTCGGAATAATAACTTTTATGCACCTCTTTCTGTCATATAATGCCACATAATCATTTCACGTCCAAAACTAAAAAAATCGGTATGCTCACGTGGTAATAAAAGTAATAGTTCCTTGGTAAAGAACATGGAATCGTTCAATGTATAGAAATACCAATGATTGGAATGTATCACACCAAATATATATCTGGAATATTCACGGGGACGATAATACTTGTCAAAATTGTACACTGCGAATTTACCTAATCTTCCTTGCTGTATGTTCGGCGCATGAAATACAATACCTACTTCTATCCCCAAATGATTCAATACCATTTTCAAATCATATGGACTCCATAACATATCACTCTTCTTCACATTCATATACCCTTTACGAATATTATTCACATATGCACCTCCATCTTCTTGCAAAAACAACTCCTCCAAATCCTCATAATCACGACTCATTTGACCTGGAATCACATCCAACTCGGCCACTGTACTTCTCTTCACCCCCAACACCTCTTGTATCACCATGATCAAATAACGACCACACCTCAACCGCATCTTGGATAACGACCATTCATGAAACGTTAACCCCTGCATGACTTGAGTTCTTCCGGTACTATAATGGGTATCCACCAAATCCCTCGATACCCTTTTATGTCTCCCTTTGAAAAATGATATGTCATATGTCATCCCAGGCATCACCATCATATGTTCCAAATTACGATTCATAATAGACTTTACTTGTAATTCCCTGTTTCTTGAATCTTCACTCACTGCAACAACCAAGTCACCACGACCTTGACCTACCAGCCAAATATGATCCTGCTCATCCCATGACAATACAATCTCTATCAATGGCCCACGATTATTATTATTACCCGCAATCACATTTCGCGTTGGATCACCTTTTCTCCTCTTCACCTTTTGGGCCTCCATTGTCTTCCCCATTTCATTGGGCACCAGAAACTGTAATAACTGCCTCACCTCTGGAAACTCACTCGTTTCATCACGACTCACCAATGACCTAAATTTATCCCACCTCAACCCCACTTTATTCTCTGGTACCTGCACCTGATAACGCGGATCCAACATCTTAGTATACTCACGCGCCATAAAGAGATAGTCAGAATGATTATGAGTCATAGCACATTGCTCCTCAATCAAATCATCTGCTTTTTGCTTATACCATAAACGTAAAGGTATGGCTTGACTCAAAGGTATGAACAACTCATGATAATCATCCGGTACTTGATGTCTTGTTACCCCTAAAGACGAGGTCAATTGCATTTCCTTCATGGCTCTCGCTACACACCCATCTTTCCCCAACTCTACGCCTTCACGATAATCATGATACACTGCATGATATAATCTCAACTTATTATCATCCATCGCCCATCCACGATTCGCATATATCGTATCATAGGCACATAAGAAAGCTGCCCATAACCACCCATTATTTTCAGCATTAAACGGCATATATCCACCCAATACATGATTCACCCTATCAAATGGCTCCCCGAAATAACGACTCTTCACTTGCAATTCAGCTACCACAGTATCATCCACCATCAACGTCTCATAAATCCACGTCTCCACATGAGGCATTAACACATGTGTTGGCGCCGGTAAAAGATTCGAATTCGCCACATGATCTGCACTAAAATACAACTGGCGAAATGGTAAACTGATCATGTATGGCCTTTCAGGTATCCAGTGTGGATATAAATGACTACCCCCCACTATCTGCTTATTCTCATAATTACGAAAATGCAAGACTACAGGATTCGCTATCTGTCTATGATTATCCTCCTCAAAATCATCCCCAAAAAGAGATCTATGTATAGGATTCAATCTACTCGCACCTAATACAATCATTTTTTTTTCTTGTCTTCTTCTTTTTTTATTTTTTTACTCTTTCAATAAATTCACATTCGATTCGAATAACGTGGACCCGCAGACCTCATTGTCGGTGGAGGATACGCTTGACGATTCGAATCACCTCCATGTTGAAGTGGACGCATGTAACGATAAATCATTATCAACAATAATACACAAAATAATAGCATCACAACGCATAAGAATGCAAAGTAGGTATAATCCTGCCACGTGTAATCACAGTCGTGACTCATTCTTTCTTTTTTTTTACTTGCTGTATGAATTTTTTTTTACAAAAACAAAAAGAGTTAAAAAAAAAAGAATGTCATTCCAACGAATTTGTGATCGGATCTTTTGGAACTTTGATACTATTGCCATTATCTCTGATAACCATCAAAATCTACGCGTTGAAAATTCACGCCTCTACTTTGATGATCGATGGTTCCTTTCTTTTCGTCGACTCGTATCCTATGATAACCGTCATAAAGTGTTAGATTGCATTGAAGAAACTATTGCAGAATGGTGTGAACTCGTGAAACATGATCCCATTGAAATCAAATACTATAACCAAATCAAAGACTCAGTCATGTCTGGTCTAGAAAAACTTGCCAAACTTGGTCGTTACGCTTATGACATGACTTTTCAAATGCGTGTACGAGGATTATTACAACGTCTTGCACAATTAGAGACATGATTTCCCAAATTCATCCACCACTTCCTCCATTGCATCATTCCATATAAGCTTACCTGTTTGCCACTCCATTTCCCATCGCTGATTACATACAAATTGTTTACCTAGACCCTTTTTCTTGATTTGCCTTACACGCCGTATTACAGTTGTCTTTTCCACCTTATCCCCCACTCTTGGTATATCATTCATGAATATAACATATATAAATACAGGCTCTCCAGGTTTCTGCTGCAGTACTATTGGATTCAACTCGGTTGGCGTTCCAATCAAGGCATACGTGATATTACTCGTCAACACAATAGTACATAACCCAAAGATACCTAAGACTACTAATGTCGAACCTGTAGCAATCATACCTAAACGCTGAGATGAGGATAATTCATGTCTCAATACCGAGCCAATAACAATCATTGCTATTCCTAATAAGATGGATGCACTACATAAGATGGACACATTTCGATTACGACGTAGCCTTTGCCATTTTGTTGGGGGTAACATATCATATAAATGGGGTGCAAAATATTTCTTCAATAATTCATCATGTCTCGTTGGACGATCATCATCAGACGACATTAATTTTAATCCATAACGACTTAATGTGGATACTTTCTGAAACTTCCCCCCCAACTTTACCTCATCCCATAATACTAACGTCATGCCTTTTTTGTTTTTACCATTCCAAAACTCCAATTTATTATTTTACCCACACTTGAAGATCATCACCATTTTCCACCAACTTTAGAGTTTTTTTAGGTTTCGCAATAGATTTTATGTTACCATCACATTCAAATACTTGCTCAACACCATATTCTCCCACATCAACAACACGATATACAATTAATGTTGTTGGAGTAAAGTCTCGAGTAAACACAACATAATGACTTGCCTCATGTTCCATAATAAAATAATCGAGTTGTTTTAACTGTGCATAGCTTGACCATATAAAAGCTATGGCTAAAAACATCAATACAGCTCCTGCAATATATTGAGTTACCGCAGGTTTGCATGACGATGTTACCGCAGGTTTGCATGACGATGTTACCGCAGGTTTGCATGACAATGTTACACTGAAAGCGATTACACCTCCCACTAAGGTGCATATGCCAAACCACCATAGGAAAACCATTCCTGTCTTTGATTAACCCTTTCTACACCATTGCCATAGCCACTGTTTCTTGAGATGATATATATATATACTACCTTTATGCTTAATTATAAAATTCCTTACAATGGCATTACCATACAAGTCTTTAATCTCATCCTTATTTATTTTTACATATTTTTCTTGTGTCGCCATACCTTACGTTATTCTTTTTTTTGACTTGATGTTATGTGTAATTAGAAAACCTTTAAACGAAAATGCTTATTGTGGTGTCACAATTTTATAAACTGTAATAAATTCTGGCATTCAACATGGTAGGAGGTTTCTACACCAACATTTATTCAATAATTTTAATACCATTATTTGCATACAGACTATCTTCTTCTACTCTAGATGTAATTTGAAGATCTTCTTTCTTGACCGTGAGTTTATGAGTCACAGAGAAATTACCTTCATTTGTTATTTTTGACAACTTAAACATTATGAAACTATGTTCTTCTACACTACATACATCTTTGGTAAATATTACATACTTGTTATTATCTGCGAGTTTTGATTCCCAATTCACGATATTCCTCTGTCCTCCTTCAAGATATGCAGAAACAATGATATACTTCAAGTAATGATCATAGAAAAACCGAAAAAAGCATAAAACACCACACACCACAAGTATTAGTGCCCCAAATATGGTTAGCGCAGTTATATCATTGATCAACCCCACAGTAATCATAGTTGCACCACCCATGAAGATACCCCCTAATAACATAACTATCCACGTGTTACTTATCCCATAAAACCATTGGCTGAACTGTGATAAACTCCCATACTCCTGCGTATCTAATGCCCTAGATTTTAGTGTGTTGGTAATAAATGCTTGAATAGCAGTATCGTAATTTGCCCGGATATGATCTTGAGTCATACAATCATTTTGACTTTCTTGTTGTAATGGTTCCTTCTCCTCCTCATTTGGAGCCTCCTCATCTTTTGCTTTTTCTGGAAGTGCATCCAAATTTTTGAATCTACCAGGTGGTTGCTGATCCTCCCCCGTTTCTATTACTTCTCCTCCTTCTTCCCCCTCTTCTTCAGGTTGATTGGGGTTTTCATATGTAAGTTCTTCAAGAGCAGCACCTATTTGGTTCATTTCTTCTAGTGTTTTCTGCTCATTATATTTTTGTTCAACACCTTCTATGTGTTTCTTCGCAGCTCCTTCATGCAAAGTATTGAAATTACTCAAGCTGGTATCCCCTACAGCGCGCGGCCTTCTATCCAGTTCTTCAGCAAGAAGAGTCGAAAAGACAGACCCTTCACTCTGATTAAGTCCCTTGAAACTCATAGCCTCCCTTTTTTTTAGTTCTTCATCAAGAAGAGTCGAAAAGACAGGCCCTTCAGGCTGAGTAGGATCAGATTCAGCTGTCCTTAAAAGTTCCTTGAAACTCATATCCTTCTTTTTTTTTATTCCTTCCATTTAAAATTACATTTTGGATTTTGGCAATGAAATAATTGACATGATCTTTCATCGATTGACCGGGTTTGTACTGTCATCATCTTCACATTATCTTGAGTGCACTTGCGACATTTATAACCCTTGATTCCAAACGTATCGTGAGCTTGTGGAGGTAATGGCTTCCGTTGTTTTTCCCATTCTATCATCCATTCCAATTTAGCTTCCTCCTCTTCCACTTCCTACCAAAAATAAAATAAAAACAATACTACAAGGAAATCGTTCGTTTTTGTTATTTACCATGGGAAGTTTGGTCATACCCGGTTTATATCTTTGCCTAATATATTGCTTCCAAAATTCCTTTACCTCTGGATTCGTATATAAATTCAAATACGCTTCTACCGATAACGCATTCATGATACAAGAAAAATCAAAATAATGTCGAGCCTTGATACGACACTAACCAATTTCTTACATACTTATAAACAAATCAAGTCGGAAAATCCTACACAACATACCGAACTTGAATTTCGTATTGGACGTATCAATGCCAATAACAATTTCAAAGCAGGTTATGTCGTTCCAGAAATCAAATCAGATGATACATTAGTGGATCCAGAGAAAAACTTACGTGAACTGCAAGCTTTTGATCGATTACGTTCGAGTTTAGAACAGCATGCTATATCTCACCCTTCTCATTGGACTATTACCCCTCATCCCCAAGTTGGCAGAGCATATTATGTTAATGATTTACGGCAATCCATCACCCAAGATCCACCTACTCTCATTATCGAGCGGAAAACGCCCCTCAAACAACTCATGATTCACTCTAATGGAGTCCTCCAAATTCGTGCCGCCATCTCTCTTGAACAACAATTCGATTTCAAACCTAATAGCCCTGAAGCCATTGCCTTGAAACAAAATAAGCCCAAAGCCATGTGTCTCCTATTACGAACCTCTTTCACCGAACGAATTGATAGTCAACTTTGGGGTACAGTCACCTTTCGCTATGACCTTACTAAAGTCTCCCCAAAACGACAAACCAAGGACAAGTGCTGTGGTGTCGGCGCACAATATCATGGAGAACTTGAACTCGTTAGCTACCCTGATCTATTCACATCTCCCGATCATACTTCCTATTTTATTCATTTGCTCGTAGTTCGTTTCCGCTTTTTACTTGGTAATTGTCTCGTGACCATCTCTACCGATCAACCACCACAAGTCATTGCCACAACTCCTCTTCCCCACCCTATTCTCTACTGCCATGAGTAGCAGCTTTGATAATTCAGAACAATTCTCTTCATGGGCCACCGACTTTTTCAACTCTATGGAACTCGAATCCTCTTCTACCACAAATGAACCCAATGATGATAATATACCCACTTCCGCAGACCATTTATACTCTAGTCATGATACAAACACTTCTTCTTCCTTGACAACTCATCGTATTTCATTATTGGCCCCATCACATCATGTAGAACAAATCATCATCTGGCTCCAAGACATGCTACCCATTCCAGAACCTATTCAAAAATGGTTTATTATCTTTCTATTAGGTAAACGTCGTATTGGTAAAGCCCCCATATTACCTAGTCAACTTACTACCACTGAAACCAATATATGGAACTATATCCAAGATGCCTACTCTCACCAAGCTCGTAAAGAACGAGTCATTGCCTTTATGAAAAATCGCAAAATCAGTAAACGCCTCATCAGCTATTTCATTGTTCACTACGTGGCTATCCATCCTACCTGTTACTACCTTGATCGACATACCTATCCCTATCAAATTGTCAGTCCAATTGGCTCCAGCATGAATCACATACCTTATCCATCTCATATCCCACCTGATCACCCTGTTCTCTTCATCAATATCTTTGTCGAATATCATAAATGCCTCTATTTCCACGTACCCCAAAAATGTAACGCCCCCTACTCTCGCAAAAACATTGTCAAGGACCAAATCACCAATGAAGAATATTCACTCAATGCTATACCATACTACATTTGGCTCGATAGCATTGGTGCCATTGATGCCTTTTACCAATTACAAGATACCGTGAAAAAAGCCAAGAAGGAATATGAAGCCACCAAGCACCGATTGAAAAGCTCTAATCAAAAATTAAGCCTCAAGGAATTGTGTAAAAAAGGGTATGATGAACCTACAAATCGAGATACTGTTGTTCGACGCGCCTTTTTCCATCCCTATATCCCAAAAATAATCCTTCATAAAAAAAATGCAACGTAAAACCAAAATCATTCTTATTGTCTGTTTATGTATTGCCGTTTGCTGCTTGGTCGGTTTCAGTCTTTGGTTCACTATATGTCAAAAATCATATGATAATTCCATGGTGTATGCCCCAGGATCCACCTATCGAGTTGGAGCACGCACTTACCAAATTCCCAACTTACCTATTAATAACGGGAATAAAGTCAATATTCTCAAAGAAGATTTTTTACTTCAATTACGCAACTTGTTCATCAAAGTGAATGACTTGTTCCGTGCAGAACAAATCGCTATATGGCCTAGTGGAGGTACATTACTAGGTTTTGTTCGTCATAAAACATTTATCCCCTGGGACGATGATATTGATGTACATACTGACGTCAAACATAAAGAATACCTATTTTCCCCCGAATTTTCCCAAAAAGCTTGGGATATCGCCCAATTAGAAGTCATCTTTCTCATGGGATTCAATGCCAATACCGCAACCAAGGAAGGTGCCGCAGTTCGCTTACGATTCCCTAATACTTCAACCCCAGTTTGTGATGTCTTTTTTACTACTCCCTATCAAGGCCACATTTATAAAATCGATTCATGGACCAACTCGACAAACTATCATCTCAGCACCAAGGAAATCTGGAACCCTGAATGGCTGTACCCACTACAAGAAAATACCCTAATTGATGATATGACATGTACTATGCCAAATGATCCTCATAGTATGCTTCAACAACAATATGGGCCTAATGTGTTAAAGTCGATGTATAGTCGGACACAACTTATTTCACATCAAACACCTTTTGAGTTACTCTCCTTTGTCTGGACCACCCATCCCATAAATAAAAAACAACACAATGCTCCAAAGAGTCATTGAATCCTATATTTATCCACCCACTCAAGTCTATATCAAACAGCCCAACTTCTTCGAAACCACTACCTTGGATGAACGACAAAAGATATTCAAACGATTCTGCAACAAATATCCAGATAAACATCCAGTAATAGTACTCTTGGATGATCCTACTGGGAATACTCCTGCTTTACCTAATGAAAAGTTTGGCGCCTTAAAAGACATGACATTTGGTAATTTCTGCGCCCATGTTCGCTCAAGACTTGAACTTCCATCCAGTCAAGCTCTTTTTTATTTTGTAGGGAAATATAAACGGTGTGCCGCCCATAATCAACTTATAAGTCAAGTTGTACAAGAGTATGCCAATGAAGATGATGGCTTTCTCGTCCTCTACTATCACAGCGAAACTACTTTTGGTTAAACATGAAGAATAATAAAAAAAAAAATACCATGGCAAAAACATATTCTTATAATTATGCCTATGATAAGATAAAAGATAAACTTCCAGTCAAACCATTATTTATTATCAAATATGGGCCACCAGCATCCGGTAAAAATACAGTCATGAAATTATTATGTTCCTATTTCCCTACCTTACAAGATGAATCCACTATCAATGCTGATTTAGATTATATTATTAGTGAAATGCCGGAATACAAGGAAGATCCAGGTACAAGACAAGAAGCTTACCAACGTTGGAAACCTCTAGGCATGGAAATTATGGATGATCTGATTCGTCAAGCCACCTTACTTCCATGTCATATCACTTTTGAAACCACAGGCTATTCCATTGCTTGGACCATCCCACTAATCAAACAAATGATCTCGGTAGGATATCGCATTGTATTGATGTACCCTTTAGTTCAACTACCCAAACTCATCGAACGTATCCGTATTCGAGAAGAAACTACAGGTCAAGTTGCTGCACCAATTAATTCAACACAAGTTAATGGGAACACTATACCTGGTATTACCGAAATGAATCAACGTGCTATCCAAAACCTAAAACATCTAATCCCCTTTTTAGATGAATTATTTCTCATTGATAATAATGAAGAATCAGCCCGTGTCATTATGCACATTCGAAATGTTACAGGAAGTGATGACCCCAAATCCAAATACATTCCAGGGACCATTAAACGTGTACAATGCACTGGTGGCAAATACAAACATGAATGGTATGATCAATACATCAAAGATCTTCTTCAGAAACATTGTACAAGTTCTACATAAAAAAAATTTTAATCATATAAACAACACACTAAAAAGGCTACTCCACCCAACATTGTTGCCCATGCTACCGCCTTATGAAGTATCCGGTTATTCTCCATATGCGCATAATAGATCATGCATAAACCTATAATCACAACTATAATGCAAATGTAAAAGCCAATAGTCCCCCATACAGTCGTAGGATAATGAGCCTTAGTTGTACGATTCATTTTTTGCTCCAACTCATATAATCTTACTTCCAACTCATGATTCACATCCTCTAATACCGCATTCTCATGTTTCCATTCCATACGATTTCGTGCTGCCACTACAGGAGTAGTAATAGGTTCAACCACTACCACTTTTCCGTCCTCATTATCCTTGGGGATCTCTATTGGTGGCACTATGACCCGGCCTCGTAAAATTGGTGGCTTGGGTGATGGGGGCACAGGCGCAGGCACTACTTCAGGCTCCTTTGCTTTTATCGATGGTACTTGAATGACTGATGTTCTGACCATACGTTGTAATGCTGCTTCAGTTAGAATTAATGGGGGACAACTTGTATCACTTTCACTATCCGATTCATTTTTAGTCTCACTTATCGCTACTACTACTGCTGCTGATGGTGTAGGCGCTACTGCCTCATGATTATTTAAGAATTCTTCTAAGTTGGTCTTGTCATGTTCTTCTAAGTAGATGGAGGCTCTTCTTTTGATTCCAATAATACCATTCGTAAGAGTTGGATCCAAATTTTTTTTTTCCTCTGTATGATTTCCACCTTCCTCATGCAGCGAACTTATGGCCTTGGCCTGCTCCTCCAACCTTGTCGCCGCCTCCTCATACTTTTTCTGCCATAACAACAACTCACTCTGATATTTTGATTCCAAACCCGCTAAATCCTCCTGATACTTACTCTGCCAATCCGTTAAATCACTTGACGATGATTGCGTAATCAACTTGGCATTGTTCGTTAAACTTCTCGCTCGGTTCCCAAATTGTAATGTCCTTAGGTTCATTTGTAACTGCTTGGGAACAGGATTAATGGTTAACATGAAAGTAGTCTTACTATTACCCCCTAAAGCCTTCTTTAACAATGTCGTCAACTTGGAATTACGATAATTAATAAAATCATTCTTTTGGTACAAGGCATTCATCACATTCGTTAATTCAGATAAAGACTTATTAATTGCTGATGCTTGTTTCAATGTTGTTCCACTTGATCCTGTATCTGCTTGATCCTCTGCTCCAGCCAAATCCACCAAAAATAATGATGCACCTTTACTTTTAAAAATCACCACAGCATGCGACCGAGATGACTCCACATTCATTAACGTCTCCGCCATGGTACGATTAGAAAATGCTCTCTCCGCCATCTTATGCATTTCCTTCACATTCGCCAACACTACTTCCGTACATTTCTGAACCTTCATGTTATTAGTGGCCTCTACTATTTTCAGAGGTGTCTTCTTAGGTGCTAATAGATCAAATACCAATTCATTGTAAATCTCAATAAATGATACTGTCACTTCCACTTTCGCATTCTCTTTAATCTGTTCGATTGCCCTAGGAATAATCCCTTTCAAATTTTGTGAGGTAATGACTCCAAGCATAGTGTACGTCTTGCCAGATCCTGTACCCCCATACGCCATTAATGCACAATTGTAACCCAACAAGAAATCATTCACTAAAGTCGAAGCACTCTCTTGATACACTGAATCCTGCGAACTATTATCCACTGTAAACACTTTATTCAACACAAATGTCTTTTGCGAGTTTTTGGGAGATACTTCAGACTTGGCAGCCGCTAATTCCAATGTTAAATGGGTAGCATGAGGATCTATAGTCATATAACTATAATCAGCTGAACGTAAACGACAAAATACGGCTATATTTTCATTCATTTTTTATTTACTTTTCCTTTTTTTTTTCTATACAATTCAACCTTTTCCAAAAAAAAAACAAGTTACCTGCCCCCCAAAAAATTTCAATACATAAAACGCATGTCAATCCACCTCTTTACATGGAAAAATAAAGAAAAAGAAAATAAGATATGGCTAACCTACTTTTTGGTCCGTTACCTATTACCCATGAATATCTTTTGCAACAATATAGTTCCACACCTCAACTTGTCATCATTTCTTCTGTTAAAAAAATTCGAGAAGAATGGGAATCTTTACCTTCATCTCCCATTGTGCTAACCCCACAAACACCCCATTTAGCTACCTTTCTCACACCAGAAAAATGTTCCACCTTGCTAATTGAACAAGCCCAAAATTTTAGGGATATCAAAGTTCATGATATACTTGCTTCCCATCCTAATGTCATATACACACATGCACATCTTTTCAAACAATTAGAACCGGATGAAATGAAAACATTATTTAGTCGAGTTTTAGTTGCCAAGACACGTTATTTTAAAACGATTGCCTCTGTATTTAATATCCCTCTTACCTATAATGAATCCCAAATGTCGAATACCGTTCAAACCTTTTCCAACTCTGGTGAATTTATCTATACCACTACTTCCACCAACCAAACGCCACCCCTCATTCCACCTCCTGACACGACCATGACTACTACTACTACCTCTTGTCCTTCTTCCCCAAGAAAAGTCGAAGGCGAACCAAACAAATCCATGACGTTATTTGTGACTTTACCCTCAGAACATAAAGATGCTTTGATCACATTAACTAAACGGTTTAGCAAAAATGTGTTTACCAAAGGAATAAGGGTTAAATTTCATTGTCCATCTACCAACACGTATTCAATTGAAGTACTTCATGAGGCGGAACATGGTGGAATTGTTATTATGTGGTTACATCATCTGAGTACCACCATGTCCACCAACTTTCCTACGGCTTCCCAACTCACTATTAAACTCTAATAAATACATCTTCCGATCCACTTATTTCTCGTGATATTCATAATGTATTGTTCCATGTCACGTAAACATTTTAGACCTAGTCATTTCGTATCCATTGAAAAGATTTTCACCGACTTTTCGACACTTTACTTTACAGGAGTAGATGAAACTCATCGGTCACAACTAGTTCGTATCCTAGACTTTCGACCCCATCTTCTTGTCGCCAACCCTGAAAATCATGGCTCTGAAGCGTTTCATGCGATTCTCAATAATGAATTCATCACCCAAGAAGATGAAGAAGATTATATTGTCCAAGTTAAGAATGAATATCGAACTCCCTTTTATGGATTCACTCATGGTCGAAAAGATCCCATGTCTCGCATCTACATTCGTGATCTCAAGTCTCTAAAACGGGTCAAGGAAAAACTTGAAAAGACGTATACTCTCTTTCATCATGACCTATCACCAGCCCTCATGTTCTTACACGATATGAATCTTCGTTATGGCGATTGGATATCACTGGATACTGACACTTCGGGTATCAACTACATGAAAATAGAACAAATCCAGAAAGTAGACAAGTCTGATATCTCCATGCTCATGAAATGTTTTATTCGCCATACCTCCATCGCTCAAGCCGTATTCTCCAATGACCATCCACCCTATTTAGAAGCCGATGTCACGAATGACTTTGACCGTGTCGTCTCCGTGTCCATGGATTTCACATGGATCAATTATGCACCCGCAGAACATGTTCTCATTACCCTTTTACCACCGCTTTTCCCCACTAACGATAAACTACATATCATCTACTGCCAAACCGAGGAAGAACTACTTCACACCGTTCACGACAAGATTCAAGAATGGACTCCTGAAGACATCATTCAATGCATTGATAATGGCGCCCATAACGATACTCTACTCTATTTATTCAAACGCGCCCAACAACTCAACATGCCCATCAATCCTATCGCCAAATTGGAATGGACCGAGAATGTCAAGTTATATCAGGAAAAGTATCAACTTAGAACGAGAAACCTTTATGATATCGCCTACTTCATTGTTCGTAAGAATATGATTCTCGTCGAAATGTATACGCTGTATGAATTCTGTACCATGAAGGCCATTGTCAAGCAACCACGTTCTTTGAATGACTTGCCTTGGGAGAAACATTTGGTTAATCAATGGTGGAATGAAGGACCTTCTGGCTGGACCAAGATTCAACAACGCCTCCTGTTAGAGAATGAACTCATGAGACAAGTAGAATCAGACATGAACTTACGCGTTGAACTACATGAAACCCAAAAAACCAATTACACTGATTTCTCTCATGTGGCTAACCGAGGAGAACAAATCAAAGCTACCAATGCAGTTTGGCATGCAATTCATTACAATAATTATTATCTTAATCCTAAACTACGCAAGACTGAGGAACCATTGCTTGTCAAGTTGTGTGATTTCCCACCTACATTCCCACCTGTGACCAATATCCCCATCAATGAAGAATCCCGTAAACGTAAAATGGTAAAGTATCAATCCCTTTTACCCCCTTCCAACAAGAAGAAAAAAGTCAAATCAACCCTTGAAGAGGATGCATGTCAAGGAGGCAATGTCGTCGTTCCTACCCCTGATTTCTACCAACACGACATTATCGCCGTTCTCGATTTTCAAAGTCTCTACCCTAACATTATACGACACGCCAATATCTCCCACGACAAGCTAGTCTATGAACTTTGCTATAATGCCATTCCTGGAGTAAGATACGCTACCATTGCCGTAGATAGTGTTCATGGCATCCGTTTTGCCCAAGACGATGAAGGAATCATTGCCAAGGTAGAAACACAAACACTCGCGAAACGAAAAGAAGCCAAGAAAATCATGGCACAACAAACTGACCCCTTTTTATATTCCGTATATGACTACAAACAACAATCTCTCAAAATCCTCTGTAATGCCATCTATGGAGCTATGGGAGCAGATACCGACAAATTCTTTTTATCTCTTCGACCCCTCATGACAGCCGTAACTTCAGTGGGACGGTACCTACAAACCCGCACATCCGATTATTTGGCCTCTCGTTATGGTCTCATTACTGTATATGGTGATACCGATTCAGTCATGTGCATTATGAAGACATTCCCTGAATTATCCTCTCTTGAAGAACGTCTACTCGCAATGCAAAACCACTATCTCATGCCCCCAAATTTTCTTACCTCATTCACTCCTTACGATGACAATCCGGAATATACACTACGATCAGCCCTCTTTACCATTATGGCCAAACTCTGTTCTGAAGTAGATGCTATGTTTGGCAAGCCCATTGTCCTCGAACCTGAAAACATTGCGTTAAACATGATGCTTACCCACCTTAAGAAACATTATTGGTATCAATGTGTAGAAGCAGGCGAGCCAACCAAGGTAATTATAATTTTTTTGTTTCATAATCTAACACATGAACAGATCAAAAAGATTAAATGTCAAGGCATGGCCAATAAGAAACGTGGATGGTGCATATGGATGAAGGAATTGATGGACAAGTGCATCGACTTGATGGCCAAAAATAAGACTAGTGAATTATCACCATTGATTGAATCGTATTTACAACAATTGGTGACACGTCAAGTACCATGGCAGAAACTTGTGGTCTCCAGAAAATACAAGGGCCCTATTGGTACACCTGATGGCTACAAGACCGAAAACAATAACATTTATCAATTATCCAAAATCATTCATCAACTCAAAGGACAACCTCTCACTCCACTTGAACGTATCAAATTTCTTGTACGCCAAGGACCTGAACCCTTTTACCGCCGTAGTGTCTGCATCAATTATACCCCTGATCCTTCCTCCATTCGCGTAGATGTCCTATACTATCTCGAGAAACAATTCTACAAAAATCTACATCACTTGTGTCTCTATCATCAAGACCATGTCAACATTGACAAACTCTACCACCAATATTACCAAATCGCTGAACAAAATAATCGAGGAGAATATTCACTTTAGCTACGATCATCTTTGCGCTTTCTATTTGGTTCAATGTACCACATCCAATCCATAATAAAAGTCATATATGAATTCTTCTTCTACCGCTCCACGCCGTTACAACATTTGTCTCTCTGCCCAATTAGGAGTACCTTTACCAGTTGACAACTCTAGAGAAATTCACCATTTACGTCACTGTTCTCAATGCCAACAAATATGGCCCGCTTACTACACTAAGCACTTTATGAATCTACACAAGAATCTAAACTTGATCTCTGAAGAATGGTGCTCCATCCCTGAACATTGTCGAATCCGAATGTACTCAAGTCTCATCAAGTGGCAAAACAAATTCTTCAAAAATACCAAAGTCAAACTTACTTCACGACACCTATTCTTCAAAATGCAATACCATCGATTCTATGATGAAGGCACAACTTACAAACAACGACTCGTATATTGTAACGCAGAATTCGATGCTTTAACCCTTGAAGAGAGAGCGTATTACAAGGCCTTGTGCAAAACATATTCGAACCGTGCATGGCTTCATCATCCTGAAACACCTATCTACATGAAACGACAATACAAACTCTTTCAAAGTCTTACGTACAAGAGTACACTAAAACGTCCATGTGGGCCCTACCACGAATTCATGATCGAATACCAAAAACAACATCCTAACCTCGCAGGTATTAGTTCTGTCGCCTTAGCCAAATTATGTCGCGAACCATACAGTCAATTACCACCTGAAGAATTAGAACGATACAAGACATTGTTCAATACACATATGGAAGAATTCAGAAAACAAGACCTCATCGAACGCTTCAAATTTCAAGAAAAGAATAAAAAGAATTATTTCGATCAACCTCAACTCGATAACCTACCACCCGAAGAAGATGTCGAAATGTTTCAACAAGGAGAACATTCAGATGATGACCCTGAACCTGAACCTGACGACCCATAAAACATAAAACCATTTTTTTTTTTTATTCATTCTCCTGATGTCTCTTCAATAATGACATACACTGTTGATATAATTCCTCTCTTGTTCCATTATTAATAATCCAATAATCAATGACTGAACGAGGTAAATCCCTTTCTGAAATATGTGTCATTTGTTGCTCATCATCCCTAGAAAGGTGAATGACTATCCCTCCATTTTCTTTAATCATTTGTGCCTCATCCGGAAACCTAACATCAGCCACCACAACTGATTGCGTCAATACACCCTCTTCATTACAATAACTCGTTAATCTCATATCCATATGTTGAATCCAAATATTGGGCATTTGACTAATCACTTCAGGTACTAATTGACGCCCAACTTGTGTCCCCCATAACTGTAAAAAATGCCGTCCAGATAACTTCCAATACGGATGAATCGTTTGTTTATCCTGCTGCGTATCCACCTTAAACCCTAACGCTCTTGCCATATCTTTCAATGGATCCGCAAAATTCAACTCTTTATATCCATGTCTTGAAGTCAACATATTCGCTAAAGTCGATTTACCTGATCCTGCCCTACCAGCAATCCCAATAATCATTGGCTTCATCTTATATGCATATACATCATACATAAAACATGGGAACCAAAATGAAATAGAAGACAATATCGCTACCCACCAATCACTACTACACATCACCTGTGTTTTGTTTTTCTACTCCACTTTTACCCTAAATAAAAAACCTTTTAAAACGCAATGAATAATAATTATTATTGCTGTATAGACAACAACTCGTCTTCTACTGCTGCAGATAGACAATGGTCTACTTTACATCGACAATTAAGACAACGGAAACACATTAATAAACGACAATTATTACATCAGTTGGGTTTCCATAGTTCCCATTTAATCTACTTGGAAGAACCATTAGTAGTATATCCTCATCATGAACAAGGTACCATGGGAAAAGAATTACGTGATAAACTCAGTCATTATCTAACAAGAGAATCCATGATATAATAAAAATTTGCCGATACCTCACACGACTCTTCCATATACCTTACAACTCTTATTGACCATGGATATTTATCACGTAAAACATGATGAAGTGATGAAAGGGGATGAACCTTTCACTGTAACCACCTCTGATGTTGTTGGGTCTACAAGTTTACAACTCATGGTACAACTCATTGATCAACGTAAGAGTATCGCCATCTCTGGAAATGCTGGATCTGGCAAAAGTCACTTGTTGAGGGAATTCATTATTTATGCTCGCAAAGAAACAGACTGGCGTATTCGAGTCACTGCCCCTACAGGAATAGCTGCATTCAATGTTGAAGGTGAAACCATTTATCGAGCATTGGGTCTTGGATTAGCTACTGACAATATGGTCCACATATGGCACAAGATTCATTTTGCTGAAGTAGGATTCAAGAGTGGTAAAAAACGTAAACGGGGACAGCCCACACCGAAAGAACCACCTTATGCTCAAACTCTATCCTTCTTACGTGATACGGATATCTTACTCATTGATGAAGCTTACATGCTCAATTCCAATTTCTTCATCTCTCTTGATTATTTCGCACGGCAAGCTCGTAATCACAAGGGAATCCCATTTGGTGGATTACAATTAGTATTGGTGGGTGATGCTGCACAACTTGGACCCGTGAATCCCCCGGCCAACTATCCTTTCATCTTCAACACAGAAACGTTTACCCACCTACCATTGGCACGCATCCATCTTTGCCACAATTATCGCCAAAGAGATAATGCTGAATTCCTTGATCTTCTCAATGCTGTACGCTTTGGAGAAGTCAATGCAGATCACATTGCTCTGATTCGATCACGTATGGTTCCCTCGCCACCAGACATGCACATTGTCCACATGTATTGCCGTCGTGAAGAAGTAGATGACTATAATGATAGTCGACTCGAACAATTATTGGAAAAGGGTGCTGTCAAACATCACTTTCCTGCCAATTATCAAATCGTCTTGAAGAAAAAGTATGAAGACTTGCCCAAGAAGGATCCCAAGGAAGTTGCTACTGCACAACAACGACTCATTGACGCGAAATTCTTATCTGAAAATCTAATGGTACAAGAAGTGACATGCTGCATTGGAGCCCAAATGATGGTTCGCACCAATTTCTACTTTGATTCTGGTTTATTCAATGGATCTCTAGTCGAAGTGATATCCATTCAAGAAGATACTATCAAGGTCAAATCACTTCAAGGGCAAGAGTTTGTGATTGCACCAGTGATTTATAAGGTGCCTGTAACCAAGACTCTCGACATTACTCTCAAACAATTCCCTCTTTGCCTTGCCTGGGCCATCACCATTCACAAGTCACAATCATTGACTCTACCCTACATCAAGGTGGACCTCAGTAAATGTTTTTGTGCGGGCCAAGCCTATGTCGCCCTTTCCAGAGCCACCAATCTCAATGGCGTATTCATTACCGGATTCAATCCTTCCAGCATCCTTACCGACCAAACGGCAGTCAAGTTTGAGAAATTGTCCAACCCATATGAAAAAAAGAAATAATGCAAAACGCTACTACCACCCAAATACGTGAGTATTTAAAAACACGCAATGATGACATGTCCAAATACCTACATCATGCCATTACACCTCAATTCATTGAACAGGCCATCAAGGAAGAAAATGAAGTAAGAGACTTTATCGGTACACAAATGAAGAAGCAACCACCCCAAACTCCACTCGAAAGGGCCATCACCAAATTATCCATGAAACGTAAAATGGGAGTCCCATTAAATGCAGCAGATCACAAACTATTAAAAGCTATCCATAAACAAAAATTTCCCAATGCTAAATACTTTCAACACTTGGTACCTAATCACGCCACCAATTATGAAGCACGTCGTAAACAACTCGATGAACTCATTCAATCTGCCCATTTCCAAAAAACAGATACAAGTCGCAAACTATTAGAAAATTGTAATTTCATTAGTCTACAAACGCACGACACCCAAGAAACATTAGCTGAACGGGCCAAACTTCGGGCATGGGAGATCTTTAGCATTCCTATTACCACGGATGCAGATGAGGGTCTATGGTGTTTCTACATTAAAGACCTAGTTAAACATGTGGCAGACCATAACCGTGGTGGACCTACTACACAAATCCCCTTTCCAGGTCGCCACTATATCCTCCACCATTTCCAACATTTAACAGATTGGATACCACCCTATCTAGACCCAGAATACATACCTTTGATTCAAGACTGGGATAACTCATGCACCAAACTAAATCACAGCCTATCCACCAATGAATTTGGACTACAAGAAATGGAACACATGAAGAGTATTGGTGAATCCTTAAACATACCCTCCATCCTAAAAGAAACAATAGGACAACGTGATCGACATCATGTGTATCGCATTCTCGTCAAAAATCATACTGGAGTTCTCCCTAAACCTTCCACTGCCTTTCAGAAACTACTGACATTTGTGAGCAATATCTTTGAATGGCTTATGGAATGGAAATGGCTGGTGAGAGTGATTAAAGCTGCAGCCTGTGGTTTAAATCTGTTAATGTTCTTAGGATGTGGTATGCATGGTGTAGTAGACCAACGTATGTGGTTATTAGTGTTACAATCTGCATTAGGTTCCTGGGTTACGGGTATCATTCAGGCGATCACATCATGGACAGCTATGACTCAAGGACAGGCTAACGATTTATTTTTTCAAATGGCGCAATATGATAACAAGATTTCAGGCATGGGTAGTGTCCTATTATTCTTTTGGCGGTTTATATCTCCCTTTTGGGGCATATTTGACATCCTCTCCAAATATATCGTCAAAGCCTACTCAGAAATTCCACCCATCCTCGGTGGCTCATGGTTTTCATACGCTTTTAGCACCTATGTCCCCACAGTAAACATGGATGCCGAAACATTCAACACTGTTGCAGGGGTATTACGAATGATAGCTAATCATTTTTTCAATATCATGAAGAGCGTTGCTTCTATGGGTATTCATTATTCTATGTTTGGTACTGCCAGTATGGACCTCTACTTTAATTTTTGGAAAATGATTTGTTATGGTATACAAAATGTCTTTGGTTTCATTTCCTATAGCGTATCCTCCAATCCTAATCAGATTATAACTCGCATCCAACAAGATGGGGCCAATGAACTCTACATGAGAACGCAAGAATACAAACAAGGTGGACTACAAATGTATAATGATGTACAAAATTTCCAACAGACCAAAAACGGAATGATGGGTAGTTTGGCGGTTATCGGTCTAGCCAATCCAGCTTTAGCAGCAGGTTTAGGTGTATTAGAAATAGCCCGCAGCAATTGGGCCAACTACCATGCCATGCAAGTCAATCAAAGCCGACGTACTAATGCCAGAATCATCGACTATGGTACTAACATCGTTCATCAATTCAATGAATACCAATTACAAAATAACAATACAGATTGGTGCAGTCAAATCTTTGAATTCCTACAAAAAATTGGTACCCATGTTGGTTCTGTTACTATGGTCGCCGACATCGCTGTAAACCTTGGATTCATGGCGTTACATTACGATCAGGCCCATTTATTCCAAAAATTATTACAACAACGCCATATGAATCCTGACTATAAGAGTCAAGATCAAAACGAAAAAAAAGTCGAAGAATATCTTGATGGCGGCTATGGATGTGTCTCCATTTATGCTAACACCTATAAAGAAGGATTAAGTAACTTAGAGATACGAAACATTGCAAACCCACACGAACGAAACCGCATGCTACAGATTGAAGCCAACTTACAACATGATATTAAAGAACATCTCAAAACAAATGCGAATGATTTTAAAGGGGCTATTAATACAGCTTTTTCAAAACGTGTTTCTACAACACATGATATTGCCCTGATGAAGAAGTATACAGGAGGACAACAATTACTTATGATGGCAAGTATATTAGGGGGAGATATTGATATTATCAAACATAATGTACCACCTGAATCTAATTTGTTTATGAGACTAGGAACAGGTTTGACTACCCCTTTAACTCTACTCTACAATCTATGGGAAGCCTCGGATGGTACTTACATGGGCTATATTACAGACAAGGTCAAAAACTCTTGGGCATACAAAAATATGAGAACTGACTCAGCGCAAATCAGACTCGCCATTCATGCAGCTCAAAAGGATTACATTAAAGATATCCTAAAAGATGAAACCGTGGTATTCAAGAGTTATGATTTTAAATTGTTATCAGGTATCATGAATTGGGTATTAAAAAATGTTGAAAATGACGCAACTAAAGCAGTTGTTGGTCTCGCTGATCAAGATTACAAAATATTAAAAAATACCTAAACTATTTTTCGATATAACCCTAAAACTCTCTTGATCCAGCCTAAATTTTTTTTTTTAGTTTTAGTTTTACCAACCTCATAAGAAAAAAAAAAGTGTTATGTCTACGATATTACTCACTGCTATAGCTAATTTAGCTCAGCATAGTGAAGAAAAGAAATTATTTTCACAATTAACAGGAGGTAAGGCGTTTACTCTCCAACATCATGATCCACTTTGGCTACTCTTCACCAAACTTCAAAACATGGTCTTTTACAAGGATGCCCAAAATAAGGAAAAATGTCGATTAGAAGTATTGGAACAAATGGTAGGCACATTGGATAAAATGGTACAAAAAGGATACATTGACATTGATACTCGTATTGAAATTGTACGTCGAGTCTTTCAGAAATCTACACGCTATCAATCGTATAGCAATACATTAGAAGCCTTGAAACCAGAAATTGAATATTCATGGTTACAAAAGAATCGAGCCATTGCAGATTTACCTTCTCATGGGGTTATGGTTGATCAAACATTAGAGAATCGTCAATTAGTACCTCAATGTTACGCTGTAGATTTAGATCGACCTGAAGGTATTACTAAACCCAAAGGTGGATTTGGAGTTCCTGAAGTCATGCGAAAGCTGATGAGTCGAGAAGTTAAAGGTATACGAGGAAATCCAGATGCTATTCTTACCCGTCTTCAAATTATACCCATCATGTTTCACCGTGAAAAAGGTATGGAATCCAATTTTCATGATGGTTTCTTTTGTGTTGACATCTTACAGTATTACCCCTCTATTGAACAACAGGTGAAACAGGCTTACCCAGCATACGACAAAATGGACACATTTCTCACACATTTTAAAGACTATGACAACTATGAACGAAACGATGAAGACTACATGAGTGATAATATGAAGCTTACCAACTATCAAGACATTGCTCATTTATTAGTGGTTAACCCTTTATTTGAATGGGCTGCTTTTCAGGGCCCAGGCGTTCAACGTTACACCAAACAATACCTATCCATGAAAGATATTCGTAAAGCCGCTATCTGGTACAAAATTTATCGCAACTACGCCCTAAAATGTACCGACATAGACTATCGCCTAAAAACCGAGGCGATTGACCCGTTACTAGTACCACGTGACATTATCATGGAAGAGCGTCATCTAATCGATAGACTATGGGCGAATGCGCAACATAGCTTAGCTCTTCGTCATACAGTATCAGCCATCAGTGGATTCTGGAGTATACTGGCCTTTTGTGGTGAAACATTCAGAGACTTTTGGAGGGAATATGGATGTAAAATAGTCTATGTGATTATATTTGCACACATGTTCTATTCGGGTGTAGGAGCAGCTGACATTGCTCGCCAATTCATTCAATTCTTAGTTGGTAAACTCGTACGTGATTTTATAGACAAGTGGATTCGAAAATTCTTGGATTGGATTATACTTGATTTACTATTAGGTAAAAAAGGTATTATTCTTACCAATATTTATTCTCTAGTCAACTACATCTCAGGATACTTTTCCAAATACACTTGTTGGACCAAACTCTCCAAATGGCTTAATCATTTTCATCCAGATAATCCTAAACATATCATCACACTTGCCCTCATTATCATTGTATGGTACTGTGCTCCATCCAGCTTTTCTTCAGTGGTGTCGTTTATTTTGGATGCGGGATCCGATTCTTCCTTATATTACTTATTATCATCTGCAGGCGACCCTACAAAATCCCATCATTATTCTGATGATTTCTTGAAAGACAAGAATTGGGAAACAAGATTACCAATTCGTTCCGATTTATTATATAACTATGTGGCAGGCATGGCTTCTCGTGGCGGTCCAGCTCCCCGCACCGAATATGGATTATTCCAATTCGCAACCATGTTAAAAACAGGGAACTTCCTCTCCAAATTCATTCTTCCCTCACTAGGCCTAGATCCGAAACTGAGCATCGCCGGTCAAAGCGTGCAAAAATTCGTGGACGCCGCCATTGATGGATTAGATATCATTATAGTGGCCTGTGAAGCGTTTACAGATATATTCAATGTTCAGCCCTCTGACTATGTGTGGGGCTTCACTCAACTAAACACTGGAGGACGCTGCAGACCTCAATTTATGAATTACATGAAAGTTGGAGCCGTATCTATGGATGTGATCGACAATCTAGTCAACGTGATACCAGTAGCAGGTAATCTTACCCTATCCACTAGAGATTGGATCATGAATGGTAAAGGTATACATTCTCAACAACTCAATAGTGATATCGCCCAAATTCAAAGAGAAATTATGAGGCTCGATAAAACGAAAAAGCAGGAAGATATTTTAATGGATAATAAGGATGCACTTAAACAAGATGACGTTAACGATTTCATTGTCTATAAAGAGGATGACTATGCTAAATTGGAAGTTAGTGCAAAAGTTGACTATCTCATAAATCTTCGGTTCTATATCGCGAATAAAGGCGTTGCTGAAAGAGGTGAACTGTTAAAGGCAGCCAAATTAAAACAAAATATCGTAACACAATGGTTTAAACCAGCTGATTATCGAGATGTTGATGATGCAACCTTACAGAAGGCTTATGAAGATGCATTGCAAATACAGAAACAAAATCAACAAGCAAATGCCCCCAACGCGGCTCCTCCAGCAGCAGCTCATGCGGTACCCACTGCAAATACGTTTTCTAACCCAGCACATCCAGCACCAGCACCAGCACCAGCAGCTACTACTACTACTACTACTACTCAACAAGCAGCTGCCACCAACGCGGCTCCTCCAGCAGCAACAAATGCGGTACCCAATGCAAATACGTTTACCCCAGCACAGCCAGCACCAGCACCAGCAGCTTCTACTACTCAACAAGCAGCAACACAGCCAGCATTTGATTTTAGTAAACTTAGCAACTATCAGAAACAAGTGTTGATTGAACAACTGGGAGGTAAGATACCAGGTGATTCTAAACTCAAAATTGATTCTACTACAGATTTGTCTATAGCTATCATGGAGACTTTACTGCATACTGAAAACTCTATTTTGAATTGGGGTAGAGGTCAAAGTCTTCCTTCTCTTGAAATCATAAGCGCCATTAAGAATAAACTCGGGTTCACTCCAACTCCCACTGTGGTAGACGCTACTGAAGACCCTAAGTACGATGAATTTAAGAAAACTGTTACTTCATGGTTAAATGTAAGTCAAGAGGCTCAACAAGTAGATCAAGCAAGGTTAGTTCAAATACAGAACAAGTTTACAACAGCTATGGATGCAATTAAAGCAAGTGGAGAAACAAACGCCAAAAAGACCAAGGCAATGGAAAACCTGTTAGATAAGGTAAATCAAGATATCGAAGCAGGAATACAAGCAAAAGACGAGTCTGATAAGGTTGCTAAGGTACAAATAGAGGCTGACAAACGGGCCGTCGACAACCAAGTTGCAACCTCTTCAGCTGATGTCAAAGCTTATGAAACACAATCGACAACAATTTCTACAGATCAAACATACATAGAGCATATAGCTGAGATCATTCAAACCTATAATTCAAATGTTAACACAACAGTTTCTAGCAGCATGGAGCCAGGAGAGAAAATCGCTAAAATCAAAGAGTTAACAGAATCGGTTAAGAAAGAAATTAATTCCCGTACTGCACAAGAACAAGCATTCGTATTATTGGTAGGGCTTACTACCCAGTACCCTGGCGACTTTGCAAAGCTAAGCATAATCACGACGTATTTAACCCGGTTAGAGGAAATTATTAAAAAATATGCTGCAACCACAAAATTTGACGAAAAAATAACAGAGATAAAGCAACTCATTGCAGACATTAATGCAAACAATGTGGCTATACCCCCAGTTAAACCATTTGACGGAACTATAGTTAAAAATGATATTACCAAACAAATTGACGACCTTATAAACAAGCACCCAGGTGACACAGTTTATCATGATAAACTTCGAAATGAACAAAATAAATTTAATAATGCAATCGATAGAATTGCTAAAGATACAAGCAAAACAATCCCAGTAAAGTACCAAGAAGCGCAAAATTTATTTGACGCTACAAGTGCTGCAATTAATTTAATTAATCCTACATCACCACAAGCACCACTACCAACAGTCACATGGAATATAACAGCAGTTAAGAATGACGGTATATACTTTTATAATGCACTATCTGAATCATTAAAATTATATGTAGAACAACATCTCGCTGCTTATATTCAGGAAATTAATAAAATAGATCAATCAGGAGCTACACCAACGGAAAAGAACGCCCAAGCAGCTGAAGCCTTGAACAAAATGCATACCGCGATTAACGAAGGAATAAAATCTTCGGCGGGACCAAAATTTAATGTAACAGATTGGAACGAAGCGGGTAGAAATTATATGAATCAACTCGGTGCACTAGGAAATAAATCACCGGTCATCAGTAGCCTATATGCTAAATATATCTTAGCCATTCAAGACATAGATGACAACGATGATATCCTGAATGGAAAACAGGAAGATGCAGGTAAAGCACTTGAACGATTTAAAACGGATTGTAAAGAAGAAATGGCCAAACCTGATACCCCAGCAATTAATGACTTAGTTCATAAAGCGTTTGAAGAGTTTGACAAAGCTAAGAAATTATATACGCACGACAATACATACCAAAAACGATTAGATACAAGTAAATCGAAGTTTGATTCTGCTATTGAGGCATTGAAGAATAAAGGTACCTACACGGATACAAATGTGAATACAGAAATTACTAAGTTTAAAGACGAGATTGCACAACTCAAAGCGGATGCTCAAACCTCAATAGATAAACAGGGTAAAGCTGTGGTAGACAGATTTAAAAAATTGTTTGAAGATGCTTTAAAGTTATATACAGATAACGATAATTACCAAAAAGCAATAGACGATTTACAAAAATATCATATTGATAAGAAAAATTTAGATCATTATAGTAGAAATCCATCAAATGCTGAAACATGGTTTACTGGTATTGAAACAGAAATTAATTTGTTGAAAAGAAAACACATCGCTAACAAACCTAATCCTGCTAACCCCTCAAATAGTTCGACGACAACCACTAATTCTTCACAAGCTCAGCCAGGTAATGGGACTCAACCGGCTAATCCTGCTAACCCATCAAATGGTACAACGACAACCACTAATTCTTCACAAACTCAGCCAGGTAATGGCGCTCAACCTGCTAAACCTTGGTTCAGTGGGTGGTATGAATGGGTTGCGGGAAGGAGTTCGGGTGTTACAGATACAAAATCCAATTCATCACAAGCTCAGGTTGGCAATTCAAGCAATTCAAGCAACATAGTAAATCCGGTAAATGCTTCTGCGATTGGTAATGGGACTAATGTGGAAGACAAAGGGGTTGTCGTCGATCATCCTTTTGCAGGAATAATTAATGAAGGTAAACATAATATTACTAAAATTATCGAAGAAGCTACAAAAGATAACATTGTAAATAGTATAACGCTCGACCAAATAAAGACAAAACTTGATGAAGACCTTGAACGTGTCACAGGTCATGTATATACCAATGGAACTGCTGTACTTCAAGACGTGAAAAAAATAGAGAATGATGTAAAGAAAATTATTCAACATTCTAAGTGGTTACAAATTAGTACAAACTTAATCAATTACTACATACCTAAACCCAAACCCGGAGGACTTCGATTTAAATCCGAAATAAACAAGAAACTAAACAAGGTTTTCAAAAGTAATGATGATTTGGAGGACAAGGAATCAGTGTATGATGACATAAAGGAGAAACTCATAGAACAACTAGTAGAGTACAAAAAGACCAACGTACACCCACGACCATTAGATAATAGTAGTCATGTAGATGGTACAAAAGTCGATGGAACTAACCATGCTGTTCCTGATGTTGAAGACGAAATGGGTATTGGACAGCAGCCTTTTTTAGAAATAATTAATGAAGGTAAACATAATATTACTGAAATTATCAAACAAGCTACAAAAGACAAAATTATAAGTGATAAAAGGTCCAACCAAATACAAAAAAAACTTAATAAAGCCGTTACATTTGTCAAAGTTCATTCTTATGACAATGCAAATGCACCACTCCAAACAATGAAGAAATTAGAGAATGATGTGAAAAAAGATATTCAACATTCTAAGTGGGTAAAAACTGGTGACAAACTAATAGCCACATACATACCCAAAATCGAAGGAGGAAAAAATGCAATACCCCAGGAAATAAGTAAAATCAAAGACGATATGAAAGAGAAACTACACAAGGTTTTGAAAAGTAATAATGATGAAGAGAACAAGGAAAAGGAATACGCGAACATAATAACCAAAGCCAAAGAACAAGCAGAAGAGTATAACCGAACCAAAGTACAACCATTACATAATAGTAGTAATGCAAATAATACAAGGGTTACGGGCAACAATAAAATTCCCAAAAGAAAAATTGCACCACTATTATTAAGCGACGGGAAAAATACGAAACCTCCGGAAAAAAATCAAGAAGAACCTGAACCGAACCCTAAAACCGATGATGGTGATGTAGAATTAATAGACCTGACTGACGATGCATTGATATCCAAATTCAATGCATCAATAGCTAAACTAAAACGTGATAAGAATTCAACAAATCGACTCTCCGACGCAAAACAACTAGCTAAGGATTTTAAGGGCGCAGCAGACAACAAAGAATCAGCGCAAAGGATCATTGATGAGAAGACTAAAGAGTTAGAACTTGACGAATTAGCAGTCAAACCTTTTAAGGCGACGATAAGCAAGACAAAAATTACTAAGGATCTATCATTGGAACAATTGGACCAAGTACGCGAATGGGTACAAGGTAATTATACGGCTACTTTAAAAAATGCAGAAGGACTAGGACGGGCTGAAGACTTTAAAAATGTAGCTGACAAGTTGCTTGAAAAAAAATTGGGCAAACTACAAAAGGTAAAAGAACAGATAGAAACATCACTTCGGGATACGATGAGCCAGGTAAAAATTAACGGTACACAATCTATTAACAATGCACAAATAACGGATAAAGATTTAAGGGATAGTCTACAAAAAGAACTTACCACTGATGTAGCAAAACTCGCAGAACAGAAAACCCTCATGAAGAAAGAAACAATAGCTAAAGCAGCAGATCATGTATTGGAGAATGTAAAAGAAAATATAAAGTATGCAGAGAAGGTACAAAGCGGTATCGATAAGATAAATATTCACATAAATTCTCTTCCAAGTCCAGTAGCGCTATCACATCGGCTGAGCGAATTAAAAAATGTTTTTAGGAAAGATATGGAAAACATTTGGAATAATACGAGTATCGCAAAGGATAGCAAGGAGACTAAATACGAAGAGGAAGTGATATATTACGATTCTATATGTAAAGGCCTAGTGGATCTTCGGCATGACAGGTACAGTAAAGAATTGGGAGACATTTTTTTGAAAGATATCGAAACAATTAAGGGTGATAAGGCCTTATCTGATAAGACTACACTCTATAAATCAGTAGTAGAGAGTCTACCATATATATCTCAGGGCTTAAACGTTTTGTTTCCACTATTCCGTAACTTACAGTATCAATTTTCTATTCAGGCTTTAGAAGCAAATCAAACAAACTTCTTACAACAAATAAACTCAGTTCGTACTACTAATGTAAAGAACAAAGAACAAAATTATGAAGCTATAGTTGAAAAATTTAAACAAGATATTGATCATTTGAAAGGCGAGCATAAAATAAGGCGATCCTCACTGGAACCAGCTAAAAAATATCAATCATAAATTCCGATTGTCCACTTTTTCGTTACATGTTATTGTAGTTTGTAGAATGAATCAATTTGCCCCCCAATTCTTAACCTTGTTTTCGGCTAAAGTAAGACAATACAATTTACTTACGAATAGCCAATTACCTTTTGATCTACAAGCATTGAAACAAGTATTATCCAACACCAGCCCTTCTTCATCTTCTTCCATTACGTACCATGACAAACATCCATACACGGAAATACGTAAATGTGTTGCAGCCCATGTTGTACAAACCTTGCGTAAACAATTATCACTGGAACGAATACGATTAAACAAATCCATGAAACTCTCCCTCATTCATCAACATAATCTATCCGTGATTCATTTGGGCGATCATTTTACGTGTGAATATCAATCAAACACCTTGATTTTTTGTGTTATGGAGATTACTGAATCTGCTTCGTTACGTTTACGACAATTTACATGTGCTGTTGAGTCCAATTCGCATCCCATTTTATCCAATCCTCAAGGTTTCATTGTCCGTGTATCCCAAGATGGACATTACCGACTTCGAATCGACGCAACTACTCGTCTATGGTTTCGCCATGAGCCTCTACCCATGATCCCTTGTTTATGGCTATGGTCCATCTCCCAAAACCCATTAGCCCCAACCTGTTATAAATCCATGTTTATCTAACCTGCGCTCAACCATCTCACCAAGTTACCCATTTCCACATTTCAAAAAAAACAACAACAATAAGCTGTTTTCTTTTTTTATCATGAATATGGTAGATACGATTATTGTATTGGCAATATTCTTCTATGTACAATCACGCTATTTGCCTGATATGAATCAACGTTCTTTATCTCATAATGTTTTGGTGCAATGTAATACGTTAACTTTATTTGCACTTACATGTCCATGGATACCTGATCATTGGGATTTTCAACCATGGCATTTAGTAGTACTTCCTTTATGGGGGGATGTATGGCTCTACTTTTCACATCGCCTACTTCACACCCGCTTCTTATTCCAACATATCCATTACGTCCATCATCAATTCATTCATCCTCAACCCATTGACACTTTTTATGCACATCCTCTAGAAAACATATTCCAAAACTGGTGTATCATTGGCATCCCACTTCTTTTCACCCCTCTTTATGTTTCCAAATTAACCCTACTCATTCTGTGCCCCCTTTTTTTACAAAATACACTACAAGCCCATAACACCATACATGATAAACAAGGCTTCCATATATTACATCATTTATTTCACTACCGTAATTATGGGGCTGGACTTCACCTCATGGATCACCTGTTTGGGACGGCAATGCAAGCCTCAGATCTTCCACCTCATTCCTCCTTGTGGATACACGAATAATCACTAATATCATCACTAAAAACACCAAATGAGCAACTATAAACATAATGGCTTGAGGTGATAAACCCCCTATTGTCGTTGTTGTCGTTGCTGTTTGCATCTTTTCACTAGTCTTATTTGCCTCTTCTATTTGCTGCTTTTGATTCGATAACATTTCACGTAAAAAATAAGAAGATAAACGTACATGTAAATCATCATAAGGATGATATAGTGCATTGTATAATTCCCTCCAATAAGAATACACTAACGCTGGATCATCCTGTATACGTTTCCAATCCCATGACTCAATTGTCTCTCGCCATAACTCCCTCATAGTCTTCCCATTTCGTTCATAGAATTGAAACGGCATAACAAAAGTCAAGCTTTTCACAAAGGTCATAAACTCATCCATCAATTCGGGTATTTTCGAAGCATCATGTTGTAATGTGAGTTGACGGAAAGTACTAAACATATCTGTACACATAGTGGTCATATGCATAAACTCTTCCATTAGCCAAGAAAATTTTTTAGGATCCGTAACTTGATGTTGTCGTAAAATTTTATCTAATAAATGTTGTTCTGCAGTCTCCATTGATATCTCCGGCTTCTTAGTATCCACATTCACATGATTATGAAATTCAACCCCATATTTCCAAAACTCATCTGTGGTTTTCCATTCATCAATCTTCGCTTGCTTTGATGTAGCATAGTCCATACAGTGACCCGTACACATATTACACTTTAAATACTTGCACCACAAGGTTAGAAAAGTCTTAATCGAGGTTCGTTCTTCATCTGTAAACTCACGTGCTTGTAGTTTATAAACATAACCTGATGCATGCAATAATAACCAATAAGGTCCAGGCCAAACAATCATATCCCCCCTCTTTTTTTTATTTATTTACTCTTCTCACCAACATTTTTTTGTGTTTTTCTGTCGACCCCTAATAAAAAAAAAAGAAAAAAACAATCATGACAACTAACGTGAGTCAAACATCCCATATATGGGCTCATGTAGGAGTTATTGCATTTCATGTGATTATGGCCTGCTTATGGATCTTATGTACGTACAAACAGGAAATGGCGCATGATCCAGTGCACCGTAAGTGGTGGTCATGGTGCAGTTATTCTTTAGCTAGTCTTTTAGGTGTATTTGCACTCTTGGGTCTTATCCCCATTCTTATGAAACGTAATGAGCAGATAGTCATACAGCCTTAAGTCATTAGATTTATTTGTTCTTGTAACATGGGAGATATGTCAACATGTCTAGGTATATAATCAACCAACAATTGGGCCATACGTTGTCCATCTACAGTATGTCCTCGTGTCACGTAAATGTGTAGCAACTGTTTATACCATAATGTCTCGTCATATTTGGGTATATTTGCCTTTTGCAATAAGATTTGTAACAAATCCACAAACCCTTCAGAGATAGCGGTGACAAAGGTAGTCTCATCAAACATTTGTATCTTTTTGATGTGTAAATAGCTTAGAGTTCGAGTCATACGAAATTGAATTAATAATCGATGGTTTTCGGGCGTAGGTTCATAACATGAATGGATAGTTCTCTTCACACATTCGAGCATCAAGTCATCATTCTTTGTGCACATGATAGCTTTCCCTACTTGTATATCACACATGATATGAGTTAATCCCATTCGATTCCATGTATCTATGTCTTGTAGTATTTCCATGATATGATTTGATTTACCATACAATAGGCCTAATAAAGCTTCTTTGGGCCAATACGCGACATGACGATTGCTTTGTACAGCATGTATGTCGCCTCGTTGTAATGCTGCAAACCAACTTGGCATACTCGGTCTACAATTCGGCCATTGTTTTTGAATTTGTTCTCGCAACCAGGGAGAAGTGGGAGATTGATAGGACATGTCCACAATAAACGAATCCCATCCAGCTTCAGACTGTAATACTTCCCATCGAAAATCATCCGTCATGCCTTGCACCTTGAACAATTGCGAAATGGATTGTTGACTCAAATAACATGATGTCTTACGATGTTGCCAAAATAATTCCCAAGGTGCGTTATTCAACTCTAAGATCATCGTCCAACTCGCCGCCGAATGAATCGCAAAATGCTTTGGCACCATTAAACTCCATATCTCTCGCGAATAATTGTGTTCAGACCATGCTTTCATTACTTGCATACAATTCTCTACCCTTCCTTCCATGGGAACAGGTACATGCTTTGACCATCCCGTATCCAAGATTAGTGTCATTTGGCGAGGAAAACGTCGTAAAACCATATATACAATCCAAGGGAAACCTCGGTCAAATGCAGATTGAACATATGATGTAAGATTCAATGGTTCTTTCCCTATATCGCATAGATACATGGCCAATCCTAATGAATTTGTTTCCATGACATACGGCCAATCTGCATTGATCCCTGCCATGATGGGCATACTCTCTCGATTGTAAATGTAGGTTAAATCTAACGCTTCACCAATCGTATAGCACTGCATCATGCTTTCCCAAATAGGCCATGTTTTGAGGAATTCTAAATGAATAGAAGAAAGTTCAGGCCTGTCCTCGCGTAACATAGTGATAATACTGGCAGGGGCACGATTCATGAGGTGCGGCTGAAAAATCATAGGTGGATCCCCTATTTCCATCGGAACTTTTTTTAATCAATCCTATTACCCAAATAATAATCCAGAGACACACTAGAAATAAAATCAAATAATCTACCTCGTGTAATAATATAGTTGATGATGAACCATGATGTTCTAACATAGGATGATGATGATGATGAAGATGATGATGTTGATCATACTCTACTAATGTTGCTGGCCATTTACATGGTTTTAATGTCCATTTACCATTTTTCAATTCATATTCTTGTCCTAATTGATCTACCCATGTCATATACCTTACAATATTCCCTTTACGAATTACCGTTTTCTCCCTCCGATGAAGCTTAGGTACTGCATGTAATCCATAAATCATATTCTTCCCTCTTTTCTTTTACTTTCCAACCGAAAAAAAAAAACTCATGAACCCCTTAACACGTCTCATTGAACATCATCGCATCCATGAACTCCGTGTCTTTCATACCACCATTCATATACCCGTCATTAAACGCTTTGAAAATCTCCCAGAGCACATTTCACTTTGCCAACAAATCCTCCATGTATTACGATCGTCTGACCCCTTTTCTATGGCCGAGTTACTTTATGCCGCGCTATCATTTCGTGAAGAATATTTGTATCCACCAGCATTTCCCTCCATCCTTTTTATCAAGGACTTATTTTATCAATGGATAGTTGCCACGATTACTTCTTCCCATGAAATACCTCATCTCAAGGCAAAACTTTTGTGGACTATTTTTAGTCAACTACAGTACCAAACAAATAGGACAATACCCCTGAAAAAAAAGGAAACATCATGTGGTATATTGCAGATTTTATAGCCCACAAGGGAAATGAGCGAGAATACATGGAAGATGGATATATACATAAATCATTTATTCTCAATCCCAAAGAAACAGGTTATGTCTTTGGAGTATTAGATGGTCATGGAGGTGATCAAGCTATGAAGTGGTTACGACAATTTGTCCCCGACTATGTTCGAGACACCATTCTACATCATCACTGTAAATGGCGCCCCATGTGTCAACGTATCAATACAGAATTACGAAATCATATTACCTCGTCTGGTTCCACACTATCTCTTGTCATCATTATTGATCATGTTGATCTAGGATACCGTATATGCATAGTTCACGTTGGAGATTCAGCTGTTGCCGCCTCTCTTCATGTTGCACCTCACCCCATGAATAAACGTTGCACTGAATGTGTTACTACTCATACAAAACTTACCACTGATCATGACCTCTCCAACCCAAAAGAAAGAAAACGTATTGACAAACTAATCCCACAGCACATCTCTATACCCCCCAAAAATAACAATTACATTTGTACCCCTCATAAAACAAAAGATAATATGTGTCTAAACATGACTCGATCTTTTGGTGATTTTGAATTTGGTGATGCTATCCAACCCAAACCTCAAGTCATCAAAATTCAAAAACCATTATGTTTTATTACATTAGCTTCGGATGGTATCTGGGATGTAACTACCCCAAAAGATATTGCCTTGTGGACTGAAAATACATGCAAATCATCTACCAATGAACAATTGACTACATGCCTCATGAATCAACGATCAAAAAAGAGACAACACGACAATTTTACTCTTGGGGTCATTTTTCTTGATCCATCACGATTTATACCATGGGAATAACACGCCATCCAAATTCTACATTCACATGATGACCTTCTTCTTCTCTCACTTCCTCCTCTTCTTCCTCTTCTGCTGCAGCTGCTGCGTCACGAATATGAAAGAGTCCATCAGGAATAACTCTTCGACAGGCTATCCATCCTTGACATTGTGATACTTGATCCACTTCCACATTACATTCCCATGATGAAAATTCATTTTTCCAATGCTTAACGTCTTGTGGATTACTAATTAATAATTGTCTCCATCGATCCACCCATTCTTCACCATCAAATAATAACAAGTCTGAGGTCTTGATTTCCGGCCATAATTGTTTTACAGTCGTATTGTAATTGAATAATCCTAATGGCGTCATTTGCCTCTTCAATACATCTTTCAAACTCGCCTTGGAAAATGTTCGTAAAGGTTTTGTTCCATTCTTATTCATTTGCCTCCTTTCCACATGAGATAACATCCCATTCTTTTTCATCAATTCGGCCAATTTTTTAGACAAGACAGTCGAATTCACAGCCACTGCCCACGTCTTATTAAACTCCAACATACAAACACTTTCCAATCCAACTCTGGTCATCAAGAATGTCGATATCAATACCAATTCATAATTAAAAACTCGACACTGGACATCACCTTCCACCTTTTTCATTAGTTTAGGTTTCTTCTTCTTCTTCTTCCTCTCCTTTAGTTCATCTTCCAATTCTTCCTCTTCTTCTTCTTCCAAAAGTCGTTTCTTTGGTAATCGTAACATAACTTCTTCCCTCATACATTGCATCAACTTTAACATTTCTTGTAGTACTTGCATCATTAACATTAGAGGCGCTGTCAATTGTTGCTGTTGTTGTTGTTGTTGTTGCTGCTGAGACAAATCTCTTGATCCTTGATAATTATCATGGCCATTTATTGATCCACGATCCACTACGAATGGTGACAAGGCTTGCGACATTAGTAAATGAATTTCCTTCTTTCAAACCCCCATTTTTTACACATCGGAAGGTCTTCTTTTCATCATGTAGATGATGGACGAATATTCTTTAATTTGATCATTGTTAAAGCATGATGTAGTATGGCATGTTCTGCGGATGGATGCATAACAATCTTAACTAATGAGACATCAATATCATTTGCTTGTGGATCATAATTTCCAGATAAACGTTTAGGTCTTGGGGGAGTTGAAGACATACCAGGTGGTGATAAAGGTGTACTTACTCGACTATTCATCATCTTTTTTTTTTCTATTCTAATACATATTTTTCATACCCTGGTCCAATAATTTGTTTTATTCGATCTCGAAACTCTTGATTCCATGGCTTATTCGGTTCAACATTCGTATATTGATGTGTACCCATTTCACTTAATGATGTATTCAAGGTAAACATTAACATCAATACATTACCTATTGCAAGTGATATTGCAAAACCTAACCATTTGGAAGTTTTTGACATGTCTGCCATACTATAAGCTACTAGACATCCAATAAATGTTTGCATAATGACAACACGATAACACCACTTCATCCATCGATACTGTGAATTATCAATAGGTTCACATACACCATCTGTTTTATCAATACGATCCTTTTTCGTAACTTGACGAATCAACTTCATGCCTTTTTTTCTTTTCATGATTGATTCCAAAAATTCAAAGTTGGATCATGCACAAATGGTACATCTCCTGGTTTGATATGTAATGAATGACCCATATGAGCTGCAAATGTCTCTTGCATAATCAATATAAACTTGTAAGGTAATTGTAACCGAACTACATGATCTGCATTGCCACACGCTTGACAATGGAATACTTTCAATGCGATAGATCCATTAGCAGGCATTTCATGTTTCTCACACCAGAAAAAATCTTGAAACTTATCTCCTTCTTCACGATTGGTGCTTTTGAATACTTCAGTACATCCTTGACTTAATAAATTCCATCCTTCCATTGCACCATGCCTCATTCCTAGTTGAGGATCATGCGTACCATCCGCCATAGGACCCGTATCACGATGACGACATTTTTGCTTGGCGATATGATTCAACACGTGTACATACACTGGACCCATCAAGATTGGACATTCCATCATCTCACCCGTTTTCCCATTACACATCATCTCTGTACCACTTATCGAAAATCCATGACGCAATAACACTTCCTCCACCTTCCGTAACTTCTTCTTATGCAACTCCGGATGTAACATCACCGTATCAAACGCATCAATCAACTCTGGCTCCAATGTCCTCCCTTTGCTGAAAAGTATATCCAATAACATCCCCATAGTGGATCGAGTTAAACTATGAGGATTGAATAACAAATCTGGACTCATCCCCGTCATAGGATTAAATGGCATATCTTCTCGTCTCACCATTCGAGCCACCGTAAATTTTTGTCCATGTCCAATGAAAAACTTGTCCCCTACCGTTGGATTGTGAGCTGATACATACGTCACATGCACTATTTTGATCTTTTTCTTATCATCCATATAAGTCTTGATATCCGTAACTCGACCACCCGTTCCAGAGGTTAGAAATTGACTTACACATCGTAACCTTTTACGCTTCTTCATATTCACCATCCCTACAATCGCATCACCAACTTCCAACTGGGATCCAATCTTCACAATGCCATTATCATCCAAATGTCGATACGCATGTTCACTACTCTTCAACTCACATCGAGCATCCGGTTTGCGAATCTCACACTCTTCATTCCTCACCACCAGCTCCATGTTATGTTGCACCGACATGAACATCCCTAAATCCACACATCCTTGAGAAAACTCTACTGAATCCTCCATATTCCCATGGGCAGGCATGATTGCAATTGTCACATTCGTCCCGTTTGGCTCACGCGCTCGATTCCCTAACGCCTCCGTCACAGGATCAGACATTAAAGGGAATTGCTGACCATACACCATATGAGACTTGGTAGCCCCAATGTCTGGTAACTTGGTGGATAACGCTTTGGTATTCATTAATCCAGTATATAATTCTCGTGGACCCGAATTGTAATTGAAAAACGCTCGAGTCATATTCACTGCCAATACCAATGATACATGAATCTCAATATGAGTATATCCACCTAATGGATCCATAATTTCCTCAAATGTAGCTGCCACCTTGACCAATCCACATTGCTCCTCATTCGGATCCAACCATTCAATAATCCCCTCTTGTTGCAACAAGGAAAATTGTAAACGATATCGATCCAAACCATGACATAACTTGGGCCAAGCTGAAGCAACAATCAATGGCCGTACCAATCGATCACCCCCTACATTACACCATATCTGGTTCTCCTCCTCAATATACTCAATATTTCCATGACGATACCATAAACCTTGTCGTCTCTTTTCAATCAGGTAACCACAAAACTCTCGAGGATTCAATATCCAGCCCATGAATCCACCAAAGACGTCATACATGACACAGGCACCATGAACATAGTCGTCAACAATCCATTCTCCAACCAAACGCTCCAATTGTTGTTGCAGTTTGATCATATTCACATTTGGGGAAAATCGAGCTCCCATAGCCTTGTGACGAAATACACCACAATGCTTACTTTGAGGGGTCATGTACATACAAACATACCCTACTTGCGACGGATCAGATACATTCGCCTTCAAATCATGACACTGTTGCGTTGGCTTCTTAATAATCTTGCCAGTTTGCTCCGGATAGGAATCAGAACAATATCCCAACGTAATAACATCCGTCTTGCCCGTATTGTGCGTACTCGACTTGGTATTCTTCCTCCCCGAAGGATTAAAATTACCATTCTTAATCGCCGTTGTCAATTCAAACATCGATGGCTGCAACATGTAATGCAACAAAATGGGCAACTTGTTATTCAACATATGCTGCAATTTCGCCTTGGCTACCGTACAAGCATTCTTCACATTCTTCCTCATCAACTCCAACATGAATTGAATAGGTGTTTTGAACCGAATAAACTTGTAACTTCGGCTATTCACATTCGAACTCTTTCCATCCATACGATCAAATATATCAGCCACAATCATAGCGAACATCACCATCTTGCGTCGTCTTTCCCATAACAATACCGCTTCATTGGTACTTTGAGAATAGTGCGTTAAATGCGGTAATATCTCCCGTCTCAAGATTTCCTTGGCTGACTCTGCCTTGTCCTGGTCCAAATTAATCTTATGTGTCCTCTTGAACAACTTGGCAATCAATAGCAAGGCATCATACGAATTTTGGCATCCACAGACATCAGATAAAACGACTTGTTGTAAGGAGAGTGTCTTGGTCGAAGCAGGTACACGTCGAAACCGAGCAATCCATTCCACAAACTCCTCCACTATATATCCTAAGCCCATCACCACCACCATCAAGGAAATAAATATGGGAGGATTTTCGTACGGCACCTTAATCTCCAATCTAGGATATTCTCGCCACCACTTAATACCCTTGTTATTCTTGAGTTTCCAGCCTATTTGCAATGTACTATTCGTACGGTATCGTCTCTCCCCAAAGAAAAACGTCGATCTCACTTCAGATCCATTTGCCGGCCGATGCAATATCCGGTTATTCACAATAAACTCTTCTGCTGGGAATATTCGTACATGCATGTTGCTTATGAAACATGATGACTTGAGATAACGCTTGTGATAGATTTGCGCTGAAGTCAACCCTGTAGATTGATGATCCAACACTGACCCCAACATGACTGGAAATTCACATATCGTATATCCCGTAATCTTGTTTTGAAATAATAATTGTCCTCCTTCACCATACTTGGAATACAAGAAATCACCCTTTATCAACGCATCATAACTTCCATGTAACAAGGCTTTTAATGGCGTATCCAATCCTACACCATTCTCATATGGGCGTACAAAATAACAATTTGCCAACTTAATTTCATGCTTCTCCCCATTGTGCACTTCAGATACCACCAACAACTCCTTCAACATTTCCAACACAGATTCAAGCCCCGAATCATAATTTTGTGCTTCATCAGTTTGAAATCCTATCTTTTGAATCCATAATTGCAACAACTCCTTACGCAATATATGGCACTGTTCCTCATCCATAATCACCAAACAACAGATAAAAAGTAAACCCTAATAACCCCCTATCGGAACTTTTCCCCTAACTTTCATTTATATCAATTTCAAATGACTACAATGCACCCCAAAGCATAACCATTTTTTTATTTCATAAACCCACATTTACATCCCATAGCTCTGATTTCAGACATCATGTTAATCAATGTTGTAATATCATAATCCGGTTTAAATCCATTCGATTGGTCCGCAGATACTTTTTGATAAATGTATTGCACCGCATCTCCACGGCATTGTTTGGGTAATTTTTGGGTAACTGATAATGTTTCGCTCACAAATTCAGTATATTCATGAGGTTCACCTTTTGGTTGTTGTTGTAATTTACTCGCAATAAATTTCTCAATTTCGTCCTTAGCTTTTTGTGACAAGTTATCCATGCTTATTACTTTTTTTTTTCTCACACTTATTCTTTTTTTTTCCAACCTAGTAAATAAACTTGGAAACGCATGACCATAGATGAACATCTCCACCAAGACAATAATTCTGTTTACACCATTCCAAGTTTCGTATACCCAATATTGTACCCATATAATCTTGATCACTTGCCTCGCGTACACAAATCCAATCATACCCAGAATTCACCAACCACCATAATAACCGTGTATCTCTTTGATTGCATGCCCTCTTAATGATAGGTACCAAATCCTCAATGGAAAACCCTTGCAACAACAAACATTGAAAACATTCCAAAAATGGCTTCCCACAATTACTCAACACCTCATTCACCATGACTTGCTTCGGTACTAATCCACTCAAAATTCGAATCAACTTTACATCCATGTCATCAAAAGGAACATGAAACGTTACCCGGACAATCGATTCACACCATAAGGACAGGTTGTTTTGAAACATTTCAATCATGGGTTGATAATGAAATAAGGATAACCCCAAAGGATACAAAATCCCATAAAAACGTTGATCCATTACCACCCATTCACTCTCATGCTTTCGTAAAATGTATAACGCATCCCTCAATGATAATTGATTTGCCCATTCATACCAATCCGAAATAGTTTGTATTCTACTTGACAGTTCCATTTTCTACACTCAAACCTGTCTCACTATATCGGAACATGTCTAAATCCCGATCACAACTATAAAATCACAATATAAAATAATCAAGATAAAAAAAAGAATGTCAATTAGTGGCTATGCCAAGTTTTCAGTGACCCGCCAATTTCCATTACACCAACGTTTGACAATTCCATGTACATCTGCTTCCTTATCGGTTTGCTCTAATTATGTACAACCGCTTTACAAGACTCATTGGCCTATTACTCCAAATCAAACCATTACCAAACCCATGATATTAGCTTCAGGAGACACTGTACTATGTGATCCCACTATATCATCTGGTAATTTCACACTGGAGTACAAATCTTATTCTTCACACATTCAATACCTCATGGCCAAAAATCATGCTGTCAATTCGAAACCTTATCGTGTCGCCCTTTTACATCGCACCTCTGACCTTTTCCTTCGCGAACTAAATTATCACCCGGATAGTAGTCAACATTTTTTTCACCAGCAACCACGGAATCCTTACCTAATGCTACTCGCCCCACCTGGACCTTTAGATACCACCCTAATCTCAGCACTCATTTTCAACCAAGAACCCGGTGATCCACAAGGTCTTGCTATCTTACCTGGTGTATGGCATTCCCCTCCAATCCCTCTATCCACCCAAACCCCACAAACCATATTCACACAACAAACAAGATCACACAATTGCGTCCTTTGGGATTCACTGTATTCACTTGGATCATGGTTCCACATTCATATGATAGTAAGGTGAATGGAAACATAATAAACATTGTCCTTCTTCATCCAATTGATCCTTGTGAAAAAATCGTTCACATTCCACACAGGGTTGAAATCCACATGGACAATTCTTAGTTTTGACACACACAATACATAATGTACTATTCCTCGTACATGCCGAACAACACTTGCGCCAATCTTGATACTTGTAATGCTCATTGCAGAAATAACTTTCACAACAATGTACACGTTGAATTCCAAATACAGCCTTGCACTGTTCAAAAGCACATTGAAGTCGAACCTCCTTTAACCCATCACAGGATGTACACAAATGAGAATCTTCCTTCCATGGTTCATATCCCGCATTGCACAATTGGCAAACTTGCTTCTTGCATACATTCAAATGAAAATAACATCCACATGTCTTACAGCAAGCCTCGCAATAAATTCCATCTTCATCACATTCCTTCACCACACATGATGTCATTCTCACAAATCACAAAACTCATACCCACTCATCATGTCGGGGAAAAAAAAGAAACTAAAAAAAAAAGAAGAAGAAGAACAAATTATGTTTCGTATTGTTTCTGATCTTCTTAGTCCTAAAAAATCAACTACGGTAAAGAGCTTTGAAAATCCAGAACACAATGTACAATTTTCCAAAGATAAACTCCTAAGTGATATACAACGAATTCATCCCTCTGTTATTTTCATTGTTTATCGAAGCAAAAATGAAAACATTGTAGTCTATGAACTGATTCAAAAACCAGATCAATCATTTACTATTGAACCTTATTGGCTTGAACTCTCAGAACCTTACCGTAAACGTAGTCGAGATGCAGGTAAACTTCATGACCGCGTCGAACTCTCTCTATTAGAAACACAAGTTGCTTACGGTGTTACCACAACTAAAATTGATGACACAACTCTATTAATGAGATGGAATGGTGATCGTCTTTTGAAACAATTAATTCCTTTTGTCATTACCATTGATCCTCAACAAAAGACAGGTCGCGCCATTATTGATGGTCACAAATATGTTCGATCCGTCTTTGTCGATTCACTTGAAAACTTATCCCTCACTAATCTTGTGGATAATATAGTGACCATCAAAGCGAATTATATCGACCTACATACCATGACGCCCCATACCGTAGATGCGTTATCCTATCTCAAGGCCAAGAATACGTAAACATTAGTTAATAATACAAATAATTCTTCCAACATGCGTGACAACACCTTGAATTGCTCGATCAGAAGGGCATAAACATCCTTTCACCTTAATTTCATTACCCGTTCGTTCAACAATATGACCTAGCACATAATGATCTCGATCCACAAAGATTCTTACTTTTTGTCCTACTTCGGCTTGACGCATAATTCGATTCTCTTGAAATCCAGGGATTAAACTATGCTGGTGATCAGTGTGACCATACCATAATTGAATTCGTTTCATAAATTCCGGCCCATGTACATCTCGCCAATCATACATTCCACACCTTCTCGCATAGTGCATAAATACATGGACATACTCATGTAACAGAACATGCATCAACACACTAAACACATCACATAATTGAATCCCGCCTACATAATAATACTTTTCAGTCACGAACAATTGATTCAGTAATTCAGCATTTACACATAATAAGTTTCCAGCGACCCATGCTGCTGCTGCCCTTAAATCATCTGGAACCCCAACATGGTATACCTTGTACTCCATCACCACTTTACAATCTCCCAATAAAATATCATCACCCCATACACGATCAATATACTTGAACACTCTCTCAATATAGGCTTCAGTCAATTCATATGAGTCTCGAAATTGCTCAATCTGCTCCTGTATGCGCCGAGATATTTCACGTTGAGGTAATGTTTGGTGCCATAGAGTTTCCCACTTTCCCATTTATTTTTTGTAATCGCTCAAAGTTTTCATGACACAAATTCTTACATGTTAATGCCATTGCTTCAAAATGTTTCATACGGAAGAATATAATAATAAACCAAATGACTATTGTTATCTGAATTAATACTGATACCCAATACCAACACCTTTGCTCTTTCATCCAAAAATTTCTCTTCCTTGCTTTTTTTTTTCTACTTCTTATTCGTATACTCACACCTATCCATTCTTTTTTTTTTCAAATTCGCAAAAAAGAAAACTCAATCATGTCCACTCCACCCACAGATGTTTTAACCCGTCTTGATAGTATCATTGAACAAATGGATACAGTAACCAATCAATTACGTTTGATGAATGAATATTGTGCTAGACTCACAGTACTGGTGGAACATGCGTTAGCAAAAGGGGAGGATATATTCGATGATGAAGATAGTGAATAAGCCACTTCCAACCTTGACCTGTAAATCCACGAAATGGTTTGTCTTCATTAAACCATTCCCAATCTACCCAACGATAATTACTTACTTCATAATGTGTCTGCGGTGAAATCCTTAATAAATTAATATTACATTCTAATTTGTAAATATATAAGTATCGTGGTGTATGACCATTCATCTTTAACTCAACCCGTTCACTATGTTCCCCCAAATAAACTTGCAATCCAGTTTCTTCTACACATTCCCTTTCAGCACACTTGTGACTTGATTCATTCCTCAATTGCTTCCCCATTGGAAACATCAAATTCCTCCCATACAATGACCTCAACACCAATACCTTATTCTGACATAATAAAATTACCCCACATCGAGGCAAACGGTTCTGATAATTCATAAATCGATGTACTATACTATCTATTTTACTCGCCTCTCCTACCCACTGCAAATGATGAGGTATCAATTTATACATCGCATGTAAAAACTTTCGAGTTGTCATTTTACTTTCCCCCTTCATTGTATCCTTATAATACCATAAAGCTCTCTGTACACTATTCATATCATACAACTTGAATTTCTGAAACAAAAACTTTGCCTGCAACAAAACCAAAGACGTCATTACACAATCTTTTTATTTTTATTCTTATCATCTAAAGTTAATGATCGAGTTCAACGAATTCAATTGTACGGGTATGTCAATGACCATTATCATCCGTGGTTAGATGTTCATTATATGCCCATACAGACCAGTTTGCATTAACATTCATTTCTTTCAACCATTGTCTTGGTTCACCTTCATAAGATAACCATTCTTCCACATATTTACGATACAAATGAAACCATCCATCCATTCCATCAACCCTCAAATGTTGTGTTGAACCTGCATGCAATTCCATCATATAACAAAATAATGACAATACACAATTGAAATACACCAAAGCCAACTTTTCAATACCCTCTTGATTCATATGCTCATTGAGAATATACATACGTGCTGATGGATACTCTCGAGCCTTGTCAGTATTATTCACTTTGGTTACAAATGCATTGGCATCTTCCACACACATCCATGCACCTACAAACACAGCCGAATCCCCCTGATGGAAATACTTCTTCAGGAAAGGGAACAGTAGACAAGTTAACTCGAGTAATGGGACTAGCCATTTTTATTACACGACATTTCCCAAATGAGATCAAGGATATAAACACATTTTTTTCTATTTTTTTTTATTAGTTAGTAGATGAGTAAGATTCGAGTAGATAAAACAAAAGAGTACAACATGAGTACTGATGAATGGGCTACTCATTTTCGCCAAGCTATGGAGTATTGCACAAGACATAATATAGCTATGCTAACGTTATGGAATAAACTTAAAATGCCATGTTGCAAGACGTATAGCCAATCCACAACTATCCCTTCCACAAGAGAAGGATCAATGGGAGCTTATGTACGAGAAAGGCTCAAGACATTTATGACTACTCATAATTTGGATAAACCCCTTGATCTAACAGTCGATGAGCAAATGATGAATTGGTTTTACTTGCATTTTACAGAAGACAGAAAAGATCAATTGGATATTGATTGTTTTCGAGTGTATAGTCTTATGGAATCCGTAGTACTCATTGTTATGAATCAAGGACATGACAAGACCAAGGATAATTACATATTATCTTTATTCGAGGAATGTAAAACCTTGGATACATTACATCGACCGTGGCGCATAACCGAAAAACGTTATCTATAATTTTTTTTCCATATCCTGTTGAAGAAGAAAAAATAATAACAAGATGAACTTACAAATGCCTGCTGTAGAAGATTTGACTGCTTTTGATCGTTATATTCTTCGTAATGTCATTGTACATGAACTTGCAAAATGGCAACCTGATATGGAACTGTTTATGACGAATCATCCAAGCCGAATAGATGGTATACCCAATAAAGAAATGTTTTTCAAATGTTGGATTGACCTAGCATTACGTGTGACTAATGTACCTCATCGTAGTCAAGCCTCTGAACATTTGATTTGGGAAGAACAAGGATCCCTACATCATGTACCCTATACAAGCAAACTTATATTTCGTAATAAACGCTTTCATCGCATTTGGTACGATGATAAAAATATGAATAGTCATCTACCTATCATTGTACCTGTTGGAGATACATTATCCTATTATTTAGCATATTATATTCTCCATTTACGAGCCCCTGGACCTTACCTATTTCATGGCGCCACACCTTGGACACGTATCGCCTCAGATGTCAAGACGTTTATAGCCACACACTTGAAACTCGAACGAATTATTCGACCACGTTTACTCCATAACATGCGCCATATTATAGCAGATACCATTGGAGTCGTTACCAATTTTAATCAATCCATTATGCATGATGTGAGTTTAGTAATGCGACATACACACCAAATGCAACAAGAACGATATGCTACAGGTACAAAATGGGGTCAAGTATCTACTTCACTCTACGATCACCAATCCTATAATCAACATGAAAATGTAAAACTCTTATACCCTTCCAATCGATCCACTTTACAAAGTTGGGAAGATATGGGTCAAGCTATTCGACAAGGTAACTTTCAATGGGGTACCACAGTAACCACTCATGTCATCCCCATCGAAACATTATCTCGATGTACACTCTTATTCGACTCTCACCCTTTATTTCAACACTTCCCAGAATTACCACCTAAAACGGATACTACTCTGCAAGAATCACTCACCGCTTGCTTCCCTAATCATCGCATCCAATTTAACCCGGCAATAGACCTCAATGTTCAACAACTCAAAAGTCTAGTCCTTAAACGGGACAGATAAACTATCCATCTCTACAAAAAAAAACCCACCATGCATCACGACAAGGAATAACACGCCACAAACATCAAAATGATTGGTGGTAGTATGATACTTTTTTTTTGCAGCTCTTGTAGGTAATTCGCAATGGAATAAATGGAAAGGTAAATATATTAAAGGGCCATTTGGTAATACCTTGACCGAACAAATTCAAGTTGTATCATGGCGTGATGAAGCCGGAGCATTTCATCAATTTGAAACTACAACCAACCCAACCATTCCTAACTATGACGTAGTTGTTACACCCGAAAATACATCCTTCAACTCCTTGGTCACCAATGCTCGCGTAACCATCCTTACCGCAGAACTCAAGAGCAAAATCATTCCCACCAATCCTGTGACCAATACCATTACACGAGATCGCTTGAACCCTACATTTGATGCCTCTAAAGTGTATGTCCCCAGATCTCAACGACCTGAATGGGTTATTGTTGGTCTACTAGGTCAAATTCCAGTGAAACCACAATAACCCGTTCACCCTAATTGGCAACTTTTACACGCTGGAACCGAAGCCAACATGTACCTTGTCAAGTAACAAGATCTATTATTTCAAAGAAGCTTTAATAAATGCCATAATCTTATCGTGATTCTTGGATTTTCGTGAATGACTATATTCCGTCATATATCCTAATGGTATCCATTTCTTCAACTCACAATCCTTACATTCATACCAATAACATCCATATTGCTTCACATGCTTCCTCTTCCCATAAGGACCATAAATCGTCATTACTTTACCACACTTGTCACAACCATTTCCACTCTTTTGCTCTTGTACCGCAGGTTTGCATGACGATGTTTCCGCAGGTTTGCATGACAATGTTACCTCTTCGAATGAACCAGAAGTTACCAAAGGTTTGCATGACGATGTTACCCCTTCAAATGAACCAGAAGTTACCAAAGGTTTGCATGACGATGTTACCCCTTCAAATGAACCAGAAGTTACCTCTTCGAATGACGATGTTACCTCTTCGAATGAACGAGAATTTACTGCAGGTTTACATGATAATGTTTCAATCTGTGGCGATACTTCTTTTTCTTCCATTATACCCTGAGTGAAAGAAAAATGGACATCAAAGGCTGAAAAATCACATGGTTTTTCTTCGGGGGCAGATAAACCAAACGCTTGATTAAAGTCGGACATGGCAAGTCTCGCTGTCGCCCAATCCGTCCATAACAAGTAATAAGAATTCATCGTCGCAAACGAATGTCTCATCAAGGTAGCAAATTGTTGTAACTTCAATGGATCAAATCGTACACGCAATGCATAATTCGCCAACATGATAGACCTTGACCCATGAACAAAACGACCTGAAGGATCTAATGCATTCACTTGAATGTCCAATACATCTTGCATATACATCTTAATATCCCTTGATGCTTGTTTCCATGCACTGCCCGTCGCATTGAGAAATACCAAGGAATTCTCCTTTTCCGTTGGTCGACAATACTTAATGTAGAATAATAAGTAAGGAGTTATAAATCCTGGTAAAGGACATCGAATTGGACGATGAGCACCTTTTTTGTGCATAGTTAACAACAAACAAACAAACAAAAAAATCATTAATGCTTACCTGTTTTGCCCACTTTATCAAACATGAATAAACGGGTAAAGACACCATTCTCATATAATAATCTTGCCACATGATGTTCGGCCACATCCGTCTTTCGAAACGGATACCCTAAATGAAGTTCCTTGGTCGCTTGAATTCTCATAGGAATATTGGTAAACCGAATCATCAAATCTATCCAACACCTTAATTTCAATCCAAACTCGAGTAATGGCATCTTAGATGATCTCTCACGATAGTATTGAAGAATAAATGGATCCAATACTTCTTGCTGTTGCTTTTGAAGTTCTACCAAGATTCGATAACGTAGTTCCACCATTTGATAAGGGTCCATGATTTGTACACCTAATGATCCTTGCACAATTTTGGTCGCCTTGATAAAATATTTACTGGACCTCTTGTGTAAAAAATGAACCACCGAATCCGAAAGTAAAGGATCCACACAGAACTTATACAGGACATGCCAAAATAATAGACGTAATTGATTTCCAATTGTCTTGGCCTGATTCCAATAATTCTCCAATTGCTCCACCATTTCTTCAAATTGCCATGAATCATAAACTGCTTCTTCCACCCACATCTCCTCCTGCTTCAGCCTACTCATCAACTGCTCCACTGACATTTTTTGCTCATTCGACAATACCGGATCACTGGGAGATTTATATTGAACATACAATGAGGTCCAATGCACCCATGACGTAGCATGTTTTGTCCTTAATCTTAGTTGATGATACGCTGGAGATACATATTGCCTCACTTGATCATGAATCACTTTCTTTTGATGAATGAGTAGATCCTTCTTATACTTGTATCTAGCCTTGCAAGGTTGTTCCGCAATATGCAATTCACATGCAAAATGTTTATAGTCTTCATGTTCATGGGCTACATGGTCACGAAATGACTCGACATTGGCACATTGAATTGAACAAACAGGACATATATTGTTATCCATCACTCGTCAGGTATGTAATGGAATGGCGATAGGAGATCGGGAATTCTTGGCATTACCAGGTAAGACCTCCTTGAATAAAGGTAATGCCATGAGTTGATATGCTGAAAATCGATGTTGAGGGTTGGATTGGAGACACTTGTAAAAAAAGTTCATCCATGGTTCAGGTAAGGACCATAAAGTTGCCCATGTTTCCACAGGATTTAGTAGATAGAAATCACGAATCACATTGTACTCGTAGCTTTCAATAGGTAATGATCCAAACCACAATTCATAACATATGATTCCCAAAGCCCAAACGTCAATCTTTTGATCATAGGCTACCATTCGATCTTTACCCATACATTCCGGAGGACGGTGTGTTACTGTATTTGCCATGTCTGTAGCATACTCTTGTCCCGGCTTATGCTCCCATATCGAATTTCCAAAATCATGCAAAAACCAATATTCCTTGTCATCCAATAAAATGTTGGCGGGCTTGAGATCTCGATGAACAATACCATGGCGATGCACTTCCACCAATGTCTCCAATAGACCCGCTACATTGGCCAACATATATTTTCGACGTACCCTTGCATGATGACGCCACTTATACATGAACTGCTGCAAATCCATCACCATTCGAGGAAATTGAATAATCACTACATCATGTGCCACATTGTATGCCCACTCTTCCATACGTACTATTCCCGGCGTATTTTGCATGACACGTAACACCAAGACTTCAACAAACATGGACATACAACGGCCCACATTAATCGTCTTGAACACACACCAGGCACCTTGCGAATTCTTTGCCAAATGAACTGATGTAATTGGTCGACGATCCTTGATATACATCTCAAACTTCCAAACTTTAAACACATCCGTCATATATACCTTGCTCATCATTAACTGCTTCCATAAATGATGCATGATCAAATTGTTTCCTTCCAACTATGTCCCCTCCAGATCGGAACAAACGCGAAATAAAAAAAGATCCAGTCACAAATATTAGAAAAAAAAAAGTATATATAAATGAATTCAGAACAAGCGAAACAGATACTAGTAGAAAAGTACTCTGCATACCGACAAGGTAAGTCTGAAATTGAATCCATTAATAGTGGTGTCAAAGAAAAAAAGACAACTATTGACAAGTATGAAAAGGAAATTATTGAAGTCATGTTGAGAGGTTTTAATAAGTCGTGTATCGATATCTCCGGTCAAGGTGCTGGTCCATGGATTACGGTAGATAAACACAAATCTGAACCCACATTAAAAGAAGAAGATTTAGTACGTTTATTTTCCTCCTTTATCGATTCATGGCGAAGAAATGAACAATTGTCCGCAGAACAAATGGTCGAACGTTATCGAGAAGAGAAAAAGAGAGGGGAAAAGCGCAATCTTAAATTATCAACGCGTGTACGACGCCCTGATGGCGATGGTTCAAGCCAAGGAGTTTTAGAATGGGTAAATGGACAATAAACATAATCTTTTTTTTTTATCTACATGTTCTTGAGTCCTTGAAAAATTTTTTTACACACTGCATAAAAAAAAACAAAAAGAAGACTTACCGAAAAAAAATGGAAGTAACTCACATGGTTCTTTGGTTTGTACTCCTTTGTGCAGTGGCTTGTGGTGTCGCTGGTATGGGATTAGGTATTCACAACTACAACAACAAGGCTAATAAGCTTGGCTCCGTTCCTCCCCCAGTGAGAGAGCAAGAAGCTGTGTCTAAACATGTTCCCACACCTGACACCTTGTCATTACCCAATGATTACGAATTAACTTTTACTAAGCCTCATACGGCCAACCCTTTCTTTCTCTTAGAATCACGAAGCACTCTAGATGGATATGTTCGACCTACTTCCATTCGAGAATTAACCAGTACCAAGGCTGTGGTCCAATTACAACCGGATTGGGAAGCTGGTGGTAAACAAACAAAAGTCTTGTCTGCGAGTGGTGTAACTGATACCTTTACTATCTCTACCTCCCGCGCTGATCACCGTCATCACCGAAATCAAATCAAGGCTGCACCTGTCACCTTATCCATTTCCTCTACTGCTACCGTGAATGCTTCTGACAAGGTAAATGGATTATGCTGCATGTATTACACCGACTATACTGCTGGTGGCGACTTAACTTTGTCCACTACTAGAAATTCCAGTCTTATGTACACTTTCTATTCCCCTTTAACTCACTCGTGGATTCTACCCCAAATGATTACCCAATATAACAGGACGGTTAGCAGTGCCACCAAGTATGGTTACCCTTTCGATTTCGCGGTTTGTTCCCTTGCTGAGCATGCAGCATTAGCCTGGGTTGATCCTAATGCCAGTGCTACACAAATTAAGTTTAGACGTCTCCACAGCGCCTTGTCTTCGGCTGAAGCTGACTGTGCTTTCAATAATATTGATACCACAGACTCGTTAGTGAATGCTGGTACTGGCTTTGTGGCTGGTACTTTGGCCATGTGCGAATTTGATGGTAAGGTTGTCATTGGATATCTAGTAGTGAATTCAGATCCTGTGTACAAGGTCAAGATTGTCGTAGGAACTCCTACTGTGAGCTCTTCTGATCCCAATGTTTCCACCTTCACATTTGGTACCCCAGTCAATGTCATCACTTCTGCCTCTGGAGGTCTCTCTGCTCTTGCTGCTAACTCTCGATCCCTTAACCTAACCCCATTCACTCATCCAGATGGAACCAAACGATTGGCGGTTAGCTTTACCGTAGCTGGAACTTCCAATAATACTGGTGTCGCTTATCTATCCGCCTCTGCTGATTTAGTGACCCCTACCTTCACTAAGATTGATGTGGCACCAGCAACTACCGTGGATGCTACCAATTATTCTGACTTTGCTCTGTTGCACGTCTCACCCAGCCAATTGGTCGCAGTTTGGCAAAATGCTACTTCTGGTAAGTTGGAATACTGCTACTCGCTCAATACGGCAGGTGTCATTTCCTTCCCTAGCGCCAATGTCAAGACCCTCAAATACAAGTGTAATGGTACTTTCGCTGCCTCCGTTCAAACTACAGGTGAATGGGGAGTTTTATTCCAAGTCGCCAGTGATGAAACTGAGACACGCTACCAAAACCTACCCATGTACGCCTATGTGACTGGTGAAACAACCGTGGCCTACAGTAGTCTCTACATGAATGATGGCCTCCTCAATACCGTTGGATCATGTGTCGGCCTCACCACTTACGAAAATGCACCTGCCATCTTCCTCAGCTCAGGTGTTGGAAGTGCCGCCAGTAACCTTCTGAACTTCCAAGGTAATGCTGATAACCGCGCCATGACCCCTGGACTTAACCTCAACTACTTTGCCTACTAAACAAATACATGTGTGTGATTCACAATAAAAATAAAAAAAAAATAGTTTATTAACCTTCTAAACCGCCAGGGGTAATGAGAAGCCCTTGGAATTTATTAAAAATTATTATGTTTGAACTCTGCAACGCAGAACTTATTATGATCCTACGATTTTTTTGTATTCCGTAATAAAATCTGGCGGTTTTTCGGTACAACCTAAAAGGTTAAATATATCCTTTATTGGTCATAACATAATAATACTCATACATTGACTTTCTGTCTGCCAGTTTGATAAAGTTTACATAATCATCTTTCCATGGCGGCGTCTGAACCTCCCCCTCATTTAACACCTCATGAATTATATATTTACATGGACGTTTATACCATACGAGAAATGATGAAATATCACTGATGCGCCACCATTTTACTTCAGCTGTACCTTGATTCACTGGTGGCGGGGAAAGTTCTAGATAAGAATTGGGCCTAGTTTCTTCAATATACTTCCGTTCTTCACGATATCCATACCTCATTTCTTATCACCCACAATTCTTTTTTCCTTTCCCCCTGAAAAAAAATCATATTAATAAAAAAGAGAAAATGGACACTCCCGAAACAGCAATCCCTTTCACATTCGGCGCGGCTCCACGAACAGCATCAAAATCACCATTGACTAAGAGAACTGTAGTACCAATGACAGAGACTCCAGCAATCCCTTTCACATTCGGCGCGGCTCCACGAACAGCATCAAAATCACCATTGACTAAGAGAACTGTAGTACCAATGACAGAGACTCCAGCAATACGTTCAAAACTACCTCCAGCAGTACCTCCAGCACTACCTCCACAACCAAATGAAGTACCAGTCACAGACAAACCAGACGACGGACAAACTACATCAGAAGAGAAACCTCTTCTCTACAAAGAAAAGGCAACAAAAAAGAGTTTCAGAGCGAAGGTATGGTCTGCATCGACATGGATGTTAAGCTGGCCTGGTGGAGGGAAAGAGTTATGGCTTGCTATGCCACTATTCTATTTAGCAGGTATTTTTTTCATTGTAAGTATGAACTCAAGTAGCACAGAAGGTATGATGTATTCAACTTTATTCATCCTAATTTTTATCCCCTTGTTTCTCTACTTCTTCATCAACCGGAAATATGGTACTCACTATAGCTGGAGTGATGGTCTGTTTACCATCATCCCTTTACACGTGTTTTTTGTTACGATTACCTTTCTCATCTTTTCCGTTCAATATGGTAGCTTGTTTCAAACCAATGCATTATGGATCTTATCTATAGTCATCTCTGCTGTTGGGTTGGGTATTGCGTCATTACGAGGTGGCTTCACGCTTGGCTACACTTACCGGAGTTGGGATAAGAATTTCCTAACATTCGAACAAAAAATCGAACGCTTTGATGATAAAAAACCAAAAGGCGGCGGCGAAAATGCTAAGAGTCATGAAGAACTTGCTGCGAACCACTATAAACACGCCAGAAAAATGGCAAACTATTTGTTTGAAGATCAATATTGGGCTAGAGAAATCGAGATCAACTGGTCTTCCCTTTCCATCGGTAAGGATGAAATTGAACAATACTTTATAAACAAGTTGTTTCCTTATGCCAAGTTGAACCAAACTGGTGAATATGAAAACCTAGGCATTACCGGTGCAATTCCATCACCTAAAGCTCTATTCGCAACATGCCTTCAAAACATTGGCCAATATCTAAAAGAACAGAAACAACAGAATCCTGACCAACACTTTTCGCCTGAGCAATATCTCCGAATCAAAAATCGAGTTCGAGTGTACCTTGCATCCTTACGTGAATATTTTAACGCAGATTACAAATACAAAAATGGATCGGATGTCACTATTCTTCAAGATGTTTTCAAAAATGGTTTATCGCAACTTGAATTGTTAGGTGACGAAAAAGAAAAAGAAGACGGTAAGTATACCTTGCATCAAATGTACCTTACAAAACATGCTGACGAATTTGGAGAATACCAAACACAGTTTTTGAATGGTAAATATATGGAAAAAGAAAAGTTTTCAAAAAATCATGTGCAGATGTATGCTTACTATCGATTTTTTATTGAGGGCCAACTACCCACTGCACTTGAAGAAAGTAATTGTGAAATGCTAAAGCAAAGTTTACGCGAAAATGTGCAACGCCTCTTCCGTATAGACGTCCCAAAATTTAAAGATTACAGTAGACAAAAAAAGAACCAAGACGAATCAGAACAACAAACCACATAAAGACTAACAGGATAATCGTCTTCTCATGGATGGAAAGGGTAATTGGTGAACATATCGTAAAGGTTCCTCCGGAAATGATAATAAACATGCATTCATTGGAGAAGGACTTGACAAAGTAGTGGTTGACATAGTTTTCCTCTTTGTACTCTTACGTAATTTATCCATCTGCATCTTGCCTTGTTCATTGATGTTCATGACATGTGAAAAAAAGGGTCCAAACATGGTATTCTTTGCCTCTATTTCTTTGGACTGTTGTACAGCGAAAAAGGTAGTTCGACACAATTGTAACCAATGATTCTTGTACACTTTTTCCAACGTATCAAACTTTTTCGGTGGACTTGCCAAGGTTTTTGATTTTTTAATCACATTTGCAATTTCCACTCGATGTGATGTCCATAAACGATGCATGAATTTGTAGATGACATGATCAGGAATCCATATCCCTTTCGACTTGGGCAATAACTTGGGCACTTCTTTACCCTCTGATCTCTTCACCACACAATCGGGGAACCAATAGCACATCAACGTTTGAATGTTCACCATAATCTCCTTCCACTCCTCATGAAAAAATGGTCTTAATGATAGCGTATTGATACATGCTAAGAAATCAATCACCACAAATAAACCCTCATGGACTTGTTCGTAACTGAAAAATGATTGACCTTTCGAATTGTCTGGTCCTAGAACCATCATATGTACCCAAAAGCCATAAGTCGCTTCATTGGCCAATGCCCATTGACCTTCCATAATAAGTACCAAAACTTTTTTTTCCCACATTATGATTCTATCCCCTATCGGAGAAAAAAAAAACCATAAGCAAAGTAAAATAAAAAAAAAAGAGAAATGTCTTTGAAATCTCCAACGCCAGAAGAATTAGCTAAACTAGATGAAGCCTTTTTACAAAACCTTTCAACCAATCCAAATCCAACACCCCCTGAAACCAATTACAAAACATATCTGATCGTCATTATTGCCCTACTATCCTTTCTCATCTTTGTTCGTGTAGCCTTTATCCTCATCAAATATTCCGTACAAATTCTTACCTCTATCAAAGATTGGTTCACCAAATCACCACGCACTACAGTTGTCATTACCAAATAACTCAAGATTCCGATCCGAAAAAAACCAACATAATAAAAGTAATGTAATCACAATGGATTCACTTCCACCATTACGTGAAGTAGATGCATTACAATGTTTCCTTATTGACTCGGATCGTGTTCGTAAACAAAGTGTATTAGAAATCAAAACCAATACAGATCTTACTTCAGGTACATTTTTTTTTTCGCCCTTTGATCTTTCTTTACTTTTCTTCTTGTAGGTGTTTTGGGATGTAAATCATGGGATTCATTATGTGAGCAATGTGGAGAGACAACCCATAATTGTCCTGGACATACTGGACATATGGAATTACCTATTCCCTGTTTCCATGTAGGCGCCATGTCAACCCTTTTGAAAATACTCAATCTAGTTTGCTTTTATTGTCAACGCCTCCGCATTACTTCCCATATGTGCGAGAAAGTTCTTCAACTACCCTCTGAAAAACGACTCAATACGTTACTTAAATATACTCGTTTCTTCAGGGCATGTGAATGTGGTAAATCCTATATCAAATGGACAACAGAATCGGGTCATGATAATATTATACGGGGAGTTGTAACACTTTCCAAGACTGATTTTCAACTTTACCAATCCAATCCATCATGGAAGCCCATTTCGTTTGGTCCATTTGAAATTCAAAAACTCTTGGAGGACATTTCGAAGAATGAACAAATGATGCATATTATGGGACTTGGACAATACAACTTACCCAAGGCTCGAATGTTTTCGGCTCTAGCTGTCCCGGCACTCACCACTAGACCTAATAGTACTTTCCCTACCAAAAATGGCTCTAAACAATACCCCAATGATTGGACCAAGATGCTCAAAAATGTCCTCCAAAGCAAACTTTTACTCGAAATGAAATTGCAACAATCCAAGGACCCCATTATTCTTTCCCAATATCTATACAAGGGATTCATTCATCCAGATTTTAAAGTTTGCTTTCAAAAAGAATCCTTAACCAGCGAAGAACGAAAACAACTCAATATTCAACAACGGCAACAATACCGGGCCCAGCTTCAACTCATTAACCAGAAACTGAGCAAATGTAAACTTTCCAATGAAGCGTCTTGTGGCAACGTGACCAATCAATGTGCCTGGCGAAACCTCCAAAACCAAATCTCTGCATTCCACTTTGAAAAGTATCGCAAACTAATCCCCAAGAATGCCCAATATGGTAAAACCCCCAATTCAGTGGATACCAAGTTTAAGAAGACTAGCAAATCGAAACAAAGTAGCCGTATGCAAGGCTTTATTGTGGCGTGGCGAAAATATCATTATGCACGACTTGTATTGGAAGGTTGTACATGGATTCACCCTACTTACTGTGGCCTCCCGCAATCCACATGTATGGGACTGACCATTAACGTCCCCGTATCTTCCTTCAACATGAACCAAGCTCACAAATGGATTTTGAATGGCCCACATCACTATCCTGGCGCCAATTCCATGCAAATGAAGGATGGACGCACCATTGATTTGGAATACTATGATAACCGTCGCGACATTAACGTGCATGACGTGGCTTATGTTCGTCGTCACATTTTGGAGGATGATTGGGTGATTGTGAATCGAGCACCAACACTCCATCGTGGATCGACTATGGGATTCAAAGTCAAAGTGATTCCCAATTCGTTTGTCATTAATCTTCACGTGAGTGTTTTTTTACCTTTTAATGCGGATTGTGATGGCGATGAACTAAGTGTACACATTCCTCAAACCATTGAAGCTCGGGCAGAGGTGATGGAGATTATGGCGGTCAAGTTTCACACCATGAAAGATGGAGGACTATGGATTAAATTCAGTCAAAATCCAGTGATTGGCGCTTTTTTATTGACCCATGAAGATACATTTTTGACCAAGGATCAAGTCTCGGTGTTACTAGGACATGTGACTCGGTTCATCACCATACCTCCACCTGCAGTTTGGAAACCTCGCCAATTATGGACCGGGAGACAAGTGATGCATTGTATCCTACCTAGCTCCATTCACATTCATACCGTGTTTACGGAAAAAGTTCTCAATGGCGTCCTTAGAGATATCATCATGTACCATTCCCTCGATGAAGCCATGGATTTCCTGTATGAAGGCTATCTAATCACCCAAGAATATCTAGACATGCGTGGACACTCTTGTAGCTATCACCAAATGTATTGGGAAGATGCGGATTCATGTCCCAATTATCACAAGCTTCAAAATATGCAGGAGCAACCTGAAGATGTAGTTGGACAGCACATTCAGTTTTACACCAAGTCGATTCAAGATCGGATTGAAGAGTTGGTAACAGCAAGGGATCGAAATACGTTACACAATGGATACTTGGCTATGATTCAAAGTGGCACCAAGGCAAATTGGGCATCCTTATCTCAAATGATGGGTGTTGTGGGACAAGCGTATCTCACACATGAACGAATTCCTAATGTGACTAGCCATTTCCACCCTCACGACAAATCACTTGTAGCGCATGGCTTTATCAAACATCCTTATGCTATGGGTCTCACTTTTCATGATCTAATGACCCAAGCACAACCTACCACGGAATCAGTGATCAACAAGATCAAGGGTACTTCACAATCAGGCTACTTGGAGAAGAAGATGGCCTATTGTAATATGGGTATTATTGCAGACACTTTTGGCCATGCAGTAGACAGTTATTCTGGCAATCGAAGACAACATGCCTTTCGCAAAGAAGATATCCATAAACCTGGTCCAACCGTTTGGTTTACTTATGGAGGTGATTCTCTTGACCCTCAATACTTGGTATGGGAAACAATTACACCGCCAACTCTAGAACTTTGGCCTAATCATCATCATCATGTATTCTATCGTGAGTCATGGTTACTTTGGGATAAAATCAAGGATCAAGACTTGACATTCAAATCTCCCTTTCATATCAAGCATCTCTTTCAACAAGCCACCACTTATACTTCATCACCTGATCTTATGGAAACCGAAATCATTACGTCGTTTACCTATATCTGGCAAAGTATGGTCAAGGAGAGACTTGTTCCTGCCCAACACCACAAGCTTCATGTTTTATTACGTGTGTGGTGCTGCCCTCATAATGTATTGGTGGTATGGAAGTTGTCTAGTGTTGCCTGGTACAAGTTACTTCGATTGATTTACCATACGATACAAAGAAGAACCATTTTGCCAGGAGAAGCTATTGGAATGAATGCGACTCATAGTGTGGGAGAAGTATACACACAAGGTAATTTAAAGTCGCCTCACTCCTCTGGGAAAAAGAATACGCAAGTTACAGGAGTCAACAAATTGAATAACTTGATTGATGCCAATAATAGCCTAGCCATGATGAATATTGTCTTTCTACCTCATGTCACGGAAGCTGAAGTCCATTATACGGCCATGACCTGGAGAACTGTATATCTCTCTGAAATCCTCTCTGACTACCCTAAGATTGATGAATCAAGTATGACTATCCGCCTCCATATTGACCCGAAGCTCAAAGCATATTATTTGGTACAAGACTACAATATCATTCTCGCATTACACCATACCATCCAAATTCCCATTTCCGCGATTCACAAAGTAGACAAGACCCTATTTTGTATTCGTTTAACACCTTCCGTGGGCATTTGGACTTTCGCCTTGAGACAAATCAAGTGCAAGGTCAAGAATCCAACCACACATGCCCTGTACGGCGTCGCTTACAATATCTTTCACCAAACCATTGTGAGGGGTAAATTGGATGGCATCTCCAAGTATATTATTGAACAACAAGCTTCAAATCGCTGGGTATGCATTACGGACCAATCTGATTTTTCAATTTGGAATACGCACCCATTAGTCGATGTTCAGCAATCGTACAGCACTCATACCGGCGATACCCAAAAGTTTATGGGCGTTTATGCCACAACCCAAGTGTTGACCCATGAATTCGTGTTAGTCATGGGAGATTCTACTGATGCACGACACTTGGAACTCATGGCTCGATACATGACCATGACTGGTATACATGAAGGATACAAGAAGAATGAAGCTGCCAAACGTATTGCACCTATGCAGCAAGCCTCGTTTGAAGAGTCATCTAGACACGTTATGGAAAATGTAGATATGGGAAGGTGGGATCCAGGGAATACTATTGCAGCTGCTGCCATGTGCAATAAGAATATGGGTCTTGGTAGTGGCTATCACTTTCAAATGATTCAAGATGTAATCCCCTTTCGACCCAAGAAACTCGAATTCCAACCTCAACGTTATGTCATGGTACCTTACTTAAATGGTATCCGCGGGCTATTATTATTCACCACATACAAGAACTGCATACAACTCTTTCTCATGGATCAACAAAAGAAGACCACCAAACTGAAACATATGCCTTCCAAACTACCTATCCCATTATTTGCTGGAACCGTACTCGATGGAGAAATGGTTCAACTTAACGACCAAGGATTTTGCTTTACGATTATGGATTGTTATATGATGTGTGGAAACCCTGCCAAACATCTCAGGTACGATCAACGATGGGAATTAGCCATTCAAGCCATTCAAATGATCTCGAAATGTCCTACTGCTTCAACTACCTCCATCTCTGTATCCCCTTGCGTAGTGAAATCATCACTTTACCCCACATTGTATAATAAGGTAGTGCATCATCCTGAAATTCCCTTTGGACTTCATGTCAAACCACTAGTGGAAATGAGTCATATTCTAAAATTTACCTACATGCTACCTATTGAAGCCTTGGATTTCATGGATACTTCATCTGAAGCATTATCTTCTTCTTCTTCTTCTTCATCATCATACGGATCTAAAGTAATACCCCAATTACGATTACGATCACATCGCATTTATTGTACTATTCAACCATTTGAATCGATTCGAGAATTACCTTGGCCTGATGGAACTCCTTCGACAGTACAATACTACCGCTTCTATCAAGGCGACTATCTACTCAAATCCAAAGATAATGTCATCATTTCGGCCGCTATTTGTCCTTATCCTCTCCCCAAGAATGCTGTTGTGGCATGCGAATACCGTGATGCACAATGGATCATTTCTGGTCCCTCACAATCACTACCTTTTACATGGAAACAAGTTACAGACACCATTATCGCCATTGCTGAAAATATTTCTGTGAATGAACTACTTCCCTTTCCCGTAATCCAATGAAATAAAATTAGTCACATTTTTATGCAAAAAGAACTATTGTCAAGCCATTATCATGCACACTTTAGGTAACATTTAGGTTCATTTGGAGAGGTAACATTTAGGTTCATTTGGAGAGGTAACATTTAGGTTCATTTGGAGAGGTAACTCGTGTTTAGTCGCATTGGTCTCGTAACAGAAATAAGTGTATAAAAAAGGCCAATGAATAAACACAAGCAACTACCTAACAACCATGGTACGAATGAATCATTTATTCTACCTAGTCCAACCTCTTGTCTCTCTCAACATCCTTGCCATGAACATAAGAAACATCCCAAGCCTAAGAAACACCACCTTTCCAAAGATGAACCTACCAAGGAAGAGTTATTACAACGTTTACCTACCAGAGAAGAGATACTTAATCGATTACCCTCCAAGCTAGAATTCACCTCTCATTTACCTACCAGAGAAGAGATACTTAATCGATTACCCTCCAAGGAAGAGCTAGTGAGTCAACTACCAATGAAGCAAGAAATTCTTAATCATTTTCCAACACGGGATGAAATAATGGCTCACCTTCCCTCTCACCACCTATTACCAACCAAGGAAGAATTCTTATCCAAAACAGAAGCAACAATACAAAACCGTTTACCAACCAAACAAGATATTGTAAAACACCTGCCCACAAAGGAAGATGTGATTCGCCAATTACCCTATCGTGATGAAATATTTCGCCATTTACCTTCTAAAGATGATCTGTCACGCAGCTTACCCACCAAGGAAGAATTGTTTACCCATTTACCTTCGAAGGAAGAATTATTTGCCCATTTACCTTCCAAGGAAGAATGGTTTTTACATGACAAACGACAACTTGACAAATTTCACCATCATGTGACGACTTTGCTTCAGAATACATTTATGTTAGAGAGTGATAAGCTCCACAATACGTTTATGGATCATGGTGTTACATGTAAGGAGGATATTATCACAGCTATGCAGAATACAACTGAGGAATTGGGTACACGTCTTTGCGATGGACTCGAAAAAGATTATCAAGAACTCCAACATTTCATTAGTTCAGAGTTGCAACAACAAATGACTTTATATCATGACAATACTGTTCAACGAATTATGGGGCAAATGGATCTTCAAGACAATAATCAAATACAACAACGACACATTGACGCATTACAGCAAACTATATTAGCCCAATGTACCCGTCACTACAATGAACTGACACAATGTCTCAAGGCGCAACATGGAGTCATACTCACTCTTCACAATACCTGTATGGATACCATAAATACAACTATCAATGAGCAGGTAACTTCTTGTTCAATCGAAGAGGTAGCCCATCGATGCGATGAAATACTACATGAATTGAAAACTATAACTTCCTCACTTTTATCATCAACACAAGAAGAAGCAGAAGCAGAAAAAACCAATTCAAATGGGTTTACGATTATAGTAACTACACTATTTACCTTTGCACTTTTTATTACTTTGTACAATACGATTCCAATACTTCCGGATTTATATTCCTAAAGAAGTTACTCTGGTTGAATACAACTACGAATATAATCACTTTGCCAAAGAGTGCTCAAAATATATTCCAGATTATGTTGAATCAATTCCATGTCTGCTTCACTAAGAGTAATACGTAAAGGGGGTAATTCAAAGTTCAATGTAGCCAATGTAGGAATTTGCCAAAAGGATGTTTTCTTAGTCACCATATCTTTACATAAAATGACTAATCGTTCACCATGTTCTAATAATAATTCCTTAATGATAGCGTTATGAATAACATTATTCGCGCCAACTGGTATTTTAACCTGTTTACCTAACCATGTATGCTTATCAAATACATAATTCATACACACATTTTCACTTGTCTCGTCTACTTCTTCACTTGAAGTATTATGAGTCGTCGTCGTTGATACAGTTGTAATTCCTTTTGATTGTAAGTATTCAATAGCTGCTTTTTGATACTTTTCTTGGGTAGGAGTCAGTTTAGTAGCTTGTGATAATTGTTCTATTGTATAGATACCTTGTGACTCAAACTCTTCACTTCTCTTTTTACCAATACCTTTTAACAAGGTCAATGATGACATTTTTATATAAGAAAAAAAAAGAAAAACATGTGTTCGCGTGATTGGGAGACTCAAACAGGACTAAACTGTGTTGGGGTCAATAACACTCCAGGTGCAGATCACATTGCTACATTTTACAAAGCAGATCAAGTCACTGGACTGGTAGGTAGTACTGCCAATACGGTCATCTCGAATATCATCGCTTATGGATTAATGTATGCAACTACTCTATGTGACCAAGGTTCTTATATACGTCAATCTGTGAATATCTCATGTGATGCAGATATGGGTACACGTGTAAGCACAAATCCCAATTGCACTTATTGTCGAACCCAAATTGAACGAGTTATCCAAGATCGCATCTCATTAGAATCTTTGGCTGCATCTTTACCTGAATCACAATATACTCCACAAGAGTTTACTGCACAGCAATTACAAGATTTACGAGCTACATGCAACTATGTATGCTCCCAATGTCTCGTTGTCAACCTAAACCAAGAACTTAGTGCCACCATGACCCTGGAATGCGATGTCACGTCAAACCAATTCCAAAAAGCCTTTGTATTCGGTATGAAAAACCAAGCCAAAATTGAAGTGGAAAGAAACCGTGATAAATTGAAACAAATGGGGACTAAACTTGAATCTGATAATGAAATTGATAGGTTTAGTGTGTCCATGGTGGATTCCATTCGAAACATAATCACTTCCTCTACTTTACAATCCATTAAAAGCCAAGCCATTATTATGCAAGGCGTTACCATTGAACCTGGCTCAACTTCTGTACTTCTTCAAAATGTGACACAACGTCTTTCTCTTGCCATGTACAGTACACTCGTTTCATCACACATTACACAATCACGTATGATGGTAGCCATTGATTATAAAACCAAATCCAAAGTTATCGAACTACAATCCTCCTTAACTGAATTCATCGATAACACAGTTCTCATTGGTGTAACGGTATTCAAACTTTTATCTAGAATTGTTGAACAAGTACCAAGCCTTGTCATGGTCATTGTGGGCGTTGTCTTTCTCTTGATTTTCTATCAAATTTTCATTGCACTCAGGGCACCCATCTTATTACATGCAGGAGGTAAAGTTTTACAATTCAGTTCAGCAGTCAAGAATCAAGCCAGGAAACTTTTATAGTTTTACTTTTGTTCTTCCGATACCCATTTAGAAATCCACAATTAAAAATGAATCGTACTGTTCTACTTGAATTATGTTCTTGGGTGACACCGAATACATTACGTAAAACCGCCCCATTTATCAATATAGAAGAATTAACTGCTTTATGGCCTATTCTTGTAAAACGAATGATTGAATATGCTCTTTCCACCAACTTAAAGGGTAATGATTTGCGAAGTTTTTTACGACGTGAAGGCTATGTACCTTATTCCTTACCTTGGACAAGTGTTCGATATTATTGGTGGCTATGGTGTAAAGAAGCAGAAGTATCTTGGAAACAATTATGGGCTCAAGCATGGCCTATCAACTTTTTTTGCAATAACTGTTGTTGGAATTATTTTCAACACAATGATGACATGTGCGAATATTGTGTGGATCGAGAACTCCATTGTAAATATCTACCATGTCGATGTGGATTTCAGGGAACGCCTTCTATATTGGGAATTATTCTCTGTCATGACCATACAAAGAAAATCACAAATCATAAAAAAACAACATTATCATGAATCATCATTATCATCACAGCAACAACAATTATGACTCGAACATGAGAGTGTATTTAAAAGTATCCTCCACCCTTATGTTTGTCCCTGCCCTTATCTCTCTTTACACTCAACCTGTTGCCATATCTGTCATCCTCTTTATGGCTGCCATCTTCTCTACACTGTATCACTTGTCCAATGAATGCAGACACGCAACCTCGGATGAAATTTGGGCTAGCCTTACCGTCATGGTGATCCTAGTTCTAGGCCTACGATTAACTGCTGAACTCGGATTCTTCCATTGGCGTGTATTGGCCATTTTCAGCACGGGTATTACCGCATTCGTTGCCTACCTTACTCATGGATCACGTGAAGATACCAGTGTTACTACGTTCAAATATGAATTGTGGCATTCTATATGGCATACGTTAGCGGCTTTCGCGGCCACATTGGTCGTCATGAAAAAATCAGATATTCAATTTACCAATAGTAACGAATCATTAATCTCCTGGTTACAACAGACTTATGAGAAATCGAAAGAAAACTTAAGTGAATGGAGTATTACAACACCAAAAATTTATTCAGTCACAAAATAAAAAAAAAACAAGAAAAAAAAAACAAACATGATTCATTTACCTTCTTGTTATCATGAGAATGAAATACCATTTATAAGATGTTTTCAAGAACAATATCTTCGACCATTGATGCCTCCTTATTCTTTACCCAAAACATTACCCCAAGTTATTCCACCTGATGATATTCGTCATTGTCCATCCCTCTCATTAGGTCAACATCAAGTCTATTGGCGTAGACATGTCCGTGGTGATCTCGTATGGTACGATTTCATGCGCTTCCAAAATAAGACAGATACCTATTATGACGTCTCCAAAGAATGGTACTTACCCAAAACGGATGTCGATCCTATTACCATCACTTGGCTACGCATTCATCGTCTCAAATCCACCCTATTAGATAATGGCTCCCCAGTTCTCACCGAATATGGAGGTACAACCATCACCATCCAAAAGTGCCCCATTTGCGGCATACAAGAATTCAACCATAAATGCCCCATCACATGCTACGAATGTCAATCACGCACCAATATAGCCCCATGTTTTTATTGCAAAACGAACTATGTTTGCGACACTCATAATCAAGGCGTAGAAGAACATGCTGTCTGTCATGAATGTTTCCAAAAACCTATTCAGTGCCCCGCTTGCCATGAACCTTTATCCACACAAGATAAACAAGGTGGACTCTACAAACATAAATCATGCCCCATCAAACACTTGAAACCACGAGCTTTGAACAACAAAAAGGTATTTGAATTCAAACAATCACCTTTCAACTTATTCTGGAGACATACCAATCAAAGCTCCTCCAACTTTGCCAATATTTTCTCCCATGTATTCACACACGTAACCTACAGCTTTCCTGAAGATCGTAGTCAAATTCTAAACCATCAATATGCATGCGAGTTTCTCATTTCCTGGCGCACTGCAGCCTTATCCTTATATCGCCGTAATAACATAACACTCAAATGCAAAACTAGGAAGAATGTTATAGATGTATTTCGCAAGTACACTCAAAATGAAGATGATGTAGCCAATTTCCTGTTTGGTGACAATCAATATGCATGTGATCCCCAAATCAATCTATTTCAAATTCTTACTGAGGAATATGAACTCGATGCGGCAAATGCGAATTATTTATTGACGACCATGTTTGATATGTTGCTTTATTTTATGAAACATCCGGCTCCAACGCCACCAGATGATGATCGAAAGGCTGCATCCGCCAATATTCAAATTGATAATTATGATGCCATTAAACAATTTACTACTTGCCTAGGAAATCTCATTCAAAAAGATAATGTGGCTGAAGTCGCTGCCCAACCCGTCGTTGCAGTCATTCCAGCTCGAGCAGATGTTCGTGACAAGGCCAAAGAATTACATGAAAGAAATACACATACATTGAATGAATTATTGAAAACCCCTATTTATGAAGTTGTACAACGCCGCGAACAAGATCCTTCTCAACTAGAGATGATGTCGACTAATAATGACGCTAACCATTTCCCATCCATGAAACTTTCAAGTGCTATTGAATTTAGGTCTGCATTTAATCGATTAAGTAAACGGGAGTATTTGCGAAAACAACTTAACCCACAACGGCAATTAGATATTCGAGGTGAACTTACTCGCCAACAAGCCAATCAAGTGTTTGCTACCATTCGTAAGTTTTTTGATTATAGTCCACAAGTCATGCAGTACAACTTGCTCACTCAACAAGCTACAACTCTCGATGGACAAATACTCTATGTAAATCTGACTGAACTACCACCTAATCCTAATTTACTATCCACTTTTTTCAATTATGCTTTACAGAAATATCCTTTAGAAGAACCTTATGATGCGTTACGAAGTGCTTTACAACATACGTCAGCTAACTGGGCTTCTATTCCCTTTTTCGTTACATTGGTAGATGACCTGGAACAACAACCTTTTACAGATCAATGGAAACGACGTATCAATGAACGTATTACTATGATATCAAATCTACCTCCATTTGATTCATTACCGCGAGATATACTACCAGCTTCCTTACCCACTTCACCTTCCATTTCACCACCTCAACCACCAGAACCACCTTCTTTATCATAAATGTGTTTATTGCTCATCATCATCATCATCATCCTCTTCGTCCTCCTCATCCGATTCAGAATCATCTTCATCTTCCTCTTCATCCTCAGACTCGGATTCCGATTCCTCTTCCGATTCAGTTTCAGACTCTGATGTTTCTTCCTCTACTTGTACTTCCTCTATTTCATCTTCCTCCTCTTCTTCTTCTTCTTCTTCCAGTTCCTCATCCTCCTCTTCCTCTTCTTCCAACACAATACTTTCCTGTTTTGCTTGTTCTGGAAGTTTTGCTGGTTTCAACTTATTTCCTTTAATGTAATGAATATAAGATACCTAAAACATAGTATAAGCTGTAAAGTACATGTAAACGAAAAAAAATATACCTGTAAATAATCTGTTTGTTCACCAGATTGTCTATGGATACCTTGACATTTCAATACATGCCCTACTTGTGCTCCATAAAATCGTGCAAAGATATCATGCACTAGAATTTGTCGACAGTTTTCAGTTGGAGCCTTATCCACTCTTTCCACACTCAATGGTTGAAACTTGTGTTCAGTAATAATTCGAGGATCTCCCAATTCAATGTACTTAAAGTGTTGCATAGACATTGATTCAGACATCCACATTAGTTCTAGTAATAGAGTATTGGTAAATGTATTAATGTCTGAGGAGACCATAATCCATCGTTTCACAAGAGGATACGTAGCCTATCATAACATTAAACAAACAAACAAGAGAAAGACAAAAAAAAAAGAATAAATACCCTAAAATGTTTCCACACTGATTCAGTTAAGTTGGAGGTTTGTATTTCTGTTTTCTTCTTCCCTTGTTCAATCACTGTATCGGTAGGAATGAATACTGGATCTAACACACTCATTTTTAAATAAGTTGTTGTTGTAGGATCATCAGGGCGAAACAATATCACACTAATCTTGGGATGATATAAGAATGCACATTCTTGTCCAGATGAGTACATATGCTTCACCTCTTGTTTACTAACACCATTTTTTTCCATTAAACATTCCATGAATCGACACGCATGGACCAATGTCTGAGATGCATTACAACTCATCTTTCTTGTTGTTTTACATTTCTCAACTCTTCTCGAATCGGAGCTTGATAATAATTTCTCCATATCAAGAATCCAATGATGATAACTAATAGAGTCGCCGCAGCAATGACAATGCCAACAATGGCAGCAGTTGATAGTCCACTCGAGTCACTGGTATCATCATGACAATCTTCGGGAATGGCGGATTGTGCTGCAGTGGTATTCGTAGTGGTCACACCAGATTCTCGAGTATAATTGGAATGCTTCACTAAATGGGCTCGCATAACATCAACTTGACTTTGAGTAAACATTCGTGAATCTGGATCGCGTGCATAATCCATATAATTGACTGCTTGTTCACTTAACTGGCCATCAATTTGTCCAACAACTTTTGCACATGAGCGAATATCTGATTCACCGGCGAGTTCACGATCACGGTTATCATTCACTTGAACCCATTGACCACCACGGTATTCCACCGATGCTACAAAATTTGGACTCAATTGCTCTGGAATGTCCGGATACCGTTTATGATTATCACAACGATTAGTCGCATCCGAAAATGTATGATACAACCCTAATGCATGCCCCATTTCATGTACCAATACTTTACCCAGACTATATCCAGTCATCATTCCTGGGACAGCTATACTCCCCACAGTTCGCATATCACAAAATATAATATTGGACGCTAACCTCGCTATTCCCAACGTACTCGTCTGCCCACTCAACTTGGCAAAATACACATTAATTATATTATCATGACTACACGCTATCTCCACACAATCATTCAATGGATTCTGATTATCCAATACCTTATTCGTAGTCAATACCTCCAATGTCACTTCACTACTCTTCAACGGTAAAAATTGAATATTCGCTACTGCTACTAGATCCTTCCATGGCTGTTTACTCGTATTCGGTAAAGTATCTATCTCCTGCACATTCTTACCCAAAAAACTCTGATTCAATTGATCATGATTCGCTTGCACTAGATATAATGGTAATTGCTCAGTTGGATGCTGCTGAATAAATACATATTTCACTGCTACATAGATCGTATCATTCGTACGATGTTGCTCTAATGTGCGAAAATAATCCGGTGTATTCTTAGCCACGACCTCTTCATGGCTTGGCTGTGGCGTCGAACAATAATCCGACATTTTTTTATACTCTTGTTTTTTCTATGTAGGCTGCTGATAATTTTTCATTGATGTATAAGCAGGGTTTCGATGGTATACTATATGTTGCTTCATCCCTTTAACATTGTGATACATATAACAACACACAAATAATGAAGTGACTGAAGTTAAAATACAAAAGATCATCATCCATTTCAGATATCCAGTCTTTTCACTAATTTGTTTCATAGGTCTTGCAAATACAAAATCATAACATTGAGTCTTGGCACTTTCTAACCATGACATTTCTTTTTTCCCTTTTTTTCTTTTTATTTATTCATTGGTTGGCTTTTTACCTTGAGACTCTAACCACACTTTCATTTCCTGACCTAATTTATCAGCATTTTCTTTTTCAGCTGCAGCAAATCCAGCTAGGGCTAATTTTTCGGCGAATAAACCCTTATCAGCCCCCTCAATTTCCTTCCCTAGTTTATGTAATGTCTCCCATGCATCTTTTCTTTTCCTAAATAAATCGCTGTCCCATCCTGTTTCATCCACTTTCTTCAACCATTTCTGAGCTTTTTTGTTACGTTCTTCAAATGCATTCGATGCAAAGGCTATCGATTTTGTAACCCCTACACCCAATCCAGCTGATGTCTTATTCAAAGTCATTTCCCAACCTGTTCTTCGCCTATTTTCAGCTGTAATAGTATGTACACTTCCTTGAATTTCACCCAATGTCGTTTGATAAGCTTGTATTAGTTTAATCACTTCATCTCTCTTCTCTTTTAGTTTTTCTATGGAATACTTATCCTGCCATGGACCCATACCCTGTTGATTCGCTTCCGTCATAAAACCCACTTGTGTTGTGTTAGATGGTTGTTCACCCTCCTTTTGATTTTTACTTTCCGCGATAATGGCTCGACGACGATATAAATATATTCCGAGTAATAATAATAGTCCTGCTATCGCGGGAACTAGTATCGCTACTAACACTCTTTCGGTTACATTCATCATTTCTTTTCTTTTTTTATTTATTGTTTAATGCAAATAAAAATATGTACAAGACACCACTGTATGCCTCGTTAGACATTGAGGCGGATGGGGATAATCCATTACAACACAACATGTTATCCATTGGTATCGCACTTTTCAACTCACATGGACATATTGTATCTACTTTTTACCAAAATGTAAAACCACAACAAGGCAAAGTAGCAGACCCTAAATGTATGTCCAACTTCTGGTTAAAACATCCCAAACTCTACACTGAAGTATGCATCAATCAACTTGATCCCCATATAGCCATGAACGCCATTGACTCTTGGCTTAAGCTCTTCACACCTTTCCATCATATTACATGGGTTGCTTCCCCTGCTTGCTTCGACTGGATGTTTTTCAAATGCTACTTTCAAGCGTATGGCCCACCCAATAAGACTGAACTAGGCTTTTCATGTCAATGTCTCATCTCCTTAGCTCGAGGATACGCTAGAATGCATCGAACTAATGTCTCCACCATTATGCAACGATTAGGGGGTAAACGACTTCACGAAGAAATTCACCACGCACTATCAGACGCCATCTATCAAGGCCACTGCTACATGAAACTACGACAAGCCATGAAAGCCATGACCACATAAAACCAAACATCATTTTCCTCCCATGTCTGTAAATTTATTAAAATTATCACCTCAAAAAAAAGAAATACATGTCCCAATTACAACCAGCTCCAATACCCAATCAATATACTGGTTTCTCAGCTGAAAGTGTAAATGCAGTCAATCAGCTGGTAAGCTTAATCACCAATGATAAGAATACCATGCAAGACCAAAACAATATAGTCAAACAAGATCTTACCAAAACCAAAGAACAATATACTCGAATTCAACAATTGATTGAACTCAAATATAACGATGCATTGATGAAACAGGATTATGGAGATGCACTTGTAACACTAATGATCATGTCTGATATCGAGAAGGAAGATCTTATGAAATTTAATGTTAGCATCTCAGCTGGTCTTAGTCAGTTACAAAGTAAAACCATTGAAAAACGTCAAGTCTCACTTTTAAACCCCAATCAAATCGATAAATTACCTGTGACTTTTTCTTCTGAAAAGTATAAAAGAGTATTTGCATGTGAAGAACAAGCAGGACTTTTAGATTCATGTACCAATCCTCGATCCATGCCTTTTTACATGGGCCTCACTGTTTGTTGTCGACCATTTCACCGTTTCCTCCAAGAACATCATGATATTCTTCGCACCCATTATGTTACCATCAAAATGCCAAGTGTTCGTCAACAATTTCGACGCGATCACGCATATTTTGACTCGATTGAAGACCGAAGAACAGTACCTCAATACATGCACATTTATTTTCTACACCGTTATCTACCCGATGACATTTCCACTTACCTCGCTCACGATTTTCAGACATTTGCACGTAAGCCTGAGTTGGAAAAAGAAGCCAATGAAAAGACATATATTACATGGTATAGTGATAAAGTCCCTGGGACCCACTATTATAAACGTCTCATCTTAATCGCTACCATCGTTCAATTTGTACGTTTTATGACTATCCTATTCATGGAACTCTATATTTTTCACAAGGAACATTTCATTAATCTCATGAATGCTTCCAACTTGAAAGATTACCAAAAAGACAATCCCGTAGAATCATTCACCATCATTATCAAGACTCTCATCTATCTCTCTCTACAATACTTGGCCAATAACATTCCAAAAAAGTTTCCTGGAATCGTAGACTATCACGAAAATGCTATTGATTTCAAATCACTCTGTTCTAGCAATGGTTTCCATAAATTAGTCCTTCATCGAGTGATTCAACAAGAAATGACCTATATTGATGCCATGGACTACTATGATCGAAAAACGTATGGTGTTACATTTATCAACCGTATGTTTAATGATATCCCCAACGATAAAGAAAAGAAGGAATTTCTTGGTTTTTTTAAACATATGTTTGATGAATCTCAAAAAGCGTGGGAATCCTCATGGAATATTACGCAGCCCATGTATGAACGTTTTATTACATGCATTCTCATGTCCAACGTCTTTGAACTTTCGGATGAGATTGTGAAAGTCAATAACACCAAACTTTTCCCTTTGATTCATGATATTGTCACTCAAAACCAAGGTGTTGCCAGTACATTCAAAGAGGTTCAACAACAATTCGTGGAAAGTGAGAAACTCGCCAAGGAAAGTGAAGAGGATACGAAAGAAAGAATTAAACGTTTGGAAGTACTTCGAGCCAAGGTGCGCGGAAATAATTCTATAAAACGTGGTTCTAAAGTTCCGAGACCAAATAACCCGTAATAATAAAAAGAGAAATTATGGAACCTCGATGTGTTACTACCCGTGATGGAACAAAAGAACCCATTGATCCTCAACGAATTACTGCACGTCTTAACTCGATACGTGATCATATGACCCGTATCTTAAAACGTCCCATTGATGTGTCAATTTTCAAAATATGCCGTGCTACAGTTGACCAAATTACAGATGGCATTTCCACCTCTGAACTCGATACTATATCTGCGAATGTTGCCGCCCATGATACTTATTTTGCAGACAATAACCTCTTTGCCGGCCAAATTATAGTCTCCAATCTCCAGAAATCCACCCCAAATTCGTTTAAAGAATATGTTCGACTAGCACGCGCTAATGTGAATCCACGCACGGGAGAGTTGTCACCACTCTTACACGAATCATTTGAACACATTCCTGACATGGACCTCATTGAAGCCACAATTGACCATGATCGAAACATTATATTTGACTGTGCGGCGATTACCCAACTTATTAATGGCAAATACCTTCTCAACACTTACAAGCGAGTAGAACATAATGGGCAGCATATCATGGTGTCAGTACCTTTGGAGGAACCACAATTTATGTGGATGAGAATAGCGATTGCCCTGAACCCTATGAATACCAAGAGAGCTATACAGTTGTATCATTATTTATCTCTGGGCAAATGTATCATGGCTACACCTACTCTCTTTAACGCGGGAACCATGCATCCCCAAATGAGTTCATGTTTTCTCTTATATGCTGGGGATGATTCCATTGAAGGTATTGCTGATCGATGGAAGCAATGTAGCATCATCTCCAAACACTCGGGTGGCATTGGCATCAACATCCACAATACCCGTAGCAAGAATTCGTATATCAAGGGTACTAATGGAGTCACTGGAGGTGTAGGACCCATGCTCAAAGTGTATAACTCTGTAGCATGCTATGTCGACCAATGCTTTCAAGGTGATACCCGGGTCATGACTTCCACTGGTTGGCGCAAAATTCAATCCTTACAAGTCAATGATCTTGTCATGAACCGTTTTGGAGACTTTCACCATATTCAGAAAATTATTTCCACCAAGAAATCACTCCAATTCCACCATTTAGTTTTCCCTAATCACCGTGTATCACATGGCATCACCGATTCTCACCCTATTCTCGTCATTGACAACACCTTTGGATCAAGAGCTCTCCCCTTTTACACCACCATCCACGAAATCGATCCCCGCAAACACTGGCTCGCTATTTGCAACACCATTGAACTCCAAAAACGAATCCCTGATGTCGACTCAAATCTCTTAAAACTCTTGGGCCTCATCACCGCAGATATGAACTGGCAATGTCAAGAAGGACTCATCACCTTTCACCTCCTAAGCCCAGACATTGATCGAACCTGGTTATCTTCCATTGTATCTGTTCGCTGTCTTTCCACTACGGAAATCATTATCCCTGAAGGTCAATTAATGGGTCTACTTCAATGTAATCGACAAGACATTCCTGCCTCCATTCTATTCGCCCCCTTAGACCAAGTCGCCGATTTCATGGAAGGTCTTGAACTTCAAGGTCCCACGTTAAAGAATGTTTCCCCCCAAAAGAAGCATTCGTTGGAATATTGTGCTAACCGACTTGGATATTCTTTTGCTCTGATTGAGGAGATTTATCCTAATGAATACCGTATGATATGGCCACCCAAGGATCAAGATGGTCGCCGCCTCACACCATGCATACAAGTCCAAAACTACCTCTGTCTACCTATTCACAATGTAATTCACAGCCCACCCACCATTGATGACTGCTTCGACCTGGAAATGGAAAGGTCCTCCGACCCATCCTATGTCACATCCTGTATGGTCGCTCATAATGGTGGTGGTAAACGTAAAGGAAGCATTGCAGTCTATCTAGAACCATGGCATGCAGATGTTTTGGAATTCTTAGAATTGAAATCCCCCTTGACCGCCAATACCATTTCAGCTACTGACCTATTCTATGCTCTATGGGTTAACGACTTGTTCATGAAACGTATCATTCTAGATTATCAACACAATCAACCACAAGTATGGTCCCTCATGAACCCTCAAAAGTGTCGAGGGCTAGATGACGTGCATGGTGAAGCTTTTGAACAACTCTACCTCCAGTATGAATCACAAGGGCTCTATGAAGCACAAGTTCCCATTCGAGAGTTTGTCCTCGCCATTGTCAAATCACAAGTCGAATCCGGCGGACCTTACATCCTATTCAAAGATCACTGTAACCACAAATCCAACCAAAAAAATCTCGGTACCATCAAATCATCTAATCTATGCACAGAAATCATTGAATACTCTTCACCAGAAGAAACCGCGGTTTGTAATTTGTGCTCCGTTTCCCTCAAGGCATTTATCCATGATGATCAATACGATTTTCAAGAATTGTATGAAGTGGTATATAATCTAGTGTACCATATGAACCAAGTCATTGACCTCAATTTTTATCCCCTGGAATCTACAAGGCGTTCCAACATGAGACATCGACCTATTGGCATTGGCATTCAAGGACTCGCAGATGTGTTTATGATCCTCAAACTCGACTTTGATTCAAAAGAAGCACAACGTCTCAATTATCAAATCGCTGAAACCATGTATTATGCCGCCCTAAAAGGTTCCCATGACCTGGCTCAAGAACGGGGCAATTATCCTAGTATCGCTGGATCACCCATTGAATCCGGTATTTTACAACAAGATTTATGGGACAAATACAATCAGGCTCAAAAGATTTATGAAAAGAGACCCCATCATGACTATATTACTACAAGTGTCGGATGGAACTGGGACCAATTACGTCATGATATCAAGACCAAACCCAACAAAATGCTCAACTCCCTGTTAATGGCTCATATGCCCACTGCAGGTACTTCCATCATTTTAGGAAACTTTGAATGCTTTGAACCTGCCCTGGCCTGTAGCTTCAAACGATACATGAACACTGGAGAATACAATGTCTTCAACAAATACCTGGTACGAGATCTCAAAGAAGCAGGTCTTTGGAAATTTGATGCCAAATCTACCATTCCTGTTCACGATGAAATTCTAGCGAATAATGGATCACTCACCGACATTGCTTCCATTCCGGATTACATTAAGAAACGTTACCGATCCATTGTAGATATCCCACTTGCCCAAATTACTCTCATGGCTGCCGATCGCTCTCGTTTTGTCGACCAAAGTATCAGTCTCAATGTCTACATGAAACGTGGAGAGAATATGGCGATCGAAGTTGTCAAGTACTGGTGCTTTGCTTGGAATCTTGGCCTCAAAACAGCCAGCTACTATTTCCGCACCATTGATAAGCCCACCAAATTCAATTTTACTACACCAGTTGTTTGCAATACTTGCTCATCATAAACCAATAATAAACAACAATTTATTTAGGTATTCCGATTTGTTCCTTATGTGATCTATTCTATTTATTATCCATGCAGATTGTACCCATTGTTGATTTTGGTAATTTGATCTATTGGGTGGAGATTGAACATATGCAAGTTAAAGTCTATGATATTAACTTTGATGAAGAGACTGAAGAAGAAGAAAAGGGTGAATTCTTATTTTATTTCACAGCGCAACATATCTTTCATGGACATTGTCATTGTAAAGATCGAGTATGTCAAGAAGAGTGGCATTCTAAAGGACCTAATAGTCTTCTATGTCAAATGAAAGATCAATCTTACGTAAGCATTGTTGGCAAGTCCATCATTCATTTTTCAATACCTCAAGAGGAAAACATTCAAGTCTATTTTTCAAATATGGGCCCTAATGTGATACCTTTTCCATTTGCCAAATCTACAACTCATTTCTACTTTTTCCACCGTTATCATGTGTATGTTCCTATTCAACATATCCCCCCAGAGCATCATAGTGATCCATATGTCTGGCTCTATGAACAAAACAATGTGGATCAACATTCACACATTAAACTTTTACCTCATACCGCTTTTATGGGGGGATTATACGTTGAACAATAATTGTAGTGCTCGCCAATAAAACTCCACCCCACAATGTATCGACCATAAAGATATACCATGTCCAGTCCTTGAATATAGCCATATTTGTAGATTCATAAACTCCATAAATCACCAATCCCAATAGTAAGGCTTCAAATGCCCCTTTTTCTGGATACAAGATAAAGTAATGCAAACCAAATAATAAAATCATATAACATATAGCAGCTCCATAATAATTTAACCGGATATTTTCTCCTTGCACTCGTTTCACCTGGTCATTAAAATGATGCTTAATAATCATTAAATACATCAAATCCAATACTAATAACACAATGACACTTACCAAAATAATAAGCCACATTTTTTTTTTCCATATGAAGAATCTTTTTTTATTGGATTTTCCGCCAAGAATGGTGAATCAGTACATAGTCAAATTTATTCATGTCTTCTTGTTGGTATGCGCGGGTTCCTCGATGTGATGAGAGTACAATTGAAACTTTATTGTCATGGTTATTCAAATACCGAAGACAAGAGTCCCGTGAACAGTCTTTTCATGAATGGTGGATCAAACAAGTCCATCCACCGAATCAGGACTTTTTTTACTTTGATGTGTTACTCTTATTTGAGAAACCTATCAATGCTGGATACATTTATTCAACTTTACGATGGAGTTTTGTCTTTCCTCACTTGGTTGTAAAACGATATGATGCGAGTGTGAATTTACCCGAATTTCTTAATGGACCTTGTGTGTCTGGACCTTGGAATTCATCCTCACATGAATACAATGAACATGGACAAATTGTTCCCAGCAAACCATCATTTAGCTCGGTCCTCAACTCACCCCCTGATGGACAAATTCATCTCGTCCAATGTTCTCTATTTGAATTCAATATCTCTTACAAGGACTTGTCTCTCTATGTCCTCAAACCGGAAATGAATCCATACACACTTGCAGAGACACTTCAACATGAGGCGTTGAACCAACATGTCCTCATCATTCATAATTATCCAACCCTTAATGCCATGATACCTTATGTTTCTCATTGGGTCATGGATAAGGAGTACAGAATCAAACCATATTCATAAAACTATTTTATTTCTCACGTATAACCTCAAAACAACATACAATAACATGATAGGAAGGTAAAAAAAAACCTATATAAGGAGAATGGCATGTTTTGTACCAAGTATGATTGATGAGTTTTGTGATTTTATTCGTTCCAAGGCAATCGGTTCTGAATTACCCTTTTCCATGGATGATAAAGATGAAAATTGGATGTGGCATATTTTCTTTGGCTGTTTCGAAGTACATAATAGCAATACACTCATGTATACAATTACATGGCATGATGACGATGATGAACACAAATCTTTTCAACACAAGGCCGTATTCTTTCTCTATCGAAACGATTGGAACCGAACTCTGGGTGGCGTCGAATCCGCATTAGTCACAATGCTGGACCGTTTCCATTGTCACTGGTACGCCAAACAAATTATGCAAGCCCTTTTTCTCACAGAAGACTCTGACACGTAACTTCTTATTCATTCGAATAAATGTTTTTCATCAGGAATAAAAGTATTTCGAGGTGATACAAGAAGTAAAAAATGTTTTCACTTTGGAATAAAATGTTTTTCCATAGCAATAAAAGGAGTAAAAATGTTTTCAATTGGAATAAAATGTTTTTCACGGCGATAATAGAAGTAAAAATGTTTTCAATTGGAATAAAAGTTGTTCAAGGTGTTAAAAATGTTTTTTCATGGCAATAGAAGAAGTAAAAAAATGTTTTTCAATTGGAATAAAAATGTTTTTGCATTTGGATAAAAGAAGTAAAATACCTTTCGAGGTGATAGAAAATATTTTTCCATTTGGATAAAAGAAGTAAAAAATGTTTTTCAATTGGAATAAAATGTTTTTTCACGGTGATAAAAGAAGTAAAAATGTTTTCAACTGGAATAAAAATGTTTTTCCATTTAGAAAAAAGTTTCTCGAGGTGTTGAAAATATTTTTTCATGGCAATAGAAGAGGTAAAAATGTTTTTCATTAGGAACAAAAGTATTTCGAGGTGATAAAAATCTCTTTCCATGTAAATCGAAGAAGTAAAAATGTTTTTCCATCTCAATAGAAGAAGTAACGATGTCTTTTCAATTTGAATAAAATATTTTTTCACGGCGATAAAAGAAGTACAAAATGTTTTTCAATTGGAAAAAAGGTGGATGGATTAAGTACCCCCAATATTATGCCGTGTTTGGTGCGTAGCTTAATGGGTAAGATGTTATGATGTATAATGTATGTACACACATGTTCTAATCTAATCACTTTGTCAGGTGTTGGACTCCACCTTTTTTTTTTCCAAACAATAGAACCAAAAAAAAAATTAGAAAATGATCCATATTTATTAGTCAAGGTTAAATATTATCCCAATCGATACGTTCGCCTTCTACTGGTTTGGCTTTAGGATCTGGCTTAGCTAAAGGTTCCATAGGTTTTAGGATTTCAAGATTTGCAGCAGGACCTTGATAGAGTTCAGGTGCTACATTAGCTGCAGGTACAACTCCTTTCGTTGCAGGTAATAATGGCGTCTTGGGTTTCATTTTATTTTTACGATATCGATAGCCAAAATATCCAACAATGAGTAAGAAAGCTAGTACCCCTAATACAATACCAATAATGGCCCCTACACTCAGTTTGGATGAAGTCTTCACCGTTGTTAGTCCAGTATTTGTCCCAGGAGGAGGTGTTGTTGGTTTGGGAGGCTTACATGCGTCGTTATCACATTTTGTATCCGGTACTCGACCTGTAGTACCCTTTTCCAATGTAACCCCAAATATTCCACTAGCCCCAGAAACCGACTTTGACTTGTCGTAATTCATTAAGTTTCGACGCATTAATACCACATTATCATTTGTAAAACCTAAACGAACATCATCCGGTGACACATCCATCATACGTTTAGCTCCTTCTCGAAGTGGGGCTGTTTTGGAGACACATGTATAATCGAACGCCGCATTTTGAAAATTAGTAAACATATCCAATGGTTTGGTTCCAATTAAATTACTGATCCGAAATGAATTGGTTCCCTCGACTTGACCATTAGCATCCAACGTAACAAACATATTATCATATTTTTGCTTGTCCGCATACAACTCATCATGTACACGGCTCAATGTTCGACCCGAATAATTTGTATTCAATGAATCCGTAAATGTAGCTCCACAATCTTCATGCTTGAACGGATGTGGAAGTCCCAACATATGACCCAATGCATGTAAAATCGTCTTGTATCCAGAATTAAAGGAAGGATATGGATTTTCAATACCACTGATATTTAATGTCTGTGAGGAGACAAATCCAAATCTCGAGATCATAGCCGAAGCTGTTTCACTATGGGTATCCAACAGTGGTATAGGTACCCCATTCAGATTCATGTTCTGTACAATAAACATATATAAGCTCCCATCTACATTAGGTACAAATGATGATAACTTGCTAACTAAATTCGCAACCGTACTTGTTCTGGTCACAAATCCACTTAACACCGATTCACTCACAATGATCTCCTCGATTTGGGCATCAGGTAAATCTGAGGTTGGACTGAGATAAATATGACCTTCACGCCATGGTCTCTCTGTTGAAACTGGTGTATCCCCCATGATTGGGTAAATGTTATTCTTGTGAACTGTTTTCAATGCCGTTTTTACATCCTCAAAACTTGGAGTGGATCCTGACGTATGAATGTATACATAACGTAAAAGTATTTTGAACTTGGTTGCATTAGTAAATATGTCTTTGGACTTATCATCTATCTCCAGTGATGTCCAAGAAGAAGTAGCTGCCATTTGATGTTTTTTTATACCCCTATTTATAAAAAAAAATGAACCTTAATTGGACAACACGTGAACATAACCCTACATTCTTATCCCAATTGAGTGATTTGTCTCATTTCGTAAATACACGTCACGTCGATCCCCAACAACGTGTACTCCATCGTTTACGTAAACCGAACACGGAAAATTGGCTAGATTACAATACAGATGGTGATTGCCTTGTTGCTATGCGTCATTTTTACAATTATTTTGTTCCACCATCCATCCTTGAATCAGCTCCACATGGATTCCTTGGATTAGGCCTTTCCACTTGCGGCTACTCGAATGCCGCCAAATCACTACTCAACCAACCTTTACCCTCGAAAAAATATCCCCAGTATCATCATACCCATTATTCAAAAATCAATCAACTCAATTCCCTCATTGGTAACTACCGAATCATTGACCGCATACCTAATTATTTTGGAACTTATCCCCTTATTTTTTGGAATGGATCACAGTTACATTATATTGGCGGATACAATACATTCAGCAAAGAAATTGATAATGAAAAACATTTTATTCGACAATTATTACTTTGTTTACAACGATGTCTCCCCATTACTCAAGGGCTTCTACATGAACAACCTATGATCGTAATGACCTCAGATAAAAATCAGGCGGTGAATTTCAAGAATGGAGTTCGCATTATGATGCCAACTGATCCTGCACACGAGTATTTTACCATTGCCAAACATTTTGACCTACCACCCCAAAACTGGGTCATGGATCTGCGAGACGAGAACAAAATAACTATTTCACCATTCTAATAATAAAAAAAAAAAGAAACTAAAATGGCCTCTGCTACCGCCATCGCCTTTTTCATCTTTGCCCTTCTCGTTGTCGTACTTAGCTTTCAGGCCCACGAGAACTATCGCTGCAAACGTGATGATATTGCACTTGATCAAGAACGTGTACAAGAAGCTGCACGTTTATTACTCGAGTCTGCAAATACATCACACCCCATGTTCAAATTACAGGGTATAGTGGAATCCAAAATTATCATGGATGAGTTAGTTCGTCGTCATAATGGGCCACTTCAAGCTGAAAGTCGTTTAGGACTGACAGGAGAACATAAACTTCAAACATTACGTAAACAAATTAATGATTATCATGATCATATTACTCAAAGCTTCATGGAAACTGTCATTGCAGCTTATCCCAATTTTGATTGCGATGTGAATGAGATTGCAGGTTTGACCAAGTTATCACGTAAACATAGAGCCATTGCTAAAGCGTCCACCATGTCCTCCCAAGGATGAGACGAACTTGGTAGTTCAGGATAACCCCGTCGATGATACTCATTAATCATATCCTTCTTCTTAGCTCTTCCTGATCCCGTAAACGATTTCTTAATCGATACTGCCATCTTTTCAACCCATACAGCTTGAGGAAATGTAGCATGAATATGGGTTCGAATTAGACCGCCCAATTCACATAATAAATGAATAGCTTGACTCCCTACAGCCCCATACACATAATTCTCAATCAAAACATGAACAGGCCTCACTTTGTGCTCTGGCATAGCTAACACTAAACTTGACATGATGGCCATACTAATGTACTGATAGATAGTGGTTCGATTGGCCACCGTATCCGAGGATAAATGAAACGATGGATGAAATAGTAGGGTAAACTTGAATGTATATCCTTCTTTACATAGCCCACAAAACATTCCTAAAGGATCACTCACTCTCTGCCGTAACCCAAATAAATGTATAACCTTCTTCACCTCATCAATCACAACCCATCCAGGACTTCGCAAACTAATATCTAGACCCACCAAATACATTTCTCACATAAATGAAAAAATTATAAATCATCCATCAACTTTCATCGGACAATTCATTCTTAATGTGACCTCTTCGAATAAACCAAAAGTTACCGCAAGTTTGCATGACGACGTTATAATGTACATTTTAATAAACTGGTATATCTTTGCACAATGTCTGGACATGGATTTTCAAAGACTAATCGAGCATACTTTTCTGGATCACAATCGCCTCTCCATGCTGCGATAGGATGTATCCGTCTCTCAATCATTGTACTTGTATCCATCTTTTTACGCTTCTTCTTTTCCGTCTTCATCAATTCATCCAGTTCCGCCTTATTCAATAATTGTAATATCTTGACCAATTCTCGTTCCACATAAGCCACAGCTGGAAAATACACCTTGGATGGCAAAGACACGTATTCAGTATACTGTTTCAACTCATGGCAAATAAACCGACCAATTTCTTCCCTAATATTCAAATACATGATCGCATTGGCTGATAACGATTCTGTGATATTGCTCCATTGAGAAATAGATACTCGACTTGGTATATTTTCCCACATCATGTTTATCCATTGTTCCTCATCTAGTCTCCACAAGTAATACCATTTCTCCAGATTCGCTAATGTGAATAACATTTTAAACTGCTCAAAGATCGAATTACCCAAATACATGATGCCATAATGAATTCCAGACTCTTTTTGAATACGTAACTTGTGCCAATTACATCCTACATCCTTCGCCGTGACTTGAGACAAACTCAACTTTTTGATCATATCCTCAGTTTGGGTTTCACTGGGAAGTGTTACCGTAACTTTCAGGTGATTCACCAGATTCGCCACATGTTCATTAAACTTGGCATGATAAGTCTCCTCTGTAATCAACACCAAAGGCACATATCGTCCTTTTGGCCTCTTTTGCTTCTTATCCTTCTTGATACCCCATAGTTGCACTACTAATTTCAACAAGGTCATCACCGAAGATTCAGAAAAGGATACATTGTCCAATACAAAGACCACTGATTCACGAGTATTCGATAACTCTCGCAAATATTCCAACGTATACATATCACTATCAACGTCCAATGAAATGATCGTAATTCCTTGCAACGCTTTTTGAGCAATATACGTCTTTCCGCATCCACAAGGACCACAAATCCAAGCTAATGGACATGTTCTCTCCGTATTCAAGATCCATGCCTTGACCTTCTTGATGTGTCCTTCATTCACATAATGTGGTGGCATCTCATAAGGCTTTGACTTGACTCCACTACTCACCAACGATTTCACTCCACCTATCCTTACACCAAATGAACTCTTCCTTTCTTCCCTTCTTTCCTGGACCTCGACTTGCATCTTATCAAATTCATCTTGTGGTGTCAATCGTGTCAATGGGAATAAGTCGTCTATAGAAGACATATTCTTAATTGGCTCTGGAGCTTTGACCGAAAACATTTCCTTGATGGAAGCTTGTTTCCTTGGTGGTGGCGATGGAGAAGATTTGGGTGAAGTCTTTCCTAATAACCAAGCTGTCATAGGATCGTCTTGACTCATTTATAGTTGAATACTGTGAGCAATAACCCAATGGTTCAATCGGTAAACTATCCACATGCCTATCGCCAGAGACGTTATAATCAAATGGGAATCTTTTTGTGCTTGAACCGTCCAATCATTTTTAACATGATAAGAAAATGAAGATGGAATAGGTAAAGTATCCAATGAACCCGTATTCTTATTCGACTGTAACCATTGCGAATAATTAAACTTTAACTCAATGGGAGATGACATATCAAACTTTTTCTTCAACCAAAAACTTGGATGTTCAATAATCGATTCAATCTCTTTACAATCCTTCATATAAATCCAATCCACATTTTCATATCTTGTGACATATGCATCTTTACCAATGATATGATTCATTTCAAATAAGGACATGATATACAATACCAATTCATGCCATTGCTCACATGGACTCATATGCTTTATAGCAATCCCTTCTTGAGGCCTCTTGAACCTTAACTTTCGACAATATTCCCTTACCTGGCGCAATATATCTTGTACATCAGATGCCATCTCTTCATGTGGTAATCCACGATTATATTCCATCTCAGATTGAGACTCTCCTCGAGAACACCATAATAAAGTAGAATACATCATCAATTCATGTATATTATTTTTTACCATCATCACATCCCTATTCACCAATATTTCCACCACAAATTGCCTCCGCAACTCTCGAAATACTGGCAAATACTCATCACTCTTCTTTTGTGTTTCATGTAACCATACCTTGATCGCTCGAATCAAATCACATATGAAACGGTCCTCTTGTGGATTCGTATACCAAATGTCTAATGCAGTAGCTAGCGATTGAACTTGTCTAGTTGCATCAGGATATTTACACACTAATACTGGTAAAATTAAATGATTAAAACGATAACGAGCTTCAGCAAATCGTTGATAAAAACGCTTATAATAATATACTCTATGCCATAGTTTAGGCGGATTGATTACTTTCTTAGACAATTGATCCATCCATGATTTTTCGCCTTGTGAGATTACATCATGTAAAGTATCGATTTCTGTTACAAGGGTTAACTCTCTATGTTTCATTTTTTTTTACTTTTATCTGTCATAAATAAAAAAAAAAAGGAGCAAATGAATGAACTTACACGAATTCGTGAAAAGTTGAATCAACATAATACCTCTTTACGTAGCCGTTCAGAAACCAATACACAAATCATTCAACACTATAAAGAACTATTAGATGAATTAACCCAAGATATGAACCAGGCGAAATTACAAAGTCAAGACCTAACCAAACAACGTCTTCAACTTCAAGAACAACGTGATCGTCTTACCAAAGAACTAGCTGCATGTACCAATGATGATTGTAAATCCAAGACACAAACTCAAATCAATACATTTATTCAACAAGGTGATCAAGTCGCTGCTGAACTAACACGTGTTACTGACCGATTTAATTATAATCAGACTAAGCTTGCACGTCTTCAACTAGTTTATGATCAATTGAAGGACCAAAACAATGCCTATATTGACCAACATCAATCATTACAAACCATTTATGAGGATACGACATCACTTTTAGAATTGATTACCACCCTAACCAATGATGCCCCTATTGATAAACAAAACTTGGCAAACGCTAAATCCCAATATTATACATTAGAACAACGCATCAAACAGCTTACTCAAGAACTACATCAAGTGCACAAAGAACGTGAATCCACCATAAAAAAGCTAACTGACGAATATCAAGCTTCCAACCTTTCCAAAGATTCAACCATTAAGAAACTTATCGAGGATAAAGAAGTTACCTTGCGAAAAATCTTGACGGATAAGGAATCCTCTATTGCCAAGCTTATCGATGATAAAGACTCTTCTGTCAAACGAATCCTTGCTGAGAAAGATGCCAATGAAAAGGCGTGGAAAGCGAAAGAAGCAGATTGGGAGAAACGCTGGAATGAACTGAACACTCAATACCAACAAGTAGAACAACGCGTTGGATTCGCCCATGATATCAGTACTTCATGTGTCGCTAAAAATGGAGCCTTTCTGAAACATATTCATTCATTAGCAGAACAGGTCAAGGCGATTCGTGCAGATGAACCCATGTTAGTACCCATAACAGAGACTATTTCACGTCTAGAAGAATTACGGGCCAAACTGACTGATCCAACTTCACCTGTGAAATCCACCAAACCAGAGACCACCAAGATTACACAGGTTATTGTACAGCTCACCAACGAAAAGAAGGAAATGGAATCACAACTTAAGGAGGCAAAACGAGAACTCGAGACACTCACCAAACGACTTGTATCACACTCTGACCCTACCAAATATCAACTATTGGAAAGTGAGTACAACATGAAAAAGGCCATGTTTGAGAATCAAAGTTTGGAGCTGGAACGTCTCAAGACCATGGCAACCGATAATCAAAAACTCAAAGAGGCGTCCATGACTTGTGAAACCGTTACGAAGCAACTTCAAGCCGAGGTCGCTAAACAATTAGAAACGGCCAAAGTGCTCGCTGCAGAACGGTCACAATTAGAAAACGAGCTTCAGGAATACAAACAAAAAATTAAACATTGTAAATCAGCAGACAATGTCGAACAAATGAACCAAGAGATTTTAGCCATACGCGATGAACTAGATTCATGTCACAAGAAATCAGCTAGTCAAGCACAACATGTACTCAATTTAGAACAACGCCAACAAGTCGCTGAATCCAGGCAAGATCAATTAGAGAAAGCTTTGGCTCTCAATAAACAATTGGAAGAACGTATTATCGCTTCTCAAAAACAGCACAATATTTTAGTAGCAGATTATCAAGCCATTAAGGATAAACGTGCCCTAGAAGGTGAACAATTACAAATCTTTCGTAAGTATCAGGATCGTTTCTTGTCCAATGAAAAGGAAACAGATCAATTACAGAATAAAATAAAAGAACTGGAATCACAAGTTAATAAAAAGGAACCTGAATTGGTGAATAAATTGAATGATGCGGTTGTACTCATTGAGAAACAATTAAAAGATACGGGTAAATTATTGGATTCTCAATTACCTAAACGTTTCCCAAAAGAGACTGATCGTCAATGGGCTCGTGAACAAATGAAACACATTGTCACTCAAACTCTACTCCAACTTCGATCCGCCAAAGAGTTGGGTATCCATGATCTTGAATTAAACCCAACCAAGGCGTCGACTATCATCCAAACCACCATCGATGCATGCACATTGAAATATAATGACGCCCGTGAACGTATCAACTCACTCATGCTACCACCACAACCCAAACAAATTCGAGATCAACAAGATAAATTAGCAGCAAAACTCAAGGCACCTGAAGCGACAACCGAGAATGGGTTAAAACCAATTGTCAAAGAACTTCGTCAATCACAGGACCAAATTAAGGAACTCATCCATGCCAAGGATCCACCCAAGGATATTGATGAACTCAAAGATCGACACAATTCACTCCTAACCCAAGTTGACCTCATACAAAAGACACAAGATATTGCCCCTGCAGCCCAAGTGAAAGAAAATCTAGACACCAAAGCACCGGCCATCGTTATCCAACTTGACAATGAAGCTGAAGACGATGAACTGATCAATCAAATTACACGTGATCGTTTAGATAAAATAAATGCACAAGTCAAAGATGAATCCATTCAATTACGTAATCAGCGTGATCGAATCATTCATCTACAAGAACTTTATGATTCAAGTTTACAGCGTAGCACACGATTATTACAAACTTCTGGTCTCAAAGAACCTTTAAATGTGAAGGACCTAGCTGATGCGCAACGAAATGGTCAAACTGCTCTCCAAAAACGTTTAGAAAGCTTAGAAAAATCCATCACCAATAATAAGCCCAAAGTTGATGTGACTGCACCCATTAAAGATGATGATGAGCAAACAGCTATACGAAACTTTCAACGACATGTAACGATTCACACGGTACCTCATGTACTCACTGTGGTCGTAGGCATGGATTCAAATGTTGTCATGGCCAAAATCATCAACCTCATTTCTCAACACAAGACACTACTTGAAAAGACCTTACAAATCCCTCTTAAACAATTTTCACTTTATGAAGGACAAAATCGTACCTATGATTCAGATACCATCACAACCATAGAAGATACTTACAAGGCATGTCATCTTCTCGCCGTAGCTACAAAAGACTACCTTATTCACCTCCAATTTGGCTCCCCATACCTCCCCAATCACATTCACTTTTACATCATGAACTGGGTCGTCAAAGATTTTAGTAGTTCCAACATCCAAAACCTCTATCAAGATTCACGCATCAAAGGCTGTGGTTTATCTGCACATTTATCCACTTCCGCATTCACTCAATTCCTCAATTTATGCCTCCCACCCATTGATACGAAGAACAAACTTCACTTGGATAAGAAACTTGCAATATTCGCTAGTGATTTGAATACACTTGAATCATTATCTATGCTCCAAAACAAGACTTTCGCAGATGCACCACCCCAAAACTAATAAATGGTGCTACCAGGATATCAATGGTATAATGCATACGACATAATAGCATGGCCATGGATACTGCGACTCCCATTACCAAATAACCATACCAATGCTCCCCAAACTGGAAATAAAACAAGGCAATTAAACTTACGTGGCCAGAAAAGAATAAATCGTTCACCAAGGCCCCTGTATACACATCCCATACATCACTTGCTCTGATCATCTGATCCGAAGCCTTCAATGGTAATAGGCTCATCATGATCATACGTATTGAAATTAATAAAAAATAGTGATCTGATACGACTATCCAATTTTCCTTGTGTTTGTAAATATCATATATCGCACACCCATAAAAGAGTACCATGACAAAGGTGATGTAGAGTTGAGCATCCATCAAAGGTAACTTTTGAAATACTCGATCATAAATAGCCACTAGATTAGAACTGGTTTCATTTAAATGTAAGAATTGCACATAGGTACGCAAGTGGAACAACCATATCACCCAATAACATAAAAATAAAGAAATGTCCATTTACGACCGATTTCCTCTTTTTACTGATATGGGCGATGAAGATGTCGTCATAACCAAGCGCAAGCATCATGAACTCTCCAGCGAACCAGAAGATTTCAAAATTCCTGAACCTGGAGATACACTCAACTCATTTGAAGAGTCTGAACTCTCTACTCAAGTCGAAGAGTTTTTATCATGTCAACAAGATTCACTTCCGCCACCTTCCAAAATTCCACGTCATGACCTCTCCATGTTCAAAAATATTAGTTTCAATCGTGCAAATCAACGTCATCATAAAGGGTATATCCAACTCAAACCAGAGACTACACCTGCACCATCACCTTTCCATGATCCGGATATAATCTATGAACTTATGCCCCCTGATGCCCAAAACATTCAACTTGTCAAACCTTATACGATTTACCCTTACCAATTAGAATTAGTGTATTGGCTATATCAACGTGAACTGAACCCTCTTGCTGTACCTTATTTCACTCCAGGCGTCTCTGGTGGGATCATTGCCATGCTCATGGGATTAGGAAAGACACTAGTCATCGCATACTTAACAATGCTCACGTTAAAAGAACAACGATCATTACAATGCCCCACTCTCTATGTATGTCCTGCCAATCTAGTAGGTACTGTCCACCGAGAATTCAAAAAATTCTTTGGTCACCAACTCAACGTTGCCATCTATCATCCCGGCTATTGGGAAGGACAATCCTTCAGGTTACTCACTTCAAAGGACATACAACAATTCGATGTCATCATCATTAGTTATGCTATGCTCTCCAACCACATGAAAAATCCAGCTTGCATTCTTACTCCACAACTCTGGTATCGAACCATTCTAGATGAAAGTCATGATATTCGTAATGATAAGACACTCAACTTTCGCAGTGTAATGAGACTCCAATGTAGTCGTAGAATCTGCATGACAGGAACACCTATTCATAACCACTTGCGTGACGTCTACCATCAACTCCTCTTCTGCGGCTTTATTCTTCCTGATGACATTAAAGTTTCCAAACATATTAGTGTCCCATTTTTCCAACAATATCTAGCTCCCCACCTAGTTCTACGCGACTATTCATGCCTAGATGCTAGTCTACTCCCAACCAAGCATGAACATATCGTCATTATCCCACTTCATCCCATGGAAGCCCAACTTCACTCCCAAATCATGAAAACACACGAATTCAATGTACAGCAATTACATACCACCTATGGTAAAGTCCACCAAACCTACGTTGAACGCCTCAAACAAACGGTTGACGCTGAATTATCATTTTGTGTCGCGGCCCACTTAATCCACCGTGACGATGATCACACCTCTAATGATACTAGCCAAGATCGAACTCTCATTGGTTTATCCCCTATTCAATTTAGTTTTGAATTCAACAGTTGGCTCGCGGATGTGAATGGTGAAGCAGGAATCAAATCCAGCAAATTAACTGCATTGGTATCCATTATTACCTCTATTCGTGCCGCCAATGAAAAATGTATTATATTTGGCAATAAAGTCAAACCACTACAACTCGCTATCAAGGCGTTACCCAATGAATTTCAAGACAAGTATCGTTTTATTTATGGTGAAGTACCACCTGATCGACGAGAACCTTATTATAGCCAATTTAGAACGGATCCCAATGTATTTATGCTATTTAGTACTCTAGCGTTAGGTAATCGTGGTCTCAACTTGACGGAAGCCAATCACGTCATCTTTATTCAACCTTGGTATTGTTGGTCGCCTATGGAACAAGGTATCTACCGTACTTATCGCATCGGCCAAACACGTCCTGTCCACTATTATGTACTCTTATCTCAAGGTACATCCGACGAACGAATATTCCAAAAAGTCAAAACATTAGCTGCCTCCTCCAAAGAAGCACTCGATGTGACCACCATGTTCGATTAAAATTCTAAAGAACTCTTATTGTTACCATTAATAAAACCACTCTTTTGTTGTACGACGAAAAAGATGAAAAATCCACACATGCATGCAATACCTGCAAAGAGTAGAACCATACCTTTAGCTCGATCTGGATAAATATCTTCCTCTTTAGAACTAATATCACTAAAATCAATCTTGGCCTCGACTGCTTTGAAAATGAGCCGGCGCTTATACCACATTACTACAAACACTGTAAAGAAAATACAAGCAATAGTTATGCCTGCAATCATGTACGGACTCATCGACGCCATTTCTTTTTTTGATGATCCACCCAAAACATCCCGCAAAAGTAATAAATTCAAAGTCAAAAAGCATAAACCACACAAGACGTTTATTCGTAATGAATACCAACAATTACTTCATGATGCCCGTCAATGGAAACAAAAATTACTTGACAGCAACTCTAGTCGGGAGAGCTTCTTTCGTTCCTGTAGAAACAGAAGAAGGAGTAGAAGAAGCCTTGACCGATTCCGTAGTGCTTGATGATGGTGCAGATGTAGTAGTTGATGATGATGATGATTCGCCCACTCTTCTTCGTTTGTTATCCGGTTCTGAAGATGCTTCACTCATAACCCTCTTATTACTCGAGGTGGCATTATTTTCCAATTGTGATTCACTCAACACTGTCACATTGCCCCCTTCATTCAATGTAATTCCCCTACATATCAACTTCACCTTGAAATTTTTATCCCCATTTGGAGGCACTACAATCTCATAAGAGACAAACATGCGCTTTACATTCAATTTGGAGCCTTCCAACTTGCCCCAAATTTCCACGTCAGTTCCATCTACATTCTTCAATTCAAAATTGGGTGCATGCCCATCATCTTTGGTCTTGCTAAAAGGACAATCAATATATGAACTACGAGGATAAAATTCCCCCTCCTTGATGAGTCCACTCTTATCCTTGACAGGTTGCGCTGGTGGAGCTGCTCCAGTCCATTTGTACTTTTGAAACTCTTCCGGCTTTTCAAACTGAGTTAGCTTTGATCTATACGTTACAAATACACCCTCACGCACAATCAAATTCTCCAACTCTTGTATCTCCGCCAACTGATCTACCGACCAATAAGCACTCAAAGAAACGGACAACTTATTATCAAATGTCTTGGTATGCAATCCTCTAGGACATCTCACATCATGAAACTCTATAGGCGTTTCCTTCCCATCAATATGCAATACACCCCATGTCTTGGATCCTTTTACACCACCAGCTGTCCACGTCTTGGTATTCGACACCACCTCCAACTTTGCCCCCCCTTTCACTGCCGCCAATATCGACGGAATCGTTCGCGCTACCATCACTTTACTCATCTTCTTCAACAAATTCGACTTTCTATCTTTTTTATAACCCATAAATCCTCTATCGGAATACTCTCTCAACCTCACTTATAACCTCTTTAAACAACCTCAAAACTTGTCCAACATTTGTTGTAATAGTTTTCTCTCGTTACTCCATTGTACATCATTGGCCAATACTTCAGTCATACCTTGCGCTGGTGCCACCACAAACTTATTCTTACACTCCCTAAAATAATAATAAATACACTTATTCACTATTCGATTGAAATCTATATCTAATGTAATCAATGTATGTATCCCAGGATGATGTCTCACATACCATAAATCATCATGAGTCAATAATACAATATCCGCCATATTCACATCCATCAACTTAAACTCCTGGCATATCACCACATACTTATCCTCAAACATTTTCTGTAAAGCTTGACCAATCATTCTCAAATACCGAATACCTATACCTGAAGTAATCACAATCTTCCCCTCATTCATAAACTCCTCCACTAAATGTACCAACTCTTGCATCCTACCTGATGTCGGTCTCTTCCATAATTCTGGAATTCTCACTTGCTCCCACCCAAAATTCACCATCGATCTATAAAACTCTCCACCATAATCTCTTCGACACAATGGACATTTCTGATGCAATACATTCACTTGATACATACAACTATAACACAATACATGTTCGCACACTTGATTTCTCACAAAACCTTTGGCCTCTTCATCTTGACATACTACACATGAATAATCCCCTTCTCTCTCCATATGTGGCAACTCTTCAAATGGCAACATAGATGATACCTCACCATCAGACAAGATCATTGTGAAAAATAAAACATCAAATTGATCATATATCTCCATATGTAATAGGCGCTTACATAATTCTACTGGACGACTATGCCCATTTTGTAACGCTCGATACATCCACTTGAACGGATAATCCTCTGTAAACTTCATAAACTTATGAGACACTTGAATCTTAGGTAAAGTCACATCTACAGGTTTATTGTGTACAACATTGTAAAATAAAAACATATCCTCCACATCACTATCCACTTGCTCCATACCAAATAATTCATGCCACTGAAACAATTCAAGCCACCTACATACATCCTGTCGATCAAACCCTATATCAATTACCCATAAACTCGACGTCAAAAATCGATCCGTAATAGGACATTCATCAATAATCACGTTATGCCATCGCCTTTGTACTACTTCATGACCACACGTTTGCCATAAATTATAATTCATAACCACCTTTCTTGATGTTTTATCCACATCTTTGGCTTCCCACCACACGGAGATATCTGGATAATCTTGCTTCAATTTACTTACCGTATAATAATCCGTATCTTTTACAATGGCTAACATGGAGGCAACAGTACTTTGGGCAAAGAAACCAATCACAGTTGATGAAGTGTAACTACAATAATCACCTATAATTACACCCCCAGTTAAACGTTGTGCCCCAAAATTCATTCGTAATGCAAAAGGAGATGTAAACTGTTTGGTCACATTATCCACTATCCCAATCGCTCTATCAACAGGCACCTGCTGATGAAACATTAAAAACACTTCTAATTGTCTCCTTTCATGCTCACACCGCACTAAAGATACCCTTTTCCTATTCCTCAGTTTAGGCTTAGGATATAACATCATATCAAATTGATCTTCTGTCACTACTACGGGTAATTTCACAGTTGACCCTAAAATATCAGCATACCTTGAACCAAATACATCACAGCCATCACGATATTTACTATACGCTCGCCATGGAAATCCTTCATAATGTCTCCATACATCCAAGACATTGGTATCTTCATAAAATTCCAATCTATATTTATTTCCTTCTTGTACCATATAGGATTCGTCTTGACACTTCTCATCACTCCAATTGGTTACCCATAATAACATGATTTTTTTTTTGTATCTATTTTTTTTAACAACATCCGATGACAAGCTTTCTTATTATGTTCATTGACCGTAAACTCTCCCAACCATGATTGTCGGTCTAACGGATGCCACTCCAATTTCACGCATGACCAAAGCCCTCGAATTCGAAAAGCTTGGTTTCCATATGCTACTACCCGAAGATTATTTACACAATCTCATTGACGATCAACCTCTCTCAGATCAAGAACGATCTACTTTTATCCAAGAACAAATTGACCATGATCTCATCTTTCAACAACTGGAACAAGATATCCATTCCTTTCCACCTCATGAGCATATCCTCATCCCCCACATTACTACCCCCAAACAAATGAACTTTATTACAGGACTTGGAGGTATCCTTATTCGTTTGGATTAACCTTCTAAACTGCCAGGGGTAATAAGAAGCCCTTGGAATTTATCGAAAAATATTATGTTTGAACACTGCAATGCAGAACTTATTATTCCGTAATAAAATCTGGCGGTTTTTCGGTACAACCTAAAAGGTTAAATAGTCAATTTATGTCTACATAATGGACATGTTACTTTGACTCTGGTCTTTTCACAATGTGACTTCCAGGCCTTAATACATGTCACATGAAATGGTTTTGCACACTTTTCACACGATGTTGCTTTTTCATTCTCCTTATATCCATCATAACAAATGGCGCATTCATCACCCTCATTCGGTTTGTAGAATTCAATAGCCTTACTACTTCCTTCTCCTCCTTCTAATTGTTCTTGTGTCATTCGCTTCACCTTAATCAAGACATAATAAACATGTTTACATAATCGTCGACGTCGAGTAAAATCCGGACATGAACAAGTACTATGTTTCCAATTCGACTCGTCAATGGTGACCTTGTATTCATTTCCCTGTGTCCCCAAGATTCGATATGTATTGTCATCATCAGATGAGCTAATGACATGAATCCGTTGCCATGTTGCCCTTTCAATCCTATTCAACTTTTTGCTCATTCACTTTGTCTTCCAGTAACGAGAAAAAACTCGGAGGAAATAAGTAAATAAATGAAAAAATCAAAATCAATAAATAAGATATACCCAAACATACCCATACATACACTGGCTGAGCAGGAAGACTAGATTCCAAACGATCATTACCAACTTTAGATTCATAAACTACCTCTTCTTTCGACATATTTTCCATCTCTGCCGCTTTATCATAATACTCTTGTATAATTCTTACCTGGGCATCATGGTGGAAATAAGTTCCATTACAAGTAATCACATTCTCTCCAGCTTCCCTTATCCCTTGAATTTCTTGTTTACACAACATACGACGACATGGTAACTGCTTCATCGCCAAAGTCTTATAACTCTTTTTACCCATACAATCAACACCATTACACACTACTGGTAATTCGACTTTTGCCGTAATCGACTTGGTAATCATCGATGCTTCTTCACGGAAACATGAACAAATATCCTTGTCCATATTCAGCGTGTCTTCCTCCTTCACCTTACGATTACAATATTGTCGCATGTAACCATCACAAAATGGACCTTGTGGTACATAACGCTCTATCAGGTATCCTCCATAATAGAGTAAATCACCCATACACGAATCTCGAATCATTGCTTCTACATCCTTGGCTTGCACTATATTGATGCGATGCTGCACCGAACAAGTACCATTTGCATCATAGTGGTCCATTTTTCTCAAATCATCACTAGCCAAGGTCAATAAACTACTTTGGGAACTTGACGAGTAATACATAGGTAAAGGTACATAACCAGTTGACCCAAATTTATACATTTCGTCATATTTCACCGCTCTTGTATTATGTATGATGGTTGGACCTCTCATCTTTCTTCGAAGTCGTAATCCTCGGTCGGTTGTAATACCCCCCGTATATCCTTCTATCTCAATCTCGATACACTGTGGTGGAAAAATCATAGAGTTAAATGCATAGACTACTTCATGTCTATACTCTAGACTATTTCGTGGTAAATAATAACTCTTCTGATGATAATTTGTATTCACATACGCTATATCAAGATTCGCCGAATCAACTGACCTACCAATCCATGATTTATATGTATCATAACTTTTACCCACACCATCATCATCTCTTATTGCTTTTATACCTGTAGATTCTAACATATTCTCATTATACAACCCACCATTACAATCTATATCATTCGTAAATAACATGGAAGGTAACACTGCATCATATGTACCATCTGCTCTCACTGCAGGGCGATCATTCAAACCCTGCAATACACGTCTAACTACATGATCACACATTCTTTTTTTTTTCTTTTATTCTATTTGCCCCTCTCAGAACCATGAATTTTATGACTCATACGCCATCATAAAACATAGAAAACGAGTTTTAGAAGAGTTAACCAAATGACTACTAAAGAAAAACAATAAAAAAAATGGAACCCCACCAACGATTTGCACAAATTCAATATGATATGCACTGCTTACGTACCGAATTATCAAAGCTTCGAAGTGAATTAAAAGCCTATAATGTGAATGATATGATTGAATTCCTTGGAAAACAGCCAGGTGATTTATTACCCATTACCAATAATTATGTGGTTACCCATGAACTCATTCAACGTACACCTAACCTGACACGTCTCAATCTCATGAATTACCTCTTACGATTCTGGCGTGATTGCCATCCAGATCTACCCGATGAAGAAGTTTTACAAATGGCCCAAAAGCAATTCGATGTCATGATGGAATATCAAGTCCCCACCGCTCAACATCGCTTCCGTGTTACCAAAGTGGATGATATCGAAAAATATAAACTTTATCGCGTCAATCATCAACATAAACGACTCAATAAAGGCGTGATACCCATTAAACCTCCAACCACCAAAAAATCACGCAGGAAACTCCTTATAGAACATCATGCCCATTAACCTGTTATACTGCCATGGGTAATGAGAAGCAAAATATTTCCGATCCCAATTTTTTTTTGTCATATCTCATAACATAAGAAAAAAAACAGACACGGCATGTTTTCCTATCAGCGCAAAAACCATTCTTTACCCCCCATTGATCCATTTCGTTTTAACCCAGAATTGGAACCATTATTACATGCAAAGCGTTACCAATTATTTCCTATTCAATACCCTAAAGCATGGGATCAATACAAGGCACAAGAACGATCTGTATGGCGAGCAGATATGATTCATTATACCTCTGATCGCCAAGACTTTGTTACATTACCCAAAAATGTGCAACGTATGCTTCTCAAAACCTTGGCTTTCTTTGCTAATGCAGATAACCTGGTATTGGAAAGTCTAGCTGATGAACTAGTACAAGACATTCAAGTACCCGAAATACGATTCATGCTTCAATATGCAGCTACCATGGAGTTGGTACATATTGAAACCTACAATCAAGTCATTCAAACATTAGTAACTGATCCTGAAGAACGAGAATTATTATTTTCCTCTGTCTATCATGATCCCATCATTCAACCGAAATTTAATTGGGCCCAACAATTCTGTACTCACAAGACTCCTTTCCCTGTTCGCGTTGTCATCATGCTCTTCACTGAAGGTATCCTATTCTCTTCCTCCTTTCTCAACCTATGCATGGTTCGCTACGTTTACAATAAATGCCACGGCCTCGTCGAAGGTAACGAATACATTATGGCGGATGAAGGCAAACATTGTGTCAATTGGATTCTCATCTACCAAGAAATTCATCAAAAACTTACAGTCCCACTAGTTCACGCTATTTGTCATGACTTTGTTGAATTTGAATGTGAATTTGCTCAACATCTATTGGATTCGGATGATCCCATTCCACAACTGCCCTTTCGCCATGTGTGCGAATACATTCAATGTGTAGCCAATACCCTCTTAGTCGCAATAGGTGCTCCCATATTATACCCTCATGCCTCAAACCGCTTCGACTTTATGAAGAGCATTGGACTGCTTGGGAAAACCAACTTTTTTGAGAAGAAGGAAACTGATTACGCCCAATTAAAAAACGAATCCGAAAATACAACCACAATCATTCACGACCTTGGAGAATTTATTTAAACCAATCACAAATAAAAAAAAAAGAGATAGAAAACAAAACTAAATGTATGATAAATATTCTTTATTTATTGTAGCCATTATAGCTATTTATGCAGCAACTATGGTATCATGGAATTTTTTCAGACCCAATACTACACAAGACCTTACACACAAACAATTTGAAATACTTCGCCAATCAGATCAATTCCTAAGTTCAACAGATAATGTCGCATTTAAATCGATTACTACCTCTAACCTTACTCTCAACACAACACATGGTAACCGTCTATTAGGTGTGAATGCTGCCTTTCAAGTCGTACCTATCGATTTACGTATTGATTTAGATAAAGATAGCATTCAATACAACTCCATAGACTTGAAGGAATCCTTATCCATTGGCGATACAATACTATCCTTCTCCACAAAGGACCCTACTTTACGTATCGAACATAGTTTATCTTCACCATTCATCTTTCTCAAATCATTTGCAACCGAACTCAGAAATACATCTATGCTCACTTTAACCACCGAAACACAAATTGATCCTTTGAATGGTTGTTTTGTAAATTTAATGTGTAATCAAGCCTCTACCTATCGTGTAACAGGTGATGGATCCCATATATTCCATTCGTATTATGATAAACCTGTCTTGGATTTATTTACTCATACCACTGCTTCACGGGTTTCACCATGCATTCGCCTAGCCCAAGATAGTAATACATCGCCGTTTTTACAATGTTGTCAAGAGACAGTACCCCAATTCACGGTTCATAGTAATGGCAATTTGAGATGGGGTAGTCAATGGTATCTTCACACCAATAACACATCACTCACCATTGGATCCAATACCACCACCTTACTCTCCATTGCCAGTAATGGAGATACTCAAATTACAGGGAATACACGCTTGATTGGGAATGTGAATATGGGTACTAGTGATGGTGCTTCAACTACCACTGTAGTAGGTACAATGATGATTAAAGGATCAAGTAATTCTGCATTAGATACCCCTTTAAATCCAAGTGCCTATAATAGTGTGATGCTAATGGAAGATGGAGTAGGCCCTACATTACGGGCAGGTTATGTTCAAGGGCATGCAACTAAAGAATCAGGATATATTCGACTGGTCCCTGGGACATCAAACAAAACCGGTCAACTCATTTATCGAGGTCATCCAGGAAACTCCTTTACGGTAGAATTTGACGTTCGTTTTGGCGATATAAACATGGCTGATGGTATTTGGTTCATGTTCAATCAAAGAAACGTGCCCAGCAATATGGTTGCCGATTATGGATTAGGAGGCTATGCGTTATTTATTAATATTTTTAATGATAATACTACTGATAGACTACAACTGTTTTGGGATGGACAATGGTTAAGAACCACTGATTTACCTCAAGATAACCCTAAGTTAGCACTTGTCAGTAATGCTTGGATTCGTGTCAAGATCATATTTTGCATGAATCAATTTTGGGTAACTCTAAATGAATTCATAGTTCCGGCGTTTTATCCATACACAGATATCCGTCGTGAACTGTCCGTGAATAACGATTATTATGGATTTGGGGCATGGAGTGGTGGTAACGCAACGACACAGGACATTACCAATATACGCATATGTAAATCAAATGGTGGTCCCATTACACCAGTCAATACGCTTATCCCTCTACGTGAAAACAGAGCACTGAACATCACAAACAGGGATGATAACTTTGTAATGAAGGTTCAGGAAAATGGTGAAAAGAGTTTTTATTACCAATCTGGTGCTATACGGCTAGGAAGTTCAGGTGACACCAATCATGAGATTACCTTTAATGCGAGTGTCGATGGTCCTAAAATCAAAGGTAACCTAGGTGGACTTCTCTCCACCACATCTAAAGATATTATGAGGTGGAATAATAGTGGAGTACAAATTCATAATGACGATTTGGAAGTTGGTACTTCAACCGTAAGGAAAACCATTAGATACAATGGTGAGCCATTTGCTACCCGAGCTTTTTTTACAAGATTTATTTCCGGATATAATTGGACAGCAGGTATTACCGACAACATACGGGCGCTTCTCAATACCGAAAACCCTGCCACGAGTAGTAATGATAAGTGGCGAGTGTTTTGTATTCGAAATATAGACACTAGTCTGTCAGGTGGTACTCCAGAGCTTGGATTCACGCATCAACAAACATACGGCAATAATGCACTAATTACTGTTCAAAATGTACCTCACGACGATACCAATTTCATGACTGGAATTGGGCGAGACTATGACAATTGCTTACAGGTATCGTCAGAAGGCTATTACCGTTTCGACTTTGATATAGCATTACAAGGAAGGACCGATGATGCTGACCACAGATTACGATGGATGTTCATGAAAAACCAATATACTACAACAAACAGGCTTCCTATTTCTATGGGGGTTATAGATATAGACGGCCAAGGTAACAAAAATTTTCACTTATGTGGTGCTTCATCTATGGTACCTGGTGATAAACTATTTTTATATTACCAAAGTTGGGATGCCCCAAGTAATGTCGGTTTTAATAATAGTGGAAACGGCGATGCTATATATTGGTCCTATGCTTCCATTACAATGCATTCAATTTGAACTTTAATTGTTCCACTTGTTCCGATAAGTTTTTCACGGCATTTATCAAAGGTGCAATCAATTCGGTATACTTGACACTATAGTATCCCTGTTCATCTTTTTGGACCATACTCAAACCTGCCCCTACCAATGTCTCTACCTCCTGAGCACTCAACCCCAACTTGACCTCATCTACCCCTTTCATCTTATACTCAATAGGATTCAACTTACATACAAAATCCAACCCTAATGAACATGGCTTAATGTCCTTTTTTAACCTTATATCAGACGTTTCATAATTTGACCCCCAAATTCGTAACCATTGGAAGTTTGATGATCCCAAAGTATAAGTATTCGATACAGAAGGAATTAAATTAGTACCATCATATCCACTACTACCACCTACATTGATTCCATCAGGCAAAGTTAACATACCTTTGATTATCACATCCTCCACTTCTAGATTCTTACATGACACATCACCCAACTTTACAGGTACCGTCCCTTGAAATGGCTCGTCACCCTCATAAAAATACCAACGCTTAGTAAAACTATTGTATAACAAACCTGATTGTTCTAATAGCCACCCACTATTCACATCACCTTGCGCTAATTGTAATCGGGCATAAGGTGCTACTGTCTTGGAATCTCCAGGCTTTATCCATGATACATTATTCTTGACACTTTCAAACTCACTATGCGGTGCAAAATGCTGGAAAAAGAAATTCCAAGTTACCAAAAAAGTGGAATATACCGCCAAGACTATACTCACAAATAACCAAAACTTTACATTCGTAATAAATAGCTCTTGTTGTAAAGATACCTTTTTAGCATCCTTTAAGTCTGGAATGATATCCTGTGATTTCACCATTTTTCCTTTTCTTTTTTTTCTTTCTATAAATCAAGGATGAAAATGAAAAAAAAACATGCATGATATTTAATCATCTGCTACCTACAAGCGCGTATCCCCTATCACTTTATGTGAAAAAAAAATCAATAGTTGGAAATAAAAAAAAATAGAAAACATGTCTGTAGATGGAGGTAGTAGCAATGATTCATGTTTCCAAAATTGTATTGATGGAAGTGCCACTAAAGCACCACCCTTACCCAAAAACAAATATCAAGAATTATTAAAACAATATGCTCCTGTCAACACTTCAACACCTCAACAACCACAACAACCTATTCTATCATCACGTCGTTCCAAAACGAATCAAATTGTTCTATCTAAACGTCGTATTGGGAAAGGTAAATATGCCGTCTCCGATTCAGAAAATGACGATTTATCATCTCCACCTGCTCTAGAAAAATCTAAACGTTCTGTAGCTACCACTGAATCCTATCGATCAGGTGGTAAACCATCTCGTTCTTCCTCTTCTTCTGCTTCTTCTTCCTCGGCTTCATCCATGTCCAAACCTAGACGTCACCATCGTTCCCGTCATCGACATAGTGAACCAGGTGAAGCTCCACTCACACCACAGCCACCACAGCCACCACAGGAAAAACCAGAAATGGATGATTATGAATTACGTGCTGCCATTGAAGAAACGATCAAGTCCATGCAAATTGTACCTGATCACGTATTACCTATTGCAGTTAATGAGGCATTTCAAAACATGAAGATGAATAAACAGCAGAAACATAATTTCCCACCCATTGTCAAGACCACCATTGAACGACATATGCCCCCAGAAGAAATCAGTAAATTCTATCAACAAGATAATTTATTGGACGATTTACAATACACCAAAATCAAAGGACTTTTATTAAACACTACAGCACTTGCAACAACCGCATTGAACAGTTTCCACATTACGAGTATGGGCACGAAATATCTTCCTGAATTTATGAAAGAATTTGTAGAAGAACCCACGAATAGATCAACTTTTGATGAACTTGGACAATACATTCGCGGCTCCATCTTTGACTCACCCGTGTTTAATATGGGAAGTAGCATCGTTGGCGTCTTCCGTAAATCTCATGAAAAGGAAATGGAAGAAAAACGTCCCAAACCAAGAATGGCCTCTATCGTAGAAGAACCAGATGATTCTGATGCTTCTTTTGCTTCAGATGCAACTCCTATTGCGGCTATGGAAGCTACCCTGAATGAATTCAAAAAACGTAACAGCAGTGCCATCATCGATTCTATGCCCTCGTCCCTCTTAAAAAAAAAACAAATTCCCCTGACTCAACCCTAACCATAGAAGACACTACAACACCCATTCACATAGAAGAAATAGATGTAACACCACCACAACCACCACCAAAGACCATTGCATTTGAAGCCTTTATGCCAACTGTAGAATTTAATGCTGCCCCTATTAATCTTCGCGAGTACACTAAACCATTAGCTGAAGTATATAAGAATGACTTGGCTAATCGTATCTATGATAGAAGACATAAACGTTTACTCAAATCATTTCATAAAATAAAGTAAGTCCAATTTGTATAAAATATTTTACCTTGCATTACCAATAAAAAAAAAAGAAATAAAACTTTATGAAAACTACTTCAGAATTACTAGCACTCTTAACCATTTTGCAACCACGTGCTGCACCTGAAGTCATGTGGAATGATTTAGCTGAAGCCGAACCTATATTACCACATTTATCTATTGAAGATAAGGAAAAAGTAGTCACTCTCTTACATCAACATCTCAAAGATACCACTAATCCCAAACATGTACAAATCTTACAACACATTCTATCTAAATCCCTGGTAGCGGCTTTACCAAATGCAGATGACATTAACTATGAAGAGGTATTTAATCAGAAAGGATTTAAAGCCCAATTACAAGCCATCAAGGCTATTGATCAACGTAATACCCAAGAAGCTGAACGTCTCGCACGTGAAGTCAATCATGGTAATGAGAAGCTCAGTAAAATGACTCAAGGTACAGAAGAATACATTGCAGCCGTAAGCAAACAACTAAAACTCGTACAGGAACAATTGCAATCTGAAGTTCAACATACACAAGAAGTACGTAAACAAATACAACTACTCGAACAAGACATTGCTAAACAAGATGAAGACATGAAACAATTACATCAAAAGAAACTTCAGTATGATGAAAATATACGCAAGATTGAGGAGGAATATAAACAACGTGGTAATTCCAAGTCATCCCCTTTAGAGACTCAACTGAAACGTCGAATTGCATCTCTCGAACAAAATCTATTTGAAACGACAGAACTCTTGAAAAAATCCAATGTGGATGCCAAACATGTGAATGCTATTGTGGGAGTAGAACACATCACTGTATCCAAACTGAAAATCATCATTGAGAACCTTACCCAAGAATTGAAAAAAACAGAAACCACTTCTGAAAATTGGAAGAAACAATATCAAGAGGTCCAATCTCAACTCACCAACCTCCATCTCAAACAACTCGATATTACGGAATCCAGTAATAATACATTGCAACAATCAGTCAAGACGAGCAAAATGGAAGCAGATACCATTCGAGGCATGTACAATAACAAGGTCTCCCAATACAATGATCTCATCCAAAAAAATGAAAAACTCAAGACCGAACTCGAGCGCATTAATCTTCAACAGGAAGCGAACCTCATCCAACTTCGACAAGAACTGGAATCCACCCGCGCTGAGAGTGCATACCATAAAGAACGTTTTGAACGCATGCAATCCAACGAGTCAGAACGATTGAACCATATGCGGGTTGGATTAGAAGCTGAATTTCGCACCAAGCACGAAAAAGCCATGGTCAAACTTAATAATGAAGTCGAAAACTTGCGTCGAAGCAAAAACGATGCAGTTCAAGATTTAGCACACAAGGAAGCCTTGATTCGAGCCAAAGAAACGGAAATGAAAAATATGAAGGATGCTATGAATGATCAACGTCAACTCGATCGTATTAGTATTACTAAACTCACTGAACGTATGCATGCTATGGAAAAGGACATTACCAATGCCCGACGTAAATTGGAAGAATATCAAGATGCAGTGAAAACGAAAGAGTCTGAATTGGAAGCAGTAGCACAACAGGCCAAATTTCATGATGCCATTATTGAAGGAATTCGATCCAAGGCGAAGAGTGAAGTCGAAACCTACCGTAAGAAAGCCAGTGACGCATCAGCTCAATCTCAACGTATGATGCAAGAACGGGATCAAGCATCTGCTGAAATGTCGAAACTTCGAGCTCAAGTCGAAAATCTACGAAGCAACTTATTAGTATCGACCAAGACCGGTCTTACCTGTGATCAACAAATCGCAGCCCTCGAAAAGAAATCAGCCGATGAATTGAAACATGTCAACACTAAACTCTCCTCCGTCCAAACCAATTATAATGCATTACGCAAAAAACTTGCCGAAAGCGAATTAGTTCATAAACATGCTGACCGCATCAAACAAGATCTAACCACGGAAAAGGAAAAAGTATCCCAATATCTAGCTGAAATCAAGGAATTAAAAAATACCATTTCCACGTTACAAGTTAGTACCACTCAATCCAAATCTGAAAAAGCCTCGATGCAAGAACTTCTCAAGAAATGCTCCACCGCCCAAAAAGAAGCACATCTAGAACAAGATAAACTAGATCGACGCATCCAAGATCTCATGAAACTTCATGATGAGGAAAAACGCAATATGAATTCATTAGTGGCTCAACATACCCAATCAATTACCCAACAAGAAATTACCATAAAAGAATTACAACAAAAGATTGTGGATCTCACTAACCGTTTACGTGACACAGATGATGCCCGTAATCAAGATAAGAATGAATGTCGTCAAGAAATGAGAAAACACATTCAAGCCAAAGAATCAGCCATCAAAGCATTAGTTGATATGCAGCGATAATGAAATAAGAATCATCATAAAAAAAACAAAAAAAAAACTCATTTTCCAATGTTTTGGTTATATTTTATCTTTGCATGTACATTTTTAGCTATACAAATTGGTTTTCGATATTATTTTACATTATTTAATGAAGGTGAGGAATATGCAATTCATGACCCCTAATAGAAAAAAAAAGCAACAACCACATGAAACGTTTTCACTTTACTATTAGTTCGCCACCGCCCATAGATGATATAAACAATTCTTTATCTGGATCCAATGTAGATACAATGACTTTACCCGTAGAGGTATTTCAAGTGCGTAAACCATTATATGTTGCTCCTTTAACCATACGTGATGATCAAAATAGACCCAACTTTAATTTACCCAGTACATATGAGCCACCATGTTTTCGTAATGAAGAAGAGCAAAAAGTATTAGGCGTGGATTTTGCAACTTCATTAAAACAAATTCATTCTCAATGGGTAACTAATCGGACACGAAGTCATCCTGAAACAAAGCAAAACGCGGAGAAAAATTATGTGTTTACTTCTTGGCTTATTAAGTGGGGGTTGCTAAGCACCAAATACAAAGGTGACCCATTTTCAGCAGGTAGATATAACTTATGGCCAGATGAAATGATGAAACCATATTATCCAGAGCTTCATGAATGTTCTGATTCACCTCAATGGGATTTAATCCAAGAAATGTCATGGGATTCAGATCAAATCAAAGAAGTCATTTCTATTTACAAGAAACATCCTAAAGAGTTTTTGACTCGATTACATGAAGCTTATCCTATCCCTACATTTTCGACTACTAAAGAATTGGTCATAGAAAAGATTAACAAGTTCATTGAAGAATTTGTAAGGCATGCTAACGACCCACAGCCTGTTGTGGACGGTGATAATAGTGATTCAAACTCGTGGTGGATTACAAAAAAATTCAATAAATATGTATACCCATATTACGAATGGTTTTTAGGACCAGACAAGAACAATTTAAAGAATATAGAAGAAAGAACTCCAATCGAAAACCAAGTTACGGAATGGATGAACAGTGAACTTTTTAACAATTTAGAGCAAAAAGATAAATGGAGTACCATTCTCTTCATATATCGAGTATGCATTATCTTCACTCAAGAATTACAGCAAAACATTCCTGAACCACAACGAATTATTAAGACAAACAAACGTTATGAAATTATTACCACTATAGCTCAAGTAGCTTTACGTGATGTATCCGTTATTCTCAATTCCTTACCTGAAGACGCCTTTTCATGGTACAATACAGTCCAAGGAAGATTCCAATTACAACTTATTGAATTGGCCTACACTAGTCGTAAAAGTAATCCTCGGTTCAAGAGACACTTTGAAATCTTTTCCGATTACATTTTTGGCACTTGTCATTGATGCATAAACGCGTTTACTTCTAAAGGTCTTGTTGACTTTTTACCCCTAAAGAAAAAAAAAGAAGAAAAAAGATGTCTACTACTACTACTGCTGTTGTATCTTCGAGTAAAGCGAGTCGTTCCAAGTCCAAGTCTGGTGGTTTTCGTTCAACTGTAGTTCAGATTCCATTGTTTCGAGCGCCTAGCGTAATTAGTCAGAAATGTGATAACCCCCAAAACTTTATTGCCAATCTCACCTGTATGTGGCCCCGTTATGACTTGAACAGTTATAATCACGTCTTCACCAAGACTTCATTTGGTACCATTGTCTCCATGAACCCCAAAGTCCTAGCCAATAACCCACTATTGAATGTTGTGAATCCAATGGCCACCCATCTCATCACACACAATAAGGCAATTCATGAAGAGTTGTTGCATGCATGGGAATCAGCACCTGCACCCGAACCACAAAAGAAGAAGGTTAATGGCGTAGAAGTTGAATACACACCCAACAAACCCAAACAACCTTTATTCATTGAACCGGGTGTGGCAGTCATTAATGGCCCTTGCTACCTATTCATTCGCAAAAAGAAGTGTGTACGAAATGTCCCCAAACCAGTTTGTGATATTGTACTACGCGAGTATCAGAACAACTTTTCCTACATTCAGTCTGGTCTTAGAAGCGCCAATGAGCCACAAAAACCCATCATTGCACGACAATTGTTCATGAGATCCTTTTTTGAAGACAAGAGGGTGCAAAACAAGGTCAATGTCGAGAATGGAGGACAGCCAGTAAAAGGCCCCATTCTCTCGGGTGAACCTAGTGCAGCTTGGAAAGCCATGACACCTGAACAAAAGAGACCCTATGAAGAAGCCGCTAGACTAGCCAAGGAAGAATATGAAAGAGCTCGCGCAGCATATTATTCACAACAACCCAGAATCCCTAAAACACCTACCAAGGCACATTATCTGTATGCTAGCGCTAATCCTAATGGCCCGAATTGGGGTACTTTGAATGATGCAGAACGTTTACCTTTCAAACAACAAGAAGAAAAGGAAAGAGCTGCTTACAATGCCGAATTAGAAGTTCTACGTGAATGGTGCAATCAACGTGGTCAAGACTTTGAATCTCTTACTAGAGGCCTTCCCATTCCTCCACCTCCAGTTGTCAAAACTCGTAAACGTCGTGAACCCCCTACTGAAGGTAATTCCACTGAAACCACTACCGAGGAACAACAACCAGCAGTCAAGTCAACACGTGCCAAGAGTAGTAGTACTAAACCCAAACGTACCAAGTCGACTACCAATACCAAAGCCAAATCGTCTAAAAGACAAGCCTCCACTGCCCCTAAGAAGAAGCGTCGTAAAACCACTACTACCACCGAAGTTACCGTCAATGCATAAAATAAATTTTGAATTCTTCACTTTATAAAAGAAAAAAATATATATAATATGTATTACTCTGCAGGTTCTTTATTGAATCCCCAATTATGTGATCAACAATCTTTAAAAGTATACTCTATAGCGCTTAGTGATCCTTCTACCCTCTTTCAACCTTTACCTCTCTTCTATACTGAACCCCAATGTTCAGCTGGCGTTGGCTTTAATACCACTACCACCAGTGACGGCTTACAAATCCCTTCCTTTGTCGATGATGAAAGTAACATTAAAGTGAAACATGGAGAGAATACCACCCTCAATTTTTCACAACACGTTATGCACATGGATGACTCTTCCAGTGTATTATATCAAAAAATCATCCATTCCCTTTATGTACCTCCAGGTGTTCGAGTCACCGCCTATGAGAATAATCCCGTCACTACACCTCTAGCCACCAACAATAAATTCGTATTCTCACCCAATACACTTGTCGTGGATACATGCTACCAAAATCAACTACTACGCGGTACAAGAGGCTACTTCTTTCACTACAAGGAAAATAATAATAATCAACCCACTGGATTCGCACTACAATTCACTTATTGGTATGATCAATGGGTAAAAACCACTAACAAACCTAGCGTCGATGATTTTAATTATGAAATCGCTGAAATATGTCGTAATACCAATCTTCGACATATCACTAAATATTGGGTGGTAGAAATTATCACTCCATTCAAACAATTATTACGTGAAACTTGTCTCACCAATAAACCTCTTTTCATTGGGAATCATGATTTACGAGACTATTATTATCCCCAAAGTTCAGCCTGTGATCAACTCATGACCGAATTCTGTCGACTCAACCCATCCGATGCATCCTGTAAATGTTTTGCCCAACAACTACTCCTTGATAACATGTTCTCACAAGACCTCCAAATCTCCGTTCTCTGCTTTGGGCACCTCGTAGCCACGGATACCACTGACAGTGATAAGTATAAAAATAGTTGCGCCTTCAATGCTAGCGCCTACAAGACAAACGCCATGCTCCAAAATACTTGTCAACATACAGATTGTCGTCAAAACAATATAGACCCCAATTCAGGCACCATGATATGTTCTCCCATACCACTTGATATGCTCACCTTATTCTCAGATATCAAAACCAAAATGGATATACTCAACACTTCCGCCAAATCCGTCTATGAAGAAGCCAAAGCCAAGTTTATTGCCACCAACTTCTCCAATCAACCCATAGAAAAAGTTACTACCAAGAAGATCACCGTTCATGAAACGTTTAGTGAAAAACCACGTATCGGCTGGATCATCATTGGTATTGGAATTCTCCTATGCGTATTATCCTTTTTCATCACCTTGATTTATTCCGCCTATTATACTTCCACGTTTGGTACCGACAGCCTCACTCTTCATAATAGTCGGCCACCTAACATAAAAAACAAAACATGACCGCCGTCATTAAAGCCCGAATCTTACATCTATCTCTAGTCATCCAAGAAGAAATCGATAAAATCAATACCCATACCAAAAACGTCAAAGAACTCGTACAAGAATATGACCATTGTAAACTTAGCTTTTTAAAATCTTTGAAATCTGAATACCCACAAGCCTCATCCTTCATCCTTTACGACATGTTCATGACCTCCACTCACCGCAAAGAATCTCCCACCTACACCAAACATTTCTTCTTCCACTTTGAACTGGAAACCGATGCACGACAACCTACCATCACCTCCTTAGCATCCACCATCGATGACATTTCCACTCAATTACGAATCTCCCTTGATGAACCTCAAGCAGTTGTTGTATTACCTCCAGAAGCCTACATTGTCCAACATGCACAACGACGGGTTCTCGCCAATAATGATCCAGATGAATGGCGCAATACTTCCATATTCCATACTCCACACAAGGGCATTCTCGTTCTCGAAATACCTTTTCTTTTTACCGCAAGAGGTGTTTAACCTTTTAGGTTGTATTGAAAGACTCTCCTAATGTCGACATCAATGCTGACCACCAGATGTTATTATGGGATAAACAAATTCATAAGATTCTAATACGTTCTGCATTGCAGAGCTCATACACAATATTTTTTGATAAATTCCAAGGGCTTCTCATTACTCCTGGCAGTTTAGAAGGTTAAACCACAAAAAAACCCTCTTACCCTTTTATAAAATCCAATACATAATCGCGAACCCATGCACGGCTAACACCCCATTGACGATGAACTGTCCAATGATTCGTATGCGGTATTACTCTTGCCCTAACATACAACCCCGCATCTTTTAGCTTATGATAATATACATGGGTTTGTTTCTTCAAATTTAAATCAATCGAGGCATTTAGAAATAAAAAACGTATATCTTTTGTAGGAGTAGCATAGTCAGTAGGGAATTCATCCACCCCAGCATAACATAACTGTCTTCCACCCCATATCTCACATAATACTTTTCGATCATATACTCCTGATATCAACACACAACTTTCCACTACCTGATGCGTATGAATGGCTACCATAGTCGCTAAATGTGCCCCACAACTATACCCTAAAAAAATACACTTTTTCTTCAATTGCAACCACTGAATCTGCACCTTGATGGCCTCGACTTGATCACGCACCGTTAACCAGGGATGATGAGCATGATAATCACTAATCACACCCAAGAATATTACCCAAATCCACAAGAGTTCTGATTCAATACACAACCATACTAATAATAAAGTTAAAATGGCCAAAATACATAAGAGTTGAACACATGAAAAGGAGAGTAAAGGGTAAGATACACAGACAACACGATAGTTCTGTTCAGCAAAGACATGAGCTATTCCCACCATAGATGATTTAGATTGGAAATGCCATCCACCACCATGAACCATGATTATGGTATTGATTGCATCGGGTGAATCATTATAAATATCCATGACATGGTAACTATCTGGTCCTACATCCTTTTTAATCTCCATTATTTTTTTTTTCAATTCTCCTAATAAAAAAATGAGCCAGACTGACAGTTGGATACAATTTGTTTGGGTCAGCACCACCACAACAAATCTAGATATACCCGCCTCAGCCCTTGATCAAACCGGTACAAGATTAGGTTCTATAGCCGCCCAATTAAATGCCAACCTACAACGACTCAACTCTGCATTCGCTGGCACACTCAGACCTGTTGGTGGAACTAATGCAGCCTCCTCCAACAATACATTTCAAAGTTTCAAAACCAAAGAAACACTTACCTCCAACTACCCCATTCTCACTGTATCTGATGTCGCGACTACTGATGATTACACCAAAAAAAGCTTTATTAAAATCACAGCTCCATTACGCAAGAATAAGACAGACATTACAAATGCTGGTGCATCCGTTCCTGCATCCTACCTAGCTAATACTGCCCTAGACAAGTTATTGCAATTATATACTCAACAACACCCTGAATTTGCTGCAACCCCAGAGAAGGACTATTTTATCATACGCGATAAAGCATTGCGGGGTAAGTTTGTGGTATTTATTGTTAACTTGACTGATCAATTTGGATTACCTGTGCCACTAGCTTATCAAGGAATATCATATCAAGGACATTTGTATACTTTTGTAGCCATCTCACCTTGGACTATTGGTGATCATACAAATCCTAATACGTGGATATCAGACTTATCTGTCTTTGATCGTGTTCCATGGTATAAACAATATCGTAAAGGCGGTTCTCTAGTCTTTGCACTTGGTACAGCATGTGGTGTAGGCCCTTATTTCGGTCCAACTGGTCCAAACAAGTACCCTAACATTCACGTCGATCGATACAATGCTAGCCGAAGTAATTTTAATAACAACTCTAAGCAAATCTTATATTTCAGTGGCGACCCTACTCTTGTGAGATCAGATGAAGTCAATAAAGAACCCTATAATAATATGGACATGTCCGGTGATGATGTTCGATACTTCTTCAGCACCGAACAAGCTAATATCATCAAGGATATACACACAGAAGTACCTGGCGACCCAAACGACCCAAAAGACCCAAGAGACCCAAATAAACCTGATCCCCCCCCTGTAGTAGTTAAACCAGAAGTAAAAAATAATACAGACCCAGTAGCTGTATCATCAAGTACTTCAACCCTTACAGGTGAAAGTGCAGGTGCATTTATTGTTCTCGCCATTAACCTTTTTGTGATTTTCATGCACATTGGTGCGTTAGTGATGGAAAGAAATCCTAAATATTATTACCGCAATGCATGTCTCAGTGGTGAACCCGGTAAACTTCTCAAACTCTTTATGAAACCCATCTATCTCGGACCAGGTGAATGTGCCACCGTATACCTTGACAAACATGATCAAGATTGCCTACACAAACTAAATCATGGACCACAACCAACAGAACAACCTAATGGTAAACCTAAAAGAACACGAAAAGGGCAAAATTATCAAGACAACAATGGGGAATTGGAAAAACACGTCTATCCAGAAACAAATATGCGAGGGAATCTGACCCGTGTTGGTACACCCACCCGACAACCATTAACAATTACAGAGGAACCTACCGAGCTTGAAACGGCTTTAGATCGAAGGCGAAGAGGTACAAGAGATACACCAGAACCGACGACTCCATTACGTGCTTCCAAACCTACAACAACAGCAGGAGGTTCAAATTTGTTTATGGTTGGACAGCCGTGAATGCATAAGTCAATTCAGGTACATAATCAATTGGTTTTTAATCAACTTCAATTTTTTCGGCAATATAAAAGCTAATGTGTGAATTGATTTCATGTTCTCTAGGACTTAGATCATAAGTTAGAGTGAGTACAGAACTTTGCTTCTCCTTGTCTTGAATCCACTTGAGATGAACATGCGTATTGATTCCCTTCTTCGCCGCATTCATCACTGTTTCGGGAAGAAAGACGCCACGATAGGAGGCTTGAGATTGAATTTGATGTTGACTCACTGCATCCGGCTTAGTCTTGGCTTCACTATAGGTCTCAAAGTACATGACACTTTGATTGATTCGAATCACCAATTTGTCCACTGTATGTCCACGGCATAATTTGGTAATGGTCCCACTAAACAAGTCGGCACTCACAGAGACTTCCAATGGTGATGAATTGTACAACTCAATATTCTTGGGCATCACAAATTCAGCTGCATCACCCACACTCAATCGATGCGCAACAATTTCTGCTGGATAATCTGGTCCAAGTCTTGATATCACCGTCATGATAAACGCTTGAGCATCGTCCGCCATCTCACCATGACCCAACGTGGAAATAATCAATTCACCTCCACTTGTCTATTTTTACACCATAAATAACACAATACAACAATAAATGCATTATACCGGAATCGTCTTTTGAAAATCACCTAGTTCTTTAGATGTCACTGTAAAGGCAAACTCTTCAGTAATCTTGTACACATGGAACATATCCTTATTCCAATGGGAAATACACGTATTGGAACTACTACTTGATGCAATCATGGTTAAACCATCCTTGGTAAATTGGAAAAACACGGATTGAGGACTTGCTTTGGTCATGATTTTCAACACTGTATTCCACATGGATAGACTATTCAAACGCACAGACATTTCTGGATTCGCCTTATCAATGGCCGCCAATGTATCCTCAATCAACTTGGTCGAATCATGTTCCGCTAATGGCAACTCACTTCGAGCCCGCTTTTTCGACATTTCCAAATCGACTAAAGCTATTCCCTCTATCGGAACATTTATCAATCGAAAAAAAAAAAGGATTTCCTTGTTGTAACCCAAAATAAAATGATAACCTTATGAGAAAAAAAACAGAGAAAGACATGTCCAAATCGACATCATCAGTTGATATTGATAGTGATGAGATGCAATATATCTACTCCAAAGCTAGAACCTTTATGAGTGATGAACAATATTATATGTTTTCGTATGGTATTCTTTTTGTTGCCGTATCAATCTGGTGTTTCTCATCCAATTTTAAACCCGTCGATACTATGGCTGTATTTATGATCATTGGCATACTTCTTATTATCGCAAGTCTTTATCAATGGTGGAAACGAAGCGAGATTCGAAACAAACTGTTGGAAAAGAAATGGGAAGCACATGGAGGAATTCGAGAGGAAAAAAAGGCTTATACTAGTAAATGGGATCGGGTAAAATGGTTCTTTACAGGTCGTTGGTTGATGAAGCTCCATTATCGTGAATGGCGAGACTTTTCAAGACTCTTGCATAACCATCCAACAGTGATGGATGAGTCAGATTGGAGGGCGTTAGAAAAGATGATTAAAAAAGATCAAAAATGGGAGACGCGGATGTATCGAGCTGGATCTTATGTTGGTTCCATAGCTGTGTTAGGTACTATATTACGCCTTCATGGGGCCAATAAGCAATCCAATACGTCAGGCATAATATTGGTGTTATTGTATGAGTTAGTGTTCGCTCTTTATTGTACTTGGCAATTAGCCTGGGCTGAAAATACACGCGTCATTGAACGATGTACTAGTCAAGCTGGACAAGGTATTTTGGATGCAAGTGATGTGAAAGTGAAGATTAATAAGACCATTGCTGATAATTTCAAGTCCAAGACGGATGGCATCTACAATGCAAATTGGCTCACAATGGGATAGAAAAAAAATTACAAATGGAAACTATAAGACAAAAAAACTAAAAGAACTAAAAGAAAAAAAAAAAGGTCATGGGTGGATTTGGTGATTTATTCGCTAAACCATTTTCTCGCTTTGCTGCATGCATGGGTGTTTATATTCTCATCTTTGGCCTTGTCGCCATTATTGAAAATTCTAGTTCCTCTGGTACTTTTTTCTTTTTCAGTATCTTATTCGCCATCACCTTCCTTGGATTAGCTATTATGGTCTCAAAGAGCGACCGTGATGATTTCAGCGAATCCAGAAACTACATCTATGTCTTTTGTATTGGTGTTATTGTCATCCTATTGGGTGTAGCAGGAGGATATGTTCAGCGGGCGCCCACCACACGTGCCGACAATGATAATACCGTGCCATTCACAGCCAAAGAAAAGGAACAAGTATGGGCTATGTGGATCATTGGTAGCCTTGCCTCTTGTCTCATTATATTTTATACTACACGATTTGGAGATAGCATTGATCAATACAATCGTAACAACATTCGATCAAGTGATGAAATGGTAGAAAAGATTGCCAATGAATTGAACCAATTACCAGCCGCGCTCAAGAATAAGGATACAATCTTTGGTATCATCGTCGCAAAACTTTATCACCCCTTCCAACAAATACATGCCGTTAATCAATCTCGACTTGACCCCGGAATGAAATCAGATATTATCGAACTGATTCGTCACAATAATGGTGGTCGAATCAAACGCTTCACCAAGAAAGGTCGTGAAAAAGACAATGGATTATTCAATGGTTTAGGAGGTTTTATTTCTCGAAACGCTACACGTGCATTGCGAGGTTATAATGATTATGGATACGGAAATAGATGGTGACGTTAATAAAACTCCTTAATACCTTGCACTAATGCTATGATGTCCTGTTCACTTGTATTTTCTCCTAATGAAATTCGAATAGTACCATTAGCATACTCTGGTGGTAGCTCTAAACTTTTAATGACATTGGATCCACCAGTACTATACGCCTTGCACGCTGTTCCACGACTAACACAAATTTGCTTTTGGTTCAGAAATTCTACTAGTTTACTGGCTTCAACATGTCCAATGCTAATACTAATGGTGGTAGCAATTTTATCCGGGCATGCATTAATGCGAAATGGAACGGAGGAGGAAGCTAACGATTCAAATAACAATTGATGAAAATAAATATACTTTTGACGATGTATTGGATAATCATGTAGGCTCTTTTGTAAGGCAGTAACCATACCACAAATGCCCACCAAGTTTTCTGTTCCTGGTCTCCTCTTATTCTCTTGATCACCTCCAAACATCAGTTGCTCCAATTTGATTTCAGGTCGCATCACCAAACATCCTACTCCCATTGGACCATGAAACTTATGACCCGAAAACGATACAGCATCTACTTCTAATTCACCTAATCGAACCTCCATTTTACCTATCGCTTGCGTCATATCCGAATGTACTAGCGCTCCAACTTCATGACACATACGAGAAATATCTCTCAAACGTGTCAATACACTTCCCAACTCATGGTTCACATAACTTACACTCACCAACTCTACCTTTCGATCTTTCATCCCCAACACTTGTCTAACATCCTCCAGCTGCATTAATCCCATTTTGGTCGGCAATATACACACCTCAATCTGCGGATGCATCGTACGTTGAATGTAATTGAATGTATTCGTCACTGCTGGATGTTCTGCATTACTGGTCACAAATCGTACCCGCTGATCTGGAGTAATAAGTCTAGCTCTTCCCAAGATAAACATATTAATCGACTCAGTTGCACCAGAAGTGAATATGACATAGGATGGAGAAACCCCTAAACACTTGGCAACTATTTCACGTGCATCTTCTAACAACTTTCGACTATGTCCACCCATACAATGGCGACTCGATGGATTACCCAAAGACTGATCTAAATATAATTTGTGCATATATTTCACTACATCCTTATATACATTCGTTGTGGCATTATGATCTAAATTAATCATATGGTGAATAATACCCTTTTTCGACATTTCTTTTCTTTTCACAACCCTTTTTTTTTCAAATCATAATAATACATTTTATTTTCGGTTTCGTCTAGATAATCCTTCCATTTTAGCTGGTGTAGGCGCATTAGTCACCTCAGAAACAATGGTTACTTCTTCTACTTCGACTGGTGTAACCTCCACTGGCGGCGATGACACAACAACTGCTGGTGCCGCTGCTGGTGCCGCTGCTGGAACTTCTGCTGCTACTGAAACTTCTGGAGCCGGAGCCGGAGCTGGAGCAACAACAACTTCCTTTGATGGTAAAGGTAATCGTTCAATTAGTTTTGCGAGTAAACGTTCCAGTTCGATGTTTTGAGGAGTGTGAACAGTAACACTTGGAGGAACCATAAGACGTCGAGCAAAATCATCCATACGACTACGAATAAAGATATAACTACATAGTAATGCAGCTAAGATGACCATGTAAAAACTGATACATAATACGATAGTCATATTATTACAAAATTCAACCTGTTTCACAACCTCATTCAAACGTTCTTCTGCATTCTGCATTTTTTTTTATCTACTTACCATTTATTTTTTTTTCTTCAATTCATAAAGGGTGTGAACTCATTCATGTCATCCCTCGCAAGATTTATTAATTCTCTGGGGATAGGTGCTAAATCAATCCATTCCCTTCTCTTCTCTACATCATTCAATTCTAATCGATACTCATTTGCAGTTTGTAATGCACTTTTCATTACCTCCATGCCTCTCATTTGTTTATAATGGACTTGCCAAAAGGTATAGAATTCATTATCAATTGCCAGCGTCATATCATTCATCTCCACCCATGCATGCATCTTAGTGGAATTCGGATCAATCCTCCAAAAATGACCTGCCATGGCTACATATTGCAAAAATAAACATAAATAATGATTATGGGCTTCAAAGTAGTGTAATGAGTCAGCTGATAACCCCATATGATTACGAATAAATTCCCTTTGCTTTGATGTTATTCGTTTATTTCGATCTCCCATTAAAAATTTGATAGGTCCTTCTTCTTCATCTTTTCGTTCGTCAATAGCTTGTAATACAAACTTTCCTCTTGCTTCTCGAACATAGGCTCGATAAGGTCGACTTTCTGCTTGATATCCATACTCCCAATAAAACCACATGTAGAATGATATGGTATACCCTAAGGAATATCGTACTCGCTCCCCTAAATAACTTTCCCTTTCCACTTTAGACTTGACCTGCCACTCACGAAAAAATTGTGGCATTTCCTCCCCATCTTGACTTGATTTCATATACATACAAGGTACATGAGCAGGCACTTCATCAATCCCACTTGGTTCAAATAATACTAAATCCTGTAACTGACCTGTACTCCAAGGAACATTTACAATTCGCATAGCTAAATCTAACCAATACACTAATACATCTGAAGTAAATCCATTCAAGATACGATGATAATCATTATAATTACGAGCTCTTCGATCAGTTGCCGTATACGTATGTTTCCATTCTCGAATTAAACATTGACGAATCAAGAAATTCATAAAAGGTTGCATTCGCCGTAATCCAGCTACCAACTCATGGCGTAATTTCAATAAAGGCTTGGGATCATAAAATAATAAAGCCCTAAATGCATTTTGATGATACTTATCTTCAGTATTCAATATCCTTGCCCTTTCACGTACCTTGAAATAATGCTCCCAACGTATCCCATATTGCGTTAAAAATAAATACAATATATACCATGCGACATCATACAACCAATTACTTTGTGTTTTTTTAGATCGATTCTCTGCTGCCCTCAATGTACTCCGTAGTAGTAACTCATCATCTGCTTGGACCTGTTCTAACCTATAATCGCCTATGACCTGCCGAATGACCTGAAAATGTTCCTCCTTGGTTCGTTCCGTATAAGGTAATCTAACTTTAGGTAAATCTTGATCATGCTCTACTATTCCTTCTACAATACGATGATACTGTCGACACCATTCACGATACGTAATATCCTGATCAATCAACTCTGGATAACCCTTCATCAATTGAATTTGAGCTCCTAAACGTGTTACTGGAATCACATTCATTAAAAATTTTTTTTTTATCTTCCTTCTTTTTTTTTCTTTATTTATTGATCACCCTTCTTAGCCTCAATGATCACTTCATCCTCGGGATGATCACCATATTGCCATAACACTATAATCACCACTGCAAAGATAATCGCTGCATATCCCCATACCAGAATCAACTTTTTCCATTTTACTTCCGCCGTTACCAAAATATCAAATGTCCTTTGGGCTGCAAAAGTAAATGAAAAAGCTGCCAACATACCTAATGAACCTAATACGGTTGGAATTAATGTATGATCTTTTACTGTCACCTTGGCCATGTCTTATTCTTTTATTTTATTTTAATTGTCCTAATTTTTTTTATCATCAAGTGCATGGAAACATTTGCCACCGAATATTACATGAGCCATTATCATGATCTAATAATGCTTTTTCTAATACACGAGATTGTTTTAGGAATATCTGCCTAGTTTTAACATGCTGAAATAATCTCCCTTGTCCTAACCCGTGAATTCTAGCAATTTGTCTGAAAAAAAAGGCATTACTCAATGTCTTTTTCCCATCTTTATCATCATCATTATCTAATGGACCTAATGACTTTCGTACATGGTATATTAAATCTAAATCTTTGGGTTGAAACTCTGGGATTCCATCACCTTTTAGTTCCTTGGTTAATCGATCAACTGAATTTAATAGATTTCGTAATGATTTAATTTTCCCAGGTTGCATGGACCATGTTTTCAACACTTTTTTACTCTCATCAATTAATTTACATGTACGACTTGCCTGTACTCGACATGGATCAGTTGTATGACTAAATATTCTATACTGCTGGTACATAAACTCTAAAATGTCTTGTGAAAAGGGAGTAAATCCGGATGACCATTGCTCCCCAAACTTTTTCATATTATTCATCATCACCGCTGTTCCTGGTACATTTACTAACGACATACTCTCATCTCGATCATATTCTCGTCTTAACACAAGGGAAGAGATTACACTTTTACTTGTAGCACATCGACGGCAACACATTTCTGATTTCTTACGATTCATATAACAGGTTCCAAAGCAATGTAAACATGTTCCAACTTCATATTGTAAACTGGGTAGTTGTTCATGATTCATCCATGCCGCTTTTAATTGTGAGGCTCTTTCCTTTTGTTGCTTTGGTGTTGTCACTTCAAATTCCAAAGGTAAAGTTGCTAAAGGGTATAAACGCGATACCCTTTTCACAGCTTCCATTTTGAGCTTCTTATTCCCCCGATCATCTTTTGCTTCTCTTGCCCGTTTCATTCTTCTTCTTGTTATTGTTGTTTTTTTTTTCTCAAGTCTTCATTCTCATTTACATCATTATCGGAACACACCATTATATATATGACGTCGTCTTTCATTCCACGTTCTACTGTTTTCAAAGAACAAGCCAATTTGTCTACTCAAGCGCCTCATGGCAATTCGAGTGTTTATCATTTCACTGTGGGTCATAATTATACTCCAGAATCTATTCAACATCCTAATGGGGCATTTCCTTGTTTTTATTGCCCACGAAGACCTACTTCTACCCGTCTCTATTTTACTCCAGTATCACGTAAAGAACCTCTTAATACCATTATTTGGTCACCTATTCCTCACTGTTCCCCTTCTTGTGTTCTTGGGACTCTACTTGCCGAACAAAATGCATATGAACAATTAGGACTTTTCCATGAATTATTTCCCAATACCCCCATTCCACCACCACGTTACATGTTTCATATACCCGCACCAGGTAAAACAACACAAAACTTGATCATCCCATTCATCTTATGTACAAAAATAGGTGCTACTCAACCTACCATGACCTTGCCACAATATGATGAATTTCTACAAAAACATAATCATTTATTAATTAATGAACTACCTTTCACACAAACTGAATTCTCTACCATTTATGTTACCTCTTCACTCATCAATCAACCGGAATCCGTGACTCCACCACAAGCTACTACCTACAATTATAATGATATCGGTAAACAAGAACCCAAAGACACTGCTATGCCTCAAGCCCTTCTTGACATTTCACACATTCATGGTATTGATCAAGTCCTCTCCGAAAAGAAGTATGGAATATAATAATAAAGAAAAAAAAGAAGATCCTATGTTAATCCATATACTTATACCCCTTACTTGTGTTGCTTTATTCTATTCCTTGGCAAGCCCCATATTCAGCTTTCGTATGTTATTAATCATTAATGTCATTCTGTTTCTATTTGTATGGGCCATTTACCATTTTCAATACATTTGTGAATGGAAAAAAAGAATTTGCGTCTAGTTTATCACCACACTACCCATCTCACCCCCTTTAAAGAAACCATGCTACACAACAATAATAACAATGCCAACTTATCGAAAGAAGAATTGCGTATGAAATTACGAAAACGGATACAACATGCTGGAAATGTACGAGCTGGTAAAACACCTCAAGCCATGCCTAATCCTGAAGATCTTCCACCAGAAATGAGACCACACATGGATACGATTGCGGATATTCATCGTATTTTAGGTCCCATTTCCACCAAGAAATCCAAAACAAAACATAAACCAGAACCAAAGAAACAATATCAAGTCAATGCGGGAACCATATTTCAGCAACATGTACATACTACGCCAATTGAAACACCAAAGAAGACAATTTCCTTTCTTATGCCTAAAGTTGTTGTCCCTCAACTTTGTGATATTCCTAATAAGGCCAAAGTCAATATATCACAATCCTCATCATCATCTTCATCATTCCCAGATAAAGTTCCCTTCACCTCTGATGCCATACAATCTATATTCACACAATAATAAAAACCAAATTTCACAACAACATGTGTGATGCATTACAAAAGTATATGACGGAACAAAAAATTACGGTTACCGATTCCACTACAGCCTCAACTTGTTTTACAGAAGGATATCAATGCATCTCCAAACACAAGTCTAATTGTTTCACTTGTAAAGAACGTCCTTATACACAACAATGTTTATTTTGTTTACAATATGAATGTAGTGTTACACCAGGGAGTTTTTGTTGTCCCCAATTACAAGAAGCATTAGCATGTGATAATTATTTAGCCAATCATCAAAATACTACCTCTTCTTCCTCATTATTACTACCTGTATGGGCCATTATCATCATATGCGTAGGCGCTGTATTCCTCATCCTCATTGGCCTGCTATACTACTACAAGTCCTTTGAGAAAACTCCAGACACTACCAAACTTTACTAAAAAACATATCTACCATGATAAATAAAAAATAAAAGTTTGAAAAAAAAAGCAATCTAATGTCTGCTACCACGAATTGGTCCATTGCCTCATTTATACAGGAAAATTATAGTGATAAACCTCTTTCATTGGTAGATGACCCTGGAGAACAAGTATTTAGTAAATATTATAAACCGATCCAATCCCATCAACTTTCAGATAAAATGTTATATGATGTATTACCACATTATAAAGTTGAATTACCAAATGATTTATTACCTCCAGGTACACTATTAATGTATTGCAATCACGATGGCGACATAACAAAGCAATTGATTGTCGAAAATACTGCAAAATTAGTTAAGTACGAAACTGGTTATGATCAATTTAAACTACCGCGGGAAATTGAAATCTTACTCAATCATGTTATTGATTGTTCAAGTCAAAACCAACCCGCAACACCATGTGAACATGCCCCATTGCCCATTTTAGTAAAGGATAATTCCACCTATATATTTGAAACTCCCTACATGTACATATTGTGGGTGTTGTGGTACTGCTATGTTATTCGAAATAGTAACCCACAACCTGCTTGGTACAAGTATATTGATGCCTATATTCGGTTTTTACTTACCACAAACTCCCGTATTTTGCAAATGGCTAAATTGCGAATTTACGATAATGGGATGGTATTGCCTAATTCGTGCCGAGTTCAAAGTATTCGAGACATCTTTTCAGATACAAATAAGAACTCTGAAATGTTTATTTCGATTAATGGAAGGACGCCCCGTATTGTAGAGGAGGAGATAACCCATACCTCTTATCAGTTGCGTGGGCTTTTTGTTCCATGTAAAGATTTTTATACCTATGTTACTGAGGTCATTCAATGGTGTTCGCATTGGTTAGAGCAAAAAACGAATAGTTCAAAAAACGCCCTTCACGCAAATGTCTATTATTCACACAACAACAAATCTATTACACTATTCGAGATGTATGATTATTATATACGACACAACAAACATTATACTACTCCACAACATACCATTCTTTTTGGGTTTATTAATATTGCAATACAAAATCATATACAACTGAGTAACAAAGTGAATGTCAAGATCATACGAATGATTAATAAGAGTGATATCTATGGTCAATTTCTGGTAACTGAATATGGCGGATGGCAAAACATTACAGACTTATTGAAAAAAAATACATACCAATACAAACCCACCAATGCTTTGAACAAGTGGTTAGTCTCAGTAGCTGCTGAAGGTGGATGGCATATTGATCTAGAGGACACGTCTCGACGATTAGCATTATGGGCTCAAGGTCAACCACTTACTTCCCAATTGTTCACGGATTTACAACAATTATCTAAACAATCGTATTATCATTTATGGTGCTCTGATGAGCAGATCGAGGAAATCTCTAAACAACTATTTGACAATAACCTAACACTACGACTTCAGGGTCATGATCGACCATTAATTGTGAATCTAAGTGAAGTGCCTCATCACATCCGGATACACTATTACCCACGAGGCACAACTAACACGGCATACCCACCCAAAAAAATTGACCTTGATCTTATCAAATATCACCAGGAATTTCCTCAATTAGATCTCTTGGATTTTTTACTTCTCGTCGAGTATTTACAACGTATGGGCGACCAAAAACGTAAGACTAATTACGCATTAATCAATGCTACATTCAACTCAAGCGGTCCTATTAAATCAATTCGCGAGAATATACCTAATCGCTGGACGTCACCTCAAAAACTATTTGAACATCTCCAAAAAATACCAAACCTAAAGGAGACATTTTTAGATACACTTCGAAAGCAGAGGCCTAAAGGAATTGAAGCTTACCCCAATGACATTTGGTCATTTATTGGACAACCATTGAACAATAAAGGAAATAAAGCCTTACCGAGTCTCCATACTATAATCACCAAACAAATATCACAACTAGCAGCAACCTATGTTGTACAAACAGCATGTAACATTACAAGGCCTACAACTATTAATAGCCAGAGTCCATTACAAATACAATATAAGACCCTTCTAAACCCTAAACGGAAATCGAAATCGCAATTAGTAGTCCCCATAGCAACCAAACCCATTGAACGTGATCTAACCACCTATTCACAGCAGCAGGCAAAAGTCAAACCCAATCACCCCTTTTTTCTCAATACTTCACGCGACAAGTGGTTTGCATATGTCCATTATTTTCTTGCTTGGCTGGATTTGGATAATTCGGTACTCAAAGATCCCAATGTATCATCTTTTCTCCACACACTGAAATCTTGCTACAAACAAACCTCCCCAGTAGATTGGACAGCAAGCTTACGAGTCTATCTTACCGTCACTTCCCATTTACCTTTTAACTACAAGCGATTGCTAGTTTTGTATATGATTTATTATCAAGGTCTGTTATGTCCTTTCATGATGGTTGAACGAATTGCCAACTTACAAGACAAAAAGTATACCCTCGAAAAAAAGGTTCTACAACGTGTATGTGATCATCATAACATCACCCGGCGATGTTTTGTCACTTTATCATACACCATCCCAGGAGAACTTGTTGTCATTTGCTACGGTGAAAAAGGCACCGAACCTTTTACCACAAACATCCAAGTAGAAGACCTCATCCAAGGTAGTGGACATCCAGCTACCCAATTATGGTCTGCTATCTTCATGCAATCTCGCGGTATGATCCCTATTAACCGTCGAACCCTTTTTACCACCCTCACCCAAAACAAATTTGATATTCATGACGCCTTTTGGAACTCTGAACTACCCGATACGCAAGACATCATGTTCCCCAAAAACGACCCTAAACATGCCAACCTACTCATTGAAAACAGCACAGAAACCGATTACATCATTGTATCTTTATTTCTCTCCTCCAATCGAAATGATCATCACGCTGTCTATAAGCGGGTCAGTGAATTAACTAACCATAGTGTTCGCAACTTCATGGATCTTGCCCTTTGTACCTCTGGACAATTTGTAGAGACAATACGTAAACGACACCGCAAACGTTTTCCCCATCGCACCAACAATGGAGCTACCTCAAGCTACACTGAACTCTGCAACGAACTATTAGCCTCCCAAAACAAGACTGTTAACCTACAAATCAAACCTTCCCAAATTAATCCTCCACCCCAATTTCTAGACCATCACAATCAATTCACTACCAAGGATGACCGCGCAAAAGAATGGCTACTCAGTCACTACGGCTTTAAAGTCGATGAAATACCTGATTTACCTCAACACATTTTTACCCATCATTATGCGCAGAATATTCCCAATCAACCAATACACATGTCCATTCAACCCAATACTGCCATCGATGTGTGGTTCCAATCTAATGTCTTTCGCTATATGCGAGATACACTCCTCACCACTGACTTTATCCTGTTCATGAATGATGCTTACCAATTATTAAAATACATCAATAACTATATTAACAATCCAGAAGCACCAAAAAAGAATACTAAAAACCCACTCTTAGAAGAACTATTACAAAGTGCCCGTGATGAATGGTCTCGCTTTATCGAACACTTTGGTATCCTCAAATGGAGAAACAATCAAACACCTATTCGTAAACTACATGTCAATCTCATCTATGAAACATTACATCAGCCCTATACTTCCAGTGATAATGATATTACAATACTTGTTAGCAAACACAACTTTATTATACAAAAAGATACCATGGAATCCTGCGTACATTCCTGGTTTGATCAAGAGACATTACCCGTAAATCAACAAGGATATGAAAACGTAGCAGTCCTTGCCATTTATTACCTCTTGTATCTACTCCAAAAATACCAACTCATTACCAATTAAAAAAAAATCCATTGGATGAGAACGAGGACTAAGTATGAATTCATTTTGTTATAATACAATAAAAATAATGTCTACTCCTCCTCCTCATAATAATAATAGTCTACCTTCCTCTTTACATTTCGAGTTATCTCAACTCTTATCCACTACCAATGCAACTATCTCTCCACAAGGTCATTTACTCATCCCTCTTTCACCCCACTTATCTTATACCATTACGGATGTACATGAATGGGAACACGTATCTCTCTTAACCCAATTTTGGCATACCCACGAAACGACTTTTAAAATGTACCTCTATTTTTGCTATGCTCATACAGTCCCCATATCTCTAGTCTCCATCTTCTTATGCGGCTTAGATTTACATACCTTACAAGCAGCTCGAACAACTTATTATAGCCTTGAACCCAGTTACTCCTTTCTTAATTCATGGGTTCGCCAAATCATTGTGTATGGTCAACATGCTTCATGCTCAACTACCCATCAACATCATACCATTACCATTCGACACAACCGAATGTATATTGTCTCCCATCATCATCCTGTCACCTATTATTATCCACTTCATGAACAACAACTCTCCTCCATATTAATACACAAAACACCCTTTGTCATTTCTCATTCTGATATTCAAACCTTACAACAAGCATGGATTACACATCATCAACTCAAAGATACCTTGAAACGTCTGGCTACCAAAAAACCACATCATAAACGTCTACCTACAACATTACCTCCCAATCCAACACCTTTCCCCTCCAATTGCATCTTTGCCAAAATCTGGCCTTTCCCTATTCGCCCATCCACCCCTAAAGAATTTGACTCCACTTGCTGGTGCTTTGAACTACCTCTTCCTACTTCCTCCATTGTAGTTCGATTGCAATCCCTTACACTCCCTACATTGACCTATCTATCCCAAATTGACCATATGAACTATTTTGACCCCCACGCTATCCATCAACAACTCACCGAAATATGGACACAATCACAATATCAACTCCTCCATTTACTCGACTCATCTAAACCGCATTATATTACCCCTCAATTTCTTGAACAATGGTGCCAATCGACTTTTGGTATTTCCATCTTTTCGACCTTGGAACATACTGATCCCCTCAAACAAGAACTCCAACAACGCTACAATTCACTATTCAACATTGCTGTAGGTACCATTCTTTATCATCATAACTCCTCTCCCAACATCCAATGGTGCAAAAAGACTTCTACACTTCAACTATTACAATACAAGATTCATGCCAACATCTCATGGATGGAATGGAGCTCTATACCCTACATCAAAGAACAATTGTCATACTCAGAATCCCAATCCCTATTTGATCTACTTCACAACTCATCCATCCCCGAATAAAATTTCCGATCCTAAATCTTTTATTGATGATTAAATACAGAGAGAGAGAGAGACACAACATGAAGAGATCCTACACCCAATGCGAGGAAGAACTCTCACGCATCCGTATTCATACCCGAGTAATCAAACGGACCCTTAGACCTCTACAAAGTGAGCAAATTGCCAGAATCGAAGAAGAATATGCAAAAGGACGTACTATTGTATCACGACTATCGGATTGGGAACGTTTACAACCTCTACCTGACGCCAAACTCGCCTCATTTATCAAACAAGTCTTTTTCAACTTTTCCATTGTTCAAGGTGTTCCAGTCATCAACCGTATTCATCAACTGGATACCCTACATCAAACCATAATCGAATCATTTCACTCCAATGCAGTCATCTATTTCACTTCCTTATCTCTCCTCGATATCGTTGATCAATGTCATGAATGGTTATACAGTCTACCCAACCTCGATGACTATGTGGTATGGGACGATCAAACCACCAAAGAATCTGGACTGTCCTCTTTTGGTATTGAATATGTCTACACCATTCTTAATGAGGCCACACATTTTGATTAAAGAACAAATTTATGTATTCATGTTGTCATCATGGGATCGCCCAGGAAAAAGACTTGAATGTCATTTGGACACGGTGTAGTCAACCAATGATCACGATTCGATAAATAATGAATCACCTTACATGCTGATACCATATCATCCTTGAACCGATACCGATTTCCTTCCACTACCGACTCAGATATAAACGGCATTGTTCCTGTTGCCACCTTAGTCTTATTTGGTAACCTTGACTCTACCGCACATAACCCAAAATCAATAAGTACCAATTCGTTCGCCGTTTTACCTCGAATATTCCCAGGATTCACATCACGATGCACTAAACCTCTATTATGCAATTCTAACAAGGCATTCTTCAATTGTCTTGCAATGTCAATTAATGAACACTGCAACTCTTCCAATGCAAAAGGATAATATGGCATATACATGACATTCAACACCTCAGACTTGTAATACTTAATATTCCAATATACATCCAATGAATGAGCTAACCCAGTAACCCCTTTGAAATTTCTCATAAACTCTTGTTCTTTTCGTAATAAAGCTAATTGACCTGGACCTTTCTGTATCTCGACTTTTGCCACAACTTGCGGATTCACAGTTCGATAAATAATAGCATGACCACCTTTAGCTAACACACAGGTCAATGGATAGATTACACCATACGCATTTACCACTTCCATTCTTGTCTTTTTTTTTCTTACCATCGACTTTGACATAACCCACCATTTAGAGTTCCTGTGAATGAACAGAGACATTTGATAAAGAAGAAGAAGAAGGTTTATCTTGAAATTCATCAAAATCTAATCGTTTATGAATATCCTTATTATACTCTAGTTTGGTTTCTAGTTTTCGTTGATTCCTTTTTGTCGTTTTAATTAATCGAACCGTATTATGTAGTTGCAATGTCACCTTATCCATTTTGACATGTATAGTTTGCTGTGGTCTACGATAATTGGAAGAGACAATCCATGGTTGATCCACAAGCAAATGACACGCTGATTTAATCATATAATTTGGTGTGATGCTACTCAATCCATAAAATATTGCCTCTATATCATTTCGAGTTAATGTAAACCATTCCCCAGAATGCGAATGCTTTGTTTCCATTTGTCTCATTTTAGACCGTAATACATTATGAATCATCTTTTCGACTTTCCCAGCATGCTTGGCTAATGTAGTTATAATGCATAACACCTTGAAGCCAAGAGGATAATATAATAAATAGGAATCAATACGTCGACCTAGACCTTTACCTACTTTTTCATGTTCAACCATTCGTGTTTTGGCCATACCCACTTTCACCCAAATGGGTCTTCCTAAACTAATGTCATCCGTGGTAATAAAATATACACCCGAACGTTCATTCCAATCCTCTAGTTGCATTTATTTTTAACTATGCCTTTGAAAAAAAAAAGATAATAGATGGAGAGTCTACTCAAACCAGCAGATGCACTTTATAAAAATAATTGCCTCATTGCCTCCACTAGTGTCATTCTTCGTTTACTAGTTCAACACTACCGAATACCCATACTCGACTCCAACCCAGACATTAATTACATTTGCAAATACAACCATGAAACACATGAAGAATTATATAAACACTTTCACATTTCAAATTACGGTCGTTATCAACCCTATTCCATGTTCTTAATTAAGCTTTTCCCTCAAAATTTTACTTGGTTCAGTATCCAAGTGAATAACCAAGACTATGCACCCAAACTTACCGAAAAGATGAAGATCCAAAACTACTGTAATCTACGTGTCATCAATTTACAAACTAGAACATTCAATTTGCAGCTCTTTCCTAACATTGATCATTGGACCTTAGTCGCCGTTCAGTTATTCAAAAATGAAAATCATTTTACTTCGTTAGTACTATATGAAGATAAGTGGTATAGCTACGATAATATGCGTACTACGAATCAATTTAGTCCTATTTCAGAATTACCTGGCACAGATCCTAATATGGTAATCACATTATTTTACATTTCCTCTTTACCCCAAGATTCCAGAAAACCCATTTCTATGATCGTCCCCTTTTCGCCACTACCGCCCATTATGAGTTATGATCTTTCTTCTCTCGCTACACAAAGGGTAACCTATAAGACGGATGATGATTTGTGGAAGTTTCTTCAAGATTCACCTGATGATTATAGTGGTGATGTGATTGTATTTTCTTCACCTGCTTATATGACACAAATGACTTCCATACCCAACCCAGAACTCAATGTATTGTACAAGGGGTATATTTATGATCCTTCACTTATCATTCGCCCTTTATCAGTCGACCCTTCCTCCTCCACACCTGTCACAATCACCCATGCAACCATTTCACCTCAAAGTAATGTTCCAGTACAGAGAGTCGATTCATTCCAACATGCTATCTCTCCATGTGTATATCGACGCTATATGATAGTACAGGATTCCATCACCGAAAAGAAAACTCTTGCCTTTTTACAACGATATCATTTAGCTTGTTATATCACTCTATGTTACGCACAAGATCCTTCTACCATTGTCTTACCGCCACCACCAGCCTCCCAGAAACCACGAAAACCCCATAAAAAGACTACAAATACAGAAAAGAAGAAGAAGAAGAAGAATAAGAAGAATAAGAAGAATAAAAACAACAAAAAGAAATCTTCTAAATCCAAAACCATTGAGGAGAATAAATTACCAGGTGGTGACGGGGTACTCGATAATATACCATTAAATGTTCAGCTCGTTGACGTATCAAGTTTGAGACAATTAGTTCCCTAATAATTCATGGATACATAAAATAAAAAAACATGACTTTTAATTCAAATGAAGAATTTATACAATTTCTTAAAACGCATAACCCTTTTCATCTTGACAATGCGACAACAGATCAACACACAGAAGAAATTAAACATAGTGTACAACAGGACTTTGAATTGTGTAAACAGAATTACAACATATTCTTTAATGGACAAGATGCTTTACAGAATGTTATAAATACATTCGAATTGAAACCAAAATCCCATCGTAAAAGTAGTTCAAGCAATTTTAGTATTGTGGACGAGCATATTCGTTATACTCTAAATAACATCAATGGTAAAGATATGAACATCGAAGATAATAGGTTTGACGTTCTTCGCTACATAACAAACCTGACGTTGGTGATTTCAGCTGACATATACCCTATTCCTAGTCATTATTTGTATTGTAAAACTCTATTTCCTGATTATGTAATCAATAAACAACAAAATATGTTGTTCAATGATTCTGGAGTACAAATCAGCAAATTCTTACAAGAAAGATTACAAAAAAATGACATTGAGTTAATCGATAAGGTTGAGCGACTAGATAAGCAATATGTGGGATTATATTTAACTAGTTTGCAAAGAATAGGGTGGCAATTTGTATTTGCACTGCTTAAATTACGTACCTCTTACGGTATTATCAGTGGTGATTATAAAACATCGGTTGATATTAATATCGAAACTCTAACTTTCCACTTTGAAAAAGATCGAAAGCTTTTGGAAAAAGAACTTGGCAAGAAAGACCAAACTGCTCTTGTCGCCATCATTCTCAACGCCCTAAAGAAATGTGATAACATTCATCTCATAGCAATCATAATTATATTCGGTGAGAAAAAATTAAATTTATTTGGCAAGAGTCAGGAACTTATCGACCAGCTCGGCAACCAAGCTAATACCATCAGTAAGTTAGAAAGTGACGTAGCTACCATGGAAAGGGATTTCAGTTCCAAATTACAAGAAGAAAGAGCCACTAATAAGCGTTTAAATGAAGAATTGACACAACTGAAAACCCAACATGCCAAAACAATACATGATCTTAACGAAGAATACAAACAATCACAAAATAGGTTAACTGAAAACCAAAAGGAATTGGAAAAATTAGTACGAAAAAGACATATCATTTCAAAATGGCAACAGATCATGCTTGAAACCCAACAATTAACTAAAATGAGACTACTGAAAACTGAACATGAGCAAAAAATACACAAATTAGAGAAAGCACAAGAGCAACTAACTGCAGAACATGCGCGAAACATTGCGGGCATGAGAACATTACATGAGGCAGAACTTGAGGAAACAAACCAGGCGCTTAAACAACAACTAAAACTAGAATATCAAGGAAATTTACAAGCTTCGGAGCAACAGTATACTGAATCTGTGAAGCACATGAAAAATCAACTTGAAACACAGAAAAGCGAATATGCCCAAAAAGAACAAGAACTGCGCGCATCTATTACCAAATCTAAACAAAAAATAGCGAATTTAGAATCAGCGAAACTTGACCTGAATACCGAATTGAGTAAAAAAAATAAAGAAATAGAAGAGGCCGAAGAACGAAAAACCAGTCTACGAAAGGAAATAGAAGATTTGACAAGCGGTAATGATGCTTTAACACAAAGTCTTGAAGAAGCACAACTAAAAAATGTTCAGCTAAATAGTCAAATACGGGAACTTGTAAAAGATGTGCATGAAGGTAAAAAAGAATTACTAAGACTACAAGGACAGATAGACCAATTAAAGAAAGATCATGCACAAGAAATTGTAGATTTGAAACAAAGGCAATGGCAAGCACTCGAAATACAACGTGGTCGATATGATAAGGAGTTGCAAACCATTCGTTCTGAATTTGATGAAGAGATAGACAAACATAAATCTGACTATAATGACGCTAAAGAAAGATACTCACAGAAATTGAATGACAAAATAACAAAAAAAGATGCAGAGTATACTGAAAGGTTAGAGGAATTTAAACGAAAGCAATCCGAACAATTGGAAAGACTAAGATCCAATCACTCAGAGCAATTAGCAGAAAGACAATCTAATTATGAGGAATTATTAAAAGTTCAAAGAGAAACCCACCTAGCATTACAACAAGACACCATGAATGCCCACAGACAAAAAGTATCTGAACTTGATCAATGTGTACTAGCTAAAGATGTGATCATTGAGGGACTACAACAATCACTCGCGAGACTACGAAGTGACCTTGACCAATTACACCAAGATAGAATAGCTGAGCAAGAACAGGTAAAATCTCGAATTGATGAAATTCTTAGCGTAAATAGTTATTGCTTGGACTCTTCCATTTTCGGCTTGCACTTAGCTTTAAAATCATTACAGGACCTTTTACGTGAAAAAGTGAAGAAATTGGAAGAAGCTGAAAAAAGAGCTGAAGACGCCGAACAAAGCGCTTGGAATCGTCGAGAAATTAATGACGCTTTACATGCTAAAATTGAAAATCCTATTGAATTACTCCGAAAAAGATTTAATGAAAAAGATGTGGAATGGAAGGAATTATGGAAAGCTTTGAAAGTTGTATTACATGGTATTAGGCTCAAGGTGAAAAGGACAAACGCTCCAGCATATACCCATTTACCAATTGGACATGGCATTCTATTTGTCGCAACCATACTCGGCTATTCCCTCTCGCGAAGATAAGTCTTCATTTACTCTACGCCAAAAGTTATAAACGTATGTTCATCATTTGTCTTACCTGGATACATGCCAAACTGTTGTATACGTTGTAGTAGATCTTTTGGTGTATTTACATATCTCTCCCATAATAAGAGTCTTGGATGTATTTGAAATGTATCCATAATGTCTTCTTCATCCTCCATCTTTTCTCCATTCACCCACATAACTCCCCCTTTAATGGTTACACACATACTACACAAATGAGACAATACAAAAAAATCATTTCTTACCTAGATGTATGAATCCACACTTCATGTCTAGAACAATTCACATAACACCATACAATGTATTCATTCATTCGTTTGAAGTATGTCCCGATTTACCACTTTCTGAAATCAGCACATCGGATAATTCTATATGGACGTAAGACATTATCGTCGTCATTCTTGGTATGTTTGTAATTCTTTTATTTTTTGCCCACATTGAATTGTATTTTACACAGGTACATTGCATTCCTATATGTTCCACGAAATGATAGAGGCATTGGTGTTGCCTCACAAATGTTACATGATCTCATCTTGAAAGCAAAACGTCAACGCATTCATACCATTTGTTTGGACAATGTGTTACCTTTCCATTCTACCCTTTACACTCGTTTTGGGTTCAAATATCAATCAACTTTGGATAATGCCATGTATCTTCATGTAAAAAACTATACACCGCAAGTAGAAAAAAAAAGACAACTAACATCAAAAAAGAATGTTGACAACCACTTTTGAAAAGTCTATGATCAGTCTCATTACAGTAGCCATTGCCTTATTATTGATTATTGCTTCCATCATGATCCATATATGGTATATGACAATTTATATTCCTGCTCGACGCCAAGTTACTACTCCTACTGATTAGTAAGACTAATAAAAAAAAAATAATACCATGAACAAGACAGATATTTCACAGGAAGCCAAAAAAATTAATGATTTATTAACATCGCCACCTAATGTATTGGGAAAAAATAATAAATCAGGACAAATGTTTATCAAAGAAGCCAAAAATGTTACCCCACATCAAATCTTTGTGTTACATCGTAAGTTGGATACATTTCAAAAGACATTAGAACATAATGCTAAGATTCAAAAGGCCAAACATATATCCCCCAAGATGGAGTTGTATATGACAAATAAAGTATTACATCAATTGGGTGTACCTGATCCGGTATTAGCAGATATGATTTCTTCTTCATCAGATGTCCCGCCTGAATGGCAACCAAAAGATCCGGAGCCAGACAAGTCTGAAAAGATTCTTAATGATATTATTAGTAAAACACGATGGTCGATATCTCAAACACCCCGTCGACTAGATGAACTTTGTTATTTCATTCCAATTGGACCTCACACTTCACGTAATCTCTCTTGGGAAATTTTCCATATACCTATCCCTTATGATCCGGACGGCAAATTATGGTGCTTTCATATCGATGATCTTTTCCCTTATATCCTCAAATTCAAAGACAAGAAAATACCCTTTCCAGGTCGTGACTACATCCAAAATCACCTCCTCATTCAAGATCATATACCCGAATTCATCGACCCACATTTTATTAAACTAATACATGAATGGCATGTACAAGTTACCATCCTTAGACGACTTCTCGATACCCATCTCACTCCACGATCCTTAGCTTACATCCAACGCTTCAGTGACCATCTACACTTGGATAAACACCTCACCGAAATGTTTGCTCAACCTGACATCCCAGAAACAGCTGTATCCAAAGAATGGAACTTGTACATTACCAAAGCACAACGACAAGCTGTATTAGACTCTATCTACAGCGTACTTCAATACGTCAACACTATTGCATGGTACATTTCACTGATTCGATATGCCTCTTGTGCTATCTCACTGGCACTCTTTGTCGTACAAACCATTTCCTCCCCTACTGATGTGTTTGAACTGATTGCTTTCGGCGCCATGTATATCATTGGTAATTGGCTTCGCAGTATTGTGACTTCCATCCATCAGTTTATTGATAAAGGCTTTCATGGTGCTTTCAAAATTTTACATCACATTAAGCACCTGCCAACCAGTCAAATGATTCTTCGGTTTTTTCCCTTATTTGGTTTTCTCAGTGCAATTACAGGGGAAAATGCGACAGAATATTTCAACGCCGACTTTATTGCAACTGTCACTGCAGCAGATAAAGGCATTGCTTCATTATTTGATCAAACTGAACACGGTCTCAAATTTGGGTGGAGCATTTTACAAAAATCAGATAACTGGTCATACGCTTTCGCCTGTGTCTATCAAACATGTACCTCCATGATCTTCAATACCATTACTTCAAATCATCATCCTTTATTAGGACGTTTGACTACCCGCGTGAATGATTGGTTATTCGAATATATATGCTCATTCATTCAAAAACTACTTGGTTTTTTTACTTCTCACCAGTATTCATGTCCAGACATTCGCAACATCGTATCCAGCATCATGGGTGCTCAAAATATACTCCTCATGCTCCAAGACATTCGCAACAATATCATGTTTAATATTTCATTCTATGGGCAAAGAGAAAGCATTGGTGAAGCCATCCGTTTACGAAAGATGTTTAATGATGATAAACGATTACAAGGACAAGATTGTGTATCCCAATTTTATCAATCATTTGGACAAACGGTTTTTGAAGTGCAGCACGACCCCTCATTACACGCCTTTGATCAAACGTTGCGAGAAGTAGCTCTTAACAATCCACCTAAAGGACACATTACCAATGAATGGTTACGTAAGACCTTACAAACTACTTATCATGCACTAAATCATGAGAATCAACTCGATACATTGAATAAGACATCGTTAGGTCAAGGAATATTCAAGCTAATGACTACCCAATATTATACCAAAGATTCCATCGTTGATCCTATACTTAGGGATGCCATTGTATTTTCCTCCTTCTCCCTGAAACAACGTATGCTTGAAGTACAATCCCAGGTCAAGAGGGAGAAGGATGAGACGTATGAGCAATGGATGCAGGTTGTAAAATACAAGGCCATGCATGATGTGCTATTTAAACATGATCATGATATTGGGTTGGGAGAAAGACCTGGAGATATTGTTACTCATGTTATATCTCCTGCCAAGAAAGTTGCACCTGACCCCCTTATATACACTCAAGCAAACTTAGAGTATCATTCAGTGCTTGATAGGTTATTTCCTAATCCCACATTGCAACGACTTATTCGAGACGGAATCCCCCTAACGCCGGAAATACTACGCTCTATAGAAACGTGGGAAGAAAACCAAAAAATTATTAAGGCGAAAGGGTGGGGACATTTACCTTTACGTGACCAAATAAACAACCTAGTACAGTATAGAATCGAAGAATTGAACGCCGAAAAACCTCAAAACCCAGTAAACCAAATTGGTGGCAATACTGATCAAGCCAATCCAACTGGTCCAAACACTGACCCAAAATATCCAACTGGTCCTAATCCTAATCCAACTGGCCCTAACCCTAATCCTAAACCAACTCCAGGAGAGTTAGCAGCTATTAGTGCAGCGGGAGTAGCTTCAAGTCTATTTGCAAAAGAAGACCCACCAGTACAACAAATTAGTGCTAATCAGTACACAGGGAATTCTAGTATACCGCAAATTGTGGTAACTCTACCCCAAGGCCATCAAAACTCTACAAATGCGACATTACACAGTGGGGGCAATAAGGGCGGCAGTAAGAATCCACCACTAGTAACCCCCGTTCGAGGCGTCAAAAAATATCCTAAAGCTCCACTCCAACATACAAATGCAACATTACATGATCATGGTTCACCGGGCAATAAGGGCGGCAGTAAGAATCCACCACTAGTAACCCCCGTTCGAGGCGTCAAAAAATATCCTAAAGCCCACTCCAAACATACAAATACAACATTGCATGATCATGGTTCACCAACACATGATGATATTGATGGCGATGAAAACAATTTATACCCTGTAGTAGTACCTACGAATACGATAAAACACCGTATTGTAACTGGAGTTTCAGTCACTAAGATGGAAAACCCTACACAACTTATTATTGGTGGTGAGGTGCTTGATATACGAGAACTAGAGGGCGTGCTGAAGCTGAATCTTGAAGTATATTACTCGTATCGTCTCGATCAGCAAATTGAGTATTGGGGCCTTCTCATAGAAACGCTTAAGAAAAATTTCTTGTCATTGTCTGACGAACAAATACGTATTGTTGCAAGTATTTTACAGGCATATCACGAAGTCGATCGAGGCCAAGCCTTGGAACAATCAAGTTATTTAGATTCATTAGTACCTACTGGATCAACACATATAATAGATTATGGTATACAAAAAGAACAAGTTCACCATAAGGTTACAGCTCATTTAAAAACAGATACACGTGAGTTATGTATAAACGGTAAATGCACAAAAATAGATGATATGAAACTCGCGCAATCCACATTAAAATTATTTGGAACCATTAAGACTTTCGAGCGAATTCGTGACAACCTAAAAGCAAGTGAAGAGCATTACACACAAGAGGAAACTAGCCACCATTGGTATCCCACTCGAGTTTTAATATACTTGTGGAATTTAGTTTCAGGTTTATTTTATTAACATTCTAAACCGCCAGGCGTCATCCAATCCGAAAATACTCCATTGCATTAGCTTACAATTTCCAAGTAATCCATTTCTAATGCCGCCATATTTTCCCTGGCCTCCATAAATTCACTTATTTCTAAACCCTCCTGTAAATACCAATGCATAAAGGCACCTTTATCCCACATGATATCGAATTTCTTATTATTTCTTGCTATAAATTCCTTAATCACTGTATCATTCACCAATAACCCCACACCTCTTTGTTTATCTTCTGGTCTCAATCCACACTTCATACCTAAAGGACTCCAATCCACAAACGGTAACACATGTTTCTTTTCTCGATACCTAGTCAATGCCTCATTCACTTCACGACTTGTTATACCGCCACGATACATAACATACGCTGAAATCCATTTACCTGGATTGCCATACACTTTTACCATTCGGTTCTGTAAATTCAAGACATCACGCGTCATTTCGTACGGCGATGGAGTAGCAAAGATATTCTCCGTCATGGGGGCATACGCTGCCGTCATATAATGAATCCGAGGATAAGGTACCAAATTCGTATAATACTCTTGTAACGACACATCCATAGACATTACCATTTGAGCTACCATCTCATTCAAATCTGCATACCCAGGCTTCTCAATTCCACGCCTCATCATACTCAAATCATACAGCGCTTCATTGTCCACCATAATCTTTGTCTGAATCTGATTCATCATATAATGCTGACATAACATGGTATTATAAGGTTCTACAACAGCACTCGAGATCTGTGGTGCAGGAATCACTTGAATCCCCATTTTCACTAAACGGGGATAATGATCATCCAATTTCTCACTTAATAAACTACTTACTCCACCTCCTGTTCCTCCAGCGACTGCATGCGTTAAGAATAATCCTTGCATACTATCACAAGCCTCCATCATATGACATACACGATCCCATAAGACATCAATCATCATTCGGCCCACAGTACAATATCCCCTCGCAAAATTACAAGACGCATCCTCTTTACCCCCCAATACATAATACGGATCATACTTACCTCTTATCTCTTCCACTACATAAGGATCCAAATCAACAAACACTGCTCGTGGTACCATTACAGATCGATTCGTCTCTCGAAACATTGTCTCATGCTGTCCATCACATCGCAATGTATCCCATATCTTATCCCCCATATGTATCCCCGCCTCTCCAACATGTACACTTACTACCTCTCTCATATTTTTTTTTATATATAAAAGAACAATATTCGAATCATTAACCTCAATGTATCACACAACATTTATTAGTTATGAAATTAATAGAAATTCAAGTTGTAAGGGCCAATTTGGGCGGGTCGAAGTGGGACCGGAATGTGTATCTGTTGTTGTTGTTGTGCATTGGGAAAAGGTAGATCAGGTTGATATTGTCCTTGCTCCATATTTATCGGTTGTGGTCTATCATAGTTAAGATGTGCTGGAGCGCGAACAAATTCTTGATGTGGAGCGTCTTGGGCTGCTGCATTTTGTCTGGGTTGCCGCCCCCGCTTTCGGTTGGATTGTCTTTGCCCAACCCCAGCTTCCCCTCTCTTTTTTGCAGCACTTCTCCGTCTCGAAGCTTTAGCATTTCGTTCCTTGGTCTTAATCGCTTTTAACTTCATAGCAGCTCGTCTTTGAGCATTTGTAAGCTTTTGATTAGGATCGTTCACATCCACAAGATCTTTTCTTTTAGCTGCTAACCCCCTATTACGAGCAGCAACAATGGAGTTACCCTTTTTCTGTTGTCTCTCAAGTTTCTTTTGCGCCTGTTCATCAGCCCATGCATTAGCTGCACTTTTTGTCGCCTGTTCATGCGCTTCGAGGTAGTTGCGCTTGAAAGCTTTTCCCTTAGCCTGCAGCTCCTTCTTTTCATCCCCCCACTGTTTTTGGCTCAACCTTTCAGTTGCTGCCTCACTCTGTTTTCCCTCCATCTCATATTTCAGCTCTCTGTCCTTCGAGGCTTTCACAAGTTTACCCAACTCTCGTATACGTTTGCCATTTTCCTCGTCTTGAGTCAGTACAGCATGGGCCAACTGCTTCTTTCGTTGTGCCTTAGCTTTACCCACATTATCGACTAACTGTTGTGGCTTAGGGTTAGCAATAACCTCCTTCTTAAACCATTCAAGAGTATTCTTCAACACATTTCTCCTCTTGTGACGTGAAGCTACTAAATTCTTTCGTGCCGTCTTGCGGGCTGTTTGGTCTTCTTTGGTTTTTTTCATTCGCTTGCTACGCTTATCCAGAAGCTTTTCGTAATGATCGGATGCGCTACGCAAAGTTCTAGATGCATCCTTACTCCACCACAAAGCAGCACTTCGTACCAATCCTCTATTTGTAATTTCGAAAGGTTCTTTTTCGCCCATCACAAGGCCAAGACCTCTACCAATCTGTAACATTTTTGCATACAGATCTTCCTGTTGATCATCATACTTTGGATTCTTTATCATTTTATCCTTATTTTTAGGATCCTGCATCCACTTCTTGGCTAATCGATGACCATTCAGTCGATCAATATCCTCCTGCCTCTTAATGCCTTTCAACTTTCTCCAAATGGTAAAACCAACCACCAAATGGCTTGGCATAGATAGAATCTTATGCTTCACCACCTTCTTTTCTCCAGTTTCCTTGTTTATCACCTTCTTGACATCTCTATCACCAGGTTGACCCATCTTCAAAGGGGCACGCTTACAATCCAACGTAAACAAACGCTGATGAGACGCATCACCCGTAACTCCAGCCATCTTTTCCACATCGAAATAAAAGTCACTTCGAGTTACACGATTGTCATTGATGATATGTTCAATGATACGATTCTCCAAGTCACGAATAGCAGCCTTATGCATAGAATACTCATCTGATTGTAAATATTTGGGACTAATCGAAAACAATTGGGTCATGAATTGATGACGTCCTTCCACACTTGTGTACAAAGGTGCACGTCGCCAACGTTCCGCAAACTTCCCTTTTTTAGATAACACCTTCTTGTACCCATCAGCCTCACGCTCTTCATCTGTCGTCGGTAAAACGTGACGGGGAATAGGTATCATCTTCTTATACACACTATTCTTATTTGCGAAACGTCTCTTCGCAATGTCCAACCAATCAGATGTAGTCAACTCACTACCCAAACGCTTACCACTATTAGAAGTGTAAGTCTCACGATGAGGACGACCTGCACGCGCACCTACTAGTCGTTCACCGTCTTCATCCCGTTCATTCAATAAATGGCGCTTTCTCTGTGATTTTAGCCATTTGCCAGAAGGAACCATCTTAGGTTTTCCAGTTTTTTCATTAATTATTGGTTGGTTATTTTTGTCCAGAACAGGCTTCCATTCTCGGTACATTTGCTGTTCAAAATCATCCTCAGTACGCACCTTTCCTTGCTTCCTATCTTTTGCTGGATGCGTCTTCAGAAAACCATGCTTATCCGATTGTGCCCCAGCCTCCCTTTCCTTAGACGCAGCTCGTTTCTCTTTTCGTAACGCTTTTCGTCTCGCTTTTTCCGAATTTGGAGCAGCAGCGGCAACAGGAGCAGGTTGGGCTTCATCAGCAACTTCATCATCATCATCAGCTTCGGTTGGGGCGCGGTCTCTCTTCTTTTCCGGTGATTGCGTTTTGGGTTTGACAGGTAAAGGATCTACTCCATTTAAACCATGTCGGTCAATAATATCTTGTCTTTGTTTTGGAGTCGGTTTATCTTCCCCTGCAATTAGTTCGTTAAGTCTTCTTACAAAACGAGGTCTGTTTGGAGCATTAGATGGGTTACATCTTAACAGTTGATCAACACTACGATTTGCAATTGGTGGAAATACTTCCATGAGATTTGGGTTTTTGTGTTTTTTTTATTTAGGGGGTGTCGAAAATTTTTTTTACACTGCCATGACCATATCCAACTTTTCATGAGCATAATACTTTTCCAACTTCAAATCCTTCCATCCCAGCCTATCAATGTCCCTCTCTTCCGTCACAATCCTCAAACTTGGAAACCTATATGGCTCCCTTTCAATTTGCTTTTCCAAAACCCGAACATGATTCTCATACACATGTACATCGCCCATCACACAAATCAATTCTCCGGCGCATAATCCACAGACATGGGCCAATAATCGGGTCAATAAAGCATAACTCGCCACATTAAACGGCACCCCCAACCCCAAATCACAAGACCTTTGATACATCTGGCAAGATAATTCTCCACCCTCAATGTAAAATTGACTCAACAAATGACATGGAGGTAACGCCATCCTCCCCAAATCCACCACATTCCATGCACTCAACACCATCCGTCGATCATTTGGATTCGTCTTCATGGTAGTAATCAAACGTTGAATCTGATCAATACCTTTCCCTATAATATATATCAAAGAATATCAACCATCATGTTTCTTTTTTACCTGTATAATCAGTATGGCAATCCACATATTCAGCCCCAAAATGTCTCCATTGAAATCCATAGACGGGTCCCAAATCATTCTCCTTATTCGTAGTTAAACCAACCGAATCCAAATACTCTCTTGACGCATTTCCATTCCAAATCTAGTATAAATCATCAATAAACACCATGATCATCATCACACCATAATAATAATAATACCTTGATTCCTTTTTCTTGTAATATAGACGCATCAGTAGATCCACTTAAAAACCAAAATAATTCTTCAGCCACTGCTCTCCAAAATACCCTCTTTGTTGTAAATAATGGGAATCGATCATGACGTAAATCAAACCTCATCGAACGACCAAATAAAGATCGGGTGCCCACCAATGTTCGATCGATTCTTGAAGACCCTTTACTCAACACCTCTCGAACCAAATTCAAATATTGCTTCTCCTCCTTATTCTCCATCCTAAATGTACATATCTGTATTTCCAATTCTCCTTGACCATTATAGAAATCCTTGATCTCAATACACTCAAAACAATGAGGGATCATAGGTACAAAGACATCGCATTCGTAATGTTTCATAACCTTGGTCCAATATACGGATTGACAACAAGGATGTTCATATGCCTCTTGTATCACCTGGGACCCACCAATCACATACACTGATTCTACCATAGGACCCGATTCCTTATGCTTTACAATATCCAGCGCTTGATCCAATGTTGAGGCATGGTATACTAATGGGTCCTTAGTCTCATGCTCCCGTGAAGTCAAAATGATATGAAGCCGATTAGGTAAACGTTTCTTGCCAATGGATTCCCATGTTTTTCGCCCCATAATAATAGCATTAATCTTGTCAGGATCTGTGGTGAGACTTGTCTGATCTTTGAAAAACTTCATGTCTGAAGACACTTTCCATGGAAGTTTATTCTGGTAACCTATCCCCCAGTGTTGTGTAGAAGCAAAAATAATCGAAAAAAACATTCCTTCTTTACAGCAAATTTATACCAAAGATTCATGATCGGAAGAAACTGGTTCCTCGGATGAACTTGGAGGAGCAAACATACGAATAATATAAGTTGAGAGTTTAGCAACAAGCTTCCCCGTTCCAAATTGCTCTTGTACAATGGGATACAATATCGGATCCAATCGACATTGATGAATACTCATGAGATAATAGAAAATCCATTGTCTTTTCGTCTTTTGATCCGTTACCAAGACATCCTTGGCCATATTTGTTCTGCACTTGGTACATTTGCAGATTTTGCGACATCGAGGACACTCAAATAGCTCGGTTGAAAAGTCTACCCCACTATATTCATCTCCATGCTGACTCATCAATAGGCGCTTACAAAATAATAAACCACACTTGGGCATATCACATCGCATCATCTCCACAGGTTCCGCCTTATGGCACAAATGACACGAGACCGAATTCTGTAGCCTTCGATACTTGCTAACCTTGGATACCAATTTCTTGGACTTGCCACCCTGATCATCATCCTCGCCCATAATATGTTCACGCAACACCTTGAACGGATTCTCAGGCTGACGAATCAACTTGACATTGTCAGAAGCCTCCACTGAACTCAACAGGGCATTCACCAAATCAAACAACCAAGCTCCATAATCTCCACGACTTGGCCTTGCATAATGCGCCTTGATCACCTCCAAATACCATCCAAACGAACAATATCCATGTGAATAACACTTGATACATCGACACGTTCCATCGCAATGAGGACATGACGTCTTGTCCGGATAAAAACTAGAAATGCAATGCTCACAGTAAAACACTTGACTACACTTGATATGAGCAGCAACCCTCTTGTAGCAATGATGACATTGAGTAGAATCCGCTTCCTATACACATATCACATACAGTAGACATGTGAGTAGTCCAAATAGTCCAACCTTTCTCCGATCACGATATCGTGTTGGCTTGTCATCATCCATACTAGGTAATCCAAAAGTTCCAGGTTCCACTTCAAATAAAAATTCATTATACCGAATCTCTTGCAACTTTAGATCATATTCTTGCTTTTTCCGAATTTGGGCTGCAATTTTTTCTTGTTGTTTGGCAAATCGTACTTGTCTCGCCAATTCTTCCTTTTCCTCTCTTCTCCTCTTTCGTTCTACACGACTTATACGTGGCTTCTTAATCTTCTGTTTGACTTCTTGGCCACCACCACTACCTTCCTCTTCCATTCTCTTCCTCTTCTTCTCCTCTTGAATTGACCTTTTTGCACGCATGATTGTTTTTTTCTTCAAGAGTCCGATAATTGTCCAATCGGAAAATGCGGAAAATCCAAAAAAAAAATTCAAATTGGACTTCGAATGAGAAAGCCTTGAAATTTATCAAAAAATATTATGTTTAAACTATGCAATGCAGAACCTATTATTCTATAATAAAATATGTTATTTAACATGGATGTCGACATTAGGAGAGTCAACATGGATGTCGACATTAGGAGAGTCAACATGGATGTCGACATTAGGAGAGTCAACATGGATGTCGACATTAGGAGAGTCTTTCGGTACAGCCTAAATAGTTAATTTACATTTATTTTCCAACCATCTGAAACGGTCACCACTGTTGGTTGATGAATATTAAACATGTGTTGTAAGAGTCTCACATCTTCCGCATGTTTCAAATACACGGTTTGCCAAATGGTCTTGGAAATGAAATAATAATTTGGACTTTCCCTCATTTGCGATAATGCCTCCCTCATAAATGTTTGACCTAGATCCACCCCAAAGGCATGATAGGTTGGATGAGTCATAATGTGATGGGCTTTTTGCAACATATAGTCCTTAGTCACACTAGACATGTCACCAAATAATTGTTCAGCCTTTTTCTTCCATGCTGGCATTGAATTTCGATCCGATCGTACTCTTCCCTTGAAATCAATATACCGTAACAAGGTAAATGGAGGATTGCGTGCCGGGAAATCCATGGCCTTGATTGCCACCTTGGAAACAGCCTCTTCATCAATACATAACCTATTCTCCATATTGACTTGTATCATACGCAATTGAAGACCCATATTCATCAGTACCCAAATCCAAGGAATCAAATTGTGATCTTTTGGACTCAAGTTTGTCTCAAGCGTATTCACCATCGATCTTTGTTCCAATTGCATCAATCGTTGTAATATGTAATTAATGGTTGTGCCTTGATGTTCTTGTGTTCGAACCACTTGATGATTCAATGTGACATTCACTTCACGAGCCATATTTTCCACTTCACGCACAATGCTTTGACCCGAATTCTGAGGTATGGGAACACGGCGATCCAACACTGACCCTGGATTTAAATTTGTCCTTCTTGTCACCTTAGGCGCTGATGGATTCACCAAAGCACTCTTTGATTTTCGCTTGGAAGAACATTCACCTCCACTTCCAAACAATCCTCCAGATACAGATGGAATTGGTGGTGCATCATGATGTTCCAAAGCTAAAGGAACACCTAATATGGACCCAGAATGTAATGGTTCCTCCCCACGAAAAGCTCTCCAGAAATCGTCCTCCATTTCCGATGAAATTGTGCGCCGCTCAAACCGCTTCGGAAAAGTGCGCGGAAAATCCAGAAAATAGTTACCGAAATTCCCGGTAAAAAATTATCACGTATCGGAACTTTCTTTTTTTTATAGAACAAGAAAACAGACAATGGTAATAGGATGATAAAGCATTTAATAATTTTTGACAAATGACAAATTTCTTGTCTGAATGTTGTTGAATACGTTGATCAGCAGACTCTTCGACATCATCAGGATACGTCATCATCATTTGATACACTTTGAGGTTACGTTGATCTTCAGGAAGGTGATTATGACTTCCACGTCGAGCTCCACGTCCAATAATTTGATTCATAGTCGCCTTGTTCCATTGTGACTCCATGACAAAAATGGCCCGAACACCACAAAAGTCCAAGCCTTGACATCCAGCAGGAGAAATGAGGCATACATTGACATTCGACTTGGGATCACAAAAAGTCAGAAAGTTTTGACTCCTCTCCATTTCATCCTCATCGCCACTAATGGTCACAAACTTCCTTTGAATCTTGCGTAACATTTCACCCACTATATGCACTCCATTTTCCTTAAACGTACTATGAATCAAAATCTTGTACTCTGGAGGTAATGAGAGTATCATGTTGCCAATGTAGTTTGACTTGAAAGGTATCGCATTGCCACACATACGATCTCCCACATGAAAGGGTAGTGCCTTGTAGTGCTCATTGAGTTGCTTTCTTTGAGTTACTGTTGCGCATTGCTCCTTATCGACGGCCAGCACCACTTGCGTTATGTTAATCTTGGGGAAATCAGATGAATCCTTCTTCTTCTCATGATAAAAGATGAAATACTTTTTCCACTCATGTACCATGTCCCACACCTTGTGACGAAACGATTTCGCATCCTCAATTGGCCGGTTTTGCGCCAAGGATAAAAAATTGGCAATGTCAAATACATCATTCACTAATGGAGTCCCACTCAAGAACATCACCTTCTTCGCCAAACGACATGCTTCAATCAATGCCAAACTCTCAGACACCAAATTAGGATACTTTTCCACATGAAGCAATACATCCTCCAGTTCCATCATCGGATATCCATGCGCCTTTAACTTCTTCACCAATCCAGCACGAATATTGGTTCGAACACAATGAGCTTCATCCACAATGACAATTGAATCCTTCACCAATTCTCGATTCTTGATAAACCCCAATCGAAAACTTGCTGGAGTACAAAAGGTAAATCGGTGTTGATCACTCTCCAGTACATGGAATTTACATAAACTTCGACGGAAACTATCATGCAGCGATAAAGGGGCCACCACCATAATAGGGCCTTGTAATTCCAGCGCCATTTCCATAGCAATCACAGTCTTGCCCATACCAGGTTCCATCGATACATAAGATACATTCATCTCCCGAACTCGATTCAATGCATCCACTTGAAATGGCTTCAAATAATCTCGATTTCGAACGAATGGTACTACCACTTTCTCCTTGTCTTCTTCTTCTTCTTCTTCTTTTTCCCATGGTACCAGCACCAACTTTCTCTTCACTTGACGGCCTTGAACTGCCAACCTTGCTGGTAAAGGACGCTTCATCTCGTTCGGGCTTGTGACGGGTCAAATACGGGTTCGGCTCTTGCGGAAAATCCAAAAAAAGATCATTTGAAACCCGGTCTATACAAAAAACCCGGTCCAAACCCGTTCCGGAAAATCCAAAAAAAAATAGAATAAACATACTTTTCAGTAACCATCTTATGATAATTGAAATGTATTTATTTTATTCTTCTTCATCAGAATTGGTTTCATCACCACCTTCTTCGGCTTCTTCGACCTTGTCATCATCATCGACCGAAATGTTGATTCCCCAAAATGCAGTCAAAGTAATCTTTTCACCATCTTGCTGAATATTAGCCAACTTCATAGGGACCACTTTTTGACCGAAAATGAAATTGCGAAATCCACATTCAGGACTGTATTCCTCAATTCGGGTACTTCGCAAAAGGGCAATAATCTTGGGGTCAACATAATCAAAGCTTGAAATGGTCACAGCCTTCAATTGTCGCTTCTTGTAGGCATCAGTACCCTCCATTGATGTTTCTCCTTGAATCTTGTGAAACATATTGAACATGTTGGAAATCTTGTCCAGCCTTGTAAATACCACATTGACTTCTTTAGCAGCCGACTTGGCAACTGCTACACAACACTCGAGAAACCGAGGCACTGGAATCTTAACCAGTGTATGATTTTCATCCAATGTCTCTCCAAACATGGCTAAAAACCATTCTGATGCCACCTTGACCGTAATTTTCCTCTTAAATGTCTATACACACACATTCTTAGTCACATGATTTTTTTTTGCATAGTTTTTACCTTGAGACCAAATACATTGGATGCACCAGAACAAAACTTGGAAGCCAATACAAATAATAGTCTTGCACTAATCACCACTTCCAATGTTTGATGACCCACACGAGGCGGTTGATTGGTCTTAACCTCCTTGACCTTGGATGCTTCCAACCATACAGTCTTGGAACAAAATCCAAACTTGAATATCGTCGCCATCAATGCCACCAATTGCTCCTTGGATACAGTCAAATGGGATATAGGCACGTCATGTTGAATCGCTGGTACTGATGATGCTGATGTGGATGCGGCAACTCGCATTGGTCCATCAATCATTTTGTGACATAATTGCGTCATTAACCCCATGAGTTTCTCCAATTGCTCATTCGTCTTATTCATATGTTTCACCGATGCTTGACTCGTTTTCTCCATCACATCCAATCTCTTTTCCAACAAGTCAAATCTTGCCTCCTTATCCCTCTTATGTTTCTTGGGTTTTTTCACCTTTTCCTTGCTCTTTTCCTTGCTCTTTCGCTTCAGCTTATTCAAATGAACTTCATTGACTTGCTTCACCACATCTTCTTCTTGAGGCTTTTCCTTCTCCTCCTCCACCACTTCCACCTCCGCCTTTCCATTCTCATGGATTTCCTCTTCAATTATCATTGGTGTCTCATCTTGTGTTGCATGTACAATCTTGGTTGAAGGCGCTTGTAAATGGTTAATTCGATGAGATAATGGCTTTGGATCATTCTCATCCACATTCATCCCACTAGGAGCTTCAAATTCTTCTTCTTCTTCTTCTTCTTCCTCCCCATCCGATTCATTGCTAGGTGTTGTAGGTTTTTCAAACTCTGGTTGAGATGTATCCAATGTTGGTTTGGCAATGTCATCTTGGTCAATCCACTGTGAGTCTTCCATTGTCAATTTCTCAATTCTGGCGGTCTTACGTCTAGTCCGGTGGGAAAATCGGAAAGCCCCGGGAATCCTTGCGGAAAGACGAAAAAAAAGTTTCCACCGAATTGCGGAAAATCCAAAAAAAATTTTATTTCCGAACCAAAACACATGGACAAAAAACAAAAAAACTTCCGATGACACAATTTTCCCACTACAAAAAGTAGTTAGTCATCAAGAATGAGTAAAGTGATAACTATTATTTGTAAAGGCGATCAAGAAGTTCCACAACTCGATGTGGAATTACTACAACAATCCAGTTTTTTAGAAGCTTCACTAAGTTGTGATCAAGATGTTAGGACCATTCATTTACCCATGCTAGAGAAGGAATACTTGCTTCACGCCTATGAATTTTGGAAACTTCACCAACAACAGCCTTATGTCATTGTGAAGCCTGCTCACTATGATGTAAAAACTCTGAAAAATATGATACCCAGCAACTATTTACAATGGGTCTCCCAATTTCCACTCAAAAAACTAAACGAAATGTTATGCTCTGCCAATTATTTAGGCGATGAACGTATGACCAATCTCTGCATCATCAACTGTAGTATCCAATTACGACAAATCACTTCTATTGAAAAACTCAAACAAGAACTCGAAATCACCTGTATCCCTTCTCCAGATGAATTGAAAGCCATCAAAACAAAATACTATGATCCCACCACCAAAAAACGAAATCATGGAGACCAACAACAGGAAACCATACCTAACCAGAAAAAGACCCCAAACACCAAAAAACGAAAACGTAAAGACCCAAAAGCAACCATACCTAAGAAGAAAAAGAAGAAGAATAGTTTACCTCTTCGAATGAACGAGAAGTTACCTCTTCGAATGAACGAGAAGTTACCTCTTCGAATGAACGAGAAGTTACCTCTTCGAATGAACGAGAAGTTACATAAGTAAAACAGATTTTTGTATTGTTATGGTTCCTTGGGTTCATGATGCACAATACGTTCTGAACCTCTGATAACTTCATCCGCTAATTCGTCTGCCAATAAATTTCCTTTATGATCTTCATGACCTTTGACCCATTGAAACGAAACTTTGGGCTTATATTTCCACATAGTTCGACATGATTCCACCAAATCGATATTTTCTTTTGGATTTGCTTCCCCCGTTACCAATTGAATCGATAATAACGAATCCGACACAATCATGGTTTCCACTACACAAAAAAGAAAATAAAATAAATCAGCACATTACATTTCTTTTCGTTTTACCTTGATCATCTGCCATACACATACTTAGTAAAAGACCTAATAGTTCTGCCCGATTATTTGTTTGCTTCACTCCAGGTAATTTTAAACCCAATGCAAACAATGTTCCATCACTCAATATAGCAGCAACTCCTGTTCCCGCTTTTGCATCAGGATAACCATTACGCAAACAATTTCCATCCGAATAAATCTCCCCCTTTTCCATTGGAATCTTTGCCTCCTCTATCTTCCTTCTCTTCTTCTTCTTCGTTTCCTTCTTTGGATCCGAATGCTTCCACACACGTTTCCTTTCAGCCATCAACTCAATCAATCAATCAATCAAACAAAAAGAAATCACATCAAATTAGTTATCGGAATGTTACAAGCCATAATTGATAATAACTGTGAAGCTGTATCCAAATATCATCGTCAATACAAAATTACACCTCATCACTTTGATTATGCTATTACATTGAATCGTTACGACATGGTGAAGACCTTACATTCCCTAGGATATCGCGGTACTCATCGAGCCATTGCTTTGGCGATTGGATGGGATGCCATGGAATGTCTACAATTCCTACTTACTCTTAACTACCCTATCAATAAGGAAGCCATGCTCGAAACCAGCTTTAGTCGTAACCCAGAATATTCAAGGATCATGTCTCAGGTGGATCCTTAGCAAATTCAAGCATGTATTTAAAAGCTTTTCGATCAAAATAGGGATTAGTGGCTGTACGAGCTAATGGATCTGTTTGTGGATGATAATGTTCGGTTGAGCTTTTTGAAATGATACCACGGTATAATCCAACAAAGAATGGTCCCCAATTTCGATTTTCATCCCCATTACGATACAATGTTATACCAAAATCATAATCCAATATAGGCATATACACTATTATCGCCCTTGGAACTGCCTTATAATGCCATATATTTCGATCATGCTTTTTACTCAACATAATTACCTTGGTTACAAAATCCGGGTATCGAGGTGTACGAATCCTATCACCTTGACTATTATATATGCCTTGTGATGTAAACTTCATTGGTTTGCCTTCATACAATGGTATATTACACTTGATCACACCATCATTTTCTATAATAAATTCTGGACTAAGTGACATTGTCTCTTCTGACACATTATATACTGTAAGCTCTGTTACTCCGTTTGTTTGTGGTCGTGTAGCTAACGTATATATATTAACTTTTTTCAAATCCAAGACTTCTTCGGTAGTATCATTATGATGTAGGCTTGATTTCGATGGTACCCGATAGCTGTTATCTTTCCCATTACTTAGTTTTCCATATTTTTGATCAACTGAATTTGTAGTACCCATCTCTTTTTCTTTTAATGGCTAATTATTTTTTTCCGGGTCAGCCCCATGTTCCATCCAAGACACCAAACATGGGATCAAATTTTTTAGGAAATGGAGACTATGCATCACGTCACTAGTTGGGGATTAGCCATCCAAATTGACAAGATGGAAATGGAAAAAGAAAAACCCATTCTCGAACTTTGCTACGAAAATGCGTGGGACTACATGTTGGAATATTTACAGAGGCATCCCATTCCACCTCATAGGGTAACACATGTTTTTCCTCATTGTATTATTATTATAGTTACAAGTACTGGTTGGATGTGATTTTTGGAGAGCTGCATGTACACATTCAGGTCGTCATAAACTACTTCGTTCCAGTGGAAACACTTCACATGGCAATGCACAACAATTGTACAGAATGCCTTGCTATACTACTCAAATCAGAAGTAGTATACCGAGTCGATCAACAGCTATTGCATGAATTCAATGGTCAAGGTGGAACTATATTCACTTTTTTTCGCCTTGAACAAACAAGGTGATATGACAAGACATTGGACATTTAGCAATCACGCTCTTCGCCAAATCCCACAATTTATCGACCGTATCTCGGAATGAACATCTCTTTTCATGCGCTTTACAAAACCAACTTGAATAAACAAAACAAAAATAAAACAAACCAACAAATGGAGTTTGGCAAATATAGTCCCATGTATGTTGCATGCGAAGATAAACTTATCACTATACGAGACATGCCAACACTTTCTAATCATGAAAAAAAATTACTCAAGACATTTTTTAGCAAGTACCATACTAAAAAGTTTTCTTCATCGCAACGAAAGAAGTTACAGGAACTGGATAGGTACCTAGACATTCCTTTAGTGCAGGCCGTGTTTGATAAATATTCCACATTTACTTCCTTTTGCCGTTTACTAGACAATGATTGTGAGATAATCCCCAAGAAGTTCAAGACAAATACAAATATTGTTTACATGTCAATCAAACGTAACCATTTACCAGCCTACATCAAGGCATTGGAATTAGGTTGCAAATTATTCCAACACCAGCACGACTTTTTAGCAATTCCAAGGATACCGCACCACTATTCCGTAACATGGTTAGCAATGATTCACGGAAGTATAGACATCCTAAATTATGCTTATCAAGAGGGACCTATATGTGAATGTTGCAATGATCAAGGAATATGCTACCGAATGAACGAACAATGTATTAATGGGAAATTGGGTCGTGTACCTGTAAATGAATCCAAGGTCATCCAGTGCTTACAATTTCTCAAAACTAAAGGACATACTGGAAACACCATTCTATGTGCTTATGCTGCTGCAGCTGGTTGGCTAGAATGCTTACAATACTTAATTAGTGAAGGATGTGCTGTCGACGGCTATATCACATCCTTGTATGCCGCCGCAAATGGCCATTTACACGTATTGACCTATCTCATGGAACATAATTATAATTGGAACGCGTTACTCACTTTTTATGCCGCAAGACATGGACATTTAGATTGTTTACGTTATATACATCAAAAGGGATGCTTTATCTCTGAAGTAGATTGTCTTGCTGCTATTTCTCATGGACATGTACACTGTGTACAATACATGATAGAACATGGATGTCATGCATTTCAACAATATCTTAGTCATGCTCAACGCTTTGGACAACATAATTGCATTACTTTTCTCACACCATATGTTTCATAAACATAAACTTTTTTTTTTGGATTTTCCGTATCTCGAGCTAAACTTTTTTTATTTGTCTGAATTGAAACCTAATGTGTGAACAATTAACCGGATCTCTGGCACTCAACTGGCTCAACCAACATCGCATGACATTAGATCCTCTACTTGATCGAAATGAATTATTGACGACCAAGATGATTACACGACAAATAGAGTTGGGATGTCTACAAAATCAAGACATATCCATTGAACAAGGACTACGTATTGGTCTTTTATCTATTAATGAATGCGTATCAAATCCAAAAGAAATGCTCCAGAAGGCATTAGCCATTGAATCTCAAATGGGGAAGAGATGTCCAGACGATTCATCACCACAATCATGCAAAAAGTTGAAAGGCAAACCATCAAGCCTATTTGTATCCAAAAAAAAAAGATAAAAAAAAAATTGTTTTTTCTCTCCCATAGAAATAAAAAAAAGAATGGAGGAAATGCGTGAAGCTATTCGTCAAGGCAAAGTTAGTGAAACAGATTTCTTTGTCAAGGGTCAAACTTATGCCAAGAGAAAAATAGACCCATCCAATTTAGAAGAGTATAGGTTATTCAATCAGATTAAACGAGAAGAAAAGGAACGATTTGAAAAGTTAATTCAATTGAATACCAGTGATGACCTGGTACTTGACCGTATTGAGGAACAGGATTTTCATTTTCCCAAGAAGAGTTTTGATGAGGATGCACAGAACCAAGTGATCAATGAATTTGAAATTATACCTGCTGCACTACTCCATGTGTACAATACGTGGAAAAATAGAAAGACAAAATTCAATAGAGGATTAGCTCAATATAGAGATACTGCACGTAAATATAAGGCTGTTATTCGACTCCGTGTAAATGAATATATCAACCAAGAGGATGATCCCATGTTATACAAAAGAGTTGTTCTGGAAGTACTTCGTCTGGTGAACAATAATACCCATAAACTCAATCCATTAACAGATTTAATAGATTATCCTACAATTATTCAAGTGGTACAAACAAAGCTACGAAAACGACCAGTGTTGGCTAGAAGGTTACTCAAAGCTAATGGCGTACACAATAATCAAGAGGCAACCGATTTCCTAGTTCGAAAATCAAACATGAATGCAACGTTTCAAAGGTTGAGCCTTGCCATGAAAGATAAGTTGAATGAATGTGAGATGTGTGGATTGGAAGGATATGTATGGCCTGATAAACCATTACGCCTACCACGTCGTGACGAGCCAAGTGATGACGAACTAGCACAGGCTCGCATTCTCGCTCAGGATTACTATGGTAATGAAACGACGGAAGAGGAGTTAGATATTATCGCCCGTATTATTGCTCAATACGCTACTTCTCGATTCAAATATAAATCCTTATCCAAATCATTACTCGAAATCATTGATAGAGAACTTGCAGATCGAGATACTGTCACATTGTCGCGTACACCATCATCATCATCATCATCACCACAAAAACAAGTGAAGCCTAAATCTGCAGAAAGACCTGTACCTGCGCATGAGCCAACACAAGAGGAGTATGAAAAGGCTGGTAATGCATACCACCTATTACTCACTAATTTTGATTTCAAAGAAGAGGATGAAGAATTATTAAATGAAGTCTCAGACTATATTGTAGCCAATACTAAATCAAAAGCTACTCGATTGACCAAATCCATTATTGATCTTATTGCTACTTGGCGCAGAGCACATCCCCAACAAAGATTTCCTGACAGGCTTTCGAAATCTGAAAAGAGAAGTCGAACCAAAGAAAAGCTACCCACCAAAAAAGATAAGAAAAAAACAAAAACAAAACCTAAAAAACCAAAAAATCATGATGAACTACCTCAACCCGTAGCAAAGAGGCCCGAAGCTAACCCTGAACCTAACCCTGAACCTCGCAATGCCAAGTCCAAAAGCCCTGTAGTTAATCTTGATCCTAGCCCCCAAATTCCTAAAAGCATATTAAAGAGGCCTGAAACTAATTCTGACCCACCAAGAGAAAGGAAGAAAGAGAATAAGAAGATAGCTATTGGACCATCAGAGTTTAGACAAGTAAATCAAGAGGCGAATTGGGTTCAGTTACGTCACAAGTATAAACACTTGAGAGATTACCCTCACAAGTTGACCTCAGAATCGCTAAAAGTATATCGATCATTGGTGGAATCAAGTGGCTATGGTACGGATAAACAATTTCAAAGGTACATCAAAGAGTTAACAACTATACTAGAAAACAAGAAGAGAAAATAATGGTGTTTTTAGTATCTAATAACCCTTGGCTAGAATCTTGTCCAGATTTTTGGAGTTGGAATCAAACACTTTCGTCACCTTGGTATTCGGTAGCTGATCATAAAACACCAAGACACTCGATGGCGCATCCAATGGTACTTGCAACGTAAGAATCAATTCACGTTTGGACACCAAGAGACGAAGTAGAATGGCCAAATCATCATCCACTTCACCATCCGCAAACACTTCATCTGGAACCCAGGCATCATCCGGAAGCACAAACTTATCCGCCATAATCTTGGCAATCAACTCCTCCATGGAAAGATTTGCAAACTTGGTCGTGGAATATATTGCTCTCAAAAAGTTGAGCAAATCCACCATCGAACCAGGTACTCGAATGATAATAAATGTTTTGGCCAACCATGACAACGTAGACTTGATTTCCGGTTCATTCCCATTCAAGAATTTCATTTCCACCAACTTTGCCACCGTAATTCGACCAGGACCAAACACACCCAAAATGTCATCATACTCGAGCATGTCGCGAAACCCGGCATGAATTCCAGGAATGGTCGATTGCCATTCACTGCACGTCTTGAGATCTACCGTGACTTCTTTTGGAATGTTGGACATGTACTCTTGATACACCTTGATGCAATCAGCATGCTCCTTATACCCCTTCAACTTCAAAAACTCTCGCAACGCAACAATCTTGCCCACTTTTCCATCCCTCCCATCATTTCCAGTTGCCCGAAGTAAGACCGTCAAATCCATTTCCCTCTTCAATTCCTTCATCCCAGCAGACCGACGAAAGGACGCAAATTGTGGATCAAGAACCAACTTGGCAATCGTATCGTGATGAGAAATGGTATAAAAAGGTTCCTTAACATTTTTGACACAGCACTCCAATCCTTGAACCAATTCATCACATTGATTGTAAGGAGGATACGAAAACAAAATTTCAGAATACTTGGGATGAGACAAATACTTGATGATTTCCGGTGTCACTTTACCAGACATGAACACTCTTCTTGGTATGATTTGCTTGACTCGATCACCCATCGTTTCGGATCCACAAGTAAAGGAACGTTGCATTTTGTGTCTTTTTGGGAATTTGCACTTTTCACTTTTACCCCCTAAGCCCATCGGAAAACCAAAAAAAAAACAAAAACGAAATAAAATTTCAAATTTAAAATTGATGTTTAAATAGTTTCCATAATTGAATATCCGAAGGCAAAACGTGATTGTTGATATCAAATAGCTTGTTATGATTATGGAGTTGAATCAACACGGAAGATAAACTTTGTTCAGGCGCTACAAATGACACCGTACATTGAAAGTAAAACTCCAGTGTAAATAACATATCCATGCTTAACGTTAAACAAATCACCAAGGAAGGCTTCAACGCATGTCGCAATTCACGTAGTATTCGAGGGGTAATTAACATGATATCCCCAATGTCATTTACAACGACTTTTCGTCCTTCCAACATGTATTGCATAAAGATGTAGAGTTCATGTACTTCTTGGACATCCACCACAATCACGACTGGACCTACGACACCTTGAATGGTGGAAAATAATAGTGTCTTATCATAGGTAACGTGACGTTCAGGTTGAGTTGGTATATGAGGTCCCATCCGTCCATGGTATCCATCCGAATCATAAGACTTGGTACAAAAAGGACACTTGCCAAACTTGATCGCAATCTTGTACATGCAAGGTCCACACATCCAATGTTCACATACCCGATTATTTACCACATCCTTTGATACTTCATTACATAACATGCACTCCGTTTCCATGGTATCTTCCTCTTGTACTTCATACGTAATACCATTCAACTCTTTACGAAACTCATATTCATCCACCTCATGATATTCCAGGGCAAATAACCAGGCGACAGGAGTGACTGTACGAAATACCAAGGATAATGGATAATCATCCTTCATCACGGAATGACATGGTAGTAGTTGCCAATTGTGACGTTGATGACGTTTACCACAAAGATACACCACATAACTTCCCAATGCATGTTGCATCAAATATCGATCCAAGGTAATTCCAAACGCCGCATCCAATTGAAACACTTCACACCACTCATTCACTTGCGACATGTCATTCGATACGATCCATACACATTTTGTCTTCCATGATGAACCGCCCACGTAACATTGATCCATCACAATATGATGCCACTCCATATTCTGCAATACATGCCAATGTCGCTTCACCATTTTTGGCGTCATAATCACCATTTCATTATCCCATGACACTGAAAAATTATACCCCAAATAACGTAACAACTCTCGATCCGACGTAGGCAAAATTACCAAACTCTTGCCTCTTCCTTGCACAAATCGCAATAAGCTTGTGGTTCTCCCAGTATTTGGTGCGCCCACGATAATGCCACCACAAACCAAGTGTTCCTTTTTTGGTTTGGATAAATGCTTCATTGGTAAATAGGTTAAAAACTTATCCACACTTGGCTCATAAACTCCAATGGAATTGATTACAGGTGTCTGCGCGTGATTTTCCAAAAAAGTATTCAATGAACGCTCCATCACAGAAAAGGTATGTTCCAAGTTGATGGGTAAAGAAATGGTTGGTCGTATCTTGTCTACCCATGGATATTGTTCATTCAATGCGACTTGCCCTTCTGGAGACATGTAAATCTCATTTCGCCACAGGCCGTTTTCATACGCAATAACATAACGATCATTCGCTCGAGGTCTGGTCGACTTCCACTGACTTGCACCCCACAGTATCATCTGCACCCTTTTTCTATACCCACAAAGTTATCGGAACTCACCATAAGAAAAAAAAGGTGAGAATGCCTGAATCGTTTAATATTAAGCTTCACGGCTTTAAACAAGACTATGAAGAAGTAGACGAGCATGGAAGAGAATCAACCGCCATTTCACGATATGTTGACACAAATATGGAACTCACGGGATGTGAGGAATACTATATCTATGATTTACAGCAACGCGACGATAAAATCTACCTTATCGAACCTTATACTAAACAAACATATGAAAAGCCGCATGGTAAACGAGAAGCGCCAGGCACTAGATTTATAATGTATGAAGGGGATACATTTGAGGTCGTGAATGACTTTCTACGAAATAACCCCAACGCAAAGCAAGAGGATTGTTTGGTGTTGAACTTTGCAAATTCGTATCAGGTCGGTGGAGGTTATCGTCGAGGAGCTAGCGCACAAGAAGAAGATTTATTTCGACGTTCTAACTACAATTATTCATTACATAACGCTAAAGAGTTTATTCAGCGTGAAGGACTGTATCATGAACAAGACTTTGAAAAGGCAGTGTATGCAAATAGTCGTAAGTTTATTCCTTTTAAAAGATGTATTGTAAGTCCTAATGTGACTGTATATGGAAAGTATGAATACCAAGGTAAAAACAAGACTCACCTTCATTTAGATCCGGAAAACCCTATTATGAAACTACCCATGATTGCTGCAGCTGCACCATGCTTCGCTCATGATAAAAAACCTTATATCGATTATGTTGTGAAAATGGGTCAATTTGACGAACGCCAAAAAGGCTGTGTTACACAGGAAACGAGATGGGCTATTGTCGATATGTGGACTACCATATTTCTCACCGCTATAGCACGACGTACAAAACATTTTTTTATTGGTCCTATTGGATGTGGCGCATTTGCTTGGTTTGATGGCAAAATAGAACGACAAGATAGATACCGCGCACTCATGGCGAGAATCATTAGGGAAATGCTTGAACAGTATTCCAACTACTTTGACACCATTATCTACTCAGATTTGAACAAAAAAAGTTCTAATTATACCATTTTTTTCGAAGAATTTACCAAAATCTTCGCCATAGAACAGAGAATTGCAGAAAAGGATATGAAGGTGATTGAACGTGATTCTCATGCACCACAAACAAGGCTTGACGACAACAACAGACCACAAACAAGACCAAATTCTGTTCAAAGACCACAAGATACCTCTACGAATAATCAAAACCCACTACCTCGTCGTCGTAAGAAACTACAAGATACCTCTACGAATGATTATAATACCTCTACGAATGAACAAGGTGCAAAGCCAATCCACACGGACAATAGTTATTTATGGACCATTTTACCAATTTATGGATTACTTTTTATTTCAAGTCTTGTAGGCAAATTAGCCTCGTAAACGTAATACTAGATGGAGAGTCGACTCCTTCTGAATATTGTAATCGGCAAGAGTACGTTCATCTTCCAATTGTTTCCCTGCAAATATCAATCTCTGTTGGTCAGGTGGAATCCCTTCCTTATCTTGAATTTTTTGCTTTATCGATGCAACAGTATCCGCTGAATCCACATCCAATGTAATGGTTTTCCCAGTTAACGTCTTGACAAAAATTTGCATTCCCGACATCTTCTTCTCCTTTTTTTTTCTTTCCGATGTCTCAACTTACTTTTTTTTTGGGTTTATGTTTCAAAAACCATGTTTCACTTCTTTGATGTGTGTTCGGAACTTTTTTTCGCAGTAGAACATGAGAAGTTTATGGTGAAGCTAGACATTCATGTTTATCGTGAATTCCAATTCATCCATTTTGGGAATAATGAACTACTTACCAAGTATAGCATTCAAGAATTTGTTACCGCCATTTATTTGAAATGTTGTCAACCTGAACCTTTACCAGACTATGCTACACAACATAGTCAAGACCTTACTAACGCCCTTTACAATTACGTTGCCACTCACTCTAAAGAATCTCTTCAACACATTTATCTGCGCGACTTGAAACTACACCAACTTCTTGTCTATCCTCTATTAACATTTCGTCGCACATCACACATCACTCTTCATTCTGGTGATCTTCTTCAAGGTATTTTTTCTTAATGAACCTTGTCCTTTTTTCGTTATTCATAGTTTCTTAGGTGGACGATATGGAATTGTAGTCAATCATACTGATACATATTATCCGGAAGATTTTTCATTACTCTTACATCATCTTCTTACACGCCTTGATTTATTACACATGGCATGGATTTTACCCTCAGCGACCAATTTTCTTCATCAAACTTCCCTTCAATATGATCATGTACTACTTTTTCTTTTTCATTTTTTTTACGGTATTAAGTTATTGTAGGCGGCCTTCAAATCAGCCCATCGTCTTAAAGCCATCATCACATTGAGACAATCACCTTTATGCGATTATCGGCTTTTACACGCGCTTGATGACTTCTTGTGATCCAGCCCGAAATCCGGGATTTACATCTAGTCCGAAATCCGGGATTCATGTCAAGTCCGACTTTCGACTTTCTACATCATTCCCAACTCAAGCCCGAGAATCGACCCAATCTTTTATCCCGACTTACGGGTTAATCCTCCGATCGGGCAATTTTCGGGGTAAAAATACTAATAAACCCATGGATTGTCGACTTTGGACCGAAGTTTATCGACCCAAGACTTTTTCAGATATGGTCTCACAAGATGATATCATACATGCAAGTAAATTCATGTTCATATGTTTTTTTTTATACACCTATATCTAGTTACTCGCATGATTGAAAAAGGTAATATTCCACACATGCTCCTCCATGGTCCTCCAGGCACAGGTTGTTCTCCATATTCGTAATCGCCCCTATTCACCTCGAATGGAATAGGAAAAACCTCAGCAGCCCACATTATTTCCAAACATTTTGTCGAAACACTAGAGGTATTTTTTTTTCTTCTTTTGCTATCAACACTTACCTGGCAATAGATTAATGCTTCAGATGAAAATGGAATTGATATTATGCGTCAAAGGGTTGTACCTTTTGCTTCTTCAAGACCCCACTTTGATGGGTGATTATTTATGTTTAATACTTTGGTTTTATTTTTATTTGTAGCCAAGGTCTTAAACTAGTGATACTTGATGAAGCGGATGGATTGTCATCAGATGCTCAACTCTTGTTACGACGAGTTATGGAAACCTACGTGAAGAATTGTCGTTTTATTTTCATCGTGAATTATCTACACAAGATCATTGACCCCATCAAATCCAGATGTTTGGCCTTTCGATTTGCACCATTACGACATGATCACATTAAGCAACGGCTTCAATTCATTGCCCTACAAGAAAAGGTGGACTTGGACCTTGATCACCTAATCGCCCAAACTAATGGGGACATGAGGCAATGCATTATCAATATGCAATTTAAAGAATGGATGGATCCTATGGAAATTGATCTTCCCAGTTCAGATATCGAAGCTGAGGCCTTGTTTGAATATACTGAAGCAAATGGTGGGTTACCTAAATACAAGGAGACTTTTCGTAAACTCCATTCTTCCTCGTTTCCAAACCAAGAATAAAATAAAACATATTAAAAAAAGAAGGAAACAAACAAATGTCTAATTCTCGCATGTCACAAACCGAAGTCAGAGTAGGATCTGATGGCATCTTTACTCCAAGTCTTTCGTCTACAGGTTCTATCATTCAGATTAGAAACAACACAGAGGTTGATGGTACTTTATCCTTTACCAATTGCTCTGGAACTCTACGCGATAGTGCTGGTGAACTACGAATTTGGAATCTAGGAATTCAATCTGATGGTCTCCTACCTAATTCGTCTGTTGCTCTTGGCGATTCAACCCATCGATGGACAACTTTTCACACTACAGCTATAAATGCAAGTGGTACCATCACACTAGAAGATACTGCAACCCTTGTACCTTCCACTACCAATACCATTAATATAGGGTCACTTACCAAACGATTCAATACTACATATACGAATAATCTCTATATTGGTGCTACAGATGTCACAAGTGCATTATCCTATCTCTCTAACGCGACAACCCAAGCTACCTTAACTGCTAAACTAAATGTGGGTACGGGTATAAGTCTCACCTCTGATGCGATTACCAATGATGGCGTCTTATCTCTCACTCAAACTAGTAATCAAGTGCTAGTATCTGCTACTACAGGACACATTACCTTATCATTACCTCAAAACATTCATACTGGAGCTTCACCTACATTTGCAGGATTAACTCTCACTGGACTTTCAAGTGGTTCATTATCAATTGCAAGTAATGGTGTGATCACTTCAGGTCCTGCAGGTGGTCTTCCCCAAGATCTTGCTGAAACTGATTCGCCAACATTTACTGGTCTAACACTATCCGGCTCATCTAGTACAGGCATTGCTCACCTCACATCTGGTGTTTTTTCCTCCTCCCTCATTGATAACGTTGACATTACTGATGCTACGATTACCAATGCAAAACTAGCTGCTGTATCCTCCAGTAATACCGCCAGTCACCTCGTTGTTCGAGACTCTTCTGGTAATTTCTCTGCTGGAACGATTACCGCCAGTCTGACAGGAGCGGCTTCGTTAAATGTATTGAAAACTGGGGATACCATTTCGGGTACTTTAATAACAAATGCATTGACCGTTTCAAGTCTTAGCTCTGCTGGGGTAGTGCATACCGCTTCGAATGGATCAGGTGAATGTAGTACATCGTTGATTGTGAATGCAGACATTACGGATGGTACGATAACTACTGCAAAATTGGCTGCTGTCTCTTCTGATAATACGGTATCTACTATTATAACCAGAGATAGTAATGGAGCATGTAGTGTGTCTGGTATTACCTTTAAAGAAAGTTCTAACACCAGATCGAGTATTTCAGCTGGATCTGGTTTGACTACCGTAACTTTGAATTCATGTGATATGAGGTTTGTGTTGGGATCCAATAGCTTATTGTTGACTGATTCCACAATTACAAGATGTTCATTAACCCAGAATGGAGTCAAGTGTTTTGATAATGTGAGATTAAGTTTAGGTGATAGTAGTGATTTGTGGATGTTTCATGATGGTTCAACTACCAATTGTATGGTATCAGGGTTAGGGCGAAATATTGATTTCCAATCAGAAGGGGCTTCCTCTGTCATCACTACCGTATTTCGCTTGGATGGTACAAATCGATATTTATCCATGTTGGGAAATAGGTGTTCATATGGTACATCAAATGAAATGTTACAGTACCATAACAATTCCAATGGATACATTACCTTGTCTACCGGTTCCTTGAATATTACTCCCTCTGATAATTCGGCCATGGGAACGATTTTGAACCCTAGTGCGTACAATAGTGTTATTCAAATGGAAGACGGTTTAGGTGCCGGATCAACCTTAAGAGGAGGATATGTACAAGGATCAGCTTCTAAACAATCTGGTTACGTGCAATTAACCCCTAACTTGCAGAACCAACAAGGTCAATTGGTGTATAGAGGGCATCCAGGAAATTCATTTACGATGGAATTTGAGTTAATGATTGGTAATATTGCTGGAGCTGATGCTACTTGGTTCTTTTTTAACAATAGCAGCGTACCTACTAACCTCACTGCTAATACAGCAAACTGTGGCGGTTACTCTGTAGTAATTGATGAATATCAAGACGATGAATTAAATCTATATTGGAATGGTGGTAGCCCCAGTCTTTTATTAGCGACAACCAATTTATCCACTAGTAGTTCTAATGCTGGACTATCTAGTAATTCATGGATGCGAATTAAAATAGTATTCTGTATCAATCAGTTTTGGATCACCATCAATGAATGGGCGGTTCCAGGATTCTACCCTTTTACTGATACTCGTCGAACATTATCACAAGCTAATGATTATTATGGGTTTGGGTCATTCACTGGTGGGGCTAGTACCACTCATGATATAAGGAATATACGTCTATCCAAATCAAATGGTGGTCCAATTACACCCATGAATGATATCTCTGTATTGGGTACTAATGGTAAGATGGCGGTGCAAGATTCGTCTGCCGTGGAAAGATTTTCTGTCACGAATTCGGGTAGTACAAGTGTAACAGGCTCGTTATCCGTTACTGGTGGCCAAGGTTCTCTCAATGTATATTCTCCGGGAACAGACCCGAATGTGAAAACCAATGTAGTTATTCATACCAGTGGTAAAAGTTTTATGGAATTTGGGCTTGATAATGGTGGCGGTCAATATACACCTTATCTTTATTGTGATAACTCTACTGGCGGAAGAAATGGTGGCAGTTTTGCTGGTTTTGTATTTACTACCACTAGTACTGGGGATATGAATACTCGTAGCTTATATCCACTAGCGACAAATACCTATCGTTTAGGTGCTCCCTCCAATAGATACTTGGATTCTTATATAGGATATATGTATGTAGGTGTTAACATTCTCCCCTTGTCCAATAATACGTCTAACATTGGATTATCAGGACTTCAATTCAAACAAATTTATTGTGAAACAGTATACCAAAGCTCTGATGAAAGGTTAAAAGAGAATATTACTGATTCACCACTTGGGCTAAGTTTTATCAATGCACTACGACCTGTAAGCTATAAATTCAAAGATTATAATGTCGAGGGACCACCAGATGCTAACAACAACACAGAGACTATACATCACACTTATACCAAGACCAACTATGGTTTACTAGCCCAACAAGTCCAATCCACCGTTACTAATAGTGGATTGTCTTTGAATGACTTTGCTGGAATTTCATACGACCCTGAAAAAGATTCCTATAGTCTCTCCTACACCGAATTTATCTCCCCCATGATCAAAGCCATACAAGAACTATCTACTACTCTATCCGCTGTACAATCACGGCTCGCCATCGCAGAAGAAAAGCTAACTCGACATAATATTACATAACCTCAATAACACAGTTTGGTGCAAAGCATAATTTTTTGTTGAATAAAACCCGATTTCGTAAAAGACAAACCTTGATACACCTATAACGCATTTTGTTTTGTTCAGAGTCCTGCAACTTGTTTATAAAAAGAATCTATGGGCAACAAACCTCCAGCAAACTTATCCACCATTTATAATCTACCCTATACACAGGAACTAATACAATACCTCCAAACTCATTCCCTCTCTTCAACAAAAGCGACTCAACTATTCATTCATTATCTAACAAGTACATGTGATGAAGACCACGAATGGAGCGACACAGATCCGTTAACACAAGATGAAACTCTACGATACAAGTATTTACTAAACTTGTTCGAACAGCTCTGTCAGTACCTAGATCAGAATGTTTATCAACAAATTCGACCCTTCATCTCTGGCAACGAAGCTTCTGAAGCACTCATGAGTTTCCTAAAAGAAGACTATCTCATAGACCTAACACACTTTACGAACAATCGAAGAATTCATTTTATTATTATGGTCAAGGCTATTCGTAAACGTTATCTTCGTCTCATTGAAGAATCGATTCAAGTGCACCAATGTAACAAAGTTTCCTTGGCCCCTTTTTACAAGTACATCTCAACCTATGAAAGTGGCTACCCATTCATGCAACGTCTTTTCCAAGTGTATGACAAATAATAATACACAATATTCAATAAGGTTTTTTATTTTTCATTGCCTTGACCATTCTCTTGTACTTCCCTCGCACTTGCTTGTCCCGCTTTGAGATGATGACCTCATATAGAAGCCGAGCATAGCAGTAAGTACGATCACATTTTGGATAACCCAGGATTATGCTTGGTATTGTCAACACATAAAAGAATATTTCCTTTTTTTTCTACATAAATGGTTGAATTGGAAAATAACTGATTTAAATCCCATTTGTTTTCCAAAGCAAACTTGTTGGGATCTTGATAAATACGATCAACGATTGCTTCTAATTCTTTTTCTGATTGATCATTAGTTTCAGGTTCAATTGGTTCGTCAATTGGTTCAATAATCACAATGAATAAAGCATCATTGAGTGGACAAAAACCATAAAGATTTGCAGAAAGTTCTAGTACTTTGCGAATGTATGGAATTTCTTCTTTTGTTGGTTTTAGAAGATCCAACAATTCTTCAACGTCATCAGAACTTTTTTGAAAGTATTGAAAAGAAGCATTCTCGCGACATTCAGAACCATAATGTTCTACCATTTGGAAATAAGTCATGTCATTTGATGTTCTCTTTACAAAAATATGTTTGGTCCATTCATAAAAATCAGAATGATCCAGCTTGATATTTAATTGCATTTCACACTTTTGACTTTCAGGAAACGTTTCCTTTGCCCATAATTCTCAAAATGACTCGCTTTTTTAAAATCCATCTTTGCTTTGATAAACTCTCTTGAATAATGAAATATCGGAATCTCCAAAAAGATCGAGTTATTTCATGTTTTTTCTACTGAAACCGATTCGAATGGTGTTTGAAACTAAAAAATTCATTGTATTGGCAATGGAAAATTGGATTTCCAAGGAAACTGGATTCTTCGAATACTGGATTTCCAAGGAAACTGGATTCTTCGAATACTGGTTTGAAAATATTTTGGGTTTTTAGTTTGTGAAAAACCTATGGAGGGATGTCAATCGATCCCTCCAAGACATTTATTTTATGCCTTGAAAGTGATGGTTTCTCGGAACCCCTCTATTAGCAAATCCCTCCAAACCCATAGGTAACGTAAAATATAGAGTTATTCAATGTTTTTTCTACTGAAATTACTTTGAATAATGGGTGAAAGAATCCATTTTCTAAATTAGTTTTGTAGTCGCGCTTTACTTTTCAAAATGTGAATTATAAAATATATTGTAAAATGAGTCAACGTAAGAAATCACGAAAAAGAAGACGTGATTGTATATTTGATCACAATGATTTACCATCATTTTTGAATGGAGTTTGTGACTGTGAGATTGAAGAGGAGGATGACGATGATATTATAATCCCAAAAGTAATGATAGATCAATCAACTCAAACTGAAGATTGTTATACTAACACAGCTATACATAAAAAATATACAAAGCAGTTAGACATACCAGACGCAATTAATGAATTTATCTTGCAAGATATTGAATTATATAATATGCATAAAAAAGTAAAGGAACTTCAAGTATCTCATCAAAATAAATATTCTGATGGTTACCGTATAATTAATAATACAAATTCTTGTAGAGAAGCTCAGCATATATGGTGGTTATTCATGATAAAAGATTATAACGAAAAGAATAACATCGATCACTTTCTACTATACTTTTCAAACCGATGGGACCCCAAATATAATTTGGAAACAGTGTGAAATCGAAGAATGTTCTAATAACAAGTACATCGTTGGTGTATTTCAGACAGATACCACCAAACATAAAAATGGTCTTCGTTGGAATGATATAAAACGTTTCAAAACAGCAATATTTCATTGGTTTCATCACATCAAAGATAAACAAGCAGCTATAAATTTTTGTCAAAAATCATATAATAGAATTAGCGGTACGTTTTCACATAACTTGACAATAAAAACTATTTTATAACAATTCCCGAACATATTATTTCATTAATGTGATTTAATTAAATTAAAGATTAAAAAAAATGTCAGATCCATTCTTATATATTCCTATGTTGAATGATGAAAAGTTTCTTGCCTTTGTGGAAAAGATTGGGTTTTCATTGCCCAAGATTCGATTCGACCAAGAAACGTTTGATGAACTTATGGATGGTAATGAAACTGATGAGTTCATTGAATATTTGAAAAAGAAGCGTGATGAAATCCCAACATGGGATCCTTTTACTTTTCGAAAGTATCAAAAGGTTTATTTTCAGGATAAAAAGGATGCCTATATCAGTTCAGATTTGTTAAATCTCTTTACCGTATCATTGAATCCATACCAAATGATACGACTTTTGGGACCTCTATTGGATGATGTCGATGAGGAAACCACCATCTCTTGCATGCTGGAAAAGCTACATGATACAAAAGTGACAACCTTTACGGTGGATGGTACAAAGCAATGTGATTTAGTTCTAGCGTATATATTATATATTCGTTCTTCTATCAACAACGAAGAAGAACCATTCAAGATATTATTGACTGAAAAGTGTGATAAGGAACGTTATTTCAAGTTATCTACTTTCTTTCCAAATATCATTTCGGAAGACAAACCGAGAGAAGTGATTGATGATGAAGATGAAATGTTTGATTCGATGGAAATGATTCTTTCAAGTCATCGAATGACACTTGAAGAACGACAAGAATATATGGATGCTTGGAGTAAACTTTTGGAAGTCACTCGAAAAATAAATCGTCGTCTTGTATCTGAACAAAAAGTCAACTATTTTGATGCAAACTATCAAAAAATGATTGAATTATCCAGAAGATTTTTTTGACTTTTCTTCGTAATTGGTTTGGTATAGAATAATGGAAAAACCAATAATAAAAATAAAATGATTCATAGTTATCATTATGTTGATTTATGGAAAAGTCCATATCATCAAGTATCATGGTCTGGTTTTTTGAATGATGATGATGAAAATCAAACAAGAAAGAGACATTGGTTATGGACCTTGACCAGTTATTATGGTATTATCGGATTAGATGGAATACTTTATACTTCACGACTTGTACAAGAAGACAATGAAGAAGTTGTATTAGATACCAATGTGATGGTCACTGAAATGAGATTGGGTCATACATATGAAGAATTGTTAGATAATTGTTATGATAAGGAAGAATTTAGGTCAAAAGTTATGGATTTGTGGCATCATGAGTTCATACCTGATGATAACTCTAGAAAACGTAGTCATATTGCTCAAGCGAGTGCACTGATTTATCACTTATCCAAATTTCTGATGAGTAAAGTAATTACACCTTTAGATCAAGATATAAAAGTATTTGGATTTGATTTGAAATGGAAACATGATGAAAAGAAATTAGAAATGGTGGATGACAATATGCCTGATCGAAAATGTTTTCTACAATGTATAAATAATAATCATAACAATACTTTTATGTTTACAAATGAAATCAAATTCTGTTCTAGTCTATGTAACCAATCAGGTTTTGGATTTCAATTCTTTATTCGTATGATTATTGGTGAATTTTATTGTATGAAATACTTTGGATGTAATTTAGATGCTGATTATCTTGATCAATTTATAGATGCCTTGGTTAACAAGTATCATCCTCTTATCTATTCTATTCGTCATTGTATTGCACCTTTACATTCTTATATATTAAAAGATATATGGGAAATCATTGCAATTTATAGTATTTAATAAATAAAGTTTCGTTTTCCAATGTAGCAAACATCAAAATACGAGTCAATATATAGAGGCTCAACTATATAATCCAACACTGAGTTGAACGCATCCCAAAGTAATCCCAATTCTTGGAAACATTGTTTAACCTTGTCTTTTTGTTGTTTTAGCTTGACTTGGTACTTGATTTTGTAATGGGTTCCACGACTTGGATCGTGAAATACCTTTTCTAATTCTTCCACAGCTCTTGGCCAATATTCCGCAAATTTGGAACCTTGTGGCCCTGATATTACTTAGTTTCCTTATTGTAATCAAATAATAAACAAGTACCTGAATTGTATTGAAATATATATTCAGCCAATTCTCGAAATCGATGTGGTGGATATATTTCTTCATTGGGTCTAATCTTTGGTTTCTTGTCATTAGTATCCTCATCATTTGAAGAGCTTGATTCCGTGTCGTCATCGCTATCCGAATCATTATTGCCTGTATGATGATGCTTTACCAAGAGTCCTTCATGACCACCGAGAATGGTAATGACATTCCCTCGATAAGTGACTAGTCGTTTGATGTGGATATGAGCATAATATGATTTGCAAGTACTATACTCGTCATTTTCGTAATCAGAATCGTTTTCCTTTTCATCACCAAATAAAGAAATAGAAATATGCTTGACAATGGCTTGTTTCTTTCTTGCCCGTTCAAAAGTCTCTTCAGGCAAAGTTTCCAATGATTCTCCACAAATCTGAGAAATAGTTCCATTTCGTTCATCCTCTCGTCGATTGTGTCTTTGAATACGTGTCTTCATGTCTTCATCAATGGCTGTTGCATTTGGATCATATTTGATTTTCTGGGATTCTGTCTCAATTGAACAAGCGGTTTTCAGATACACTACGTCTTCATAAATTGGATCGTAAACTTCAATATGTTTTAGCTTTCTCTTCTTCTTCTTGTTTCCTTGTTCATCGGAATCGTCATCGGAATCATCTTCAGAATCTTCCTTTGAAAACCATCGATATTTATAACTTTTTCTGGTAAACTCGCGAATAACCGGATTCAATTCTTTTCTGAGGAATTCTTGCAAGACTGTGAACTTTTCTTGTTTGGTAAGCTTGTCGATCTCTTCACTATTGGCCCCAGTAGTGTCTTTATACACATGATATGAACGTTTGCCTTTTATCCTTCGACAACATTGAATGGCTGGATTTCCTTGGTATACTTTTGCACAAAACTCATCTGGTTTATCTGGAAAACCAAAGTCTGTATGTTCAAATATCTGTAAAGCCTCACACAAGGCATCGCATTGTTTCTCCAGAAAATCAAATTGAGCCATTCTGTTTCAGTGAGGTGTCTGTGGTTGATTCATGATCACGCTAACAATTGGTTATGCTTACAGCCCGTCTCAAGCCCACCGGAAAATCAAATAAAATATTTTTTCTTTATCCGGAAAATCCAATCCATTTCATCATTCTTCTTCCTCCTCCTCCTCTTCCTCTTCCTCTTCTTCTGGAATCTTGAAACGTAATATACATTGATGCAATACTAATAGCCCTTGCTTATTGGGATAAGGATGTTTTTGAAAATGCGTCATGACAAAGTGACAATCCAAGTGAAATGTCGTATGCTTCAAGATGAGCAATGCCAAGTCATAACGTTCTTTTGTAATCATACTCTCCAATACTCTTTCAGGTCTATTTCATAAAAAAAAAAATTAGAATCATTTCTATGTTTTTTTTCCACAACAACTTACTCATATAGCCATTGAATTGCCATTTTGAAACACCAAGGACAAGTGCTAGTAATGGATTCAAACTCTTCTTCCGTAATATGAGTAGCCAATAAAGGCATGACTTCATATTGAGTGACAGAATGATCACAACACGTCCTTATTGCCCCCAAAAACAATTGTTTCTTCCAAATCGTTTCAGCTAAAGGTGACCTTACAAGAATCCGCCTTATCGCTTCCCAATCCGTCACCACACTTTCCAATTCACTCTTGACCGCATAAAACTTACACACATCCATTTGTCAATAACACTCTGATTTATTATGGTTCAGTCGGAGAAAAATCTTATTCCAATCCTTTGGCAAACCAATGTAGTATCACGTTAATGACACATGACTTATTAATGAATTCTGATTTACGTCCTTTTAACGCCATATAAGCTGCCAAGTATTGTCGACCATTCTCCGCCGTTAATAACCCTAATCGAATAAAATGACTCATAAACGGCTTATCTGCTCGCTCATGTCTCACTGCTGACATGATACACATTTGCTCTGGTGTCAAGTCACATTCTATCCTATCTCGTTCATCAGGTTTTACATATAACACAGGTTCGTGACACTCAAATTGATGTGTATTCTTAAACGCCCGTAAACATTCAAATAATTGCCTTGATGTGAATCGTATGCCAACATCATATCGAATCATATGTCGGATGACCTCGTAATATACTTCTCTCACATCACTTGAATGTTGATCAATCACTCTATCCAAAAACTCTAAATACATTTCTTCTTTATCCTTGTACAATTCATAAATCACCCATCCAAAATCACCCTTGCCACGAGTTGGAGACGTTTTCACCGCCTTGTCGATCAACTTGCCCCATGATTTTTTGCGGAAACAAGAAGAGGTGCAATTGGATTTGAGATGCTGATACAAAATGGGTAATATGGTAGTGACTACATAAATTCCCATATATTCGAGCCACATCATACCTAATGCCCATATATCTGATGTACTATATCCTTGATCAAAAGAAGGTGGATACATTTCTGGTGGACGGAATGATATGACATACATGCCCCCCATATCGTTTACCTCCCTACTATTCGCATGACCATAATCAATCAATACACCACGCCCTTGTTCAGTAATGCAAATATTCGCATCATGAATATCCAAATGTACCATATCCAACTCTTCATGCATATATACCAATGCTGACACTACATCCCATACCACTTGGAACGTTAACTCCATCGACTCAAATAATACCTTTGCATATCGAGGCATTTTCATCGTATACGAATCCCCATTATGCGACAATTCTAAAATCTCACCCAAATGTGGATGATGATTGGAATTTAGCATGACCATACATTCAGTTAAAAAATCATCTACATAGGCTGCGTTACTATATTTCAACACATAATCTTTATACACCTCCACTTTACCTGTAGCACAATGAATTACGTTTTCCATTTTTCTCCCTTTATTTCTTACACATAATCACATACTTCAATGCGATATCCAGGGTTAGTAGACACAATACGAAAAGGCTTTACACATCCTTGATGATTTGGTACTGCACGTAATCGTTCACATTCTTCCATAGACAAATGTGGACTTATATGACTTCCATCCGGATTTGCTCCATGACGAAAAATACCACAATTCACATCCTTCTCACCTACAATAATATAATCCTCACAATGTGGACACGTAAATATCAAATCCATAACTGCTTGCTTTTTATTTTACGGCTCATTCCCTCTCGCAAAACAAAAAAATATGTTTAACTTTCTCATAATCAGGTAATTCTGACCCGAGTGAACGGCAATAAGAAATGAGTTGAAGTAATAAAGGAGGACATTTAGGTAGTTTCTTCTTCTTTTCAATCATTTTTTCAACTAAGGATTCCTTTTCCCATGGAACAGCTCCTACTTGTAATTCCCACATCACATAGGCCAGTGATTCCAAATCATCTGCGTATGTTGGTTTTTTATCACTATTACACATTAGACCCAAACTCTTATAGATCATATTCCCTGCAACTCTTGATTGATAATGCCCTTCCCATTGATTCACATCTATAGCTGATGCCAAGTCAATCAACACAACCCTTCTTCGCACCTCATCCATCATGATATTCTCCAATTTCACATCATTCGATACAATACCATGTCCATGTAACTGCTGCATCATACAAATCAATTGCCCCCTTATCTCAGGCGTATAGGTATAATGTATAATCGTCTTGTGAAGCTTTTCCAACACCAATATTGTTGCACTCTGTTGAATGTTATGCTCATCACTGTAAGTTAAATCCACAAATGAATCAATCAAGTGAACTAAATGATTGTCTTTTTTTGGATGAAACCTCTTTACAATGCTTACTTCGTCTATCTTTGGTTGACCTATTACAACCTTCATGACTACCGCTAATTGACTCGCCTTGTGAACTGCCTCGAATATGTGTCCTGACATTCCATACGCTATTCTTTCCTTAACCTCATAATGTGGTTGTAACTTTTCATTATTCCTTAGAAACTGAGTCAAGGTACATACATTGTCTTTCAAGGAACTCCATTCACCCATTTGACGATGCAATACACAAAATAAAGAATATTTACGTCTCTTCTTAGCGCACCTCGTTCCCTTCTTTGTAAAGCCCGCACACATCTCATCCTCCATCATTATCTTTTTCCTTATCTACTTTATTTTCCTCAAACCAAGAAAAAAAAACCCATGGATAATACATTATTTGCTATCGCCTTAGTATTTATACTCCTTTACCTATGTACCCTACTTATAACATCCAATGTACAATCAAAGACGATTACGGAAGTGAATGATACATCTGAGATACATCATGGACATTCCAATACTAGTCCGCAAGGAAAAGAAGAATTCGACTGGACCAAACATTTTACTACTGATATAATGGAAGACAAGGGTTTAATAAGTTATACAACAAACATAGAAAAAAATTATGATAATGCTGTAGATAAAATCATGGTGGAGGAATGGAATTATAATCCAGCATGCATATATAGGTTCGAAAAATCAAAAAATAGTTACTTCATGACACCAGACTTACTTATTGAGATGTTACTCTACTACCAAGTCATTGATTTGAGATCGGGTGAAAAAACCCATACAGACGAACAATTAAAAATCCCAGAAGGCATGTACGAATATCGCAACTTGGCAATTTATGTAATGGTGCACTATGACAAAAACAAGTATTGGATTCGGAATGAACGTTTTGATGATGTTAATCGATATTATAACCAGTTAATAGGGAACAACAAACAACCAGGTCATATACCATTTGTCGATACCCATGCAAAACTGTGGGAAGATACAATTCAAAAAACAAACAGTCACTCATTGAAAGAAATATATGTGAAAATATATCCTAATCATTTACTCATCGCTCAGCTACGTCATACCGGTAACGAAATTTTCAAAGACCATACGCTTTATGTGGAAGGTACACATCCTATGAAAACTTCATACCAATTAGGAGTTAAATGGAGACAATTACTGGACACGCCAATAACCGAAGAAGATATTCACCAAAACACAAAGTTAAGAAATGATGTAAACAATTACAAACCAGATCCATATGTCACTGGTGATCGACGTATTCTGTTGTATTGTCAAACACCAGCACCACAAACCATGACCAAGATAAAACCTAAGAAAAATCCTCCACATTCCAATACTAGTCCGCAAGGAAAAGAAGAATTTGACTGGGACAAACATTTTACTACTGACATCATGCAAAAAGATGGTTTAATAAGTTATACAACAAACATAGAAAAAAATTATGATAATGCTGTAAAAAACATCATGAAAAAGGAATGGAAATATACTAAAGCATGCATATATAGGTTCGAAAACTCAAAAAATAGTTACTACATGACACCAGACTTACTTATTGAGATGTTACTCTACTACCAAGTCATTGATTTGAGATCGGGTGAAAAAACCCATAAAGATAAAAAATGTGATTTCCCACCATGGGTTACAGGTGTACGTGGCGAATATTTTGTTTCATTCAACAAGGCATACTACATCATGTTACACTATGACACATGCAAGTATTGGATTCGAAATGAACGTTTTAATGATGTTAATCAATACTATAGCAAGTTAATAGGGAATAAAGAAAAACCAGGTATTATACCATTTCTCGATACCCATGCTACATTATGGAAAGACACATTTAAACTATATAAGACTAGAGATTTGAACACGATATACTTTAACATTTATTATAAACATGATTACGTGTGTAAACTGTCACACACAGGACATTCAGATTTTAGTCGCCATAAGTTATTTGTGGGAGATACAAGCCAAACCTCATACGAATTAGGAGTTCAATGGAAAGAATTACTTATAACGCCATTGACACAAGAAGAATATGAAATATCTAAAAGGTATGACTATTCGAAAGATGAGGAGAGTGTTGATTTACGAAAGAAACGCACCGGAGATAATCGATTTGGGTTATACATCGAATCCATAAAACAAGGAAATTATGGTATAACTACTAAACCAAGCACCCAATCACGGACGTCTAGGGTTGAAGCTACCCAGAGTTCTGAAAATCATAAACATTTAATTAGTCCCCAACCTGGAGGACCCATTACCCACAAAGTAGAGGATAACAAACCAAAAGACAAGTTCACGGGAGATCCAATAAGACGAGTCGATTGGGTTAAACATATTTCGGGCTATGATACTGAACAAGAGTTATTTGGTAAGTTTAAAGGAAATTACCTTATTTGTGAAAATGGTTCACAACTACAAGGTGGACAGGCACATTATGAATCAATTCAGGATCTACTATATAGAGTATCATCATCCATAGATACATCACAGCCACTTTTACAGATTCGAATACATTCCGGAGATAATTTAGGAAATATATGGGAAATCATGACTGATCCTAAACATCAAGGACATGTATTTCAAGCCGCAAGTCAATTTAATGGGCTTGAATGCCCTGTTGATTTTATTCGAGCAGATTATAACAAATTCTTATTGAATTATGCAAATGATAAAACACAAGGTCCGTTTTGTAGTATTATGGCACCAGTAGATGCTATTGGGCGCCTTCATAACTTACCTAAAAACGAATACAACAAAAGAAAATCACAGACGGAAGATAATAAAGCTTTAGGTGACCTTAACTACCTCGAGGGTCTATCTGACTATTTCAATGTAGATAACGGATATGTAAAATATGACATTAATGACATTGACAACGTACCTAAAGAGCTTGACCCCAACACATTTCCACAACGAGGTGAAGAATATAAACAACAGTTTGAAGATAAACGTACTAAATTACCAGGTGGGAAACTCCAATTATTACCACCAGAAGATACGACCGAATACACAGATTTACTTGGTCTTGTACGTGTTTTATACAATGAAAATGCAATGGTTTATTATGGGGCCCCAAACAATGAACAAATTCAACTGTTATCTACTTCATTCCCAGTTCATCAAGTATTTGTAGCCGCAGCAAACATGTTCCAAGGTACTTCTGGACAATATAATAAAACCCACGAAAATGGTAATGAAAAGGCTTACTTTCTTCTTCAAGCAGCGTATGCATCTACTTATTTGGCTGCACATGCTCTCAAGGCCAAGGATTTATGGTTAACACTTGTGGGAGGTGGTGCTTTTGGTAACTCAATATCAGACATTATTAAAGCCATCAATTGGGCTCACAGTAAATATGGACATGGTCTCAATGTACGTCTAGTCGATTATGTATCCATTATTTCACATGAAGTTAATGGGGAACTTGTATCTGGTAATAGTGGTCGCCAACCTTATGAAAATCAAATAGCTCCAGCACTTGAAGAAGATCAAAAAACGATTAAACTAAAATAAAACAATATCATATGGATATCATTTCGACCATTATATCACAACATACGACCCCTTTACTCTTACACAAATACAAAGATACATTATATTTAAAAACACGAGATCACCATTTAGTTTCACGTATACGCTTACCCAAAATATCTAGACGGAGTATTAAACGTCTTCAATCTCAAATACATCAACTCAATACCCCACAATATAATCCTTGCGCTTTCACTACAATCATCCCCGCTTTAATTTACCGCTTTCACGCATTAGCCCCTCTTTTTGATTACTTATTATTTCAATGTGGTAATTGGTTCATCGAACTTCCATCACACCCCTTCATCCTTCACCACCCATTCGACACCTCACGTTTCATTACACTTCAATATCGAAATTTCATGCAAAAACAACTCTCAATTCGATGTAAGACCATGTTAACACATCACACTTTCCCTTGCTCCCATGTTGAACTCATTCAGTTCTTCATCCGTATTTTTTGCATTGAATTTATCGGCTGGGACTGCTCTCACCTCCCTGAACTCCAATTTTATCTTCACGAACAGGCCTCACTATTCCCTTATAATATTCTCTTACGAAAATTACCAACCCACCTCATCAAATACCTACTACAGTTTTAAATATACGCCATAGTAAACAATATGGATAATTGTAATAAATTCCACGCCATAAATCCTTCTCTTGTCTTTTTGGATAATTGATCAAAAATCGAATTCAGCACCTCTATATCATATGCTGTATGATCTCCATCCGACCACTCTATTACTACATGATATCTATTTTCCACCTTGTAGCCAACAATCTCCTTACACATAAACTGTACATGGGTAGGATCCAACTCTTCCGTTATCTCCTCAACCAAGGCATACGATTTTTGCTCTTTATTACCCATGTATATTTTTATTTTCGTCGACTTGATTTATTTTCCAAATGAACAAGAAGTTACCTCTTCGAATGAACCAGAAGTTACCTCTTCGAATGAACCAGAAGTTACCTCTTCGAATGAACCAGAAGTTACCTCTTCGAATGAACAAGAAGTTACCTCTTCGAATGAACAAGAAGTTACCTCTTCGAATGAACAAGAAGTTACCTCTTCGAATGAACTACAAACTCCTAATTATCAAACGCTTTCCATGTTGATAAAAGAGACGAAAAAGTTTTCAATTATCAGAAAAAGTTTTTTATTTTGCAAAAGAGGTAAAAAGTGTTTTCTGTTGGAATAAAAATGTTCTTCTTGTGATGAAAAAGTATTTTATTTGGCAAGAAGTATTTTCAATTGGAATAAAAAAGGTTCTTCATGTCGATAATAGGGGAATAAAAATGGTGATGTGAGACACATGAGATCTGAACAAATAACAACATTTGGAATCGGAATAAACTTTTTTTTTTGGATTTTCCGCTGGGACTTTTCACCATTTCATCACATTACAAAACCATGGACTCGCAAATGATTGCCAAAACAAATGAACTTCATAGGGAAATAGCTGCTGGATTAGAACTTTTGGAACCGGACTTGCAACAGAATCCTTTGGAAACAGTTGAGGACGTGAAGGAAGCGAACCGAGTCTACCGAAGTTTGGAGCACGACCTGCGCAATGACGAAAAAGTTGAATTTCTTGAACGCCTTGTTGCTGCTCCATGTGACGGCGAATCTCACCCCAAGGTTGAATTGATTCGCAAAATGAATGTCTACGTAGAAAATGACATGATTGCTGCCTATTTGGAAGACACGGAATCGCCATGCCAAGTGTGCATGAAGTACCTCATCAAAGTTCTTGACCCGTAATTTTACATTGTATGTAATCATTCTCATTTTTGGCTAGTGATACTGGGATCAAGGAATGGTTCACACAAGAGCCACAAAAGAGGGAATTACTTCAATACGCGGCCAGGAACGATTTCAACATCAAGACATTGCACCGCAAGTACTTGGCATGTTCAGCCTACAAGACGCAAAAGGAAAGACGTTTTCTATTTGAACGAGTCTGTACCCATGCATGCGGAATCAAACATTCTAAATCCAAGTCGGACATGTTTGAACTTTTGGAAATGTATCCAACCCATATCAGCCCACAACTCAGGTGTCTCGACTGCATTCAACACATTATGGAAAACGTTTTAGAGTAAGTTTGTGTTTTTTTTTGGTACAACTCATGGTTATCTAGCCCAACACTGGAATTCCGATTTTTGGTCTGTCATGGAAGGTTCAACTGGGCATCAAGGTTGTTTCGGATTCGTAAGGTGACTCTGAAGGAATCAGATCTAGACGTGAAACACAAGGAGGAAGAAAACTCTGACTTCCACAAACTCTTGAATGCGTTGAGACGTCGTGTTCCTATTACCATGAAGAATAATGCATGTCGATTTTGCAACCACAACAAGAATCATCCAATTCAACTAGAATAAAAACTTATTTATTTGGAATGGGTTTGCTATTTCTCTTGGGTATCATCCATTCAGGACCATAGAGTTTTTCATAATATTCAACATGGTCTGGAACAGGATATTTCCCTTGAACCCATTTGAGTTGACGAGTTAATGGATAGGTACCCTCACATTCCCCATAATTGGCAATACACAATAATCCTGGACCACGTACCTGGAATGCAACATCCAACTTTACTCCTTTACGAATAAAACTCAACATATAATACGGATTCGTATGAACATGTCGAAACCCCAAATCTATTAACTCAAGATATCCATACCTACCAAACCATAGTAACCAATCACCATCAACACAAAGATCCACATCATCATCATTCAAATTAAAATCATTTCCTCTATAAAGACCCAAAGCTGTTCCTTCACTAAACCACCATCGAATAGCATACTTGTCCGCAAACCCTTTCCATACTTCATAATTCTCCAATACAATATCTAATGGTAATGGATGTGTTGCATAATAACTCTTTATGGGCCTATTGATTATATTGTCCTTCAACTTATAACCTGGTAATCCATAGCATGTCTTCATGGGTATCTCAAATATAAATATAACAATCAACGATAAAAATAAAAACCAATACAACCATTCCATTTATTTTATAGGTTCGTTTCGGAAATTTGTTTTTTTTTTGGATTTTCCGCTACGCCGGGCTAGGTTTTTCAAAAATACACATTTGCAACCATGTCTACCACCTCTTCGAATGAACCAGAAGTTACCTCTTCGATTGAACCAAAAGTTACCTCTTCGAATGAACCAGAAGTTACCTCTTCGATTGAACCAAAAGTTACCTCTTCGATTGAACCAAAAGTTACCTCTTCGATTGAACCAAAAGTTACCTCTTCGATTAAACCAGAAGTTACCTCTTCGATTGAACCAAAAGTTACCTCTTCGATTGAACCAGAAGTTACCTCTTCGATTGAACCAGAAGTTACCTCTTCGAATGAATCAAAAGTTACCTCTTTGAATGAAACTGAGGTTACCGATCCATTTGAGTTGCTTGCACAAGGGCAATACTATGAGTTGAAGGAGTTGATTGTGAAGAAGCCTGAGGTGCTGACCCAAGAAAACGAATTGGGTTATTTCATCTTGTTTGCTGTTTTTTTCAAAGTGATGAATCATAATTTTCACTCAATGGATGTGGACATGTTTGATTGGTTGATCAAGACGGCCAAGTGCGATATCAATTCAGTCTCGGACAAGAATGATGGCTGTTCTCTTCTCATGTGTGCTTCTGAGAAAAACTCGGGAATTGGAATCAAGTTTCTGGTTAACTATGGGGCCGATGTGAACCTTCGAAACAAGAATGGTGAAACTGCTCTATTCTATGCCTTACCAAGAAAAAGATCAAGGCAAGACAACTCCTCTTCTGATTTTTCACTAGCCCCACTCAAGAAACAAAGAAAACCAACCCCGCAACCTCGTTCTTGTCCTTCAGTGAAAGCAAAAATTGTAATGCCTATTTTTTTTCCTATTGAAAAATAAAATATTTTCATCATGACCTTTTTACTACCTCTTTGAATGAACTAGCGTTACCTCTTTGAATGAACTAGCGTTACCTCTTTGAATGAACTAGCGTTACCTCTTTGAATGAACTAGCGTCACAAGTCTATTGATTTCTTGGTAAAGTCTTGCACTGCATGTTCATGTTCGATTGGATCGGTTCGACTCTGATAGGATATCCAAAACAATGTTCGATCCATATCAGAGTTGTTCTTTACGCCACGGTGAAATGTACTTGGTGGCAATAACAACAATGACCATTTCCTTGGTACAATGATGGTGGCCATAACATTCTCTTGTTCTTTTTCTTTGATATTACGTGAATTATGGAAATATCCCCATACAATTGAACTTGTCATAATCTGAGTCATGTTGGATGATGTACAATTTTCAATGGGTATAAATAGACTTGTGTATGACCATGTATAATCAATATGCCAATCTTGTTCTACTGAATTGGATGGATTGATGAGCGTACCAAACCCATTAATTCGCTTACACCAAAACTCCATGATTTGCCACCGTAAACCAGATATGTAATCATATAGCCCTTGAGAGTAAGGAATATTGGTTGTCTGACCATTATCTGCAAATACACTCGTCCAAAAAATCTCTGAATTATCTGGTTTCAAATCTTTACTTACACTTACAATGTATTCGACCTCTTTTCTAAATTTCCCAGGTAACTCACCAATGACCAAATTTTGAGAATCCAATAACCATAGCATTGAAAATACTACACCGCACCATGACATGTTACCAACCATATTCAACACACAATTTACAAAACACAAATAGGGGGTCCTAATCATCCATGCATTCAGTAGTACCACTACAAAACTAATCCATTGATTTGGCATAAGTAAAATACCGTAGACATGAGCAAGTGTTAACCACATTTTGATTTTTTCCACATGGATTTACCCAGTAACCTTGGAGTGAAAACACAATACATGAAATGGTAATGAGTCATTTTTATAAACATGCTTCCAAAAAGTACAAGGCGTCCATAGCCAATTTCTTCTCATAGGGTAACTCATGGAACCGAAATAGGTTACGAATAAATAGCGGTAAATGTCGACGACGATATTGTGCTCTTGCAGCTTCAGATCCATCTTGGCCTTTACTCACATGTATATCTTCATCCAACACAAACCATTCGTCCCCTTTTTCTTCTTCTTTTTCTTCTGGACAAGATAATTCAAATCGTGTTCTTGTTTTTTCCATGAAGGTACAATTTCCATTTGCAGCAACTAATGTCATGCTATCATCTTGGGATCCAAAACAAATGTCTTGTACAGAGATCATGAATGCCTTTCGCTTCCTTAAAAACCCAGAAAGTTCACTTGATTCTGTACCAAAAGAAGGAAATCGTTTCTTGACCCATTCCCAAAATTTTCTTCTTGCGCGACGACCCATTTCCTCTTCTTCCTCTTGATGCCTTGCCACATGATCCAGTCGAATTTGAAAATGGCACATCCATTCCCTCAACCTATCACCTTGCTCTTTCGGATACATTCTAAAACTTATTTTTCAACACGAAGAACCAGCCCCAGCGGAAAATCAAAAAAAAAAAATTAATTAATTAACTCCGATTGTAAATTTCCCCAGAATAAAGAAAATCAATAAACCAAGAACATGAATCATACCGCCCGAGTTCATATTCGTGTTCAACAACGTAACGGAAAAAAATGTGTAACACTTACCAGACGATATGGATTACAAGAAGATTTTGAAATGCTTAAAACTAGTGTTAAATGTGGGTGGCGCTTTACTTAAAAACGACATGAATCAAACTGTGATTCAACTTCAAGGATCACATGGTAATCGCATCGAACAGTTTTTAATTGACTATAAGCTATGTGACAAATCCATCATCCATAATCATGATTGGACGTGAGAGAGACACAAGTAGCTCAGTTGGTAGAGTGTTGGTCTTATGAGCCAAAAGTCACGAGTTCGAGTCTCGTCTTGTGTACTTTTGAAAATTTTTTTGGATTTTCCGCTGAGATCTTTTGTTGATTCGTCCACCATTTGCATCCATTATGGCCAATAATGAACTTTTGCGTGTATGGAGACAATACTACCACAGGAAACCAGAAACGGACTACCAAATGATTGATCGAGTCATTCGATGTGAAGATGACATTCAACACTACAAGGTTGCAACAAAAGGACGCTCTTTAAATTTGGTCAACTACTTGATTGGAAAACGTTGGTGGAGACTCTTACAGCGTGTCATCACTCTACGTCCGGATGTATTCATGGATGAGGTGGACAAGTCAATTCATCACCATTTGGCAGTTCAATTCAAGGCCCCATTACTCATTCTTGAACTTTTATTCCCCAAGGCAAAACAAAGGAGGAAGAAGAATACACCAAGTAAAATGCTCACAAGAAGCATGATGCGTCATGGAATGAAACTACGACCAAGAAAATAAATAAAAAAACTTTCTAATGAGTATACATTGTCACTCTACTCTAAAACTTTGATGACATAAAAATGCATTGCAACTCTTGGTTATCATGCGTACGATATTCAATTATTCCTTATTATGATGCGGTACCCATTAGAGAACCAATCATTCCCTTTGGAGTTATTATCTTACTACGGTTCCTTTCCCTTTATTGCTTCCAATTACCTTTTTCCAAGAATACAAGAATCATGATACTATTACTCAAACAACTTATCATTGGACTGGTAGCATTAAAGTACTTGCCTCTATATGTTATATTCATAACGATGATGTTGGATGTTTCTGAATCATCTACCATGTTCCAATTATGGTCATATCCGTATGAGCCTTTACACATATTAGGATTCTCCAACTTTGTTCAACTAATATCTTTACTCGTCAATTCACCACGTTTTCATTATATGCGACGAGGTTTACTTTTGATCAATTACCATTTGAATATACCTCCCGTGGCCCCTCGTTACATATTTGCTCACGCGTTCATCATGCATCCAGAATTTCATTTATTAGGATACCTCTTTGCCCAAAGAAAATATATTTCCACTACTTTGGCATGCATATGGGCAATTATACTTTGTTGCACTTCTGACTACCTTTTTCTGCTCACCTACATTGACAAATACATCTATACGCTACCTCTTGAACTTATCAACCTATTTAGCTATGTTGTCAAATTCAACCGGGATGCACAAGGAACAATCTGGCTCTCTTCTATTGAGTATCCATCATTTTCAGGATTTCTACAGCATCTTCGAATGGTGTTGGCTCATTATGGTTATGGACCACAAGTGGAAGAACATGTTATAATAAGTGGTAATCCTACGCCGTTTCAACAAAAGTGTCATGATATGGTTATTTATGATATGACTCGACACAAGTCCAACCCACTTTCTACCATTTTTACTCCATTAGATATTCAAACATATTTCCAAAAAAGATGGAATATATCCATTTCATTACCAGCCACACACATTTATCAACACGAAATTTATGAACTCTTACAATCACCTGATCCACCCTCTCACGAAAGACTACAACAACAACCATTTGCAACCCTACTACACCAAATATTCACTCGACAACACGCTTATAACCACTCTTCCAACTCCATTGCATGTCTCATCTGCTGTGATGCCCCAAGAACCATCCTAAATCTTCCGTGCAAACATCTCGTATCTTGTCCCTCTTGCTCCGCCCTTCATACACATCCTACATGCATCATCTGCAAACTTCACGTCGATCAAACACTTTCCATTCATGTTCCTTAACATTAAATAAAAGTCATAAACCCACAAGATCCCAGGCAGTTTAGAAGAGAAGAAAAGAAAAAAACATGTTTTGGCTGTACCTTCTTGGTTTTCCAGTATTATTGTTCAAGTTTTGGATTGCTTTTACCATTCCTTTCTTTCGTAAACCTAGGCCATTACCTTCCTATAATAATAAACCTACCCTATCCATTCTCACCTTGAATTGTTTTATGCGAAGTTGGGGCATTGTAGACGAATATGAAACGTGGGATTCCAAAAATGAACGACTTGAAGAACTTATGACTCATCACTTTCCTCATTATGATATCGTATGTTTACAAGAAGTATTTTCCACATTTGCTTTACGAACACATTATCTTATTTCCCATTCCGGCTTCCCTTACTTTGCCATTCCAAATGATCCACCATTTTTTTCTCGTAAACTGGTAGATAGTGGACTTGTCATCCTCTCCAAACAACCCATCACGTATCATACCAATATCAGTTTTACTCACCCCGGAATCTACAGCGACCAATTCGCAGATAAAGGATTTCAACACATCACCATCCAAAATCAGGTTCATATCATTAACACACATGTGCAATCTGACTACTCTGCCAATGATACTAGAGCTACACTAATCAAATGTCATCAATGGAAACAAATTCAAGACTATATTAGTTTGCACCAACTTCAACATGTCATTCTGTGTGGCGATTTGAACGGTGATGCATTTGATCAAGTTCAACATCACTATCTGCATCAAATCATCAAAGGTACAGATATATTACTACTAGTTTCAAGACCAGCTACTAATTATACAGAGGAAGGTATAGCTAGAAGTGTAGATTATATTATTACTTATCATATGACATGTCTTCATTGTCAAGTTAATCATGTAGACATGTTATCAGATCATTCTGGGGTAGAAGCTTTATTTATAATTCAAAATCCAGCTTAGGAATGAGTACACTACGGATCCCTTTTGGAGTTTTAAAAGTCTGAATCATACCGCCACAAACATTCACCACCAATTGATCTGGAACATTGAAATTATGTAATAACACTAATTTGGATTGCTCGTGACGTTCACATAACAATATCATTTTATCCACCTCCTGCTTGGGTAGCCCTTCAAACCATCTCAGTACTGGTGTATCCGTAATACGCTCCATAATGCACATGCCAAAGAGCAAGAATAATTCAGGTGTATCTATTTTCTTCAAACAGTAAGAGTCAATTCGACATGCAATGTTCATATCCGAAAGTTTTCTAAGATTATACATAGCTTTTACCCATTCTTCACCCTCATCTACCGTCTCAAATTGACGAACACGCATACATACAATTTCATTTGTATTGATGTGTCGCATAGAAAATTCGGCATCCAACTTTCCTGTCACTACATGCTTTACTTGGTCATACCCTTCACAAGATTCCCCTGCTGCTTCCATGATATCATTAATATGTCTAACAATAATGGATGAAGCATCTACATTTTGTTTACGTATATATACATGGGGGAAATAACTTTTTAAAAACTCCTTTTCCTCCTGTTTTTCCTTTTTGGCTTTCTTTGACATTTTTTTTTATTCATCTGCAAAATAAAGTTCAGCATTTCGATTCACCACCTCAATCTCCTCTTGTTTTTCTGCACTCAATTCGTATCTCTTGTAGTGTTTGTGGTATATCTTATCAATGATCTTGAATTCGACATTCTTTGCACCTACGCCACCAAAGTTGTTATAAAAATCCTGTGGTGTTTTAGCCAATCCAAACTTTTCACTATTATCAGCGATGTACTTTAACAATAGACCACAATTTCGTTTATAAAAATTAGTTGCATCTTGAACGGGTATACATAAACCTCTCAGTAATGATAATGAATTCACAATGGTATAGTGATTCAACGAACCTAGTCCAAAATCGAGTAATATAAATTTCGAATCACTGGTTCTATACCCAATATTTGCCAAATGCATATCGTGATGACCAAAACTTTCCTTACGCATGGTATCCAAAAGTCGCCGTAATTCAAATCCAATGTAGTTCAACTGATGTATATCCAATGCTGATTCCATAAATAAATTACGCAAAGTGGTTGGAATCATTTCCATAATCATAATCGCCACAAAACTTGTTAACGTTTCAATCTCGACAAAACAAACTTCGTATAACTTGGCACTGACATCACCAATTTTATCGCACTTTTTCATGATCGCTACTTCATGTAACAATTGCTCATCAGCCAATTGAAATTTCACAGCATACTCTTTATCATCCTTCCATACACTACATACTATTCCGTACCTACCATGCGCTACAAAGGACATTTTCGAATAACCATTTAAACACGTAGCCACTTTTAACATGTGCTCAATATACATTGCCATGGTCCGTTTACTAATCACCTCTGAATACTCCTCAGCACTCATTCCATCTCGAATATTCCATGCACGGGCATTTGGAGATAAATATTTCAGTACTCGAACACTTTCATCTCTCGAATTGAGACGAATCTTTGCACTCACTTGCCCATACACACGAGTCGTTTCCATTGGAGATTCGATAGTTATACGAGGCATCAACTCAAACTTTGGTCTTGGCTTGTCAGGTGATGGAACATATGTTGAAGTCTTATTCCCAAAATCCTCATCAAATAAATCACCCATTTTTGTTTTTTCTTTCTATCTATCTTTCTTTTTTTTTCAAGTTGCATTAGAGACCATTTCTATTTCACGTCGCCTTTCAGTAGAAACAGAATACTTATCACTCAATTGTTCGAACAACTCATTGATTGGCGTATAGTTTAGTCGTTTAGAATCTTTATAGATAAATTGCTCAATAGGATAAGGTAACTTGAACTTGGCATAATGATGAATCATACACTTTTGTAACATGGCAACATTCGATTTCATGGGCTCATCTATAGGTTCAAACGCTACAGAACGAATAATTGACAAGGCATTCAAATCTAAGAAATGGGATAAAGATCCACGTCCAAAATCAATCAACATAATTTTAAATGCATCACCTTGGCCCTTATTAATTCCAATATTACCAATATGCAAATCATGATGGCCCATACTCTTCTCACGCATTACCTCCAATGCATGTAATAGTTGTAACACATAATCATTCACTTGATGAGCTGTTAATGCCACTTCTGCACACCATCGATCCATAGTTGTATCCACTTTTTCCATGATAATAATACCAACAACATGGATCATATATTGAATCGATACAAAGCAATATTCAATCATTCGTACTCCAATTCCCGCCTCACTAAACTTTTTCAAAATGGCTAATTCGTGAAGTAACTTGTCATTCGCCAATGTAAATTTCGCCACATAGGTTTTACCTTCCTTTTTCACAATGCAAGCTACACCATACATACCATTATTCAAGAATTCTAAATGCTCATATCCATGGAGACAGGTAGCTACCTCTAGCATACGGCGAATATATTTTACCATGATCCGTCGATGAGCTTTGGGTTTCGCTTGAATAGGATTCTCTTTATCCTTCTTAGTATATTTCCAATGTGAACCCTTTAACTTTTCTAATATATCACGAGTTTCATATTTTGGATCTAATGTGATGTAAGCTTCTATTTTCTTACGAATCAGTGTCTTTGTCGTATCTGTACCTATAGGATGTTTATTCACACTATTTGCTGCATCCCGAAAATAATCCTCATCTGAAAAGTTTATCCGATCTTTCATGATCACTCTACTGTTTTTTTTTCTTTTTCTAGTTTATGAATTCCAAAAAAAAATCTACATGTCCAAATCTTATCTTACGAAACGACTTTCTGAAATGCAAGAAAAATTACACATCAAACAAACGTTACTAAATTATGTTTTACATCAACAAGGAGAAGCAGATGATGAAACATATACTACCAATGTTGCCTATTATAACCATTTAATAAGACCTTCCACCGCCATTCTATTTGTAAATCGCACACTACGATTTGAAAACTCCCATCCAGACATGCCTTGTATTCTACAATCACACTATCCTTGTAGACGCGTACATATCATATCAAATCCAAAACGAAATGATGGTATTTTTTATTATGAACAAGACGATTGTTTATATATCTTTAGTCGAATCCTCAAGTCTAAAATATTTCTTCGAGATGGAATGTATCATCTTTTCAAGGACCGTGAACCTTTAGCTTTTCGACAAGGTACTCTCAAAGGTTTTCAAAGTGTATGTCTCATCTCCTCCCAAGATAAGAAAATTGATGTTCATGGATTACAACGGAATCACCGGCTAGTACTCATCTTAGATATCCCTTGTCATTATTGTATACTATTCAATACGATGGATCCATAAACAATCGAGTTAAATGGGATGACTCGGAAGAAAATAACTTTTGTAAACAATTTAAAGGTTTAGCAAATTCCATATCATGCTTCACAATTACTGATGAAATTAATAAAATATTATATCCTACCACCGAATGCTTCATTGCAATCTGTTCACACTGAATATGTTTCAAACACCTCAAAATCTTTCTTACATCCTCATACGAATATCTTACGGAATAATCTGCAAAGTGGAATTCGATACATGTCTCATATAATATACTAGTACTTTTCAACAATTCCACCATTAAGTTTGGATCCATTTACCTCTTTGTTTTTTCCGATAAGTAATATGGGATGTGAATTTGCGAAACCATCCGAACCCAAAAAAATGTCTTCTTGGGCGGATATACCAGTTGATGATGATGAAGATGGTTTCACAGTGGTTAAGCGAAAAAAGTCCAACAAAAAGACAATACCTCTTCATGTAGACGACTTTGAACCCTCCATGCTTGTGGACGAGGATCCTTGGTCATCACCTGTTTGGGAACTCGTTAGATCAAACCCTTATTGTGTTGAACTGGTACACAGCCTTCCCTCTGATGAGGCTCGACTTGCGATATTCAAAGCGTTTGAACACTATGATGAGAACAAACTAGTACATGTTGTTGAACATAACCCTTTATTACAACAAATCAATCAAGCTTCCCAGAAAAAATACAAATTTCTCAAGGCATTCAAATCCGTCACAAACTGGTATCTCAAATTAGCTGCGACTCAATAAACACAAGCACAAGAAAAAACTCTACAACAATAAAATGGTCTTTACTATTTGTATTCATCATGTTACACTCGAATTTGGTAATCACACACCTCTAGGAGTACAATGTATAGATACCACCACTACTCTAGATGACTTGATTTCGTTTAATCCTACTCATAAAGAACTATTACTCGATCTGTTTAGTGGTCGCAATGTACATCATGAACGAAAAGCATTAGAAGCATTAGATAAATACTTGGATATCCCCTTTGTAGAATCATACCTCAACCCCACCTCTTACGCCGCGTTTCACCGTCTTGTTCACAATCAATGCACCATTTTCCCACCATACAACTTGGAACAGGTTGATTTTTGTCGTGAAGCCGCCGCCAGGAATCATGTAGATACTCTCCAAAAAGCATATGAAAAAGGATGTTTCTGGGATAATTCGGTAGTACAATATGCCATTCATCATCGAAATATAGACATGATTCAATTCGTCATCGATCATCATGGTCAATTACACATTGATATGAAATATTGTGTCCGTGCCAATGACATGACTATTCTTTGCAAGCTACTCCCTTTTCAACCTGAAAGTCAACCATTCACATTTAACTGCTATGTGGAAGCGGCTAAACATAATAGTCTGGAAATGCTCAAGTTCATGAAGAGTAACCTTGGCACTTTGAATGGGTACAATGATACTATAGAACAAGAATTCAAAACTATTGCACAACACATTACCTCACTTGGTGTTTACCAATTTTTCAGAGACCACTACGAAGAAATGTATCCCACACAGCCGAACCGTTTCCAAGAGTATACCCACATTTACATTCACAATGCTATACAATATAACGTCATTGATTTATTTATTCATTTATGGACACCCAGAATGATTAATGAAGAATTTGTCAAACGATTATTTTCCCATGATGAGCCGCGACACGAAATGATTAAGCATTTACTTTCACATGGTAACAATGTCATGCAAACCTGCGGTAACAACGTCATGCAAACCTGCGGTAACACTGTCATGCAAACCTGCGGTAACACTGTCATGCAAACCTGCGGTAACCTAAAATCATGGCGTTGGAATGACTTGATGGGCATTTCCTCATTACCTCATTGTGAACATTTAATCACCTACTTGGAATCTCATCCTTTTGTTACTTCAGATGATACCATGACACACATTGATAATGGACGGAAAGCACCCATCAATTACATATCGTATTCCGGCTTATTAGCTCGTGGACACACTGATATTTGTACTCGCTTAGGATTACAATCGCCCCATTATAGTCTACTAGAACAAGCCATTAACAATAATCAAATGAAAGTCGTACGTTATTTACAAAGTTTAGGTTGTTCATGGCCCAAGAAACAACTTGCTGCACAACGCAATCATTTTGCCATGCTCCAATATATTCATGAGAATGGTTTCCAATGTGATGGAACATGTCATATGTTTTATCATGCCTCCCGAATTCCATTTTGTCCTAATATCCCCGATCCAACCTCCCATTGATCCCCATCACACAACATGATCCTTACCAAGTTTTTTGTTTCCGCCATTCTCTTACTCAGCGCCCAATACTTATGGCAATACCAAGATCAATGCCATGTTCATTCCACGAAAGTAACTCGAGTTTACAAACATTACTACACGATGTACTGCTTTCCAATTACTGAATGCCATCTCCCGGAATGCTATACCATGCAACATGATGGTAAATGCTGTAAACGCTCGTTACGTCAACAAATCTGTGAACGATCTCATTACAATGTATCCGTGTATGAAGTGGAACTATTACGCCCACGCTTTTCACCATTTAATCATACCAATGCATTTGCTACGTTGGAGACTACCGAATCGAATATTTCAACCCTTCAACCTTGTTGGTATACTATTCCATGGAACACTTCCAACCTTATTCCACTTCATCATGGGACCGTAGCTCATTTACCATTCCCATTCTCCTTCATCATCTACTTTTGGTTTCTTTACCTCGTCATCGCCCCTTTTGTCCGATAAATAACTCTTTTCTTTCCCAAAAAATGAACCAACAACAACAACAACCAGGAGAAACATTATTGCACTATGCTGCACGCACCAATAATATATATACTCTATTTGCTCTACTTAACCAAGGAATCAAGGTACATTCATATTGAATAAAAATAAATCATTACAAAATCATTTCAGCCAGATGATGGTTCGTTACGAGTAGCTGTTCGGTATAACTCTGTACTTTGCGTCGACATATTACTTGAACACAAGGCGAATGTTCATTCCAGCTATATGGATGGATATACCGTATTACATGATGCATGCAGTATGGGTCACATCGACATCATCAAACGTCTCCTACATTACAAAGCCAACCCATTTTCAACCACCCCACATAATGTAACATTGTCACCTCATCATCCCATAATCTTTCTTTTCTTTTTGGTTTTAATACAGCACAAAACCCCTTTAGATGTTGCTCAAAATTATTCCTGTCATTCCACTATTGCTCTCATGGTATATATTAATGTGTGTATTTATCCTCATTTATTTATCTACAGAAACAAGTCATGACAGAAGAGTTATGCATACCATTATTGATATGGAGCAAAAAGATTGAACATCCATTGTATACAAGAGATATTCTTCGATCCATTATGAAACTCTCTTCATATAAATAATAATAATAATAATCCGATTTGTATACTTTTCATTCATACAAATTATTGTATCATAAGAATGTATTATTATACTTGTCATCTTCACAAGGATTCGTCTCATAAGATGATACGGCAATGGTTGGAGTCAAACACAGCGATGTGGATATATCAAGTGGAAGCAAATGATATTCGAGTTGTCTATGCTGGAACACGTCATAATCTATCATGGAATACTAGACGTACAGACGAATATGCATGTCGTTACTTTATGCCGCTCACTACTCAAAAGATATGTATTGAAGGCCCTTATACAAGTCCTAATATGCCCATGTATTGTTTCCATGATTTGGCGGGCTACATTGAGAAACCCCAACCATGGCAACAGCAGTTCATGACCCTGATACGAGAGCCAACGCCTGGTATTTGGTACCTTTCTTGGGATCGAACCATACAGTGGATACGATTTATCACCATGATGAAATACATTCACGTTCATCACCTAACTATTTCCCTTACCAAAGTTAACGATAGTCAGCTTGAACATGGTGCCACACAATTTGCGGAATACTCTCGACAAGTACAAGTCTATTGGTTTCTACCTACTCTCACTCCTGAACAACAATGGTCATGTATTGACTTTGTCAAACGTATACATAACCATCTTCGTCGCAAATCCACTCTTCTCATCTGCTGTGACAATAAATGTCCACCCAACACACCAGACATTACCAAACTTATTCCCGGTCCAGACAAACGTCATCTCATTCTCGATGAACAATAAATAATCCGATGTACTACTTTACATAAATAACCTGTATATATTGTCATGGATCTATATTTGAACATTGCGAAAGGAGAATCAATCACCCATTTCCTCCATTTGGGTGCCAATGTGAATTTTACCAATGATCAATGTATCCAATGGAATGATCAAATGCATGTTGGAATATTTGAACCTCCTGGCACAAACCTTCAAAGAACACCTTTACATGCTGCTGTCATTACCAATCATCTCCATACAGTTACGGAATTACTATCTCATAATGCAAATGTCGACGCCAAGGATACTCGACAACTAACTCCACTTTTACTTGCTGCCAACCTAACCAGTCGATATCCAGAGTTTATTACTACACGTCTCTCTATCATTCACCTACTTCTACATTACAACGCCAACCCACATCTCAAAGGCTACATGGTAAATTTATACTGATGAACAACCAAAACTTAGTTACATTAGGGACATAACCTGTTAACTACCGCACTTTTTTCCAAATTCTATGCATTGGTTCCAATCGCCTTACAAATACCGAACATGGACTTGAATTGCCCCTCTCTGGATGGAACGCCACTTGAACTAGCGATTAGAGATCCCATGTCACGAAAATACGTCAATACCCTTCTCTCTATGGGAGCTTCACCAAGACTCGAATTCAAAAATGTAGAAAACATGGTATTATTATTATTTTTATTATTTATCCAACTTTAATTGCAGTTTATGTCCCCATTAGAAAATGTAGTCAAGGAAAAACTACAAGAATCCATTCATTTCATTCGTCATTTCTCAAGTTATTGTGGATGGATACCCTTTCTCGTATTTAATCGTCAACCAAACCCTTTTACTTGTCATCCATTATACACCCGTGATGTTCTACGTTCCATACTTAAATTATCACTCATCATAGAAAAATAAACATGTTTTATGACTGAAAAATCCTTTCAAATGAGGAAGGCTTTACATCACATTGATGGATATGTAATGTTCGTAAAGCCGCCTCTTCATGTCCATGTTCCAAAAAAATGGAATAACATGTCTCTGGATCTCGTAACATCAAGATCATGTACTCAACACATCCTTCACATGGATGGGCATTGTTTTCCAAAAATTCCATGATCAATTCTGGTGTCATGGATAATCCCAAACGTTCTAGTATTATGTCCTTGGCATGCACATGTGACGATGAGCAATTCTCCAATGCCACAATCTTGAAAATACTGTGTCTTACTTCCCCATTCATTTCAAATGGTAATAACTCCAATGTCTTGTTCATATCAAAACCTTTCCACCTTACATGACGAATTAAATTGGCCTGGTTTGCTCTTGGCTTTGACGAAGATCCCTTATTAGAAAGTAGAAAAAACATTGCCCACAAAATACAAAAAATTACCAATAGATCCACGCAGAAAATCCAAACATTTCTAATTTATTTTCGTTTGCGAAGTCGTAACTTTTGTGATTGGAGGGATGATAAGTAGACCATTATTTCGGGATGATCGTGGGCTAAGATTTTACATGTTGCCATGCTATAAGGGCAACCATGTTCAATTACAAATTGAAAAATATCCAATGCTCGCTTGTTAATAGCATATAGACATACATCAGGATCCCAAGGACATTTTTGATCCACCAAAAATTGAAGAATCCTAAGTATATCCCTCGAATTACCATAGATCACAAGAGCCCATACTTTCGATGTCAGCTGATAACCATTTTCCACCATGACTTGAACTGCTTCAACAGTCCCTTCTCGCATAGTAAACTGATACATTTGTTCGGAAAACACATAGCCCCTTGAGTGTAGTAACCTTAGCATTAGATGCTTCATCCGAAATATTCCATTTAATTGCGGTATTGACACATGTTGGTCCAATAGAAACTCCACAATGGCAATATTGTTTGAGTTTAACGCATCACGCATATGCTCCGGCTGAAATGTTCCACCAATGTCCACCAAATATTTCACAATGTCTATCTCTCCAGAGTGAACTGCTGCTTGATAAATCTCATGCACCAACACATTGAACACCTTCTTTTCATGCATGTATCGTAACAATTCTATTTTCTTGAAATGAACACTTCGAGCAATATCTCCAATACTGATTTCATATCCCAACCCTAGCATATGAATGACTGTTCGTAAATCGGGGCAAATCCACATATACAAATGAATTCCTATCGGTATGTTCCGTTGATGAAAGAAATCAATCATGCCCAATTGATTACTCTTCACAGCACTGCGAAAATGATCACTTGTAAACACAAAGTCGAATGGGAATTGAGTTACACATTGCATTAGACCATGCTCGATGACTAAAGTTACCGCCCTTTCCGAAATTACAACTCCATCACACCCCATCATAAATGTCGCCACTGACTCGTGAGGTTTTTCCAATGCCAATTCCAGAAATAATCCATTATCAAAGACGTAACCATAGTCATGTACAGCCTGTACCGACTCCACATACCCCATCTTAATCGCATTTGTCAATATGTCCTCCGTAAAACAATCTTCCGGGATAATGACTTTGTTACCGCAAGTTGGCATGACTTTGTGACCATAGTGATGGGTCGCCATACGCTGCAAAGATACATGACTCGGTTGAAAATAAGCTTCTACCAATGGAATGTCCAAAAACTTATCCAGATGCTCCAACTCAGCTCTACATGCACTGAAATCCTTTGTTTGATAATTCTTCAAAAAATCCCTCAACAATGCTTCCTCATTACTCTGTATCAACTCCGAAAGTGTAACTGATTCGTCTTCACATTGAATATGTAGTGGCGACAAGTTTCCAAAATAAGATAACATTTCCTCCTCCATAGTTTTTCACTCAAGATCATCGCATGTTGTTATGTATCGGAAGATTCTCCTAATGTCGACATCCATGATGACCGCCAGATTTTATTACGGAATAATAAGTTCTGCATTGCACCATTTCTCATTACCCCTGGCAGTTTAGAAGGTTAACAGGTTCGGTATAGCCTCTTTCGAAGCATATTCCCTGAATTTGGACATAATGACAAGAGAAAATCAAGCACTTTTTTTCGTTTATGTCGCTTACACAGTTCAATACACGTGTTCAGACTATAAGGGCACTGATGTTTGATCGCAAATTTCACCAATGATAACCTACCACAGATACATGCTTTCTCCACAAACAGTTCAATTGGCCATGGACAAGCCTTATCAAACAAATATTCATAAAAATGAGTATTATCTCTGTCAAACGTTTGAAGAAATTCCATCCATAATGATGAGGTTAATGGTACACCACTTTCATGTACAAACTTTACAACATCGACCGTGGAATATCGTATTGCCGCATCTAGTACTCCCTCTGTTAATGGCTCATGATACTCTTCATGAATAACCCTCAATACATCCAAACAGTTGGGCTTTGACATGAGATCCCTCAAAAAATGGGTATGAAGATATAGTCGAACTCCTTTAGAATACATAAACCGCACCATATCTAGATCGTTATGACATGCGGCCACGTTTAATGAATGTAACATAAAATGTGACCCAAATTGCAATAAGTAGTCAATGATGGGTACATGCCCGTACATGATCGCCTCATTTTGTAAGTCTCTCATATCATATACATTCACAGTTTTCCAGGTACATAATTTTCGCAATACCTCTACGAAGCCCTCTTTTACAGCCACCGAAAAACATTCCATATCCACTTCTGGAACTATCTGATACACAAAATCCATCATGGCTATCTGATTATACGTTACTGCCGTCAACATACACTTGTCATCAAATAAATTAGAGTTTCGTAAATAGATGGTTTGTACACACTTGAGATACCCCATTTGTATCGTATGCAGCAACACATCATGATCTAAAGGTGCATCATGTTCCAGTAAATACTCTGCTATCATTTCGTGCTTATGTGATACAGCAGTGTAATAAAATGCTTGGATATCATACGCGTACCCTAATTTCCACACCAAATCCACAACATCCATATCTCCCTTTTCAATCGCCTCTAACAATATCTCTTCTGTAAACAATTTCTCATAGCATTTCATTTGTCCCTCCACCTCAACTGGCGGCTGTTGTTGTTTACTATCCTGTCCATGCGTTAATCCAATGACACGAATAAAATCTCCATCCACCAACTCTACTACCCGGCGTAATGCTTCATAACATGGAGTAAACACAACTTGCACTAATGGAATATCCAAATACGAATCGAGTCGCTCCAAACTTAACCTTTCCTCCTCAAAACTTTCTTGCCCATATCGACTAAAAAAACGTTGCAATAATACACTATCCTCTTTGGATACCATATCCTCCATTTGTACTGGTTTATCATAACATGTAACCCTAAGTGGAGAATGCTTACCAAAAAAAGACATGAGAGCAAGTCGTTTTCTTATTATCTATTTATTACTCACAACATCCATGCATGGAAACACGTCTTCATGTTTTCTCTTTCCTAGGCAACTTTTTTCTTCTTCTTCTTCTTCCTCCTCCTCATCCTCCTCATTGTCCGGATCATAATTGATGCTGGCTTCAGTCTTGCAAAACTCACAATCATGAATACCAAGATGTTTCCCATGAAGGATCAGCCACCGAATCTGGTGAAAAGCAGAATTCGCCATCGCTTCATGTGGAACATTGAGTACACTCGTTGGAAATTGGTTCAGCTTCAATCGATTGCTTGGTGTAAACGATACCAACTTGACCGCCATCGCAAATCGACCCTCCTCACAATACTGTTGCAACAAGGCCCATGATCTACCATAAATCATGGTATCAATAGGAAATAAAAAAAAAACTATTCTTACGTGAGATTTTCCTTGAAAAAGTACTCGAGACATTCCTTGCACTTGTTGTCATCACGAATGTCTTCAGGCGGCATATCAAGTCGTTGTAGTAGCATCGTCTTCTCGGGTACATGCTTGTCACCACAGAGTTTTGATCCTATTCCATTCGCAAGCTTTTTTCGTACATCGTATGTCAAGTAAATGTCTCCACGGTTCACAAAGCTTTGATACATTTGCTTCATACTAAAATTCAAAAATTTGATCTGATGGAATATCCCAGAAAGCCAACGCTCATAGAAAAACATGTTTCGATATTTCTCATCACGCCTAACCATGCCAAGTGAATACACATACCAATAATCTCTACTTACGGATGTAATCGCTCAATCATGGCGCAGAGACATTCCTTGCACGGCCACTCACGTGTTTCACCCTCCATATACCCCTTAATGTCATCCATGTCCAAATACACGTCAGACGGCACATTGCGTAACACATCCTCCTTATGATGAACTCCATCACATGGTAAAGAAAGCAAACCAGTCATTTCCTCAGAAGCCATCAAGACTGATACCTTGTCTTGTTACCGCTATGAAAACCGATTCCGCGGAAAATCAAAAAAAAAAGTTTATTTATTTCTGTCGAAAAACATTTTTTTTTTTTGGATTTTCCGGACGTGATTTGGGTAACAATTATACAGTCACAAGCAGAAATGGTGATGCAAGAGTACCCCGACAACTTACCTGAAACGGAAATGGAACAATGGGAATCTCAATACGCGAATGCTGATCCAAGTTGGCTTTCTTTAAATCCTTTTCTCAACCATGTCCTAACTTTATTTTTTATGTGTAGATACAAGGGCATTTGTGAGCGGAATTGTAGACATTTGTTTGGGGGTCAATTCCAATATCACTGTGATTACCAATGTGAATGGACGACACTTGGATGTGGATCGATTTGATGACCATGTCGAGTTGCAAGTGGGAGTGGACGCTGTCAATGATGCAATGTTCATTCATCCACCCAACAGCATTGAACATTGTGGTGATTCAGGAGATTGGTCCATGTACTATGTAGACGATCTCCCAGACTTTATCCGAAATCTGTTTCGATTCCATCATCTGGCCATGAACAATGATCTCGCTCATGATGCCCAACAATTTCTTACACGACTGTTAACTCCACTCGAAGTAGGAGAAGAGGAGGAGGAAGAAGAAGAGGAAGACGATCAAGAATAAACCTTTTTTTTTTTTATTTCATGTTTTTTTTACTACAAGGATATATTCATAGCCATTAGGTAATTGATCGGTTGGATGTTGAATATCAAAATGAGTATTCACTTGAGTTGATGACAAATCAGTTGCATCCATCAAATAAGGTATACCACTCGCTTTCAACATCTCCATGGTACAAACTTGAGGAGTAGAGCCAGGTATAGCTTTCTGTAATGCCCTTAGTGAATATGGATTAGAAGAAACAATACCAAACATGGAACAAGCATAAGTTGTTGCAATCGCCTTAATTAATGATGTTGCATAACCTTTTCTACGATACTCTTTTCGAACTACTAGTTGAGTTATCCAACATAAATCTTGTACAATCACAAAACATGCATGGCCTACATGGGGCATCAATGCAATACCTGACGTTGGAGAATGAAGAAAATCTTTTCGTAATCGATCTGGGATAATAGTTACTGGTTTTTGTGATATCCTCCATACCCCATATTGGGTAGAAAATAAAGTTGCACATTCCTCCAAAATATCATATGTCACATGAGATGACGGTATCACTTGCATGTTTTTTCTTTCTTTTTTTTTATTAATGTGTACTTGAGTAAAAATGTTTTTTTCTAAACCCAATCAATAGGGTCTTTGTTATGCTTGAGCAAATAGGCATTCGCATCTTGGAAATGAAATTTAGCGTCCCTTTCAAAGCCATTTCCAGCCAATGGTGATGGATGACGTGAAGTAAGAACCAAATTGTTATCCTTGTTAATCAAGTGTTGATATGACTTGGCATCGTTTCCCCACAAGAAATAAACAATATGCTCAGTATGAATGGCCATCCATTTCATGAATTCCACAAAAAACTTATTCCAGAGTAAAGTATGCTTCTTGGATTGTCCTTGCAATGTCGTTAACGAAGCATTCACCAAGAATACACCTTGATCCACCCATGATTCCAAACATCCACCTTGTTTACGGGTTGCAAAATTGATACCCAAAACTTTTCCAATACGTTGTAGTGATGGTGGAATCTTCATACCCACAGGAACACTAAAACTATATCCATCCGCTTCTCCAAGATTGATATATGGATCTTGACCAATAATTACAGCACGAATATCATGTGGAGCCAAATCATCAAAGATACGAAATACAACTTCACGTGGAGGAACTATTTTTTGATGTTTATAATACTCATCCAACTTCTTGTGAATACTTTTCAATTCAACTTCCACACTTTCCTGTTCCACAAACCCTTTCCACTTATGATTCATAATTCCAATGGAATTCAAATCATTTCTTTTTTTTTTCCATACCATTTCGGAATAAGTAGAAAAAAAAAGAAACATGATCCCAAAAGCATTATGGAGAAATTTACAGTTTTTGGAAATATTCATGGAAACTATAGCAATGAATGTATTACGCCATGATCTTTCAAGTCTAGAAGTTTATAAAACAAATGAACAAACTCCATTACTATTATTTGTATGGGCTCATCTACATTACCCTAAGAAACGACTTCCCTGGCAAATTTCTGAAAAAGAGATTATCAAAAGAATTGATAACTATAAATTGCGACTTAATGATTCCGAATTAGCCCATATTGTTGCTATGGAGGAATTAATCAAACCTAATGTCGGAAGTACAACTGCACGCATGGCCAAAGAATTGATTCACGCCATGACAATGCGCCATTTACATGACTTTGGGATGATGGGAGGAAATGAAGCAGATACAGATCATCAAATGTATTTTCATATTATGTTATTCTTATTGGAAGTATTGGACCCTAATGAAATGAAAGTACGAGAATTGAATTCATCTGGTCATGCTATGCTGTTATTCCATGATGAGAAAAATAGGAAATGGTTTATTAGTAATAGTGGAAGTGGACTACAAAATCATGCTACTTTCGAGTCTATGTACAATGTCATTCAAGAAATTATTCCAGATCATGAATTCATGTCACTTGTACGTAAAAACACCAAAACCATAAGTTTTTCTAGAGTAGATGATATTTATGAACAACTTAATTTAGTATCCCCACCACCACCAGCTACCACTAAGAAATATACCGTGTACAGCATGTCGCGTATGATTTTCTCTTATCATCAAGACGCTCAATGTCTTTATGCTAGTCCACAGTTGGGTGGCACATGTACGTTTTATTGTAATGTGTGGTTGCTCGTATACCGTTTACTTACTACCAGTCAACACGGCGCAGTAAAAATTGGGTTGTATATAGAGGAATTTTTAAAATACATGAGACAACATGTTGCATCACCCATTCAAGTTGTTTCTACCCCAATTGCTTCCAAAGGGTACACATTACAACATGTACTATGCAAAGAGAATCGACAATGTGATAAAACCTATGACAAGCTAGTTCTCGATTATCATAGAAGGATATATGGACATAACTTGACCAAGACAGATTACTTAATTAGGGAAGATCCCAAGTTAGGTCTTGATCAAATCTGGGATCAAACAAATGAATTCGAAACATTTGCATGGCTGTTTCACCATGAAGATTCCAGATTACGAATGGGAGCTGACTTACGATTACTGATGAATGGATTATATGTGAAACAAGCATGTCATCATTGGCAATCTAAATCGATGATTACAGACACCCAATTTCCTTTAGTGTTGCGTTTTTTACGTTATTTTTGCACGAGTATGGCTATGGCCCTTAGTTCACATCAGGCGGACTTATTCAGAATGTTACACCTCACTTTCGGTAGCCTGTGGCATAATTACATTACCTCAAAAGTGGGGACTGTTCTCGTTACCAATATCATAAGTGATATTTTGAGGAATGATGTCAACAAAGAAGATATTATCGATGCATCAGTTAAGTTACAACTAAAATTGTACCATGATACTTTTGCCACATTCGTTATTGCTGGCAAGTTACATCAACAATTAGGCTATAACAATATGTTTATTCCTCCTCTAGTGAAAAATGAAGACATTGGCAAACTACTGTCCCAATATAAAGCTTCACCGACGACACAAGTTACTGAATTCTCTCCTTTACTGATACCCGTATATGGTGACATGAAGTTTAACACCAAAATGGTAAGCATAGAATTCGGTCAAGTTGTGTTACTACCCAAAGAACAACAAGATATCGAAATGTCCTGTGTTCGTCACCATTTTGAATATCTAAAATTTCATGATATCCCTGAATCCAACCTCCACCTTTATATGGGTATCTGTATAGCCTATAATGTCACACTACAATTATCCAACGTACTCATCCCTAATCTACACAAGCAATTGCCTCTTTCTACATTGCCCTATTATTATCTAGCATTACTTTTATGTCGAGATGATAAACAATATACAGAAGAATGGATAATGGACCAGTTTATTCGTTTAACACTCCCACGTAACAAGTCCCAAGAGATTTATTTATACTATTTGTATGCTACTCGCAAATCATCCTCCATCACATTATTATGGCAACAGTGTTCATGTAGCTCAGCTTTTCGAAAACTACATATGACGTCTGACGCTACCTCGACGGTTGAGGAACCACTTCTCCAATTAGTCAAAAATACTCGAACATGGTTCTATGATGGGGATAAAGTCGAACCATTAAATAGCTTCTTTCGTTTCCCAGAAGATCCCTTTTGTAAGTATGGATACATGATAAGAACCCAAAAAAATAATGTCAGTATTGTGAGATATAGATCCACTACTCCAAGCATTCCTTCTCATAATTGGTATAGTGTGACACCTCAACAATGGCATTTACATCACCCCACTGAAGGATGGTTCACCAACTATTCTCAAGTCATTTCTGATCCTTTACTACACTGGTCATGTCACGCTGAAGCCGCATCCATATGTCTCATGTATCATACCAGCCACCCTTCCAGAAGAGGCTTGTTACTCTATTATACCAACTCCTATTGTCACGATTCCTATATACACCAAAACGAAACCTATCGATCCCAAATCCATACTGACCCTTATTTTGGTATCATTGAATTTACTTCAGATTACACATGGTTTAAGGACTTATCCATCACGGACATAGTTGTTCTTTACCGTATTCTCGCCGAAAACCATAACATTAATGCTAATCGAGTTTATGAAGTTGCCTCTGCTTATGATCCACTTATGTATGGCGGCTCCTACATGATCGACTACTTGAATAAGGACTCCCCAAAGAGAATATTACCACAAGACTGGATTACCTATTGGGATACACATTATATACGCCTTTTTACACCCCGAGATACAGTTTCCTCTTTTTGGGGGCGTATATATCCCCTCACTCCAACACCAGCCCAAAAGGATGTAATAGAAGCACTAGAGAAAGGTGCAGCCAAAGGACCCAATTGCGTAATTCAACTCCTCATGGGCATGGGAAAATCATCCATCATCATGCCCTATCTACTCGTCAACTATTTACAAAATGCCACCACATTACCACAACTGCATCAACAAGGCCTATACATTGTAGTCGTTCAACCTCGCCACCTAACCAAAGACGCCCTACAGAAAATTATTACATTCAACTTTATTCCTTGGGTCATTGTTCGTTATGGCATCACCGACCAACTCTTAACTCGACGTAAATCCCATGTTGTCATACACGTAGTAAGCGATACCGATCTCAAGAGACTCTATCTCAAATTAAAACCCAATGAATTCATTCCTGATATGATGATCATCGATGAATATGATAGCATCTGTATGCCTTGTAAATCAGACTATAATGAAGTGGTAGCAGAACAAAGAGGCTATAGTTGTAATACATCACTTTCCCCCAAAATGTTACATTGGTTTCAACATCGATTACCCCAAATCATCATGACCCAACGATATGATTTACTGGATACAGAACAATCCGAATATTGTGATCCAGGTCAAGAACGATTATTTACCCATTGGAAAACATGTGTACATACGATTCATCATCAATGGATTTATCGAGTCAAGTATGGATTTCGACATACGGGACCTAAAGCTTCCTTATTTGTTGTCCCTTATATTGCCATGGACATACCACATGAATCCTCTGAATTTTCGTCCAATGATGTCAATTTCATTGCTACCTGTATGGCTCTACGACATGAAGGTCACCTCACTCGAGAACAACAACGACTACTCAAAGCAACCACTCATCGACGCCTCAAATTACGCATTATTCAACCTAGTGATGACAAGAATAATCCCTTATGCACCTACGCATCCGAATGTTTATTCCCACAACTCCATTACAGTACCATTGTCAATAATATTACCATGGTAGATATATTACGACAAAAACACGGTATCGTCTATGCTTTCTCCGGTACTGTAGCCATCCCTTCCAGCCCTCAATTAAATGTCACCTGCGTCACCAAGGATCAATCCTACTCCAAAGTAATACACATTCTCGAATCTAACCGACACAAGATGAGATGCATTTCACCCAAGACGAATCTATGGGCTGACCTCAAACATTACAACGTCTTTATTGATGCGTGCGGCTATTGCAAAGATCACTCACAACAGGAAATCATTGAATTGCTTCATGAACACGTGAAATGCTCTATCGTCTATGTTAATTCACAACACATTACTATGGTGTACCCAGAAAATCATGTGTATTCTGAAACCAGAACCTCGAATACGTTTGATATGTCCAAATCATATTTTTACTTCTTTGATCATACCCACATTGTAGGTACAGACATAAAACATCCTCGAAAACTACGCATTCTACTCATGACACATGAATCATTACGAGAATATCAAGTCGTACAAGCCATGTATCGCATTCGAGGTATTGATGTACCCACTAACGAACATGATATTACTTTCGCTTACGAATCGTTAACCCCCAACAACTCATTAGTCACCATTTGGAGAGATGCTCAACACAGAGATATACAAACTAACGCCAAATATTTAGACATATTACTACTAAGGAATGACAAGAAAATTGCTAAAAAGTCTTATCAAATAATGCATGAGGATTGTAATGATCAACCAGCATCTATGCTTGAATTGGAACAGGAAAAGGAAAATGAAAAAGAAGTTGAAAATGAAGTAGAAATAGATACCTATCATGTAAAACTAACTATCAAACGTGTTATTCGCCAAAATCATACCCATATTGATAATCAAGGGCGTATCAACTACAATGCTTCATCCAACGAAATTTCATTTGGTCCCCATACTTTTCTTTCCAAATATTGTAAAGAATTTGTTCGTGAAAATTATATAACATGGTATGATCTATTTATCCTTGAGCATTATCCTAAATCAATTATTATCCATTATGATGAATTATATACATTATGGGGCAAACTATTACCTAACAAACACAAGGTATTTCATGCTACAGGTCATCTTATCTATCCAACCGCGTCAACTAAAGCCTTTCACCCCATGATTGCCACAATGCTTTATTTATCCAGTGTAACCTCTACACACCTCACTGAAATTGCCAAACAAATTTCTGTTCCTTCCGAATTCAAAAACATGGAAAGTCTATGTCATATGTCTCGCCCTTTAAGCCACACCATACTCTTTTCATCGAATGCCGATCGAAAACGACTTTTTTATACCATTTCCCAAACATCAAAAGAGTATACTCATAAATACATCTATCCATCATCCTCTATCCTCAAACCTGCTTCACCACCACCACCACCACCAGCGGAAGCACCAATTACATTACCGCAAGTTGCCATGACAATGATACCACCCATTGTAAGTAAAGCCTCACCAATCATTATAAATTCTTCCTCATCATCATCCAAAACTGAACCAGAACCAGACTTGACTCATTACTATACTATTCCCAAATCCAGAATACCCAAAGTTCATCGCATTGACGGTCAACTTGTCGTCAGTCCATCCATGCAAAAACGTATCCGAAAATATGTTTTGGAATGTCTACCTGAAGAAACTATTCGAGTCACGACTATACTCATCCATAACATGAGTCATGATCTTACACTGACCAAATACAATCTTGACCAAACCAATGTGTATGGATACATTGACGAAGAAGAATTAGTTCAAAGTCGAAAACGAAGAAGAAAGGTTAAAAAACTTGTAGAGAAATATACAGATCAACCTATTACCCATCACATGATTCGTACCATTGAACACATGTTCTCCTCTCACTCTACATTTACTCGTCTAACAACCACCATGAAACTTGCAGCTGGACTACTAGACGATTCATTACAAAAATCTTTCTATTTAGTCTCTCATCATTTCCCCAATGTGGAGGATAACATAAAACGTAATATGGCCAAATTTGTAGTTACGCATGCTAAAAGTGGTTGTCTATTTTCTCGACTCAGTTCTACTATGAAACAAAAACTAATCAAAAGTTTTCTTATGTAAAATAAAAACAAAAAAAAAATGATAAATAATATCCCCATTACCTTTTGGAAAAATCCATTCTTTGTAAATGTTATGGTAGATACTACTTACGCCAACTTGATTCTTCATGACGATATAAAAGAATTTCATAGTATGAAAAAGGTAAACAAATTAGGGGTACATATTTGGGCATACCAAGTACATCCTACCGAACATTTCCCATGGCTGCTTTCACTCGAAGAAATGTATGACTCATTAAATCGATTCCGTCTATTGTTAAATCAATCAGAATTAGCGAATGTAGTTGCATTACAAGACTTATTGGTAAATGGTAACGGCAGTGAAACCAAGATCATGACCAAAGATCTTCTCAGAGCGATGACTTATCATTTTTTAGCTAATCGTACTGATCCGCACATGTATAAACTAATTATCGAGAGTTATTGCCATATATTAGACGAAACATATACATCAGTTCGTCTTTTTAATACGATTGGACATGCAACAATACTCTTTACTCGGCCTGGTGAACAAGTGTTTGTATGTAATAGTGGTGATGGATTACAATTCCATAATGAACTTGAAGGCATGTACAATGTTGTACAACCCATCAAACCATCTCAAGACCAATTAAAACAATTCCTCATTTCTGGTGACAAGTCCATTCGATTCCATGATACCGATGAAATGTATCAACAGTTTCATACCGTTCCACCTGAAATCCCACAACATCCAACTCGTTATACCATCTATGCTATGGGTAGAATGGCATGTACCTGGCATGAAGGTCGACTTTACGCCTCTCCCCAATTAGGAGGAACATGCGCTTTTTATTGCACCTTGTGGTATGTCGTCTACCAGCTCATCACCCAACACCAAAAACACCTCCAAGAAGTTTGTCACTACTTTACCGATTTTTTTAATTACATGAAAAAACATGTCGAAGCACCAACCAAAATCGACTCCAACGAAACCTTATCTATGGGTCATGCTCTACAACATGTCGTCTGCAAAGAAGGTGCAATATGCGACCGAAACACTTATCAAAAATTAATTCGTACATTCCACATTGATTATTATGATATCAATTCCAAAGATACTTCTTATCCCGCATATGAATACTTTACTGTTCCAACCAACACTCACTGGATTCCAAACCAAGAATTTGAAACCTTTCCATGGCTAAATCACGCTCGAATGCCATACCAATACAATAATCATCTCAAACTTATTATCGATGCTAAATATTGTAAAGAAGCATGTCTATACTGGCAAACCAAAGAGACCATTTCTGCACAACAATTTCCATATGTGTTCAGTTTTCTCACCTATTACCTGACAGGAAGAATCATTGTCGAGCCAGATCTTAATACTGACATTTTCGGTATGATTAATTATACATTTGGCTTCCTATGGTATAATTATGTAGTGTCCAAGGTATCACGCGCCTCCTTAGACCAATATCTCAAACTACTCTTTCAAAGTCGAACCAAGGTTTCTGATCTACTCAGCGTGAAACATAAACTACAACTCCATTCTGAACTTGATGCATTCACCGCTTTACTCATTACTTTTAAATTACGTAACCAAATTAATCATAAACATAAACCCATCACCACAAACAAGAAGGAGCTCGACAAATTTATACAACACTTTATTGTATTGGAACCATCCCAAACCATTACCACATCACCCATCATGATCCCCGTTCAAGGTAACCTAAACTGTAATCTTTCTTTTGCCTCTATTCAATTTCGAGACATTGTCACTTCATTTCGTCATTCACCTTGCACCACACTTAACCTACAACAGCGTGACGAATACGCCCAAACGGTACGTAACCATTTTTGGCATCTCCAGTACCACACCATCCCTACAGAACATCTACACTTGTATTTAGGCATCTGTGTAGCTTACCGCGTCACATTACAACTTCAACACGTATTTCGACCTGATATACAAGATAATCTCGCCTATTATTATTTGGCCCTCCTATTATGTCGAGACCCACAATATCCAGAACCTTGGATCATCCAACAATTTCTCAATACCTCGCCAACCTTTCACAAAGAACTCTTCATTTATTATATTTACGCATTACAAGGTCAAGACGCCACATTATTCCAACCACTGATTAACTATTGTAATGCTAGCAGCCACTTTCGCTATTTACATATAAAAGCATCAGGTCAAACCATCACTACAATGGAAAACCCTGAACTCACCTTGGATCCTATAACATCACATTGGATGTATCAAAAGACATTACCAGTATGTGAATTCATTACATTCTTCGATTTGCATTCATCACAATGGCGAGAACATGGATACTCGATTCAAACTAAAGATACATCTACTCAACAGGTTACCTCTTCGAATGAACCTCAAGTTACCGCTCGTTTTATTTCCGTACAACAGAAACTTCCTTCCCATACCTGGTACCGCATACAGAATCGATGGCATCTCAACAATCCAAATGATGGTTGGTACACGAATTATGATCAAGTTATTAAAGATCCTCTACTTCACTGGTCATGTCATGATTCTACTGCAAGTGTATGCCTCATGTTCCACACTGATAATCCAAACAGAAGAGCATTATTAGTCAGATTATTTCATCATAAACGTTTTGATATGTATCGCCATCATGACCCATCACTTCGAGACAAGATCGTGATTGACCCTCATTTTGCAATTCTTGAATTTTTACCAGACTTTTCCTGGTTTATCAATATATCAGTCACAGATATGATTGCCCTATACACCGTTCTATCCATGAACCTCAATGAAAATAGCCCCTTTGTATATGAAGTTGTAAGCGCTATCAATCCTTTACTATATAGTGGGTCATTTATGTTGGATTATCTCAATAAAGATACAATAGATCAACGTCTAATTTATGATGATTGGATTGCATATTGGGACCAGCATTACGTGAGACGTTTTTCGCCCCATGAATCCATTCGTACATTTTGGGAACGTGTATACCTATTGAAACCCAGACCTGATCAAACCGAGATACTACAAGCATTACAGAGACATGCTGGGACCAAACATAATTGTGCTATTCAACTCCTTATGGGCATGGGAAAATCCTCCATTATCATGCCTTACTTAATTGTAGACTATCTAGAATCTATTCGTCATTCCCCACAACTAACCACTCATGGGATATACATTCTCGTGATCCAACCACGCCACCTAGTTAAGGACGCACTTCAAAAAGTCATGGCCCTTCAACTAATTCCATGGGTTATTATTCGAACCGGATTTCACCCCGCCAAACTTTCACGGCGACCTGGTTTCTCCATTATTCACGTCGTAAGTGATGCTGACCTCAAACGACTATATCTACTCTACAAACCAGGCGCATTTACACCAGACATGATGATCATCGATGAATATGATAGCGTATGTATGCCTTGTAAATCTGATTACAATCAAGTAGTGAAAGAAAGACTAGGTTATGGCCCATTCAAGCTATCCGAAAAGATGATGCATTGGTTCCAACACATCTTACCCGAAATCATTATCTGTCATGAAAACTACCCTCATTGGGATAAAGATCAATTACAATACTGTGATCAAGGTTATGAGTATTTATTTCAACATTGGCGACATTGTATTCACACCATTGAACATGAATGGCTTTACCGCGTTAAATATGGCTTCCGCGATCATTCATTATTTATTGTCCCTTATATCGCCATGGATGTACCCCACGACACATCTGAATTCACGTCAAATGATGTAAAATATATTGGAACATGCATTGCTTTACGTCACGCCAAGACACTCACTCATGACCAACGACAACTGCTAACACGAACCATCTCTCGACGTCGCGATCTAGAGTTAGTGGCACCCCATAAAAATCTCCTTTGCGCCTATGTATCTGAATGTTTATTCCCCAAACTATGCTACACTGATATTGTCAAGACGATCTCCATGGTTGATATACTTAAGCAAAAACAATGTATCACATATGCATTTTCTGGAACCATTGCAATTCCTTCCAGTGATGAACTTAACATTACATGTGTCACAGGTGATAGCTCATACCGTCACGTGGTGAAACTGCTACAAGATCAAGCGCCACACATCAAACCTATACAACACATTTGGCCATCAATTCACCATTACGACGTATTTATTGATGCGTGTGGATACTGTAAACAATATACACCCTCTCAAGTTCTTGACTTATTACATAAACACACTAAGCGCCCCATTGTCTATGTTGATGCAAAACACACGACTAAGGTATACCCAAATCAACACCTTTATTCTATCACCAATAACTCGAATAGCTTCAACAATGAGGATCATCACTATTTCTATTATTTCGATAATGCACACATTGTAGGAACAGACATCAAACATCCACATAGCCTTCGCGTATTACTCATGGCCCATGAATCTATGCGAGAATATCAAGTTGTACAAGCCATGTATCGCATTCGAGGAATACATTTACCTGAACATAAACATTCTCTTCACATTGTTTATGAGTTATCATCTACACAACCCAAATCAAACAACCAACTACCCGACCAATGGCATAAGTTACAACAGCAAGATATGGAAACAAATCGAAAATACTTAAAGACACAATTGATACGTTACGCAACCAAACTTAAACAAGGTAGTTACCGAGTCTCACTCGCCCATTCGACCATCCTCGACCAGGAACAAGAACAAGAACGAGAAATCGAAGTGGAAAATGAAGTACAGGTAGATATACTTTATAATCCGGATCAGTTTGTCGATAACAATTATCCATACACTCAAATCAATTCCCATGGTATAATCAATGAACAAACAGGTATAGATACACCATTAGGTCCACATGTATTCGTATCCAACTATTGCCAACAATTTATACGTTACAATCCTGCCAAATGGTTTGATATGTTTCTACTTACACATCCACAAAAGATGATTATTATACATTATGATGAATTATACTCTTTATGGGGTAAACTCCATCCAACCCTTCATCGAGTATTTCATGCAGAAGGTCATCTCTTATATCCTCATCCATCAGCTACTGAATCGAATCATTTATTACCTTGTATGTTGAATCTAGAGAAAGTCACCAAACAAGATCTTCAACATGTGATCACTCTTATCGATTCTCCCAAACATTTTTGTAAAATGGTAAATAAATGGCTAGATGCACGACCAGTACATGACACCATTTTATTTCGATTTCAACGATTTCATGGAAACAAACTATCCTATACTACCACAGATATTCTTACACGGCATGCAGACGAAATGGCCTCTACACCTTCCCCCAAATTCATCCCACATGAACATTTCGATGATCACTTTGATGATAATCTTGATAATTCTGATCTCAAGTCAGATGACATACCTTCACCACCCTATCAACCAAGTCCTTCCTCACCCTCCAAAACCTCTACTGAAACTGAAGTAGAACAAGAAATGATACTAAAGACGAAAACTAAGAAGAAAAAGAAAACTATCACATATCACCGTAAGAATGGTCGAGTTGTCGTAAATGCCAAACTACAAAAACTAATTTGTCAATATGTAATGCATTCCTTACCTGAAGAAACAACTCATGTCTTGACTACAATCATTCAACGCATGATACATGATACTCTGATTACCAAATATAATCTAGAGCAAACTAATGTATACGACTACATTGATGAAGAAGAATTATACCACAGTAGAAAACGACGTAAAAAAGTTGAGAAATTACTGTCAAAGTATACTGATCAACTCATTACTCACCATATGATTCGAACTGTTGAACAAATGTTTTCTACCCATTCTACTTGTACACGCTTAACTACCGCCATGAAACTTGCAGCTGGACTATTGGATGATTCATTACAGAAAATTTCTCATTTAGTCTCTCATCATTTCCCCAACGTGGATGAAAACACAAGACGCGAAATGGGCCACTACATCATCACCCATTCTAAAAGTCAATTCAAACGACTAAGCTCACAAATGATTCAGAAATTACATACCAAATTTATCATTCATGCAAAGTAATAAAAAAACAAATCCAAAACAATGGATATGCGAATACATCTTGGTAAACATTCACCTATATTTGTATCATGTGAAGATGGCCCTATTCAAGTTCGAGATATGATTACACCTAAGCAATATCATATGTTATGTTTCTTCTTTTTCCACCATACTCATCACGTTGATTTTTCATCACTTCAATCTCCACTGGAATATTTAGATAGGTACTTGGACATTCCTTTAATTGAAGCCTATTTTCATCGACGTGACTATTCATCATGGTATCGCTTATTGCAAAACGAACTCCCATTTCCACCATGGTTACAAGTTCCTGATCTCGCCCAACAAGCTATTCGACACGGACACATTAATGCACTTCTTCATCTCCACCATCATTACCCCCATGAATTAACACCTCACACGAATCAAATGGGTCGCTGGGCAGTAGAATACAATCAATTAGGCTCACTACAATTCATAAGAGAACATCACTACATGTGGAATGGAAAGGAACTAGCCCAATATGCAGTCAAAAAAGGCCATGTCTCTATTTGTCAATACATTCTACAACAACAACCTACACGTATACATAAATACATCATGCCATTATGTGAAATGGCTATTCGTCAACATGATTTACCCATGTTCCAATTATTATCATCATCACCAAACAATACTACCTATCTACCCCATCATCACTACATCCCTATAGCTATACGATATGGAGCATTACCTATCTTACAATTTATTTCATCACCGCCACTCGGTTGGAATGAAGATATGACCACACTTGCAGCCAAATATGATCAATTAGAGGTGTTGCAATACCTTCATGAACAACAATGTCCTTGGAATGAACAACTATTTCGAAAAGCCAAGACCTTACGTATCATCAAGTATGCACATGAACATGGATGCCCTTGGAATGAAGAAGCCTGTTCCAACGCCTCTAGTCTTGCTATATTACAATATCTACATGCACATCATTGCCCATGGAACGCTAAAACATGCTCTAATGCCGCTTTTTTCGGTAACCTAGACATGCTTATCTATGCACATGAACATGGATGCCCTTGGAATGAAGATACATGCGTTGATGCAGCCAACCTACAAATCCTAATGTATGCCCATGAACATGGATGTCCTTGGAGTGCCAAAGCATGTCGAATGTTCGCTTACCGAGACAAACTTGATATGCTAGATTATGCTCGATCTCATCAATGTCCATTCCCTTAACCTTTTACACTGCCAGGGGGGTAATGAGGAGCCCTTGGAATTTATCAAAAAATAGTATGTTTAAACTCCACCATTACGGATTCTTCTTACTCCTCTTTTCTTCCTCTTCTTGTTCTTTAAGTATACGATCTGAATCTTCTCTCATATACCGTCTGACTCTTTCCGCATCTGTCTCCTTCCAATAACTTAAGAGAAATGCGGCAACACATACATACAACAGACAAAAAATAAGGAAAAAGATATAAAATGAGGTAGATTGATTTGTGCTTATCCAATCACGTATATTATCCCACGTTGTCTCCTCAGGTACTATATCCTCAGCCATGACTACTTATTCTCTCTCTTTTTTTTATTTATTCTCAACTAGGTAAATTTCGTCCCTTGAGATATTTGTTTGATTTCTCGGTCACGCAGAGGTTTAAATGTACTAGTACTCCAATCTACATACATCTTTTGTGGAATCCTACCTACAATTAACTTGGTATCTGGATGAAAATAATTGTTACGTAGAGGTAATCTCAACTCCTTTTGATGATGATAACAAAACCTCTGAAATGAAATCATATTTTGACCCCATACATCATCTTGTACATCCTCTTCATCAATGGTTCCATCATCATCATACCCAAATCCGCGTAATAAGCACATAACCACATACTCACGTATACATGTATCAATCAAACTAAGCCCAAAGTCAATCAATACCACATGATAGTTTCCATGATCATCCACATTCAATCCAATATTACCCGGTAATAAATCGTAATGCCCCACATTCTCCTTTTCCATCTTATCAATACATGCGATAAGCTGCATTCCAATACTTTCAACTTGCTGACGATTCAATACCTCTGTAAGGCTATCCAAAGTTGTTTGTACCCGTTCCATTATTGTTATCCCAACCATTCGAGTCAACCCTTGTATATTCACATAACAATGCTCCACCAACTTTACTCCTATACCCAAATCACAAAACCTCTTCATAGCTTCCAACTCATGAAGAAACGCATTATCCGCCAATTGAAATTTTACTACATAGGTTGTTTTATGATCATCCCTCATTACAACAGTACATGCTATACCGGATGCACCACAAGACAAATAGTTCAACTCCCCATACGACTGTAAACAAGTTGCCTTTCTCATCATGACATGAATATATTTGGCCATACGTCTCTTATGGGCACGAAATCGATTCACTTGAAAATTCTTCCCATTATCTTGCACATACTTCCAACTAGAACTATTTACCGAACGTAATACCTCATTCAAAATAGTCGAATCTTCATATTCCTTTGCATACTTGATATAAGCAGACACTTGCTGTTGAATCATTGTTCGATGACGATTCGATTCGTACGGGGTCTTATTCACTAAATTATCCTTTTCTCGATACTTCCATTTATGTAATACATTAACTGAACTTCCACCCGATTCTTGTGATTCTCCCTCCTCTTCTTCTCGTTCTTCCGGCGAATCGCTTATATCTCGTTCAACTACTATACTCTCCCTTTTACTTTTATATTCACTTGACATTTTTAGTTTGACTCTTTTTTTTTTTATTCATACTGCAACAATAACCATTTTGTTTGGGAATTCCAAAAATGTAAATCGACCGGTAAAGTTCTTCCAAATAGGCTAAAGAACACATACTTGTATGGATGTTCCTTAATACTTTTGGCCAATTCTGATTTAGTCTGGATGGACTTGAACTTTTCCCATTCACGCATCACATCTTCCAACAATACATTCATTTTTATGGTCCATTCTTGATGGTACTCATCTTGTTCATTCTCCAAATAAATGGGTACAAATCTTTTCCATGTCATTGGTCCTACCATACGATGATGTAATTCCAAATAAGTAGGATTTTTGATTTTTACTCGCAATACGTGTTGATCATTAGGCGCTGAAATTTTAACCACCATTCCTTCAAAGTCGCATGATTCCATTTTAATTACTTCCATAGCTTCTTTCATGGTTCCCACCATATAGACAACAGGTCGACCAACACATAATTCGGCAGCCAATACATCCAACGCATAGTCATTCAACTCCTCACCATTCGACAATTTGAAGCCGGCCAATAAAAATAATTGATCCTGTTTATACTCTCGTACCACCTTATTCAAAGGAGAACATAATTCAAAACAATACGAATAATCTGGATTCATGAAAAAGTGTTTGGTAATGGGTAATAAGGTCAACACCATTTGAATCCAAGTTGTACTACCTTCTTCGACAATACTTCCCTCCCCAAAGGAATTACGTGTCGCCACATTCCACTGATTCCCATACCTAAACAATTGAATCAATGACCCATCATGCTTTGTCTCAAATGTTGCTTCCCCCATATGATTCACTACATAACTTGTCTCCTCTTGATCCTCATTCACATTGAAAAAACGTGTAAATGATCTCCCAATAACTCTAGTCATACATGGATCCATTGTAAACACCCCATTCACAAACTCCAAAAGTAATTGACGGCATTCTCTCACCACCACATGCTTCTTAGGCGATCTACCTTGATCATAATTCAAAATCACAATTGGCCATTCAGCATGCTTCTTATACTTTACATGTAACTCATTATGCAACCCACTCAAACCAACACGTGCAATATACTCTATCGTATTCATCCACCTTGTTCTCTTTCTTTCTTTTTTACTTTATTTTCTTACAATTACCTTTTCGATTAAACGAGAAGTTGCCTCTTCGAATGATTATACAAACACCTCTTTCCTTTAACCCCTGGAAATTCTTTTACACCATGAGAAAAAAAAACCATGAGTAGAAAATCTAAATCCTCAGGGACTGAACTTGAATCATCTCATTCGAACCTAGGACCTTTACCACGAGAAGTGATAGAAGTTTCATCCACCTCATCAGCCCCATACATCCCACCGAAATCGCTACCACGTTATAATGTTTTATCCAGAAAGCCGCATACATTTGATGAAAAAGAATATGCGGAGCGAATGGTTCAAAATGCGGAACAAAAACGTTGGTTAGCGAATATAGCCGCGGAAGGGCGTAAATCCATTCCTGATAAATTGACTATGAATGAAGAGGAATATAACGCAGCCATTGCCGAAGCTATCTACTTGACATTTGATGACTATCCAAAAAATTTTGACAGTGAAAAGGACTCTTTTGGATACGATTACACAAAAACGGAAATTGTGACAAACTATTCCCAAAAAACGACATGGCTTCGCAAATATGCCAAGCAATCCCTTTATCACCAAAAACCAGAATTTGCACGATTATTCCGTCTCCTCAATTCGCAAATGGAAGTGGAGAAACTTATTCAAGAATTCATGTTTGATAAGGATTTCCAGGCTAAACCAGGTGAAAGTAATTTCCAAAGAGAGCTTCGTGTACGTAAAGATTTATACCAACAGATCAAACAAGTTCAAGCTCCCAAGGCATGGCATATTATTCGGGAAATCGATGTCAAAAGCACTACGCATTCAATCAGCCGTTTAAGTCAAGCGGATACTCTTTTTTACTTAGAAAAATATCTCAGCAAACACCATACTAAAAGAACCCAATACGGTAAACCTGAATTCCCCGAGATTACCAAAGTGAGTTTTTTTGTCATGTTGTACGAGCCACAGTATATGGCATTCAAACATCACTGTGAATTAGTACAAGTAAAAATTAATCAATTGACAGTTAAATAAATAAATATCTATTTATTGTTATTATTTAGAGAATGGAGTTGCCGGAAGTTTTGCAAAAAGTTTTTGAATGGTAAAACGACAATTCGAACATAAAGGTTTAAACTCTTGCCCTCTTTCTTCATCATCACTACTACTACTATCCTCTTCCGATTTCAACCTCTTATCAATCGATCGGTATTCATGTTCAATGTCATGACGCAACTCTTGTAATTGTTGAAGACGTACTGCACTCGCTAATACCTCGTCCGAATTGTCACATAACGCCTCACACAATTCTTCCCTTTCACTCAATGAGGATTCCGAGTGTCTGAATTGTGATATGCTCGCCGAAATTCCTCTTCGAGTCTCCTTCAATTCTTCCAACAACTTTCGCAAATACATCATTTCCTGATCATGAAAAGTCTTCTCCGTCTGAAATTGTATCGTCGAAGCTTTAACATGATGAATACGGGCCCTTATCAATGATGAACTACTCATCTTTCTTTTTGATTTTTGATTTTTGAAACTTTATTTGTGATCGGAACATTTATTTTCTGTTCATCGCTCTATCACCTCTAGCCCTTCAGGAGCAACAATAATCGAAGACGTTTCCGTATATATAGATACAGAAGTTTCATCAGGATGTATATCCTTAGTTTTATCTACCAACATATCAATCACTTTTCCTAACCGGTTTTCAATGCGATCATCAATTTGCTCGACTACCTTATCATGTAATGGTACAATAACTTCTGGAGCTGTCCATAGAAATAAGGTAGACGTTACACAAAAGATGGATATGACTATACCTAAAAATATCATCGTATTATATACATATGGTCTATGCCACCATCGAACAGGTGGAGGAGTTGAAGGTACATTTACAAGATCAACACTTTTTTGCTTTGTACTTTGTGGTAACATATCAGACGTAATTATACCGTTATGTAACATTCACGTATAGTTTTTTTTCTTTCTTTACATGAGGAAATCTAGCTTTTTATTTAAAAAAATTTTGTTTCGCTCTTCATTGGGCAGCCAACTTAGCTTCCAATTCAGCCGTTCGCTTTCTCAAGGCTTGCACTTCAGCCACCAAAATGGAAAAGAAACCATCATAGTTCAAGGCGTAGTTGGTCTCTTCAGAACCACGTAAGAGATCATGATACACTTCACCCACTTCCTGAGCCAAGAAACCCCATTGCTTCTGAATCTTACCCTGTTCATCCACCGCATTAGTTCTCTGGGATTTCTCATTCCACACGAAAGTTACAGGCTTAAGACGATCGAAGCGTTCACCTTCAGACAAGATAGGCACAACTTCCGTCTTAAAACGTTGATCTGAAGTGGATTCATAAGAGTTTGCCGCAACATCACCTGAAAATGTACCATTTGTAGCAGTAACATTTCCAGTCACACTGAGAGATGCACCCGAAATAGCACCAGTCACATCGCATGTACCTTCTGCAGTCACGTCACCATCAGAATTGACCACAAACTTATCCGTGTTCACGTGGATACTTTCTGTAGCAATAGAAGCAGCCGTCACATCACCATTCGCATCCACCACGAAAGGATAAACGCTCAATGTTGGAGTACCTGTTTGTAAGATACCAGTCAAATTGGCATTGATACCCGTCAATGTACCGTTTCCGCCATCCACGTTGAAACGATAGTCACTTCCACTAATATTGGATACCTTAAGGCCACCACTAATCACACCAGAGGTACCAATCAACGATGCACCCGTGACATTTCCAGATGCCACTACAGTACCAGTGACTTGGATTCCAGCACAATGAGTAATCGCACCATTATAATCAATTTGAAATGCATTATCATGGTTAGATGCAGTAGAAAACGTCAAGTCGTGCAATAACGTGTCACCATCAGACGCCACATGGAAGGTGCTGCTATTGTTCACAGTCAATGAGTTGGAAAATGTCGCTGAAGGACAATGCGTGATAACACCTGAGGCTGCTACCTGGAATAAACTATTCGCTGCAGATAACGCACCAGTTGTGGCAGTTACACTAAAATTATCACCTACAGTTAAGTCACCTCCAAAATCACCTGTACTTGCCGCGACCACTTCACCAACGTTACTCACCGAAAATACACTATTGGACGACACAATAACTTGCAACCCAGCATTCGTGGTGATAACATCCGTAACACCAAGAGTTGAACTGAATGAGCCAGTAGTACCAGATATATCGCTACCAGTAAGCGTTCCACACTCTACATTACCCCCAGTAGTCGAGACACTAAAATCTGTACCACTTGCCACAATGCCTTTAGTAACCGTCAACATTTGATTCGTTGAAATACCTGTATTGGTCGTTGTCTCAAATAATCCAGTTTGCACATTCAAGTCCCCATACATGCCAAGTGTACCCAATGTAACATTACCTGAAGAATCGATTGCACATCCGGGACCAGACCCAACAGTCAACGAATGCAACGTTGATGCACCCAACACATTTAACGTATCAGACATGGTCACAGCCGACTTCAACAAAGCCTTGCCGCCAGACACCAACGCAAACTTCATGGATTGAGCAACAGTACCAGAAATCGTAGGCTCAGCGAAATACGCAGATGTAGCAACATAGGAAGCACTAGAATCACCACTCACCAAAGTACCACCTGTAAAGTGATTGAACGCCGCAAACTGAATTCCGGTATGAGACGTATTAGTATCAGTAATCGTTCCCGTAAACCCAGAAAATCGTGCACTATTCCATGTAGGAGATGAAGTTCTTGGGTCTCCAGCGGTATTAACTAAACTCTGTTCCCATGCACCACCGAAAGTATGATGTCCGGTCCAGGTGTAGTCCACTGCCTGGTCCACCGACAAAATTTGACCATTTCGAACAATACCATGTCCCGCATTGAACAATGTAGCACCCGCAAATTGAGAAAACAGTGGGATATGAGTACCCAACACAAACGGCAAATCAAAATCCGTAAGAGGAGTAGTACTCGAAGTCGTTGTAAAGCTATGACACGTCCATGCACTCGCCGCATGAGAACCACGCTTCACAAAGACAGATGCACCATGAAACTCTGATGCAACACTACAATCATCCGCCCGAACCATGGCTGTAGAACTACCTTTGAACACATAAATACCAGAATTCACACCATTATTCACAATCAACAAACGATCATTCACCACCAATGTCACCCCATCAAAGGAATCTGTTCCTGGGTTAGATACAGTAATAGCACTATCCGTACAATCTACACGCACTACCACCTCTTGCTTCCAATCAATACCTTGGATCGCATTATCCACATACGGCCTAGAGGCAATCAATTCTCCACCAATCCTCGTATCTGAATTAAAGTCGATATCACCACGGCTCGCTGCGGTAGCCACCGAAAGAATAGGACTAGTGGCTAATGTACTATTACTATGCAAATCTACTTGATTCGAAGCTAACCCAACATAACTTGCAATGGGATGGCCATCCACTGTTGCAGACGCCCCCAAACTCAATGACAAGGAACCAATATTACCCTCAGTGACAATAGGTGAACCCCCAGCCGTACTATTCGCATGTAAAGCAACCGCATTGTTTGCTAACCATGTAGTTGTTGTATAATCAGATAGAGGTGTACCATCCAATTGTTGACACGCTATATTTGACACATTTAAAATATCACATCTAGCATCCTCCTGACCTTGCACTCTAAACTGATTATTAGCATGTGCTGACAAACTACACATCAACTCCTTCGCTATCCCTGACCTGAAAGCCAAATTCGTACTCGATAATAATGAACTGTTTACCATTTTTGATGATTGCCCTTCTTCTTTTTTTTATTACCCCTATCTAAAATTTTTTTTGACCCCAACTTATTTTACCAAAACTCAATTTTTTTTCAAATTTCAAATTTTTTCTTGATTTTGAGTTTCAATGCATACCCAATAACCCAAAAAACACCTCAAAAGAAAACAAGAAGAAAACCAATCATCATCATCATCATTCCATGACTACCGAAACTAATAAGAAGCCATCTACCCGTCTTGATCTCGCTGTTCCTCAAGGTATCCCTCTCAGCGATTATGAACTTGCCTTTGGCTGGATTGGATATGGATGCCCTGTTCGACTCGATAAAAAGGGTAATTACAAATGTCGCGAATGTAACCATGCCTACAAAGAACGTGATGACGAAGGCGAAATCATGGATGAACCTTTAGATATAAGACATGAACATCAATTGCAATGTAAATCATATGAAAAATGGCGTCTTACACGTTGGAGAAGCTTTAATCGCTCTACCTTGGGAGATTGTACCAATTTGTTCTTTAGACAACACATGGTCCAATTCCTCAACATTACATGTGATGACGCCATGAAGGAAACTTTGGTAAACATGTTCGAATCCAAGGTAACCAAAACTCCACCAGTTGATTCCACTTCTTCCACTTCCAAGCAAGAAGCTGAATAAAATAAAAAAAATTATTTTTTCTCTACCCTTACAAAAAAAAGGAGGAAAGACAAAAAAAAAATGAGCCAACTGTGGGAAAATATTATTTTAGTTGCAACATTTACCATTGTATGTTTCTTACTCATTGTTGCCGTATGGGGAAATAATAATAGTAAGAGCAGTGATACCTATTGTTCTTATACACCTCAGACTAACCCAAGACAATATCCGTATTACTATGAAGTATTTCATGATGGCGCCGAAGAACTCAATACGAATAATCCTTACGACCTAAGACCCAAGAGAGATTCACTTGTAGTGGCCTCTGCAAGACGTTACCAAGATCCTGATGATTTATGGCGTGAATCGAATATGATTCGAATGTTTAATGATGCTATGCGAAGACGTCAAGAAAACAAATTCCGTATCAAACAAAATACACCAGAATTCCATGCGAATCGTCTTGATCATGCCGCATATGTTCTTCACGACATGACTGACCGGGAAGTACCAGGTGACCTACGTGTCGGAGATAGACGCTACGCATTCGTCCCCCGTCCTGGCATCAAAGTGTTTGGTGACCGATGGTATGAATCCGATTAACTTCTTATTGTTCATTCGAAGAGGTAACTTCTTATTGTTCATTCGAAGAGGTAACTTCTTATTGTTCATTCGAAGAGGTAACTTCTTATTGTTCATTCGAAGAGGTAACT